GTTTTGCCTTTTCAAGAACCGCAATTGCCTTGTTTATTTCAACGTCGGATATGAAGTCAACGTCCTTCTTCGTTTCACCGTTCAACTTGCGCAGTTCTTTGAAGTGTTCCGGCAAGATGCAGTAGTCGCTTTCTTCATTCGTGAAATGGTCCGCCAGAAGCGTGAAGCACGTCGTGATAATGAGAGAATAATATATATTTTTTGTACCCATCCACGCAATTGCAAACACCAGCATTTCTTTTTTGAGTATGTGCTTCAAGTACTCTTCCGTGGATTCGCTCAAGTTAATCTGGACGTACCGCGATCCAACATTCATTATCAGCATTACCAGCCCGGCAAACAACGCGCTGTTATTCAGTTCGGTAACGTAGGTGTGCATTGATGAAGCAAACGGTGTGCTGGGAATAAATGAAAATCCGCCACCGTCGGCAGCGGCAGCGGTAGCACCGCCGCTAGCGGCGACATTGCCCGCACCAGCCTTCGTATTCATATTCGCACTCCCCACATTCACACTTTTTGCATTATTGCTATTCTTTCTACTGTCCCGTTTCATTTTTTATTTACTTGCACAAATCAGACACAGCAATTCAAACCGAATACGGAATAACGTGTATAGGATAAAATTTTAAATAATTATTTATATATAATACCTAAATAAATAATTAATTAATTAATTAATTATATAAAAATTCGAATGTCCGATATTTTTACGTCGATGCTTATCATTGCCGTTTTTGTGGCGTTATGTGCTGCCAACACTTTAGCTGTTGGCATAAAGAACATAGAAAAAAACTGGATGCTTTATCGATGCAGTCCAGGTATTATACCGTTTGCGAGTTTTTTCGGTCACGATACGCAGGAGAATTTCATGTACTGCATTCAAAACACGCAGTCCGGGTATATGAAATACCTCATGGTGCCATTCAACTACATTTTATCTCTGGTGGGGACGGTGGCGGGTCAGCTGGTTAAAAACATTCAAGACATTCGCGAATTCATTAACAAACTGAGAGAACGCATTTTAAAACTGATTCAGGATTTGTTCGGGGTTATTATGAACATAATGATTGCATTTCAAAAAATTATTATCAGCATGCGCGATCTTATGAATAAGCTCGTGGGCGTTTTTACGACCATTCTGTACCTTATGACTGGCGCGCTATACACTGTAAAGAGCATGTGGGAGGGTGTAGCCGGAGTTCTCGTGCGCTCGTTGGGTACGGCATAAATATAAATACCATAAATACATAAACCCGAAGAATGAAATGGTTTAGATAAAAATTTTGAATGATGGGTTCTGGGTGTTCTGGGTGTTCTGGGTGTTCTGGGTGTTCTGGGTGTTCTGGGTGTTTTGGATCGTTTTATTTTTTTATCAAATAATGCATCAGAGTGTAAAAATATAAAATATACATAAATACAAGTACGAGTACGGTAGCGCAAACAACGTCATTCGCAATATGGAGTCGCAGCGTGGGAACGCGGTGTTATTAAAAATTAAAGAGCTGTACAAGCCCGGATTTTTCAATAAATACGGAACAGATTTGTTTATAGCCATCATAACGGTGGTCGCGTTTATCTTGACAATTTCGTATTTTATTGTCGACATGCAGATGAAGAGCATTAAACGCAATTGGTCCACGGAGCGGTGCAAGCCGTTGATAATGCCGTTTGCCGGGTTTATCAACGCGGGCCAGGACGAAAGTAAATCGGAATACGCCAGCCAAAATTTCAGTTATTGCACATCGCAGTTATTCACGTACGTGTTTGAAAAGGTTATCAGCAGCATGTACTACATCGTGGACGTCGTTGTCAATATATTTAAAAGCATGCTGGAATCGATTCAAGCCATTCGCATTTTTTTTAACAATCTTCGCGAACAGTTTCTAAAAATCGTTATTCAGACGATGCACAGCATTATGAATTTCGTGATTCCGTTCATACGCATACTCGTGTCGATGCGGGATTTAATGAATAAGCTAGAGGGCATATTTTTGTCGGTGATTTACATGTGCACGTCGGCGTACATGGCACTGAAGAGCTTTATCGGTTCGCTGCTGACGCTCAGCATTATCATCATCTGCGTAATGCTCATTCTCATGATCATTATGTGGGTTCTAGTTGCCGTGTTTTGGACAATAGTGCCGCTCGTGCCGTTCCATCCACCGGTTTTGGCCGCGGCAATCACGTTTACGCTGACGTTTATATTAATCATTGTTCCCTTTTGCATTGTGGCGGCGTTTGCGGGCATGGTGTTTCAGGTGAATACCACCGTGCCGAAGGTAAAAAATAAAAAGGCGCGGGAAGAAATAGCCAAGGCGAGTAGTTAGTTAGTTAGTTAGTTAGTTAGTTAGGATTTGTAACCATCCCGTTTTCGGTGGAGTAGTTGTATATACCGTCGCGTTCGGCGTAACACGCGTTTTTATACGTCGCGCCGTTGCATCCGACTACCCGAAATGTATCGGACGGGCACACCAGCGTATAGTTCGCGGTTCGTTTGATGCACGCGGTGTATTGGGGTTTCCCGGAATCGGTCTCGATCAGTTTTTCGCGGTCAATATCGGTAACGCTACCGAACGTCGCGAGAGATTGCACGCCTCCCGCAATTTGATCCCAGGCGCCCACACAATCGTCGTCATCGTAGCTCGCAATTGCGGTTTTCCAATCCGACGTCATATTCTCTCGCGTACTACGAAATGACAATGCAGTAATCGTCATAAAATCAATAATAATAATAATAATAATAATAATAATAACGAATGCACCGAATGCACCGAATGCACCCCAACGTTTTGCGATATTTGCGTTTACGAACGACGGCATGGTGGCATATATTGTTATACTAATATAATACTATAATAATTAATAATTAATAATTAATATAATTCAATATTCAGGACATATCTAAATACGCGTCGGTAGGAAGGAGAGAATACGCGGCAGACACGATTTTAAACGCCCACACAATTAAAATATCGGACACGAACGGGAATGCGACAAACAGGAGCGTGAGACCGCCGTTAACGGGTGTGGTTTTCCCTCGTAAAAATAGAACGACGACCCAGGCAAAAACGGCAACCCAATAAAAAACACGGATGAATTGCGCCACGTATTGTACCATTGTGTTTTGTTGTTGCTCGTAATGCTGCTTTCGGTTCGACGTTTTTAATAGCGCGGTTTGTTTATCGACATCGGCGGTAACGGTTTGTCGGGCTTCGTTGTATTTGCCTTCCAGATCGGACAAATGATTGTAATACCGCATCTGCTCGTTGGATACCGTGAGCAAATCCAATATTTGCGTTTTCATATCACCGATTTGAGACATTGTTAACTCTTTGGCATTCACTCCTTGTTGTCTATATATGCCTGTCAGAATCGTTTTTACGTCGGCCGTAGTGCACTGCCTATCCTGACTAGTCGGCGTATCTTTGCATTTTTGAAGCGACAATACATAATCCGAAAATGCCGTATCGTATGCATCTTTATCGCAACTCCGCTTACCTTTTGTAATACAATCTTCTTTGGCTTTAAACCGGTCATATTTAGTTTTACTGTCACCGCCTGTAGCGGGTCCACCTAGCGTATTCTGAATGGTATTGTTAGCGGTTTCAATCAGCTCGTTCACGTTTGTTAGCGTATTTGATAAAAAATCATCCATTTGACCGCCGGACATTTTAAATTATATATTTCTTATAACTATCTATATCTATCTATATATACTCGTTTATTTATAAATATAAAATAAATTATCAGCATCTGTTTTATATTTTTGTCAACTAAGTTGTACTGGCGGGTTTGACGATGCACATGGCCGTTGCCGGATTCCAAACGGTCTTTTCTCCGTCGCAGCAGCTCGCGCCGATGCACGACGAGTACGTCGACATCCTGCTGGAATCGGCCAAATTCGTATTTTCGGTTTTGCTTATGCTTACGGCGTGGGGATTGAACGGCATGTCATACTGGTCGAAATTCATATTGTTGCGACGGTTCAAATCCGTTACTTTCCGAGCAACCGCAATGATGCCCGCGACAATGACGATGACGATAAGGCCGGTCGAAATGGTTTCGGGTATAAACCCTTTCTTCAGCAGTATCGAAATCACTAAAATTGGCGCGCATGCCATAATCACGATCTTCATAATATCGGTCTGGTACTCGTATTTTCGGCCGTAGTAGTTGTTGATCTCGACCAGCCGCACCTTATTGGACTTGTCTTCCCTGAGACTGGCCAGCATTGTTTTGGCGTTATTCATCTGGCTCTCCACGACTTGAGCGGCTACGAGTTGCTGTCTTACCGCGTTTCGCGTCTCGGCATTGGCGGTCTGCATAACGCTGGCGAAGTCGTTCATGTTCGCGTACAAGTCCGCGCGCGCTTGCGAGATTTGGTTAATTTGAACCACCAGCTTCGCCCGCTCTTCTGCATTGAGTTCTTGCGTCAGTCGGTCGAACAGCTGCTTTTCAATGTTCTGCAAATTCATAATATTGGCCATAATTGCTTTCTGGCGACCCGCCATACTGGTTTGGGCTGCTGTATCACTCGTACCACTTCCGGCGTCGTAGGGTAGAATTGGCGGCATTGTCGCGGTTCCGGCAACGGTATCGACCGACGTTTTAACCGTCCAGCCGCTGTCGGTAAAGTCTAGTGGCGCAGCTTTCAGTCCAAATAACGTTGTTATCGGCGATGTTGTTGAATGTTGGATCGTATATGTGTACGTCCCCGCAGCAATTGTTGCGCCGGTAACTGTGAAAATGAGCATTCCGTTACCCGTGAGTGGGCTTAATGCTGATACCGCGGTTGGGTCCGATATCGTAATGCCGGCCGGTAGTGTACCTGTTGCCGGTGTTAACGATAATCGCGCATTAGCTACGGTTCCCGTAAAATACCCGGCCGGAAATGAAAATGTAATCGTGTTCCCGCTTGGAAGGGCGCTCGACGTGGTAAATTTGCCCGTAATGGATACAACTTCCGCACTTTGTACGCCCATCGACGACCCAACCTTGAAAGCGAATGTAGGCGAGGACACGTTCGTGACCTTATTATTATCGCTATCACCTACAGCGCCTTCTTGAACGCGAGGGATCATGCTGTTCACTAATATAATCGCAATAAGCACCCCGAATAGAATTTTATCGTTGCTGGGTATTTTTCGAAACTCTTCCATTGTGAATCGAACAGTCATTTGGGTTTATTTATTATTATTACTAATTATTATTATTATTATTATTATTATTATTATTATTACTTAAGATTAAATAAATAAAAATAGTATTTTACTAAATAGTTCTATTATTATTCGGAAGCGGAAGATTCCGACACCGACGACGCCGACGAGGAGGATGACGGCGACTTGAACAAATTCGTAACCGACGAAATATTCGCGGCAATGCCGCCCGATCCAACGTCACCGTAAAGCACAATTGCGATAAGAATGCCAATTGCTAAAATGCTCCATAAAATATATTTATACGTTTCGCTTACGAGCATAATTCGCGTGTCTTCTTCGGTGCCGCGAATTGTCTCTTCCTTTTTATTAATCGCGCCGATTTCGTCGGTGGTCTTCTCGTAATCGCGGATTTTATCACCGACGTTCATTTTCGGATCGTCGCGTAGCATATTGTAGATGGTTCGTTTTTTAATCATATCCGAAATTCCGGCCATTATTCTATCGTATATGCTCGTTAAATTTGCACTGGCATCCTCAAACGCGTTGCTCTGCGTTTCCACGATTTGGTCCACCCCACAAAGCGTGCTCCGCGTCATTCGCGGATCGTTGCGGTCGGTGGGGTAGTGATCGAACAGCACGCTGTCGATCGCCACCACACTGGTGTTGTCGGGTTTCGCGCACGATTCGGAGATTTTTTGGAGTTTGGGTGTGTAGAGGCGCTTGTAAAGCTGCGTCGAAGTGCTTGGAACGCGCATTCCGACGGGAAACATATCGGGGGTTTTCAGATAACACGTATCGGGGTCGCTTTTCGAAACCGTGAACCCGCCGCAGTCGGGTCGGCTGCTGCATTGCTGGAAACAAAAATCGATCGAACCCGTGTCGTTTCGTACACTTTCCAGCGATTCGCCGGGGTTGTCGTACGCGATCGGTCTATCTTTTGCATCCTTTCCCGTAATTTCAATGTACTTTGTGCCCAGAGCGAGCTGACTGTTGCTGTACATTCGCCGCTTCCCGTCGATGGAAATGTTGGCAACTTTTCCTAAATTTTCGACATTGATTCCATCGAGTTCGTACAGGGCGTGGGATTGGGATACGGGATCGGAACCCTTCATTAACACGCTCGTCGCCGATACGGGGTTGCTTTTAATTTTCAGCGCGCAAACTTCTAATTTCCCGTCAGTGGTTAGCGCCATGAAACAGTTACCGGTTGCAGAGCATATATATTCGCCCTGGTTTAAAGACTGCGATGGGTACATAAAGGTCACAAACTTGCGTTTCAACCCCGGCAAACCTGGAAATCTGCCATTCAGAACCATCTCATTAAGTTCTTCAACTTGGGCACGAAGGTGCGGGCTTGGATTGAGAGATTCGTTTGTTTTTCTATCCGCGACGGGAATATTTATACCAGTAACGCCCGAAATTGAATTTCCAATCCTGTCTGTAAATTTCACCTCACCCGAAGTTGTCAGTTCTAGGCGGTGATTGGTGCACTCGTCGTGCTCGGTTCGACAATCGAAAAACGCCGCGCCAGCACCCGCTGCAGTTATTTGTTTGAGGGGACCATTTCCGCATTTATAGCTACCTTCGAATGTCTTATTGCATCCTACCGCGGGATCATATTGTAACGCCGGTTGATAATATGAGTACAATTTACCACCACCTTGAAGGTATTGGTCGGAATTTCCAATACTTACATTGTAGGGTTTATAATAATCGAGTGCCGGCGCGTACCTGGCCGACGGCGTATATGTAGATCCGCCTCCTCCCATATTATTATTATTATTATTATTATTATTATTATTATTATTCTTGTAGTTTGTTTATATTAATAAATATTAATAAAATAAAATAATTAACCGGACTAATACACTAAATACTACCACGTTCCAATATATACCGTTTTGAGATAAGGTATACGAACACTGTTGCAGTTTTCACCCCACGTACCTTTCGGCGGTTCGGATAACAACCCACCCAGACCGTACATACATTTGCTCGGAATATTTGTTGCAGATACAGTGTTTCGCCCGATCTCGTAAAGGCTATTGGGATGGAATCCCGTATTCGTGCTTTTCGAGTTGTCGCCGTCCGATGATAACAAACTTAGCAATCCGTTCATACTAAAGTGAAGCTGCTTGGCTTGGGGCGTACCAGAATATACCACTTGGGTTTTATAAACTTCATACGCGATACCGCCCTGAATCGATTCGTCGAGGGTGGGTGCTGTGTAGCATTTATCCGACGACAGTCCAAACACCGGATGTCCGACATCCTCCGCGCGCTGCTTGCAGCTTTCATAGTCTACTGTCGCAGTTCCCAGATCCTGCTTCGTCATATAGGTTCCACCTCCCGAGATAATCGCGTTATACGTCCCCCGGTATGATGCGCCGGTAGCCTTTGCGGGATAAACAACTTGCACATTTGAACCCTCGTTACCGCAGGCGGGCAGCGAGGCGTCGTTGCCGTCCCACGTATTTTGTGCGAATTTAGACCCCATAAACATCGTCGGATTCGAATTGGTAATTGGCGCGCCAACATACGATCCGTAATTTACTTTTCCGGCAGTAGTATAAGAACCCTTTACAGTATTCATTTCGGGTACCGAATAAAGGTTGCCCGCCCCAGTCAAATCGGTAATTGCGGTCGCGGCCGGGCAACCGTATTTGCCGGATTTTGTCATAAGATTCGCATCGGACCACTGTTTGAAAAGACCCTTTTCGGTAACGTACCCCGTGATATCCGAAGCCGAACCGGTGCTACTGCTTTTAATTTTCACGTTTTTACCGGCGTACGGGTGCCGGCCGCTTTCGCCGGTCGCCGCCAAAAAAGCGGCAGCATTACCCGTTTGCAGCGTCCGCGCTTGCTGTGCGGCAGCTATCGCACCCTTGAGCGTAGCCGGATCCAGATCGTTGTCGACGTATACGTCAGCAACATTGGACCGCGGCTGCATTATGCCATCTGTCGCGGGCCTTGTCTCATCCGCTTTTGGTTTGCATCCCTGGGCTACAACTGGCATTTTTAAAGTCTATATAAATGTAATCGGTATTATATTATTAATTATTATTAATTATATAAATTAATTTTAATTCCGAACATAAATATTATATTTTAATTAATTTAAGTTTTGTAGTGCGAATACAAATTGTACGCTGCTAAACCAACCATTACAACTAACGCGGCGTACGCGACATAAACTGTATCGTTTTCGCTGGCTAGTATGTAATATATAACGCCGATGAGCGACGCGACGTACGCCACGTACAGCGCGTACTTGTGCCGATTCGAATTCATTTGGATGTGCGAATCGAGATTGTCCAGCATCGACAGTTCGCCTTCTTCGTCCTGGACCGCCTTACGGTACGCCACCATTTGAGGCTGCAATTCAAACTGGATCCTGTAAATGTTGTTGTTCAGTATATCGGTGAACTCCTTTTTAAGCGGTGCAATTTTGCCGAATTTGGCATCGATTTCGGATTTGCGTCTCAAAATGTCTTCATACAGCGCCTGCAATTCCTTCACCAGCTGCGGCTTAACATTGGCTTCGTCCGCGCCGAGACAGCGCGTTTGCCTGGAATACGTTACGCCGGCTGTTGGCACGGCCATGTCGGTCGAACTGGTTTGCGCGTTTTTTATTCCCGCATAGCAGTATCCTCGCCACGGAGCACCAGCGTATCCGCTCCCAAAATATACGACCGAATCGAATACCTTATTTGTGAGATACGACATCGGGGTTACCGCCACACCCGATATAGATTCAGCTTCCGGATTCTTGGCGAGTTCTTTACATCGGTAAAGGCCCTTTTCGTCATTATCCGATGTAGCGGTATCTACCATCTTTCCAAGACTGAACCAGCCATTCCCATAATTCTGGCCTGGGTTGTAATTAGCCGTCGGTTTTATCGGAATATTATTTGAAGTGTCCACCCAGTACGTCCGGTCCGACGTGGTAACTCCGGCCGAGTTAAACCTCGCATTTTTAGCCGTTCTACTGTCCTGCACGCTTCCGTAGCACCCGTACTTCCAGTTCCCCCGGTACCCGTCTGCCGGATTGTAATGCACGACGCGCGTATACAGCTTGTCATCGCGCAGCGCGGCGCGCTTGCATTCCGTCAGCGTGTCTGTATCGCCTAAATAAAACCACCCCGCACTTTCGTTATCGTCGCCCGGGGACAGTCCCAGCCCGCTCATATCGTTGCGCTTTTTAAAATCGTTCCATTCGCCGCCGCGTTTTTCCATATATTCGGTGTAATCCCTGTGTTTTGCAAGATATTGTGCCACCTTTGCTTCCAACTCCTTTTCCAGGTTCTGCAGTTCAATCACTCGATCGTATTTTCCGTCGCTGTCGGCATCCTCGTAAAATGACGGTTTGTTGTAAACGGGCGCCAGATTCGCCGCGCCTATCTTTTGATCATTGCTTAAACTAGTTTTGTATGTGGCGGTCAAAGTACTGGGCGAAGACGAATATTGCCCTAAACTGGTTATGAAGTTTTGGGATTCAGTAGACATAACGGGATTTATTGTATATGTATTTTATTTTTATATATCACTTAATAAACCATAATATTAAAATTAAAAAAATTGAGCCCGATGGTCATATATTTGACGTAATGATAGGAAAGGATAAGAGCAGCCGATACGCAAATAAACAAACGAACAAATCCAAACAATGCAAATGCAGATGCGATTCAGAGAACCTGTGCCAAACACAAATGACCGAACCGCGTTTTATACCGTGTCCGACGTGTTGCAGCTGATGGGGGGTCGCGATCAGCAATTTGATTCAATTGTGCTTCATTGCTCCAATACGGGGAAATTTCAAAAATATGCGATATTCTTGGCGGTGAAACCGCTACCAGAATCGTCACCAGCGTCGCCATCGTCGCCATCGTCACCATCGTCACCATCGTCACCACACTCTCAATATGCGATGTTCATATATTACGACACCGCAAATTCCAATTTCTGGAGCGACGGCGTGTATCGCGAATACCCGTTCGATTTCAGAACAAGTGCCGTTAATGCGCACATCGCCAACAAGCGCTTTACGTTTTACACATACTTAGAAATGAAAACAATTTAAATGCAACCTAGTGGTATACTGCATAAATAAATATTAATATTTTTAATGCCGGCACCACCACCACCACCACAACCACCACAACCACAACCAACAACAGCGACCCCCGCAACGCTATCCACCATCGTTCTACATATTGAAGAACTGACAAAACAGTACTATGACGTGAAAACCAAACACGGACGCACGCATCGAAAGAAGTATTACGACGTTGATTGGCGGTTCTATATTGCGCACAAGTACGGCCACTTTGTGTTATGCGGCACGCGGTGCCCCATGTACGATACGTATAACGAGGAATGGCCGATTATATCGACGTCATTTGTTTCTGCGCGGGAAGTTTTTGAGTACATTTCACTGCTGATCGGTGAGAATAAAATAAACACCACGCTGTTTGTTTCCGAAAGTAAGGCGGAACTGGTGTCGGGGTCCACCTACATACACAGCGATTTGGCGTTCTCGCACCCCACCAACAAACGGTTTCGCGCGTTGGATGCCGATCGTAAAAACCGCCGTAACGAACTCGTGGGGTACGACCATTTTCGTCTTTCACCCACCACCGGATGCAGCGAATTCAAAGTGGTCCGACTACTTAAAATGATGTCGGTGCTAAATAATGGAGGTATGATCCCGTTTACGATTTCACCCCATCCATCGTCTCTGCAAAACTGGCGGCAATGCTGCCCGCAACAAACGCAACAGCCGCTCTATGAAAACGGAGCGGGTTACGATGATCGTGGCGACGGTAACGACGGTGATGATAATGATGAGGGTAATGAGGAGGCGCTCCAACGGCAAGAAAACGTTCCTGAAAAATCGGGACCGTATTCCGATGACGAATATTATGACTATGTTTCATCAGAGCAGTACAATTATGATTAAGTTAATTCTGGGATTGGGGATTGGGGATTGGGTCTAATAAAGTGAAGTAATTAAATCTATAATTTTTAAACTAAATTAAATTACTTGTATTCGAACTATTCGACCTACAACTTCAAGGGGGTAGGAAATCCGACGAGGTTGGCGCCGATACCGAAGCCGGCACCGGTGCGCGCACTCACGGCCATACTGGGAATGTACGTGTCCAATATGCTAAAAGTTGCCGCAGCGGTGAGCGCGATGAGCGCAACTTCATCTAAATTCAACGAGCGTTTGGGAATGGCGTACGCCGCAATTGCAACCATAACGCCTTCGACCAAATACTTAATGGTTCGTTTTACGAGTTCTCCTAAATCAAACATGCCGGACATTTTGCTTTTTAATTATGTATATATAATAATATGTGATATATTTATAAACATTCAAAAGAAAAAAATATTTTATTTTGAATGAATGTTTTATATATTAAATAAACCTAAAAAATACTTAAAACGTTGAAATGTATTTTACAAATACAATACAACACAATACACGATACAATAAAATGGCATCAGCGTCTTCACCGAACGGGGTTACCCCGAAGTCTAGTCCAAACTACGTCGATTTACTGGAGGAGGATAAACCCATCGCCGGACAAAAGTTCGCGTGCATGTCGTTCGTTTCACCGGAAGACATTCTGGAACAGAAGGACCATTTTTATTTCAGGGAGTTCCTAAAAGTATGGGAATTCGGCAAGGCTGTTGAAAAGTACACCCAATTTCTTAACTTTGTTTCGTACAAGTACGGCCTCGATTTTAATAAGCTGGCCGAGGATTTGCAGGCGTTCGTAAAAGAAGAAAAGCCGGAACTTCTAAAGACGGCCATTGCCGACGAGTTCAAGACGTTTGTGGACAATCACGAGGAACAGCTGGAAGCCGAATTTAATTCGCGCCACGATTTCCAGACATCCATTCGCGGGCTTAAAGTGCGCGGCGTCTACGCCACGCAGAAAGAGGCCGAGCTGCGCTGCAAGCTGTTGCGTGAAGTCGATCCCAACCACGACGTGTACGTGGGTCCCGTGGGAATGTGGATGCCGTTCCACCCCGAGGCGTACAAGACCGGGCGCGTGGAGTATATGGAAGAGACGCTCAACCAGCTCATGTCGGAGAAGAAGACGAACGAGGAGAAGGCCCGGTCGGAATTCGACAAGCGCGTAAAGGATGCGAAACAGAAGGCGATGGAGGAGAACCAGCGCAATGCGGAGAAATCGGGCAACAAGCTCACGCAAACGCTGACGAAAGAGGGCGAGCTCGTGAATGTCGCGCACCTCAACGACGAGGAGCTATATAGCACCGCGGCCCAGGTTCGCTCGCAGCTGTTTGAAGGCGAAAATATTGTTACATCGATTGACAGCGATCACGGCTTGAGCGAGATTTTGCAGAGGCGGCAGACAGAAAAGCGTGAGTAGAATATTTCATTCATTTGCGGTTGCGAGACAATCGACGCTTTCGATGCCTTGTTGAGTTTGATGAGCGACGGAGTTTGTTTCTTCTAGACTTTCCTCCATCTTTTTTTGTTGCCTTCGTTGCCTTTGTTGCCTTCGTTGCCTTTGGTGGTGTTGGTGGAACTTGAACAACCACCTCAGCTCCGTCAGAGTTTCTATAAACGTGGGCAGGGTCACGTGTAGTGTCGTACATTTTTCGTGCAGCGGTAACGGCGCTTATCAAGTTCGTAGGTTGTTTGTCAGGTACAACAAGTCCAGCTTGTGCCGCCGATCCAGCCTTGGGGTTAGCACGTCTAAACCCCAGGGCAGACTCGTCTGAAAATACAACTAAATACACTTCACTGGGCGGTTCAAAATTGGTCATTCTTGTATATATTTCAGCGCTCGCGCCCGCGCCCTGGCCGGCGACAAAACCGGATACCAACTCGTTTATGTCTTCTTTGGTACTACCAGACCTTTTTTGTGCCGGTGTTAGAGATGCTAAAAACAACTTTGCTAAAGTTAATTGTGCGTGCATTTTATATTTGCTTTATAAATTATAAAAATATAAAAATATAAAAATAAAAAATTAGAGAATAAAAAGAAACTATGCGCGTTTGAATTTCTTGTTCTTATATAAAGAAAAATGAATAAACAATAAAAAAAAGGTTACGTTTTTATTGTTATTTCACACGCGCAGTATTTATTCATTCTTTTCATTCTTTTCTTTTTTCGTCGTCTTCGAGTTCCTATAACATCTACAAATTGGATAGATTAGCGGGTGCCAGAGCTGATGCCAGAACTGATGCCTGAGCGGGTGCCAGAGAGGGTGCCAGAGTAGTCAGGTATCTCGCGACGTTCTGAGAAATTTCACGGTTTCTGTCACGAACGTCAATGCCCCACATAATGGGGTCGATTGTATCCACGATGATCTTCTTCATATCGTGGATATCGTGATACGTGACTTACAAGAACAATTCATTTTTATTAATATTTTAGTTTATTTGAAAGCGGTTTATATGAAATCGCTTTAATAAATCTTGCTTCACAATTTGTGAAGCAAGATTGTAAAATTGAGACAAAAGCGCTCCCGCACGTGCGGGAGCGCTTTTGTAACCCCTCAAAAGCGCTTCACCCAATTGTGAAGCGCTTTTGTAAAGTGCGAATCTTGCTCCTCTAATTGGATGAGCGCTTTTTACCATTTCGTCTTATTTACCTTGATTCGAGGTCCCTGCCCCTTCTTTTTCACGTTCGACGGGTCGTAACTTTCCTCCTCGTCGTCGGAATTCATATCTTTCGAGATTTCCCAGAACTCTTTCGAGCCAAGTTTGAACGGTCCGTGCGGTTGCGCCTTGTACCACGAAATTTGGTCCTGCAGCTTGTTTGATTTCACGTTGTTATTGATAACGAGGCACTCGTAATTCTCGGTGCACTGGTCCATCACCTGGCAGAAGCTCTCAAATGTGGGAAACATGCCCGCGTAATTCTCGTAGATGCGTTTTCGATTCGCGATATATGGTTCGCGAAGAATAAAAACGTAGTCGATGTTCGTGCGCAAATTCGGCGGGATACCGAGCGGATATTGCATTGTGATGACTAACATTATCTTCCAATGACGCCCGTTCATAAAAAGTAAACGCATCATAATGTCCTTGGTCCATTTATTGTCGTAGAGACAGTCGTCTAAAACGACGAAGGTGCGCGGATCAATGGACGATTTCTTGTACGCGTCGATTTCCTTTTTCATTTGTTTTAGAACGGCCTTTTGGCGTTTCAGGATATTTTCGATGATTGCCGTATTGTACTGGTCGTGAATGAACAATTTAGGCACATGTTCGCCGAAAAACCCGTTCCCCGCCTCCGTTCCCGAAATCACGGTCCCGATGGGGATGTCCTGGTGGTAGTACATTAGATCCTGAATGAGGAAACTTTTCCCGGTATCTCTGCGCCCGATGAGCACGATGACGGGCCCCTTGTTTTCGTTCGGTTTGAAACTGATCGAACGCATATCAAATTTAGACAGTTCTAAATTCATTTTTTCGGTTTTTGGTTACGCGCTTGAATGTTTGCAATATTTAATTTCTACGAATTAAACGATTTACTTTTACAAGGTTTTTTTTTATATTTGTATTATATAAAGTATAAACTCAAATAAATTAACTAGTATTAAATTGCAATGGCATCAGGATCAGCATCAGCATCAGCAGCAGCAGCAGCAGCAGCAGCAGCAGCAACAACACCAGATCTGAAATCGAAAGCGGCGTGTGAATATATGGAAGCATTAAATAAGCTAACTACCGATTTCAAAACTGCTGTCGGTTGTACTGTCACTGTCGCTACTCCTCTTCCTCTTCCTCCTACTCCTCCTCCTCCGAGTATCAGACTGACCAAACGAGTTATTGAAGATTGGTTAGAAGTTAAAGATCTTATTAAAGGAAATGATTTTTTAAAAGGGGCTACTGTTGTTGTAGACGACGTGGCGGGATCATTTACCATAACAAACAAGACCGATTCCTTAAAAGTCTTTACTGGTGGTGTATTTATGGTTCTTGATGATGTTGCGAATGAAATTGCCGTGGCACTATCAGGCACCCCAACCCAAAAAATGGTGTTAACAGGAGGCCGGCGCGGAAAACGATCGGCGCGTAGAAATCGTGGACGCAAAAGCAGTAGAAGCAGTAAAGGCGGTAGAGGCAACAGAAGTCGTAGAAGCAAAGGCAGCAAGGGTCGTAAAAGCCGCGGTCGCACGAACAAGCGCCGCAATGGCGGGGCTAAAATGGGTCCGAAAATGGGTAAGGAATTACAAGCGTGGATGAAACGACAATAAAAGGCGACTGGAAAACCACCTATTACAAATGTCACTATAGACAAAACTAAGACAAGACCCCAGGCAACTGGCAGCAAACAACGTTCTGACTCCGGCAAATATAATGCCGCTCAAAACCGTGGATTTTAAATCCAAGTTCATCTTAAAATATAAAAATATTACAACTCGCGGTCGTCAAAGTCGACATTAATTAATTAAGTAATATTTTATTATATTATATTTATATTATATATAATATCATATAATCAACGATGAGTGAGGATTTGAATAGCCAATTAGGTAATATTAGTGTTAGTGATTCGAGAGTATTGGCACAAACACAAGCACCACAAACACAAGCACCACAAGCACCAGCAGAAGAAGCATCACAAGCACCAGCAGCAGTACCCCCTCCCCTCCTCTCCCCCCCCCCTTCCCGCCAAAAAATCAAAAACAAAAACAAAAACAAGCAGAAGAGCTTTAAAAGCCGAAATAAAGAAATTACAAGATATAATAAGTACAATTACAAAGAAACCCGACCCCCCCACACCAAGGTTGGTCTGGTAGAGAAATACAATGGTGCATTAAACCCACTAAACCCACTAAAGGGGGTAGGGTAAAATCTAATCGGGTTAAAACCCACAAAAATAAACAAAAGAAATCGCGTAAATTTAGAAGGTAATATGTGAATATTTATAAATATACATACGGTGATTGAATTTCAGCGTCCTGACCAGACCTTTATAACGGGTAAAACGCTTCCATAATTATTGATATTCTGCAGGTAGTCCGAATATGAATATCCCCATTTGCAGTAGTCATGAATGCATCCCAGCAACGAAATATTGTGCGGATTTATAATAATATTTTTCATATTTTGCAGATCAAACACCATGCACGCAAACGCTCTTTCCAGCGCCATTCGAGCCGCTCGACTCGTTACGTGCCCCAATAGTCCCGATAATGCGTACGTCCGATCCATTTCCAGCAAAAAATCTCGGCGTATCAGCGACATTACGCCAAAACACCCACTCCACGAATCCCGATTGTTATACACCCGCATTAAATCGATACTGTTTTGCAGTTTGGCTATTATGCTGGCTTCATTAAATTTATTATCATACAAATAAGTAAAATGCCACAGAAACGTGCACCCCGTTGTTGACAGCGTGTTCTGAATATGCGATTCAAAGTCAATGTACGAATTAATAAAGACGGAATCGTGAATAACGAGGGCGGCATCAAACCAGTCGTTGTGCAGCAGGTAGTAATAATACGGAAGCAGTTCGCCGCGTTTCTGGAATATGGTCCGCACAATGGTGCATTTATATAGCGCAGCTTCCTGGGCCGGATCGTGATACTTCGAATCGCTACCATCATCAATTATCACAATCGGAACTTCGGGGTAAAACCGCCGTATCCGGGAACAGCATTCTACCCAATACCGCGACGTTTGTTCGCTATTTATGTGCCGCAGCACAATAAATCCAAAAGCCGACAATGGGGGTGATAATGGCGGGTTTGTCGTTATCGCGGTCGCGACTTCTGCTTCGACTTCTTTTGTTTGTTGTTGCATTTATTAAATACATTAAATATTAATTATATTATTATTTAAATTTATAATCTTAATTATATTATATATTTCGTTAAAATGCCATTAGTAATAGAAGTCATTGGCGCAATTTTAGGAATTGGAATAGCGGTATCGTGTTATGGTAATAGAAAATAGAAAATGAAAAATAGAATCATTTATAAATATAAATTAGACCCCTAATAATTTAGGATGTTGATATCGATATTAATGATTATAAAAAAAATTGAGATAAATGTAATTTGTGTCGTATTATTATATACAGTCAGAAACAAGCATCCCGGTCGCATTCATTTCATAGATCAGTGTTTACGAATATGAAACGTGGACGAAAACCAGACGGCGTGACTAGTGGGGGGAGTGGAGCCGGGATAGCCGATCCTGCCACGGTTGTCGGCGATGTTGTCGGTGTTGTCGGCGATTATTCGGCATATGTATCTAAATTTGCGACGCAAAAAGGTGAGCGATTTTCTCATACCCGAATACCCGACAGATCACTCAGCATTGGCGGCGCGTTTATGATTCCAAAACCAGCATTGCCCGAGTTCTACAGCCGATATTACCAACACGTGTTTATTGATAAGAAACAGGAGTATCTCACGGAAAAGCAACAAGACGCGAACGGCCCGTGCTTGGTGGATTTCGATTTTCGGTATGCGGCCGATGTCGAGGAACGGCAGCACGAAAAGAAACACGTCGTTGACATGGTTTCAGTCTATATGGACATCATCAATAAGTTGTACGATTTCACACCCCCTGACGCCCCCGACGCCCCTGACGCCCCTGACGCACCTGACGCCCAATCATTTGACTCCAAATCAAATGGGTCCGACATATCTACGGAAATCCCGTTTTACATATTTGAAAAACCGGCGGTTAATATGCAACCCGATATTACAAAGGACGGCGTCCATATGATAATTGGAATGAAGATGGACCGCGCGGTGCAGATGCTTATTCGCGAAGAAGCGTTGCACGAACTGCCCGAAATTTGGGGTGATTTGCCTTTGACAAACACGTGGGATCAGGTTTACGATGAAGGCATTGTAAAGGGCCACACAAATTGGCAACTTTATGGGTCACGAAAACCAAATCATAAAGCGTACGAACTGAAATATATATTTGTAATGACGCGTCAAGACGACGCGTGGCACTGCCGCGAAAAACGTGTAGCCGACTTCGATTTGGCGCGTGACTTTTGCAAACTTTCGGCACAGTACGAGGGTCACTGCAGCTTTCCCATTGCACCAATGCCAACCTCGGTCGATACACAAAGCTCAAATTCGAATATCGAACTTTTAAAACGTTTGGAGGTTATTCGTGCATCGCTGGCACACGCGCAATCGGCAGCTTCGAGAAAACGCACCGCAACCGGTGGCGGTAGTGGCGGTAGTGGCGGTAGTGGCGGTAGTGGTATCGTGATGCATTTGGACGAGTCGGGTACGGTGGGGGGGCAGCAGCGCGCACTATGGTCAATCGACGAAATTAAGACCCCGCGCGATTTGCGCGATGCGGTCGATCAAATGCTCCTGGGCCTCGACGCCAAGGAGTACGAACTGCGCGAAACGCACGAATACGTAATGACGCTGCCGGCGCAATACTACGAGACATATACGCAGTGGCTGCACGTCGGGTTTGCGCTGAACAACACGAGTCCCCGATTGTTCCTGTCCTGGATGCTCTTCAGCTCGCAGTGGTCGCGATTCTCGTTTGCGGATATCCCAAAACATTTCACGATGTGGCGCGGGTTCTCGTACAACCCGTCGGGCCTCACGAATCGATCGATTCGCTATTGGGCTCGGCGCGACGCGTTGACGAAATATAATGACGTGCACGACCGATCCATCGACCACTACATTGAGGAAACGATCCGCACCGAACAATCCACCGATTTCGATCTGGCAATGGTTCTATTTCACGTCTTCAAAGAACGGTTCGTTTGCGCCAGCGTGAGCAAGAATATTTGGTACGAATTCATCAATCACCGATGGAGCGAGTGCGATGAAGGCAACACGCTGCGCTTGCTCATTTCGCGCGACGTGTATCGCATTTATTACAAGAAACTGCAACTGCTGATGGACGAACTTCGAAAATATGAAACGGGGTCGGAGCAGTTTGTGCACATTAAGAAGCTGACCGAAAAAATAACGGCGGTCAATGTGAAGCTAAAAACGACCACGTACAAGAACAACATTATGCGCGAAGTGAAGACCCTGTTCTACGACAAGAAATTCTACGACAATCTGAATGCCAACCCGTATTTGCTGTGCTTTACAAACGGGGTTATGGATTTCAAGCAAAAATGTTTTCGCGACGGGCAACCCGACGATAATATTTCCAAGTGCACGAATACCGAATACGTGAAACTCGACCAGGGGACGACGGGGGGCATCCGCCCCCCTGGGCACGCCAAGGAAGTGGCCGAAATTACCGAATTTATGGAACAACTGTTTCCGCTGGAGAATGTGCGTCGCTACATGTGGGAACACCTGGCGTCCGTGCTCATTGGGGTTAACCGCGATCAGACGTTCAACGTCTATATTGGCGGCGGCAGCAACGGCAAGTCGAAACTGGTTGAGCTAATGGCAATGTGTCTCGGCGACTATAAAGTGAGCCTGCCCATCGCGCTGATTACGCAGAAGCGAATTGGAATTGGAAGCACTTCGTCCGAAATCGCGCAGCTGGTGGGGGTTCGATACGCGGTGATGCAGGAACCCACCAAAAGTGACAACACGCTGAACGACGGCGTCCTAAAGGAGATTACGGGAGGCGACCCCATCACGGCGCGCGCGCTGTACAAGGACAGCATAACATTTGTTCCGCAGTGCAAATTGGCGGTATGCACCAACGTGATGTTTAACTTGGAAGCAAACGACGACGGTACCAAGCGCCGCATCAAGAAAATCGACTTCATTTCTAAATTCTGCGAGCGGCCGTCGAAAGATGACCCCGATTCGCCGCACCAGTTTATGATCAACAAGTATCTGGACGAACGTCTCAAGGAGTGGGCTCACGTGTTCATGTCAATGCTGGTAGAAAAGGCGCTTCAAACCGGTGGCGTTGTGAAGACGTGCAAAGAAGTGGAGGACAGCAGTAACGCGTATTTCGAGAGCGAGGATCACATTTCAGAATTTATAAGCGACAAGGTCCAGCCATTCGAAGGCGGAATGATTCGTTCCGGCGATTTGAACGAAACGTTCAAGAAGTGGTATCGCAACCAGCACGACAAGGACGTACCCAAACCGAAAGAGCTTTACGCTGTTATGGATAAACGGTATGGCAAGCGCGGTGCACTCAAGGCATGGAAGAACGTCTGCATTATCCAAGATGACGAATATGCGAAGGATGACACGTTTGAAGACGTGGGAGCGAACGGGGCGTAAAGTAAATCAACCCAAATCAACGCAAAGGGACATTACAACAATAAATATTTTTAACTATCTTTAACTATCGTTAACTACTTTTATTGTAATGGGGGGGGGGTATATTTATTATTGTAAAAAATTGATTTAAATTTGAGTTATAATGAATTATAATTAAACGATCCAATACGTCACATTACGCAATGTCGAAACAAGAAGTCAATATTACCGAATGCCCGGCCGGGTTGGACCAGGTGGTATCCGAAATACAAGCAACGCTATCAACCACTCTGAAAACAAAAATTGGAGGTTTGTTTGCACAATATGCAATGTATAAACAAACCCACGACGCGGTAATGCAAATCCCCGCGGTTCGAAACGCGCGCGAACGCGACGAAGAAGAAAATGTAGTAGTGCCACAACAACAGCAACAATTGGAACAAGCCCTCGCCGCTGAAATCGCTGCACTGAAACTTCAAATTTGTGATCTGCGCGAAGAATTGCGTCTGAAGGACTTGGATTTGAAGCTGAAATCTACCAATCTGAAATTGGTCATTGAGGACATCGATCAAGAGCCTGTGCCTGTGTCGGTGCCGGTGCCCGCGCCTGTTTCAGTTGGTTCATTTGATTTCTTCAACGGTTCGGACGCTGCCAACGAATTTGATTTCATTGACGATCTTTCCGATCACGCAAAAGGGGCGGAAGAAGAAGTGGAAGAGGAAGTGGAAGAGGAAGAAGTTGAGGAGGAGGAGGATGAAGAAGAGGAATTGGAAGCTGGGGAAGAAGCCGATGAAGAAGAAGTCGAGGAAGCCGAGGAAGCCGAGGAAGAAGAGGAAGAAGAGGAGGAAGAAGAAGCCGATGAAAAAGAAGAAGTGGAGGTAGAAGACGTTTCGGACAAGGTAGAAGAAACATCCACGCACGTCGAGGATCAAGAAGTAGATGAAGAGGAAGCAGTCGAGGAAGAAGAGGAAGAAGAGGAAGAAGAGGAAGTTGAAGTTATTGAAGTCGAGATTAAAGGCAAGATGTACTTCACAACTGACGAAAAATCAGGCATCATCTACGAACGCACCCGCGACGGCGACATCGGCGACGAGATCGGCAAGTTCGAAGGCGGTCGTCCCAAATTTAACAAGAAACAAAAGTAATTTAAAATATATTTGCATTTAGTATAAACAAATCTTTATGTCGGAGGAAAAAGACTACTACGAAGAGGGCGATGCGTTTACAATCAGTGCTCACAATTCAGTGGATCGGGCGGAAGCGGCGGCAGCAGCGGATCAAAGCGTTTTGGACCAACAGAGGCAGCTTGATGCATTTAGCAAAATGTTTGGCACACGATCGGTTTCGCCGGATAGACCCTCTAGACCCATATTTCTTGACAAGCTTGGTAAAGACAAGCTTGGTAAAGACAAGCTTGGTAAAGACAAGCTTGGTAAAGACAAGCTTGGTAAAGGTGCTCTCAGATCGCATCCATATCAACCTAAACCATTTAGACCTGAATTTTTTTATCTGGATGATGGATCGGAATATTTAAAGGCCGCCATGCAATGTGACCCTGGGCACGTGCCAAACTATGACAATAACGTTCCATTTCTTATGTATACCCATAAGCCTTCAAGCGCATGTTCAAAAAATGGTAACAATAAATATTTGAGCTGGGATTCCGATAAAGGAAAATATTGCTGTCAAGCTACACCAGATACCAGTGAAAAAATAATGGAAAAAAGTCTACAAAATATAGAACACATGGTTTCGGGAGTAGCCATTAATCGGAGATCATTTGACCGTTTAGATAAAGCACTTACAAAATATTTCATACATTTTAGTTTGTTGAATCGTGGAAACCCTGACTTAATTGTGAAAAAACAATTAGAAATGTATAATTTAATTCAAAAGTATAAAACAGATTTGACAACTGATAAAGAAGCAAGATCCAAACGTCGGGAACGAGCAACCCCCTTGACCGTTACTGAAGCAAATAAACTGTGGGGTTCGACGCACGGGGCGTTATCAGCATCTTCAGCAGCAGAACCCAATGCGGACGACCTTTTGAAGAAAGGTGGTGGCAGAAGTCGAGTCAAGCGAAACAGGTCCAAGCGAAACAGGTCCAAGCGAAACAGGTCCAAGCGAAACAGGTCCAAGCGAAATTCAAGAAGAAACAAAAATAACAAATAATCACATTTAAACCACCGAATTAACAACGATAAAAATAAACAAAAATATAAAAATTTGGTTATTTTTAACGCGCCCGCGACGGCGATATCGGCTGCCCTTTAGCGGAGACGGTGCATTTTGCGTTTCGGTGCATACCGACCACCACTAAAATTTGGATTTGAAATGACATATTCATCAGGCCGTAAATTTAAAAGTTCATTTAAAGTATCTTCATCATATACAATTGACACACTTGGCAAACTATTCCCAGGAACAAATACGTCTAATGTTGTCGTATCTATAATTTTATTATTAAAAAACGGATCACGGCGGGGATTATTCATTATAATAAAGCGGCCGTTTTTGAACTTTTGGTTTACGTCTTCTCTAAGTTTTTGCATTCTGGACACGTACGCACTCTCTAGTACTTCTCTCTTCGTCAAATGTGTCATTGTCATTCTTTTCATATGGCGGTCCAGCGAGTAATGACGTGATTTTCTTTTTGTTGTTTTTTTACACCGTTTCGTGGCTCTCGTGTCGCTCGTGTCGCTCGTGACATTTGAATTGATTTATATGGGGGGGGGGGAGGGGTATGCAATAAACTGATATTTTATATTTATAAATATCTCACACTATTTTTTTTACCTAAAATTAAATAATATTTTTAATAATATAATATAGTTAATTAAATTAATCAAATAAATTATAAATAATATGTCAATCGTAAATTCGTTATGTCCGCCAGCGCTGCTTTATTTAGGGTTTTCACTGATTCAAATCATTATCGATCTGTTCCGAAGCGACCATGTCACCGCCTTCTTTAAATTCCTCATTATGATCGTATTTTTATTCATTCTTCAGAACTTGTGCGAGAGCGGCCTCAGCATTATATCGTGGTTTATCGTGTTTATTCCGTTCATACTTATGACCTATGTGTCCAGCGTAATCTTCTACCTGTTCGGAATGAAACCCAAGCAGAGCGACGTCGCTTCAATTGCAACCGGGAAAAAGGAACCGGAATCCAATTACTATAACCGCGCGGATATGAACCCGGGGTACCCAAAAACCGCGGCATCCGGCCTGAGCTCCGATAATGAAAAACTACAAATACGGTTTTAACTCATTCAAGCCACGCAACGATCGGACCGACCCCGTTGGGCCAATCCGCATACGCCATCGCCTTCGTCGTGGGTCGGTCCAACGCAAGCAGCCGTTCTAGCGCGTGCCGGCGTCTGGCAATGCTTCCGCCCATCGCCCTCGCTACATCCGACGGAATGCGCCGTGTCAACTGCTTGAAGCGCCACTCAAATTGCAGAGCGGCATTCCACGTCGGAAATCCGGCAATGTGGCATATTCGACGCCACGTCTCGCCGCGGGATACGCGAATACCGGTAGCGGTGGCCCCGCCTACCAGCTCTTTATTGTGCTGCCGCAAGCGGCGGTCCAGATCCGTAGTGGCACCCACATACGTCATATTGCTTTTAGACGATGCCAGCAAATACACATAATAGGTTTGCGCTTCTTGCACTTCTTGCACTTCTTGCGCTTCTTGCATTATATGCCGTAGAATATTCTATTATATATATTGTTCTATTTAAAATATTTTATTATGTACACTCATTATTTTCCATTCACAGCCACATCCTGCAATTGCAATGTGTCATTGCCCACATACACGTGCTTGCAGACGGATTTCACAATCTTGCGCACATCTTTCTCACCTCCCGTATCCGCCAGCGTTTTAAGAAGAAGCGTATTGTATTTCAGCTGCAGCTGCTCGTCGCAGTGAATATCGGGAAGCTCATTCATCCAGTTTTGCACGGACACTATTTGTTTGAACGCGATGTCGTTCACACTCTTTCGCAAATGGTCGTTGGTTTCGTCGCGCTCCCACACTTCGTTGTCCTTCACGTACATTGTGTCGCGCTTCAAGTCGGTGCAGTGTATTGGCCGCTTGTACACGTCCATGTTGTTGAGACCCTTCACCAGAACGTGGGTTATGCTTTCTAATAGACCACACTCCTCGGTCAAGTGCAAGTCTTGCATCGTAATTTTGAGAGAATCCACAAAGTCGGAAATATTGATCGCGTCCTTGCATCGTTCGTTTAGAAACACGTTGATGTTGTACTTGTTGTGGTTGGTTTGCATAATCATCGTATTTCCTATCCGCGGGACAATTTCCTTGATGAGCTTCATCATTTCGGCATTATCCTTCAATAACTTATCGATCATATTGTCTTTTTCTTGCTGTTGTTGCTGTTGTTGTTGCTGTTGTTGTTGCTGTTGTTGTTGCTGTTGCTGCTGCTCCTGCTCCTGCTGCTGCTGTTGTTGTTGTTCCTGGTATATACCGCATTTTTTTTCGTGATACCACGCGCTGTTTCGGGCACTATACGGTTTATTGCAATATTTACAAAAATACGACGAAGTTTGGAGGCGATGGGTTGGTGGTTGCCACGGCTGCGACGGCTGCGACGGCTGCGACGGCTGTATTGGTCGCAACATTTGCGATAAAACTGGTACCAGGGCCGCATTCGTTCGGGTCATATGCTTCTTAGTAGTAATATGGCGGTTGTACTCGCTTGACTTCTCGCTGGTAAAACCGCAAGTAACGCATTCGTAGCTACACATTGTACCAATTATACTATTATCCTCTATCCTATCTATCTATCTATCTAATACTATTATTATTTAATATTATTAAAAAACGATTATAAATAATTATTTTTTGTACGTGGTGCACTTAAATTTCTGCTTTGACGGTCGCTTGCATATCACATTATTGCTGTGTAGTTGGTTGAAAAATAGCAGCGATTCGTTTCCAGATGCGATCATTATAAACACTATGATAAACGAGAGCACCGAGCCTATCGCCGTACCCAGTATAATACTAAACGTGTTGGTGCACTTGTAAATAAGTGTCATGAACGTGTCGACTATGAATAACGTGCTTACAAAGCCGATTACGTGGTAATTATAGTCGTCGTTTGCGACCATTGGATACAACAAATAGACCAGCGTAAACCCTATGATTGCGCTGTTCATTGCGGGCGTGTGGTACGCGGTATTTCCCATCGGACTATCAAACACGCGGCACATTATGTCCGTGTTATAGTCAGTGCCGGTTACATCCATAATGGCCGAAATGATGTGAATGAGTAACGCTAGAAACAAAATGCATCCCAAATATATAAACCCCTTAATGCTGTTATCAAAAAATGACATGGATACTAAAAAAAACACCAGCAACATTGGCGAGATTCTTGCAAACAATCGCAAATAATTTAAAACGGTCGGTCCAAGTCCTGTAAACATCTCACCGCAATATTCCTTTACTTCTTTTACTAATATAGATTAGAAATATAAAATATAAAAATTATATAATAAAATCGTTATTAATAAATTTAAAATGTCTACCAATTGCGCCGAAGAAAAAGAAGAAGTCGGAGAGAATAATGGGGAGGTAGTGGAAGTTGTGGCGGTGGTGGAGGAAGAAAATACCCCGTTATTGTCCCTTCTGCGCCGTGTGCGCAAAATCGTCAAAGAAGCAAAACCCAATGATTCATTATATCCAGAATTACGCACAATTGCCACGGATCGCGACCTGTACGTCTGGATCAATAATAATTATAAATGTTTTTATAAAGTGTTTCAGACCGATTTATTAGCCATAATGCATAAATTAACGAATGAGGCGTAGCGCTTTTCTAACTAACTAACTATTTTAATTTAATTTAATTTAAAATTCGGAATCCGAAGTTCGATTTCCGCCCCGGGTATTTAAATACCGGATCTGTTCGGTGCTCATGCAGGCGCAGCCGGTGCTTGAACTGTAGGGCGCGGGGCAACATTCAGGTTTGAACTGGTTGTTCTGAAAGAAAAACAGCTCGCCGTCGGGTAGCGGTACAGCGGTTCCCACATACGCGTTTGATTTGCAGTTTGTTGCTTGGTACCCTAAATCCGACGAATACTTAGTGGCCTTGCTCATCCAGCTTCCAGTTACATCGGTATTATTCTCTCCTTTCTTGTACTCTGAGAAGTCTCCAAATCCTTCGGTCTTCTTTTTTGCAGCACCGCCGTCATTTGGTGGGGCCGGAATTGGTACGGTTTCATCGGACGATTGAGAGACGTCTGGTTGCGTGACGCCGTCGTTGCCAAGCGCTGGCATCGGCATCGGCATCGGCATCGTATCCGACCCGGCCGGTTGATTTTCCATCATTTCGCTAAATGCTTCTGAAATTGGAACCTTTGCGCACGAGCACAGCAAGTGTCCGCCCATTATCATTCCAACCAACAGCGCAATTACGACTATTTCGAGACGAACCGTCATTCCGAATACGCGTATTTCCATTTTTATTTAATTGTGTAGTGTTCTGAAGTATATTTATATTTAGTTTATAAAATAAAATAAATATAAAATAAATATCGGAACTTCGGTTTTAAATTATTTTGAATTGAAATGTTTATAAATCACTATTATCGCTAGTGCTAAAATAAGTGCCGTAAAAATCGCGCTCAATATAAAGTTCATTCGAATGTCCGCCATTGAGTTCAGCGTGAACACCCCCTTAATATTATACATTTTCTCCATTGCCTGGCAGTTCGTAAACATTCCGTACACCAGTATCAGAGCAATTGCAATGCGGAGGGCGAGGGTGGTTGCGTACCCCTGCGGTTTAAATGGGCCGACAATGAATAAAATTATAATTATAAATGCGGCAACAATGGACATGCACGTGGTCTTGGTATAGTCCAGAAACCCGTGGAGCTTTTCCGAAGTGTCGGCATTATGTTCGTCGGTTGGCGCTATTTGATCAGTTTTTAGCGTGGGCATGTTTGCGTGTTGTGGTTGTTGTGGTTGTTGTCGTTGTTGTGGTTGTTGTGAATTCAAAACGAATAAATCGCCGAATAACTTTAGAATAAAATTTTATATTATAGTATAGTATAAAATAAAATATCAAATAATCAAATTCAAACAATGCAGAGAGGAACCTTATTCCTACTACTATTGCTAATTGTAGTTTTGGCATCGTCAATGGTGTTTGGAAGTTATGGCGAAATCGAAGGCGCAATTGGCCGCATGAATCGCGGTGCAAAACCGTGCAGCGGACCGCAATGCGGATAATTTTATTTAATTGCGGCGACGCCCGCCGTGAAATCTAACCTTTTTTTTGGTACTACTGGCGGACCTCCCCCTTATTATACTCCGGTCGGGGCTTGTTTTTAAAGGGCGTGCTTCGATGTTATCATCCGGTCCAAACTCTTTTATGTCTACTCGTGGTGGTTTAATATCAGCAGGAGCAGCAGCAGGAGCAGCAGCAGGAGCAGCAGCAGGAGCAGCAGCAGCAGGAGCAGCAGCAGCAGGAGCAGCAGCAGGACCAGCAGCAGCAGGAGCAGGATCAACATCCGCATCGTCATCGGGTTCGTCGTCCTTATTATAAGTTGTTTTTCCATTTTGTTGTGCATTCGGTTTAGCCGTCATGGCGTTATCCTCCTCCTGCTTACCTTCCTCATATCTATGAATCGCTTTTCTATCCTCCGACGACAATATTTCAGGAGCATACGCCGCCAAACCCGAACTGCCGTTCACCACCCCGTTTCGAGCATTTGCACGTATCGCGGTTTGATGAACCGCTTCGATTTTTTTGCGCGTGTCTGTTTTTAGCGACTTCAACTGGGCCGTCAGATTCGCATTCATTATCTCTTCAATTATGACATGGAGCAGACTCATCCCGGTATAAAAATCGCGCTCGCAGCCAACGTACATTTTAATTATCAGCTCACGAGTTTGGTTGATAAGCGCGTCGAGCATTTCGTACGTCAGTTTCGGGTGCACGGTAATTGTCGGGACTTTACCGCCCGACGCCGGATTGGATTCGACGATCAGAAATAATTTGTCTATCACCTGCATCAAATTCGCGCGCGCACGATCGGCGTTGGCTATCATTTGTTTAATGTGTGCAGCGTAATTTGAATATGCAACGCTATCCGCCGCCACACTAAATTGCGCTTTGAACGTGCCGCTATAGTTTTTATTTTTCAGTTTATAGTATTCTCCAATATTGGCCGAATCTTGATTGATTAGCGCCTTTTCCGATTCAATTCGATCCGCTTGGTCATTTTCATAGTGTCTCGGATTCCACCCCCAGCCACGGTCCCTGTACCGGTCCCGGTCCGGGTCCCGATCCCGGTCATCGCGTTTGACCGGTGCCGGTTTTGGGGTTGGGACCGCATTACCGCATTCGGCGTATCGCGCCAACGAACTCATATTAATATCGCCAAACGTTTTAATGTTGTCGGGCACGTCCGTTTCTCCCGTGAATTCGGTGTAGAGGGTCTTTACATTTGCGGCGTACAGCGCCTGCATTGCGATGCTTCTGCCAGTAAATTTCCCCGTATCATAGTCGTACACGTCGTTATACAAGTATTCCAAATCCGGGATTCCGGGTTGTTTAAGCAACGGATTTTCGCTAGACGCGTACACCGAACAAACCGTGGGTTGCACAAAAATCGATTTATTCTGAATTTTTGTTGCACCGAGTAGGGCGCGGATTCGAGTGGAACAAAAATCGGTACCGTCACTCCCCGCGTACACGTTGCCTTGCATTTGTCCACCTCGTATCGGTGCCATCGGTGGGGGTATAGGCGCGGGTGGTGGCGCGGATGCTGGCCCTGGTCCCGCGACACCCGCAGCTGATGCCGCCGATGCCGCCGATGCCGCCGATGCCGCCGATCCCGACCAATTGGGAGAAATGGTTGTGGCGATCGCGGCAAATAAATGAGCCAGTCGTACATAAAATTTAGCAATTCCTTTGCACATTGACAGTTTCTTGTTGCGTCCGCTGTTTTCAATATTCGCAAAATCTCGTTTCGATATATACATTAGCGATTCGCTGGCGGTGGATGGCCCCGTCGCTAAATATTTGATTTCTTCGGTGGTGAAATTTTCGGCGAGTATGTCTTTCGTTAATATCATCAAATCATTACAATATTTTTCGGAAACCAGTTGTTTGAGTTCGTTAAATTTTCTACCCAGAATAAATCTAGCAGCTATGGTATTTATCCGATTTTTAAAACCCGACCGGTCCGATCCGTTGGCGGATGATGACGATGATGATGTGGACGCGTTGTTTCCCATTGATTGACGCACTCGGTTGCTATAATGTTATATTATATTATTTAATAATTTTTAATATGACAATACATTTAAAAATTGAACTTAAAACTAATGCGTAGTATTTAAGTTAAGTTTATCATACCTAGTTACAACAGTACAAGCATGGGAAATGATGTTCTTGTGGATATTGCAGGACCCGTGGAAGAAAATGCGCCTGTAATTGGGTCTGGGTCGGGGTCTGGGTCCGGGTCTGGGGTTGCTCTGGGCGCGTCGGGATCTAGCGGCGGCACTAAAAAAAGAAACAGTCACGTAACTTCTGCGGTTACGGGTTTCGTTCAGAAACCGATGTCTCGGCGACGAAAGCGCGATTTATGGGATAAGATAGACACAGACTTTATACGAAACAGTGATGACGCGCCATTGTCGGACCGGTTGAATTTGACGCAGGATGGCGCATACCGTAATATCGGAACTCGGGAATTTTGTGACGCGTGCAAGGGTCCGCTTGTTATCACAGACGAAGGGTTTATGGTGTGCGCCAAGCCCGAATGCAGCATCATTTACACGGACGTTCTAGATCACAGCGCGGAGTGGCGATACTATGGCGCGGACAGCAATCAGCACAGCGATCCGACGCGGTGCGGGATGCCGGTTAACCCGTTGCTGGTGGAATCGTCGTACGGGTGCAAGGTGCTGTGCGACGGACCCAGCACGTACGAAATGCGGAAAATTAGAAGGTATTCGGAGTGGCAGGCGATGCCGTACAAGGAAAAATCGCAGTACGACGAATTCCAGCGCATTACGATTGTTGGACACAACAACAACATTCCTAAAATCATTATCGACGAAGCGTTGCGGCACCACAAGCGCATTTCCGAGCACAAAACGTTTAGAGGATTGAACCGCGACGGGGTAATAGCTGCGTCCGTGTATGTCGCCTGCCGCATACACAACTGCCCTCGCACGGCAAAAGAAATAGCCACCATATTTTCGCTCGACATTACGAGTGCAACGCGCGGATGCAAAAATGCGCTGGTTATTATAAACGAGCTTGAGTGTGACATGGTTAATGCGGACAAGACTGCCTTTTGCAAGACAACTCCCGACGCGTTTATTGACCGGTACTGCAGCAGATTAAATATGAACGGGGAACTCACTAAAGTGTGTATGTTTGTTGCGGCTCGAATTGAAAAGCGGCAGTTGATTCCGGAAAATACGCCGCATTCCATTGCTGCCGGCATCGTATATTTCATAGCGCAGTCGTGCGGGCTGAACATAAGCAAGCACGACGTGAACCGGGTCAGCGAAATAAGCGAAGTTACCATTAACAAATGCTTCAAGAAGCTGGACGTCCACGTGAACGAACTCGTTCCAAAAACGATTATAGCAAAATATACCAGGAACTAATGGGTGTTCCTCCCAACAAGGAGGGAGGGGTGCGGTGCGGGCCCTTGGTTCCCCGTTTAATTCGTTGCGTTTTTTATTTTATTGTATGGCATCAACGTATGAAATGTCCGACAACGCAATACCAACAGTTCCCAAAATCGTGTTTATCGTGCCGTACCGGGACCGCGTTCCGCACAAGACGTTTTTTACGCATTACACCGAATCGGTGACAATGCGCGATTATGTTCGTGATCGCGATTATGCGATTTATTTTGCACATCAGAGCGATTCGCGACCGTTTAATCGTGGTGCGATGAAAAATATCGGGTTTTTAGCAATAAAGTACAAATATCCCGCCGAATATAAGGACATTACGTTTGTCTTTAATGATGTTGATACGGTGCCGTACGATAAAAACGTTCTGCAGTTTGAAACACGGCACGGAACCATCAAACATTTTTACGGTTTCACGTACGCGCTCGGCGGTATTTTTTCAATTAAGGGGTCAGACTTTGAGCGCATTGGCGGGTTTCCCAATTTGTGGGCGTGGGGATGCGAAGATAACTGCATTTACAACCGCGCAATATCGGCCGGGCTAACCGTTGACCGAGGCACGTTTTTCAAAATTGGCGATCAACAAATACTGCATTTGTACGACGGCGCAACTCGTAATATTTGCAGAATCGAAGCTTTGTCGGTGCACCGCGGATCTACGCACGACGGGTTGTCCACGATCCGAAATTTGACGTTTGAAATCAATGGCGAGTTTATTGATGTGGCACATTTTGACACGATGGTTGATCCCAGCACATTGCGACTGGAGTCCCAAAATATAGTAACGAACCCGCAGATTGACCTTATGCCCGCAATCAAGCAGCTGGAGTCGGAACGCCGGCTAAAGCTATCCGTAAAAGTAAAATCTTCACCATCTTTGCACCAGCTGCAGAATCCGCAGAATCCGCAGAATCCGCAGAATCCGCAGAATCCGCAACAGTCTACATCAATGCTTCGCAGGCCGTTTAGCATGCCGGGATATGCCAATGGTGCCAAACACCCCATATACGGGTACATCAAACCCAAGATTTAGAACCCGTCGTCCCCAAATGCAAATGTTGCGTCGTCAACGCGCTTATCTGCCAGCGCGTACTCACCCACCCGCTTCTCAAAAAAGTTAGTCTTCCCCTCGATGCTGATCATTTCCATAAAATCAAACGGATTTGCGGATCCGTATATTTTATCGTATCCCAGCTGAACGATAAGCCGGTCTGCCACAAATTCAATGTACTGATTCATTAGTTTTGCATTCATTCCGATCAGCCGGCACGGCAGCGCCTCGCAAATGAATTCTTGTTCTACCGATACAGCCTCTTTAATGATCTCGTATATTTTCGCGCGCGGCAACCGCTTCTGCTTCGGGGTTTTCTTGTACATTAGAACCGCAAATTCGGTGTGAAGCGCCTCGTCTCTTGAAATAAGCTCGTTGCTGAACGTGAGACCGGGCAGCAGGCCGCGCTTCTTCATCCAGTATATTGCGCAGAAAGCGCCCGAGAAAAATATGCCTTCAACGCAAGCAAAACCGACCAGCCGGGTTTGAAACGAGCTGCGTTTATCGTGAATCCATCGAACTGCCCAGTCGGCTTTCTTGGTTATGCAAGGAAAATTCTCAATCGCGTTAAACAGTCGACCGCGTTCCGCGTCGTCTTTCACATAGGCGTCAATGAGCAAGCTGTACACTTCGCTGTGAATGTTTTCCATCGCAATTTGGAACCCGTAAAACGCGCGTGCTTCGGCCAACTGAACGTCCTTCATGAACCGAACTGCGAGATTTTCCAGAACAATGCCGTCACTCGCCGCAAAAAAAGCCAGAATCATTGATAGAAAATACCGCTCATCGGAGGTAAGTTCATTGTTCCAATGCGCGAGATCCTTCGAGAGATCGATTTCCTCCGCGCGCCAAAAACAGTCGACCTGTTTCTTATACATTTTCCACACGGCATCGTCCTGCAGCGGAAACAGAACGTACCTGTGATCAGACGGCGGAGGCGCGGTGGGGTCTGCCGTAGTGGATGTGGATTCTGTTATAACTGGCTCTTCTGGTATTGTTGGTATTGTTGGTATTGTTGGTATTGTTGGTATTTGTATTGGCACCGATGGTTCGGGGTCGGGGATTGAATACATCCCATCACAAGACGCCATTGCAGGCGAATATTGGAATGGTTTGGACATAAAAATAAAAAATAAATGAAAGGCGCAAATGGAATATAACTATTTCTAAACTATGCTATACTTTATTTTTTATATTATATTTTTTTCATATTTGGGAATTTGGGATATTGAAATCTATTTTCAATGGCTCGCAGCAGATTTTATTTGATATCAACCGCGTCAAGCTCTGATAATATTTTACTCCATCTATCAATTTCAAATGCGATTACATTTTGGTCCGACTGCAATTTTGCCCCATCGTCATTCTTCGGCAACTCTAATGAATTTAGTGATAGTAGCATGGATCGCAGATATTGAAGGAGCTTGACCGCCTCCGCTCGACGCTCGTTGATGTGGTCCATATACCGTTCGAGAACCGGTTTTAATCCCGGATTTGTGTCAGTTTGAGTCTTTAATGTTCCGGCCCTGCGAAGCATTTCTTTTTGAAGTTCTTCAATATTAGCCAATCTGGCGCTGTGCGCCTTATCGGTTTTTGCAATGTCGTTTCCAGTACCCGTCATTATTTATTTGTTATAACTTAATTAAATAATTATATTTATTTATAAATATTTATAATTATTTATAATTTATAATTTATTATAATATATAAAATAATAAATTATAAGCATATAGCAAATCGAACCGGAAATGAATACTATTAATTTTAATTTTGGAAGCATTAAAAGCGCTGTAATGCCGTTACTTCAAAACAAATACGTAATGTATGCCGTTTTAGTGATTGCCGTTTTAAACATAGTGGGATATTTAGCTGTAAAGAATATGGACGCCGTTGCATTTTTTATCTTGATCGGCTTAGTGACCATTTATTTTACGCGCAACATGATTATCATTCTCATCATGTGCATTGTGGCGACCAACTTTTATATTGGAACTACCCGCGTCATATCCGGATTTAGGACCAAGTCGATGGAGGGTCTGGAGAATAAAAAAGAAGAGGGTGGCCCCGAGAATGGGGGTGGGGGTGAAGAAGAGACGGAAGGAAACGCTAATTTAAAGGACGATGCTCCCAAAAAGAAGAGTTCGGCTTCGGCTCTAAAAGAAAAAAATACGCCGATGAAGCCGCTGCGAGAGAAGAACGCGCCTTTAAAACCTTTGAAGGAGAAGAATACCGGAATGAAGGAACCGCCTACGAAACCAAAGAAGAAATCGGGAATGCAGAATTTGAAGCCCGCGTCGCTGAACGAGCACGAAGATTCCGACGACGATGACGACAGCGGCCACGCGAATATCAGCGCGAGCAAGGGAAATCGCGTGGATTACGCGCAGACGCTGGGCCAGGCGTACGACAATTTGCAGAACATTATCGGCGAAGACGGCGTGCAGGGACTCACCGAGCAAACCAAGGGGCTTATGCAGCAGCAAAAGGTGTTAATGGACAATATGAAAGATATGGAACCGCTGCTCAAGAGCGCGCAAGGGTTTATGGGCCAAGTTGTCGGAAACGGCGGTCTGGCGGGACTGTCCAAACTGTTTGACGGCAAATTATTCGGCGCAATCGCGCCCTCCATAGCAGACAATGCAGACAATGCAGACAATGCAGACAATGGAAAGGTCGATGCCGACTAAGGTAATGAGTTTATTTTTATTATTTTTATTATTTTTATTATTTTTATTTTTATTATTTTTATATGATATAAAATAATAAAAATAATAAGCCAATGGCCGGAAGTGCCAGAAGTGCCAGAAGTGCCAGAAGTACCGGAAGTGCCGAAATCACCGGTTTTTTAAAATTTGCCAAGTCCGATGCCGATATTATGGCTCATATGCTAGCTGAAATTAGAGGGCGCGTTGTTGCAATGTCGGCACCGGCACAATTAATGCCAATTTATCGCGTGGCTATAAGTGCGCACGGGTCCGATGTCGTATATAAAAAACGCCCGACCCACGCAACCGGGGTTCATCCGTGCTCACAAGTTGTATTTACATTTCAACAAACGCTTCACGGATTTCCGTCGTTTGGGTGTCCGACGTCCATTCATTCCGAAGGTACCGACAGCGATTTTCGTATCCGTTTGTTCCACATCTTGTCTCGAATACAGTTTGAAAACCCCGAACTTTTAAATCACACAGACGCCGTGCAAGAATATCAGTGTCACTTGTTTAGACAACTATATGGAGAGCAGTTAAGCAGCATTATTGACCCTGGCGAAATGAGTGAGCACCAATCGAAATACGGACGACAAGATGAAGCATTTGTAGAATCATTGGACGCATGTCACGCGCTACGACGGGAATACACGCTACTACCCAATTCCCTCAAAAATGCCAAAATGCATTTTTTAGAGTACGCGGATGCGGGGATGCAGCGGGTATTTTTATTACCAGGGATATCGGTATTGGCAGCACACGTTGTTAGTAGGGCCGATCGCCTGGGCGTGCATTGTAATGTATTAACGAGCCGATATGGCATTTCGGTAGACTGCTTTACGGGCATTGGTCAACCCGCTCATTATAACGTTGATATATTCGAAATGGCGGAGGCTACCGTTCTCTCATCGGCAATGCGCAGATCCAAATCTACATCTGTTGCAGAAAAGTTGGTTCGGATCAATACGCTCTACAGAGATTTGATGTTGGAAATGAGTATGAGTACTGTGCAAATGCGGCGATTTAGTACTGCAGTAGTTGGGGTTTCGACCGTTTTGACGGAAAAATGTAATACAAATGACGAAATAATGGATTGCATCATGACTCATATTAACAGTGGAAAATGGGTCAATGTTACAAATGGGGCAAACCAAATGGATACATTCTTTACCAAATTTGAAGGAAATTTATCCGAATGGTTGGTGAGTATAGTAGGTTCGCCTTCCCCGGGCAGTTTTATAGAAAAATTATTACAATGTAAAATTTATGATGTATTGTTCGAGACTGCAAAGTTTCAAGCATTGTGCCGTGAATTTAAAATGAATACATTACACATCCACGAATTGGCGATATTTGCGCGAAAAGTGTTTGTTCTTTTCAAATTCTCTGAATCAACTTTTTATCGCGGGGGCAATGATCCCAAAATTATGGTGTCATCCGACGATATAACCGGATTAATCAGAGAACATTATGAAATGATGACGATGTCGCAGGCGGCGCGAGACGAACGTCCAATCGCGCCGGCAGTTTTTATATTAGATCAAGTGTGCCGAAGTTGTCATTCGTCCGATTGCAAAAGTACGCACGGCGTGGATCATTTTCATCATCGCGCCGAGGGAGGCGCGTCTCGTCGCCGTCGTCGCCGTCATCGTAATCGTAACGGTAGTAAAACCAGATATAGAAATAAAATGGAAAATGGAAAATGGAAAATATAAATAATATTCACACATATGTATACAACAGTTATTTATTTATCAGATATGTCGAAGCGATGTATTAAGGGCGTGATATGCGTTGAAAATATAACGCTGCTTTTATTTTTCATATTGGGGCTGCTGGTATTTCTGTTCTATCGGCTGGGGGGCAGGCAGGACACTCCAAATACCGATGCGAATTCCCCTCATTCCTCACTTTTAATGCAACCGATGCAATCGCTGCAATCACTGCAACCCAAACCGAACACGTTTTACACGTCTGACAGCGCCGACGTGCTTACCAACCCGTACGCCCCGCCGCTCAAAGACAATATGCTCATTTCGGGACGAGGTGGAACCGTGATGGGTTCTGGTGCTGCCGGTGCTCCTGATTCTACTAGAGGCATCCCAATTAATGTCGCGACCAGCTCTGCCATAAATACGGGGTACCGCCAAACCGGGATTTTAACAAAAGCGAATCAGGCATCCAATAATGCCAATGGCTCTAATGCCAACAATGACAGTCCAGTCATTCTGCCCCTGATGGGTCGCCCCCTGTTCACGAGCCGGGACAAGTGGATGTTTTACACCATCAGCGATAAAAACAACTCGATGAAGCTGCCGATCATCATCAAGGGGCGGAACGCGCTTTCCGAAATCGGAGTGGACAACGTGTACGACGGCGACACCGTGTACGTGCAAGGCTATAATGAAACATTCCGGGTTACATTATACGAGAATTCAACGCCGCAGTACATTCCGTTCTTATAATTAATTTTTGAAAACCCCATGGCGGGCTCGAACCGCCGGCCTTTAGATTAGAAGTCTAACGCTCTATCCAACTGAGCTAATGGGGCATTTCATAGGAACGATTAAGCATTATATAATAAATATTATTAATTATAAAACTTAATAAACGTAATACGCGACATACTTTAAATTATTTTTGCGCCAAATATGAATTTTTTCGCGCTATCGGTAATGCACAAGAGCGTTATACCGGACATTCATTTTTCATTCATTGGGGGCGATACTAGTGCCGATGGCGGCGATGATAGCAATAAACAGCCAGAATCCATCATCATTTCAGAATCGATTTATTCGTATCTGTGTAAGAGCAAAGAAACCATCGAAACGTGCAACCCCGACGAGTGGGACTCTATGAAGAAATACACAAATCCGTACGAGTTTATACATACCGCGATTCCGGGTCAAAAATGCGCGATCAGCAAATTAAAACCGCTCTCGCGCTCGTTCTACAAAATGATTGAAATTATTAAACACTGCAAGCTGGTTCCATACCAACAACAACCACAACAGTCACAACCACAACAGTCACAACCACAACAGTCACAACCACAACAGTCACAACCACAACAACCACAACAACCACAACAACCACAGCAGTCGCCAATACGAACATTCCATTTGGCGGAAGGGCCGGGGGGGTTTATTGAAGCAGTGCTGTACGTTCGGGGCAACAGCAGCGACGCGTATCACGGGATGACGCTGGTTGACGACCGAAGTGCGGGATGCCCGGGATGGAATAAGAGCCGTTCGTTTTTGGAACGGAATCCCAACGTTATTATAGAATATGGCGCGGACGGAACCGGAGACTTGCTGTCACTCAACAATTATGACGCGTGCTGCGCGAAATACGGGCGTCAAATGGAATTTATTTCCGCCGACGGCGGGTTTGACTTCTCGTCCGATTTCAATAACCAGGAAGTCCTTGCGCAGAATTTGATCGTGGCCGAAGTGCTCTACGCCATAAGTCTGCAAAAATACGAGGGCTCGTTCGTTTTGAAGATATTCGACATTTTTACAAAGGCAACGGTTGATTTGCTTCAGCTGCTGTGCAGCGTATACGACGACGTAATTATATTCAAACCCAGCACAAGCCGCATCGCGAATTCCGAAAAGTATGTGGTGTGCAAACGATTCAACGTGAGTGACGAGAACACGCGTAACGCGTTGGTTACGAAATTTCGAAACTTTTTTATTGGCATCGCCGGCGGTGGCGGTGGCGGTGGTGGCGACGACGACTCCCCAAACTCAGCCGCAAACTCGGCCGCAACCTCAGCCTCAACCCGGATGGGGGTTTTGAGTATTTTGCGCGCACCGCGCCACAACGTCCACCTGCTAACGCGAATTGAAGAAATAAACGTCATGCTGGGACAACAACAAATCGAAAACATCGCAAATACGGTATCGTTAATACAGTTTAAATTGTACGATCGCCTGGAGGCATATAAGCGGGCAAACGTGCAAAAATGCATATCGTGGTGTGAGAAATACAACATTCCTTACAACAAGGGCGTCGTATCTACGAATACATTCATCCGGTCATAACATGACCCGAAATAAAAATGAGAAATAAAAATGAGAAATAAAAATGGGAAATAAAAATGGGAAATAAAAAATAAAAATAAAACACGAGAATATTATATATTTATATTTTATATTTTATATTTATATAATTAAAAATTAAAATATACCATGGCGTCTACCCGAAATATCAACAACCCCAATGACTATGCAATGCGCCAGCGCTTGTACGCTGGTGCAACCGAGTACCTGGCATACGAAGCGTTTCACGTCGCGGATCGTCCCGCGCTGCCGGCGTTGTATGCGCCCAGTTTCCTGCCCCGCGACGTACTGTGCTCCAACTCCGTAGACGTCGAGTCGCAGCTGTTCGGCATCAATTCCACCAATTTAGTGAATCCCGCAACACGCGTTTCACCGGAAAACAAAACGCTGCCCACCGTATCGTTTTTTGAACGCCCGCTCTGCTACATGCCCGAAGATTTAGTTAAGGACGGAAACCAGCGACCGTTTTTCTGGTGAGGCGGTTTGATTTTATTATACGTACTTGCGAATAATATAGCATAAAATAAAGTAGAACGAACGTCTAATTATTATGAATAATAATATTAATATTAATATTAATATTAATATTAATAATAATAATATAAATAATAATATAATAATAGTAAAAATCATTAATCATGTTCGGCCCCAGTTCAAATAACGGCTCGGGTTCAGGTTCGGGTGGACTATTTGGATCCGACTCCTCGGGATCCAGCGGCGCGAATGCGCCGGCGCCTGCATCCGGACCCGATGCCGCCCCCGCACCACTATCTTCCGGTCCAGATACCGGATTCTCTCTTCCCAGTTTGAGCAGTTTCAATTCGGGGTCGGTTGACTCGTTTTTAGCCGGTTCAAACGAGTTTTTAAACTCGAATTCAATGGTTGCGAAATTATCGTTCTTGCTTTTAGTCCTGCTCGGCTTCATTGTTTTGCTGCGTTTAGGCGTCAGCGTGGTGTCCATATTCCTGACTCCGGATTCCAACCCGATGCTCGTGAACGGGCTCATCGATGCAACCGAATCCAAGACCATCACGCAGGACCCGTCGATTAAGGGCTCCATTCCGTTGACGCGGTCCGTGAACCAGGACGGCGGCATTGAAAACACGTGGTCCGTCTGGTTTTTTATACGCGATGTCAGCGGTATCAAAGACACCACCACGGATAGAGACGTCGATTTAAAGCACATATTCCACAAGGGCGATAATGTAGCTAAAAACCTGCAGAGCGATGATGCAATTCTGCGAACGGTTGGTCCAAACACGTCACCCGGTGTGTTTTTCGAAAAGGTGAACGTGCCCGTGTCAACAACTACGGGAGCAGCTCCGCCTAATGTGGCGCAGATACGGCTTACGATCGCAATGAATAAGTTCAATACCGCAGGCGGTTCACGCGACACCGTTACCATCGACAACATCCCGGTTCGCAAATGGATCAATTTGATTATTAAAACGCGCAACACGACCGTGGACGTCTACATTAACGGTCAGCTCACGAAGCGCCAGACGATGAAGGGCATCCCTTCGCAGAATTACGGCAACGTGTACGTGGCCCAAAACGGCGGGTTTGCGGGAAATATATCAGACCTGCAGTATTTCAATTACGCGATCGGCACCAGCGAAATCCAGAGCATTGTAACCCGCGGTCCGAATCTCAGCACCAATGACGATTCTCTCAAAACGCTGCCGCGCTACCTGTCTTCGAAATGGTATTTTGACAATTGAAATAGTGGAGTTTTGTATACTTGTATAAATAAATTTATTATTATATAATAATACCTCAACGTATTATTATAACAGGATAGATAAAAATGAACATTTTGCTGATTGATAAACGGGTTCAAGACTATGAGGCAATTGTTGCGGCGATCGACCCCGCTTTAGCGGTGGGTGTTGTGTTTGACTATTTTGAGGACACGTTCGACGCGGTGAAAGCGCGCATAGGTGCGCTCGCACGTACGAATGGGGCAAACCAAATTTCGGTGGGCTTGATCCAGCACAATTACCGGAGACCGATGTTTAGCATGCTGGCCTCGGCGGAGGTAGCACCGGTCTTATCGGTTGCCGCGCAGGACCCCGACCTTGCGCGGTGGACCCAGTTCCGAGACTTTATCACGTGGTGCAAGACAACCCCTGAAATCGGTGCCGCGCATTTCGACATGATGGCCTGCGCCTTGTATTCCGACCCGAATTGGAAGTATGTGATAGATACGCTGACTACGCAAACAGGTGTCACCGTGCGCGCATCCACGGACGACACGGGAGCTGCCTCGCTGGGCGGGGATTGGTTCTTGGAGTCGCATACCGGAGTCAACCTGAAAACCGTGTATTTCACGGAGTTAATCGAGGAGTACAAAGGAATATTGTATTTACTTCCGTCCAATATTCGGCGATATTCCACAAAAGGATTTGCGACGGGAAGTATTCAAGCGTGGGGGTATTCAGGTTATGGTGGGAGTAACCCGGGTATAAGTTCTGGTGTGGTCGCGGTGTATTCTACCCAGTACGCCTTCGCAGCGCTAAAAACCGACGGCAGTGTCCAAGTGTGGGATGGGGTAGGGTTGGGTGGGCCTACTCCCGGCAATGTAAGTTCCGGCGTCGTCGCGATATATTCTACCGAAAGCGCCTTCGCTGCGCTAAAAACCGACGGCAGCGTCGTTGCGTGGGGAGATTCAGCTAATGGTGGGAATGACCCGGGTATAAGTTCTGGTGTGGTCGCGGTGTATTCTACCGGTAGCGCCTTCGCGGCGCTAAAAACAGACGGCAGCATTGTTGCGTGGGGAAATTCAGATAATGGCGGCACGAATCCCGGGATAACTGGCGGCGTCGTCTCAATCTATTCTACACAATACGCCTTCGCAGTGCTAAAAACCGACGGCAGCGTCCAAGCGTGGGGGAATTCAGGTAGTGGCGGGGCAAATCCGGGTATAACTGGCGGCGTCGTCGCGGTGTATTCTGACTTTTACGCCTTCGCAGCGCTAAAAACCGACGGCAGTGTCCAAACGTGGGGACTTTCATCTTATGGCGGGGCAAATCCGGGTATAACTGGCGGCGTCGTCTCAATCTATTCTACCGGTAGCGCCTTCGCGGCGCTAAAAAGCGACGGCAGCGTTGTCGCGTGGGGAAATTCAAGTTATGGCGGCACGAATCCCGGGATAACTGGCGGCGTCGTCTCATTATATTCTACCGATTACGCCTTCGCGGCGCTAAAAAGCGACGGCAGCGTTGTCGCGTGGGGGGGTTCAAGTTATGGCGGGACGACTCCCTGGAATGTAAGTTCCGGCGTCGTCGCGGTGTATTCTACGACTGCCGCCTTCGCGGCGCTAAAAAGCGACGGCAGTGTCCAAACGTGGGGAGATTCATCTTATGGCGGGGCAAATCCGGGTATAACTGGCGGCGTCGTCGCGGTGTATTCTGCCTTTGCCGCCTTCGCGGCGCTAAAAAGCGACGGCAGTGTCCAAACGTGGGGAGATTCACCTTATGGCGGGGCAAATCCGGGTATAACTGGCGGCGTCGTCGCGGTGTATTCTACCATCTACGCCTTCGCTGCGCTAAAAACCACCGCCACGACATTCGACCTCTCATTTTCATATTATTCAAATATGGACCGGTACGACATTCTTAGAAAAACGGAAAATAGGCGTCGCGTGAACTTGACGACCCTCAACAATAATGTTTTTACATTATCGGCGGCGCGCGATATTCAATCATTCAATCCGACCATTCCTTCAGGTAAAACCCTACGCATCATTGTTCCGACCTACGTGTCGTCCCCGCATTCCATAACATCCACCGCCACAATCCCGTCCGGTGCGGGAAGCGTGATTATCGCGTGCGATCAAGGCGAACCTGTAACTATCTCCGGCACAACCTACGTGAATTTCGGTTCCTACGTTTATAAACGTGAGACGAACAACACGTACACGAAACTCACGACCGCGCAAACCATCTCGGGCGCCAGCTACACAATGTACGGTGGCGACGGTGTCAACAGTAGCGGTATTGCGCTCGTTTCCGCGTACACGTTCGTGGTTGCCAGCCCCAAAGTATACGGCGACGCGCCGTTTGCAATCACGACCCGTCCCACCACATCGAGCAGCGGCGCAATCACGTATACGAGCAGCGACACCGCGGTGGCGACAATCGACGCGTCCGGGGACTTGATCACCATTGTGAGCCCGGGAACCGCAACGTTTATCGCAACACAGGCGGCGGACGGCAGCTACGCGTCGTCCACAATGACCAGCAATGTGCTGACCGTGAATAAAATCGCGCCCACCCTCGCGCTCGTCGGCGTGGCTGCAACCGTCTCGAAAAATTCATCGGACGCGCCGTTCACGGTGGCGGCGTCCAGCGCCAGTCCCGGTGCAGTGACATATACCAGCAGCGCGCCGGGGGTAGCCACGGTCGGTTCAACCACGGGACTCGTGACGCTCGTTGCTTCCGGGTCCGCCACGATCACTGCGGCGCAAGCGTCCACCGCGTTTTATAGCGCGCCCACCAGCGTGACGTGTGTCGTCACTGTAGGCGCCGTGGAAAGTCTCGCCGGGCAAACCGTCACGACAAGTCTCGCAAACCGAAATTTCACAGGCGCGTCGTTCGCGAACGCGGTGCTCACCAATGTGTCGCTTGCAGGCGCCACACTGACCAACGTGAACTTCTCGGGCGCGACCGTTGCAGGCGCCAATTTCGCAAACGCCAATATTGTCGGCGCGACGAACTTGCCCGCGTTCAGCACCACGCAGAAACTGCAGCTGCTGCGCAATGCGAACAATGTGGCGATCAGCGCGGTCCAAATAACGACGCTGCTGAGCGGTACGGAAGTCAACGCGGCAATTACCACCCCCGTCCCCGATATTGTAGGCGCGACTTTCGTCGTGAAGGCGCCGGCACTTGACGCCAGCGGTATCAAGATCGTGACGGTAACCACCACGGACGTGTCCAACAATGCATCGCTGTACATCCCTATGAACAGCGGCGAAACGGTGAAAGTGAATGGCGTGACATACACGTTCAACGGCAGTGCCGTGCTGGACTCCACCGGCACAGCGGTTACGTTCATAACCGTCCTCGGCAAACCGTTCCGGTTGTACGCGGGATCGATTATCGGACTAAACGTGGTGGACAAACTGAACAACGTGAAAATCGCGGGTGACGGATTGTACGATGTGTTAAGCGATATGCTTGTTCCCAAAAACTAGTCTCTGCTGAGCAATGGGGTTTTAGGGGGCGCTTGTCGCCCCCTACACCTAGCAGTGCGTGCATACGTACAGGTAGTGACCGTGGTGCGCGTGCGGATCGTCGTTGTTGGATGGGAATATAATATCGCGCGCCGTGCGTCCGTGGATGTGAAACAACTGCGACCTTTGAACCAGTTGGCGTATTTTACCGTAGTCGCCTCTGGAAATTAAATTATCATAGATTGTGCAGATTACTTGAGTGCAAATGTGCCTAGAAAGCATTTTCATTCCGTCTTCGGAATTCATGTCGAGGATTTCGTGAACGAAATTGGGTTCTAGTATGACTGGAATATTTTGATACGAATCAAAAATAGCGCACGATATACCCACCATTAATGTGATCGGTGTGTTAACTCGAATATAATTGTGATTGCGATTGGGATTGGGATTGGGATTACTATCCAAAGAACTCATTCCAGATTACGAAATACGGAATAAAAAGTGATAAATGCGTGTATTATATTGTATCTACACGCATTTTTCTATATGGTTTTAATATTTATTTTTATTTCAAAGCCGGTCAAAGATGTTCATTCAAGCCTTGGCAGTTGCAGCGGCAGCGGCAGCGGCAACCTTTGCGGCAGTGGAAAAATGGGGCGACATAAACCTCTGCAAATTGAAGTAGGTGAGCAAATCGTCATCCTTCAACTTGAGCAGCTTCTTCAACTTGGCATCAGGAAGAATTCTGCGACCGTTGGATTCGTCCTGAAGCTTCTTATCGCGAATGTAGGTGTTGATCTCGCGAGTAACTTCGGTCCTGGCCATTTCGGAGCCGTTGCTCTTGCCGAGGAAAGCGGCCAGCTCGTTGGAAATGAGGGTGGGCTTGACGAACCCGGAAGGCTGGCGATTGATGTTCTTGCGACGCTTCTTGTCGGTGGCCTTTCTGGCAGCGCGAAGCTCGCGCTCAACCTGACGCTCAATGCCGCGAAGTTCGCTACGAAGGGATGCGAGCGCGGAAACAAGGGTTTGAAGCTTAGTGTGCGATGCCGCGAACAGACCGCTATCGGCGGATGCGACTGCGGCGGGCTCGACCACGGCGTTTGTGGAACTGGAGACGGCGGGGGCGGCGACTGCGGAAGCAGCTGCAGCGACCTTGGGCTGCTTGGGCTGCTTAACTGCGGCAGGAGCGGGAGCAACAGCGCCACCGGCGGAAGAAGCAGGCGCGGGGCTAGCAGACTTTGCAACCTTGGGGGCAGCCTTGGGGGCATCGACTTTGGGAGTGGATGCGGCAGAGACGGCAGGGATGACAGGGGCAGCGGACGCTGCGGTAGAAGGGGTTCCAGAAGAGGAAGTAGAAGAAGCGACTTTGGCCATTGTTGTGATTGATTGTGAGTGTATTGGTTGTTTATACTCTTAGTATAAACGTTCTTTTAAGTATGTTTTCGCGGATAATATATTAATATTGCATTTTATTTCACATTGTCGCTCCATTTCAATGTTAGAAATAAAAATAAATATATAATATATAAAAAAATGATAAAAATGATAAAAAAGATAAAAAAGATAAAAATGATAAAAATGATAAAAAAGATAAAAATGATAAAATTGAATAATAAAAGTTGGCAATAATAAATAAGTGTAAATTACTCGGTCACGCAAGTACACAATTCAAAATGGCAGCTGCGCCCAAATTATCAAGCACCGATAATGAAAGTTATCAACTGACGCCGCTTCCGCCCGGATTGTTGCAGTACCGCGTAGCAAAAGATACGATTATTGGGATGGGCGCCGAAATTAAAAATCTAAAAAAAACAAACAGTAACTACAAAAACAATTTCGAACTTGAGTGTCACACAAAAGAAAACCTGCTGCGGCTTGTTCCGACCACGCCGACAGGACTCGCAAATAAAGAGAATTGGCGGATTTTACTGCTAATAAAATCGCTCGATGGAAATGGTGGCATTTGCTTGAAAGGCGCCCTGCTAAACAACGCGACCGGCGAAATCGCGCTGATTTCCAGTATTAATGCGGTCATTCAAGCCGCATACGCGCACAGAACGATCGGCTCGCATGACGAAGAGTACAGAATATGTCAGAGCAAGATGATTGCGCCGCTGCTATTTTGGGAGGAACTTGGAAACCGGCTAACAAATTAAGCTAAAATTCAAAAAATTCAAAACCAGTGCTTTAATTGCAGGCTGGTTGTTTTGTAGTCGCTGTAATAAGGCCGGGCCATCGGCGTGTACATTGTGCTTATATCGTCCTTATAGTTCAAATACCCCAACGCCTCGGTCATTATCTTCGGTATGGCGTATTCGCAGACGAGGTCGTTCAGCGCGACGATCTGGTCCGTCAAATTAAAAGGCAGGTTCGACGCGTTCTGCAGGAAAATCGCGCGCATGATGATCTTAATGGCATCCTCATCTTGAACCGGTATCAGGTATGACCCATTGGATCGCGAGTACACCCCGGCACGAATTGCATTTTGAATGATCTGGATATTTTTACCGCTAAAAAAGAGACGGGATAGCTGGTTCTCTTCCCAAATCCCGTCAAGCGCGTTGCGAAACGTTACCGGCTCATTGACGGGGATTCGATCGAACATTGCAAACTGCTGTTCGGCGGACGGGGTGAGGATTACATTCACGCGCCCGTTGTTGCTATTGCTACCACTATTCTGATTAAATTGTATACTCATTTGATTTTTATTTATATTTATATGTATAGTCTATTATTTATTTCTAAATAAAAAAATAAAAATAAATAAAAAAATACAATAGTAAACTGAATTTAATTATTTTTTGAATAATAAAAGAGAGATCGTGGAGGGATATTAGGCACTGCGTAGTGGCGCTTGTCGCCCCCTACTGCATAATGTGGTTTTAGGCACTGCGTAGTGGCGCTCGTCGTCCCTACTGCATAATGGGGTCTTAGGCAGTGCGTAGTGGCGCTTGTCGCCCCCTACTGCATAATGGGGTCTTAGGCACTGCGTAGTGGCGCTTGTCGTCCCTACTGCATAATGGGGTTTTAGGCACTGCGTAGTGGCGCTTGTCGCCCCCTAGTGCATAATGGGGTTTTAGGCACTGCGTAGTGGCGCTTGTCGCCCCACTGCATAATGGGGTTTTAGGCACTGCGTAGTGGCGCTCGTCGCCCCCTACTGCATAATGGGGTTTTAGGGGGACGTATGTCCCCCTACAGGTAGAGTCCGAAATACAGTTTGGTTTCATTCCGTTTGAGCAGCTGCTCCAAATTTTCAAGTGTTAGCACAAACGGGAAACTGACGCGCGTCTTCATTTCATTTGAAAACAAGGTGGAAATCGAATCCGGTTTCATAAGCCGGTACAAATTCAGTTTGGTGTAAATAATCTCGAGGCAACGTTTCAAGTTTCGGACACCGTCTTCCTTGTCGGTGTAGTGCTCGACAACGTATTCGATGATTTCTTGCGGGATGGTGATGTCGTCTGCGCCGAATTTCACCTGATCCATTATTTTCGGGACCAGGTAGTTCTGCGTGATGCACACCTTGTCCTTCGTGGAATACCCCGACGTGTGGATGCGGTACATGCGATCCAGCAACACGCGGTTCACGCGGCTCTCGTCGTTATAGCTGAAGATGAAGAGACATTTGCTCAAATCAAAGTTGATTTCGGCGAAGTACTTGTCGTGGAACTGGTTGTTCTGGCTGCTGTCCGTCAAATGCGTAAGAATACCGACAATTTCATCACCCTTGGGCGTCTCGCTGATCTTGTCCAGCTCGTCGAAGTAAATAATCGGGTTGGTGGATTTGCATTTCATCAAAATGTCGATGATTTGTCCCCACGTGCTCCCCTCGTACGTGTACGAATGCCCCTCCAGGAAACTGCTGTCGGTCGCGCCACCGAGCGCGATGAATGCGAAATCGCGGCCCAGAATCTTGCTGACTCCGTCCTTTATCAGGCTCGTTTTACCGGTTCCGGGCGGGCCCTGAATCGCGATCGCGGTTCCCATCGCCGACGGATTTGAAATCCACTGTCCAACCAGCTGCATGATTTGCAGCTTGGCGTCGTTCAGACCGTACACCGCATCGTCCAGCTGCTTCTTTGCCGATTCCATAAACGCGCTGCACGCATCCATTCCATCGGCAGCGAGCGTTACCGGCAAGTTTTTCTCCACGTTGAACGGGATTTTCATAAACCCGTCGACCCAGTTCTTCACTTTGTAGTACTCCCCCGCACCCGGGTCCAAGTTTCGCAGCGACGCAATCTTGTTTAAAGCGATAGATTTAAACGTGCGCGGAATGCCGGACTGCAGGACGCTCAAGCGGTACGGCACATCCGTAAACGACATTTTGTTCACTTCTTGAATTTCGGTTAAAACGAGCCGCTGTTCCTCCGGCGACAAATTTTTGCGGAAATACACGAGATCGTTCGTCGCATTTCGCTTGCGCAGCATTTTTCGGAACTCTTTGCAGTTTTTCTTTTTTTCTTTCGCGACGCGTTTCGATTTTTCCGCGCGCAGAACCTTGGATGCGTGTTTCAGCTGGTCGTAGTACGACTTCAGCATCGCATTATCCTTGTCGCGCTTTAACAGCTCCTCCATATTTGACAGCAGCATGGCGACCGTTTGTTCGTCCTTCTCGTAGTTCTGTTGGCCGATCGGACAGCGTTTAATGAAGTGTTTTATATCGAACCCGCTCCCGCTATCGCTGCCGCTGATATTGCTGTTACTGCTCAGCAGACTGCTCGTGCTTTCGGTTCGTCGCAATGATTTTGCCTTTTTTTTGATATTCGCTTCACCCTCATCTTCCTCATCTTCCACATCTTCCTCATCTTCATCATATTCACCTTCACCTTCATCGTCATCGTCTTCATCGTCATCATCATCATCATCATCATCATCATCATCATCATCATCATCATCGTCATCATCGTCATCATCGTCGTCCTCGTCATCATCGTCATCATCGTCATCGTCGTCATCGTCGTCATCATCATCGTCCTCCTCATCGTCCCCATCATCCTCATCATCGTCATCATCGTCCTGATCCTCATCATCATCATCCTCGTCATCACGATTATATTTCTTGCCGTTCTTCATGGTAATAACGATATTAAGATTCTTTGACAGTATTTTTTTCAACGCCTTATTTCTGCGACTAATAGTTGCAGCATTTGCTCTCGTTCGCGATGTCGCGACTTTGCCTGAACCAGGCTGACCATAATCTGCAACCGGTGAATCCACATCTTCATCATCGACATCGACATCGGCATCGACCTCATTGTCATCGTCATCGTCACTCACGACGGAGGATGAAGACGACGAATCCGAATCCACAACGCGTTTGACATTTTTTCGCACATTTTGAATTTTTTTCGGCTTAGCGACCGCGGCAGCATCACATCGCTGAGATTTGGGTTTTGTTGCGGTTTTTGCCGCTGATACAGCAGAAAACGTTTTCGTCCCGCGTGACTTATTCGCAGTGGTAGGTGTCGTGGGCGCAGTTATCGGTCGCTGCAATCGCTGGCGTTGTGGTTGCTGGCTTTGTGGTTGCTGGCTTTGTGGTTGCTGGCTTTGTGGTTGCTGTGAACAAACTACTTTTCCCGACCGAGTGACAATACCCGACGTAGATGTAGATGTAGATGTAGCGGCACCATTTGTAGTTGAGGCTTTTCTTCCTTTACTCACCGCCACTGCCACCCCCCCGGCCACCCCTGGCGTCGTTTTTTCTTTACGCGCGGCTAATTCGTCCATTTGTATTTTTTGAGCTAAATGTTTGGACGGAAACATTGTAAATAACAATTTGCGGTAATCGCGATGAAACTCGGTCGATTCGAAATCACCATCATCGCCCTTATGATTATTCTGGATCGGCATTGGATGGATGAATGGATGGATATATACTTTATACTTTGTTGTTTTTAATATAAATATGTAAATTCAATTTTATGTTTTATATATTTTTTATTTATTTATTACTTATAAAAACACGATAATTCATATTTTAATTTTTTGTTTTCAATGGACGCGTACTACGATGTTATTATTGTTGGATCGGGTATGTCGGGCTTGTACGCCGCATTGCAAGTTAAGAAATTATGTCCGGATTTGACCTGTCTGGTAATCGAGAGAAACCAGTTGTTCGGCGGAAAAGCGTACGAGCACCGATTTGAAAACACCGACGTTGTAACGGGCGCCGGCATCGGCCGAAAAAATAAAGACAAACTGCTTTTGAAGCTGATGAGAGAATTCCAAATACCGATTCATTTTTTTGAAACGGAGCACAAGTATTCGGAGTTGATACATCCGCCGTGCGATGTGAAGGCCATATTCGCGTTATTAAAACGAACGTATGAATCGGAGAAAGTCGCCAAAATTCACACAACAACGTTTAAACAGTACGCCACGGCAATTTTAGGGGAAGCTGCGTATAAGCATTTCATACTGTGCGCCGGATACTCGGACTACGAACAAGCGGACGTGTACGATACGCTGTACCACTATAATTTTGACGACAACTACAATAAATGGGTAGGCTTCTCCGTTCCGTGGAAAGCATTGGTGGATAAAATAGTGCATTCTCTCGGTCATAAGCGAATCATCAATAACACCGAAGTTACAAAAATACATATTATGGCAGATGACGTTTTCGAAGTGGCAACAAAGCGATCCTCCAACTCCACCAACTACAAATACTATTGCGAGAAGCTTGTCATTGCCACGGATATAGACAGTTTAACTAGTCTGATCCGCACCGTCGCCCCTCGCTCACCTCGCTCACCAGCCCTGTCATCTCTCTATACGCAGATCCAGGGACAATCTTTTTTACGTCTGTATGCGAAGTTTTCGAGAGAATCTGTACCCCACATTAAAGAAAAGGTTCAGGGTGTCACCGTGGTGGAAGGTCCAATGCAGAAGATCATACCCATGAATCCGGATAAGGGTGTGTATATGATAATTTACAGCGATAATAAGGATGCCGATTTCTTTAAAAGGTATTTTAACAATACTCGATTCAACCGGGACGCGCTGAACCGCATTTTCGAAACGTCGCTGGGGCTCGAAGGAAAGCTGCGCATTGAAAGCATCAAGGAATTTTATTGGAAAAACGGGACGCATTACTATAAACCGCTTGCGCCGGAATTTAAAACTAGGCAGGAGTTTATACGGACCGCGCAGCACCCCTACCGGAACGTTCTTGTTGTGGGTGAAATGATCAGCATTTACCAGGGGTGGGTGGAGGGCGCGTTGGAAAGTGTGCACAATTCTCTCACAAAGGAGTGGCTGAGATATTAAGAGAAAATAGAATTATCGGTTTATTTTATAATAAATGATAAAATAAAAATGATAATTAATTTTAAATGACGACATCTTTTACATATAATGGCACAACCGTCTCCGGTTCTATAAATTATTCAATAACTTTATCAACAGGCGTATATACTTTTGATTTTACCGGTTCTCGATATAAAAATATACGATTACAGTTGTATGGCGCAGGAGGTGGTCATAGTAAAGGTGGAGCGGGGGGGTATATGAGCGGAACATTAGATGTAACCAAAATCTCTTCAAAAAAATTTTATATTGTCGTTGGCGGTGCGGGGGGTACAGCTATTACATATACCTCACAACCATACGCTTATACTACCGGAGGAACAAATGGCGGTGGTAGAGGTGTTGACGCTTACAGTTCAGCTGGTCTCGCCGCTGGTGGCGGCGGGGGCGCAACTGATGTGAGATTGGTATTTACCAGTATTGGCGATTATAATAATTCACAAAGAATATTAGTTGCGGGCGGTGGAGGTGGAGGCACAAATAACGCAGGAACGGATACCAATGGTGGTAATGCAGGATATCCAAGTGCGCCAAATGTTTCAAACAGTGGTTATGGAGGGGCTGATGGTGGTACAGAAACTGCGGGCGGTTCATTAAACGGAGGTTTCGGTGTAGGAGGAGAAAATTCTACTAATATTGGCTGGAATGGAGGAGGAGGTGGTGGATATTATGGTGGTGGCGCATGTAAAGTCCAACACGGCGGAGGTGCCGGTGGTTCTGGATATTATGATGCAACTTACGTTACATCACAGAGTTACGAATGGACTGGAGGTGGCTCCACTGCAATGACTGGTGGGCGCGCAATATTAACAATACTAACAGAGATATCCTCGCTGAGTTTCGTTCAAACCGCGTTTTACGCAAAATACGCATTGAATAGCACCATTTCCATCTCGTCATCACTGATAACCACAAATATTTCAGATTTTTACACACTTACACATTCTTCCGACAATACGGGTGTTGCGACCGTCACGACCGCTGCAAATACGGGGACTGCGACCGTACGAGGGATCGGCACAACCACGATAACGTCAAGTATCGGGGCCACCCCGAACTTTGATGCGGTAACAGTGACACTAATTACGATCACTGTGATTGGTAGCGGGTCCTATGTAACGGGTGCAACGATGACGTCGATTGATTTGAGTGAAACCGACTTGACGGGGTCGGTGCTTTCGGGCTGCGATTTAACATCGGCGAATTTGTACGGGGCTACATTTAACGCCGCAACTGATTTGCGCGGGTCCACGCTACATTCATTAAAATCGGGGCGCATCAACGGCTTCACATCGCTTCTCCCACCGGAATATAAAATGGTCTAAATGTTATTTAGGCATTCTGCATTGTATTTTATTTTTTCTCTATGTATAAATATATATTATAATCTACCGCAATGGCAAAGACAAAGTCAAGGTGTGTTCGGGGGTCACGCAAATGTAATGCCGCGTGCGTTGTAAAAAGGGAATATCAAAAAATAAAGAAATGCCCCAAAGGGTCTAAGAAATGTGCAGACCAGGCGTGTCACAAAAAGACAGCCAAACGCGGTCGCGGTGCTTCACTCGTTGTCAGCAGTTACTCGCTTCGTCCGCGCGCACCAAAAAAATGATAAAATAAAAATATATAATTATTTATGTTTGTATTTTTAATTATATAATTTAAATATAAACATAAATAATCGAGGAAGTTGAAGAAATCAAAAATATGCACCATATAAAAAATGCGTATCCGTACAATACGAATGTTATGGATAATCCGGTAGATACTCGTAGCTACCCACTATTGAGCAGCGGCGGCGGGCGAAGCTGTCGCAAAGGCTGTAAAAATTATGCCGGACGGCAAATTGGGTGCAGATCTAAGACCAGGGCCCGGTCAAGAACACAGTCTGGCGGCGATATAATTAACGACCTTCCAATGGATGTCAGCATGATGGTACAATCGGCAACAAAGGTTGGATCCGATTTATGGAACGGGCTTAAGGGTACACCGTCCGTAAATCCGAACCCGTTGCCGTTTATGGATCAAGGAATTAGCGATTCTAAAGGTCAGCCCCAGACGGGTGGAGGCAGAGATGGACACAGGCGCACGAAACGCCGCCACCGCAAGCCTAAGCGGCGATCCAATAAAGCTTCAAGGCGTTCAAGGCGTTCAAGGCGCACATCTTCATCCGGTCGTCGGTTTCGTCAATCGGGTGGTGATATATTTAGCTATTTGCCGTTCGATATGAGCACCACGGCGCGTTCGGCTGCGAACGTTGTTGCAAATACAATTAGCTCCACAAAAGGATTGCAGGGATCGGTCAGCCCGCTTCCGTATAATGACCACGCCTTGCAGAAACCCGAGCTCAAAGCGTCCGATCATCTTCCGAATTTACCGCAATATTACAAAAATGCAAATCTCAGTATTCCCTCGCTTTAACAAAACTGCAAAAAACAAAACAAAAATATTTATTTATATTTAATTATTTAATTATATTATAACACACAACACACAACTACAACAATTAATAATAATTAATAATAAAATGCAGGCCGTATCCGAAATTAAAAAGTTATGCACGCCCGCGTTTGTATATTTAGTCATCGCCGTATTCGGACTCATCGTGGTAATGCTGCAGAATGTCGGAAATACCAACAAGTTGTGCGTCGGCCGCGTGGAATGCAGCGGCACGAATACCGCCATAATGTTTCTCGTCAAAGCTCTGTGGGTTATCTTTTGGACGTGGGTTCTCAGCACCTTGTGCAAATACGGCCACCCCAATGTCGCGTGGTTCCTCGTTCTGCTGCCATTTGTCGTGGCGTTCATTGCTTTAGTCGCCGTAGCGGATATGGCGTCTGGCAGCCATCAAGCAATGCACGAGCTTGAGGCGGTCAGACAAGCCAACGGCAGCATTACGCAGCAGCAGCAACAGGAGAGCGCGAATATGAACTTGCGCGTTCAGCAGGGATATTTCGAGAGCGGGGCTCATTCCGGCGTAAAGGTGTACCAGATTTAAGTAATAACCGATTTAAACACTCGCATTTAAATAAATAAATAAAATATAAAAAATAAACGCCGACACTTGCAAATGACTATAATCGAACAACTCGAACAACTGCCGGACGATATTATTTTATATATTTATACAAGATGTCTCAAACGATATCGGATGCACGAGGGACGGCTCGTGAAACGAATCGACATGAGTAAATACAAATTTTTGGAAAAATACGTTCATCGTATACCAACTAATGCAATTCGCATGCTTAATTCATATTACGCTGGCGATGGCGAGGTCAGATATAACATTCAATACCAATTATATAATTTGAGTGGTATAGACAGAATAGAAAAAGGTATTGACGACGATATGCTGTTTATAACAATTACGACGATGAACGATTCTTCACTACTACGATACGAGATTGAACGATACCGATTAAAAAAAATAGAGGATATTCGTACTAATATTAACCCCGTACGATCACCGTCGATGTACTACACGGGTAATGCCATAGATTATGACTGGGAAATTATAAGGTACTCGTACGAAATTTAGTTTAAAAAAAATGAAATAATTATTTAGTTTATAAATCGAATGCATATAAATGAAAATTGCATTGTTCCGCGAAACCCGTTGTCATCTAAGGTGCGACGCGCCGGATGGATTGGTTGCACGTTGGTGTTCGGCACATTCATTTCACTCATTCAGTTTTGATTCAGGCTGTTTTGATTCAGGTTTATTTGATTTAGGATGTTTTGATTCAGGTTTTGATTCAGGTTTTGATTCAGGTTTTGATTCAGGTTTTGATTCGGGTTTTGATTCGGGTTTATGCTTTCAATAATATTAATGATATTTTGGTGAATAAAGTTCACCCCCACACTATCCACTGCAACTGCTGGGGGTGCCATTGGATCGATGGCGTACGTGTAGTAATAATTGTTATAGATGTGATACAAGTCCTGCGGTTGATATACCGGGGATACCGGGGATACCGGGGACGGGGGCGTCACTACAACGGACTGGTATAACCAAGGCATTGCGTTTCGCGCACCCGGGCTCACCAGAGTCAGTGCGGACAGCACGTAAAATGCGCCCAATTTACGGTCATCTTCGGTAAGCCCCGACCGTATTAAGCGGTCGATTACGCAAAGGTTAATTTCCCGCACAACGTTAAACGGCGCGGTTCGTATTTCGCTCATTATTGCGGCGCTGTTCGGATTTGCATACACGCTATTCAAATTTGCAAAAATGCAGCCCATGGGAGGACATATTTGACACTTTGTTTGCATCGTCAATTCTGCACGGTAGGACCATATGTCGTAGAGCTCTTGAAGGAACCGAATGTGCTGCGGGTGCTTTAGATCGGACAGCCAATTTGAATCCGCATAATTTCCGAGCGCGTTAATGTCCTGAAACAAATCAAGAATCTGCCCATCCATCATTTGCGCCGGGGTGAGCGCATCCTCTTTGAATTCGATGCAAACCGGGTGCCGCAGCATTCGAGAGTATGCCATTTTTGTAAAAAATGATCGGATTGTTTCGTTTGAAATGGGCGCGCGATTGTACGGGTTCAGCAGCGCGTCCACTCCCAATCCCAGCGGCGCGCGTAGTGCGACGACCGCCGGCCAATCATTTGGTGAAATCGCGGTTTTCAATAATTTAAAAAATGACGCCATATTAAACTGATACAGCATACCATCACTCTCGTCATTAAAACGAAATATTTGATAGTGGGGCAGATCGATAAACTCATCCATAGTATACACGTCGGCATCATTTACCGCGTGCGTTGAATGATCGTACGCCGGATTCTTCATAAACTTCTGAACGTATGTTCGCGCGCGATACCCGCGCATTACGCGCTGCAACGCGGTAACTGCGCAATGTCTCGAGCAGTGCGTTAGCGCCCGTTCAATAAGAACGGGCTTTGTGCCCGTTTTCTTAAGACCGTATGCTACGCACAGGCGCCTTAAATGCGGAAGTGACAGCTTGGCTGTGATTTTTGATTTCTCGCTCATTTTGAAAATCGGCATTTGAACCGTTTTGTGGTTCTTCGCATCGGCGGCATCAGGATTGGATTTGGTAGCATCGGCCTCGTCGGCAGCATCGTCGGCAGCATCGTCGGTAGCATCGTCGGTAGCATCATCGCATTTTAATCGCCCGCGTTGTTGTTGTTGTTGTTGTTGCTGTATTTTTAACATTTTACTAGTATTTGTCGGCATATATAATATATAATATATAAATATAATAAGTTATATTTATATCATTTCGTTTTTAAAGCTTGAAATTAATTTTATGGGTTCGGTTTCGTAACCCGCCTTATTGCGCTGATTAATTTTTGCATACGCGTGGGTGGATTGCGCCGCGTTTGAAGAAGTCGCGCCTGACTTTGTTCAAGCTCGGCATTTGCGCGGTTCATCTTTTCTAAAACGGCAGTATCGATCGGATCGCGGCGTTTAACGCGTGGTTTGCGTTTCAATGATGATGCGGTAATAGTCGACGACGCCGAGCTTGCAGGGTTATCAAACGCGCCGCCAAACGGGTCTTCGTATTTTGTTATTAACTCGGCATATAACGGCACATAATCTGCCGCAGTAAACAACGCCTGCAATTTCGTAAGTTCCGCTCTTTTAGTCGCGGCATTAAGTTCATTCCATCGATTGTTAAACGCATCGGACCATCTAAAATCGGGTACACTGGCTCCGTCTGGCAACGATTTGGCCCATTGTACGTATAAAAATTTTATTTTAATTACATCGTTGGGCGAACATTCGGAAATTGGAATATCTAAATAATTGTGGGTTAAATGCCCGTTGCCAAAATCTCTTTTTTTTAACTCGGTCAATGATTCGCGAACGTACATTCTTATATTATTGGTGGGAAACTCGATATTTTCGTCAAATGAAACAATTAAACGTTTCGCAGAGTTTTTCAAAACCCGAATGACTCCGACCGTGTCAAACGCGCCGCCAATGTAGGTTGTTAGTTTTTGTCGACGATTCAGCCTTCGCGTTCGACGACGACTCGACCGGGATCTATTTCGGAAACGCATTCTATTTTATTTTTTTATTAATTATATACATACATTATATTATAAAAATACATAATTATATAACTAGCTAACTAACTACCTACCTACCTACCTACCTACCTACCTACCTACCTAAATGTTTTGAGCAATGGCCGCGTACAAATCGGCCTTTGTCAGTTTCTTTTGCGCGTGCGACGCGTGAGTCTTAACAATGCCAAGTCGCGCGTATATGTCCTGTAAATCGGCGACGGTATAATACGACATCGATTTGAGGGGTGACGTAATCGAATCCATTTTCCAGAACGTGTCTCGACATTCGCGGCGCAGTTTCGACGCGAATTCTACAGCGGTTTCTTCTGCAACGGAGAAAACACAAAACCGGTTTTTTATTTTTTCAATCACGGTGAATGCGAGTGGCTCTAGCTCTTGCTCTTGCTCTTGCTCTTGCACGACGTACCCTGTTGCATTGATTTCGAAATATTTGCGGTTGTCGATGTATAAAATATTTCGGTCGTAGCACAGCGCGAGTCCCACCAACGCAGACAGTGACAGCACTTTACTTGTCACGAGCTCCGCCTCAAAGTTGGGAAGCGACATTCGGTACCGCTTGAATTGCGATTTAATGTGCGGCGTATTTGCTCGTATACGATCAATCGTCGCATATTTAAACGCGTTTTCTGCGACAAACGCGTTACCCATCGTGTCGTAAGCGAACATGCCGTTGTGTGCAATATAGAAGCACCAAAACAGCTGATTGGACGTGGCGGACGTGGGAGTGGCGGGCGGAAAGAACTTTGTATCGAGATTTGATTTTTTTGGGTTCTTTGCAGAATCCGCGAAAATAGCCGCGTCTTCGCACTGATCTGCGGTCGTATCCTCATGAAGCAGAACATTGTCATTGGTTTCATTTTCATTGTCTTCATTGTCGCCGTATTTTTTATACAATCCGGTAGCGTGCTTAACTGTACTACCCCCTTGTGGTTTAAAGTATGACGCGGTCTTTGTCGGCGCGGTTGCAGCCGTTCGCGCCGACGTCGCCGGTTGAAACCGAGACAGCGATCTGGTTATTATTTCATCGATTCGCGCGTCGGTTAATTCGTACCCGTTACTCATTTATGTTTCAGTTTATAATATAATAAATATCGGTATTTATTTATTATATTTGCCCAACAACAGTTATTGTATGTATTGTATGTATTGTATGATGTATTGCATTAACGGGGCACCGACGGGCATCCGAGACTGATCCCAGTGGCGCTGATTTTGGGACAGGTTGCGTTGATGACCTTAATGGCGTCCTTTACGGGTTGGACGAGGTAGGGGCGGATTTGCGAATACGACGGCAGCTTAATGCCCTTCGCTTCGGACTCGGCGTCGGCAAAAGAAATGGGGTTCATTTTATGAGTTTGTTATAATCTATCTTTATATTTTATTTTCTCTAAATTCTAACTAACCAAACTTCATAAAACTTCATAAAACTTCATAAAACTTCATAAAACCTCATAATTTAGTTTAAGTAAAATATTTTGTGGTCAGTACCTTTTTTTGCACTTCGAATTCATTCAGCTCGGCTTCTTGCGTTTGTATGTACGCCAGATACTGCTCAAGCTCGGTTATAAACGGTTCGGTCAGTCTAGTCAAGTTTATAAACACCCCGTTTTTGTTTTCGCTCCCAACGACGCCGCGCTCGTTACATAACCTCAAAATGTCAATGTGCTGCGCCTTTGATAGGGCTTCGACGGCATCTTTCAACGCAACCATTCTCTCAGTTGTTGCCGCGGGATCGATTGCTGTATCCATTGGTAGTAATTATTATAGTTAGCTATTTAAAGTTAATTTTTATTATAGAATAAGTATATAACTTTAAATCAGTTCGTCGAAAATTAATCCGTCAATCAATGTGGTTTTCAATGATATACGCCGGAATCGTGGCGTTTGCTAAATGCATATTCACTCCGTGCCGGCGCTACTTCAATGACCCCGACGCACAATACGCTCGTCCAGATGTAAATGTAACCCTTACATCGGGGACGAATGGCGTGCTATATTATAGTATTGTTTGAATGAAAACAGGAAGTCCTTGTTTTTCGCGGGAATGGAAACGGTATTGCGCTGCGTGAAGTCGCGCATAAACCCGGTTGCAGAAGGGGGCGCCCCACCTTTCTTAACGCCGCCACCCGCACGCGCGACCGTCATAATGCTGCTGCTTGGAGAGACGCCGCCAAAACGGACGCGCCGAGCCATCTTTGAATTCGACATTGTATTTATTATGTATTTATACTTTATAATATGATATTAGATAAAAAATATAAGTAACCGTGGAAGTAGCGTATCTCTCGATTTCTAAACGGCGCTCACGGCAGAATGATCGTCCGCATAAATTGGTTGAAAGTTACTGTTTGCGTCGCGGTAGTTGGCGGGTGGTTGGGTGGACAGCATCGGCACCTGGCTCACCAGCGTGTCTTCTAAATCGCTATTATACGTCGTCTGCGCGGCTTCCATATATTTCGACCGATACGATTCACCGGGAGCAACTTGGTGAATGAGCGCGTTCAGAGAAGACGGACCGGACGCGTTGTGCTTGGACCTCTTGATGAGTTCGTATGCCGAAAACAGCCCCAAAATCCCTATCACGGGGTGCGTGCTCAAAAACAGTGTAAGCGCCAGAACGACAACCGCGATATTGCCGTAAACCGTATCAACGTACTCGGCCAGCATTGTCGGAGTCGATATGTCGAACATTATGTAGATTACCAACACAACAAGCAACACCATTTCATGCTGCTTCTCTTTTCGTAACAACGTATTAAAATATTCCATATTATTTTATGCAATTATTGTATAATATGTATAATAAATAGAAAATAAAATAAATAAACTAAAATCTAATTTCTATAGTGAAACTGCGAATATGCCTAAAATTTCATATTTATTATTTATTTTTATATACCGCGTATTATATAGGATATCAAAAAGAAGAATATGATAATAAAATAATATATAAAATTGATAATTCGTTCCAATTCATTCACTTTATTTTATTCGATAATCGGTAATCGATAATGGCGTCCACCAGTTTGGGTCTTCGAGGCTACGCCATTCTGAAATCCGCGCTTGAACCATCCGAACAGACGCAGATACGTAAAGATTTATTAATGCAGCCGAATGCACCTAAAGCACCCGTGCAGCCGGACCCATTTCCAATTTACGTGGAGAATGCCACGACGCTATTTGTTCCGCGATACTACGGACTGGAAACGTACGGTGATCCGGAGGAAATGTGCATCCATGATGGCGCGGACACGACGCAGCAGATGCGGTTTGCGGGCGAACTTCGCGACTATCAAAACGTCATTGTGGATAAATACGTGGCACACGTTCGCGGCGGTGATTCGGGCGGCGGCGGCGGCGGCGGCGGCGGATGTCTCGACGTCGATCCCGGAAAAGGCAAAACCGTTATGGCGCTGAAAATTATGAGTATTTTGAAGACAAAAACGCTGGTCGTCGTGCATAAAACATTTCTGGTGAACCAGTGGTTGGAACGAATCCGGCAGTTTCTACCCGATGCGCGCGTCGGTAAAATTCAGGGCCAGGAAGTGGATATTGAGAATAAAGACATTGTCATCGGAATGCTGCAATCTCTCTCAATGAAGGACTATGAAGATTCGACATTCAGCGACTTCGGCCTGACCGTATTTGACGAGTGCCATCATATGAGCGCCGAGGTGTTTTGCCGGTGCATGATAAAAATAACAACACGGTACACGCTCGGGCTGTCCGGCACAATGACGCGCAAGGACGGGCTAACGAAAGTGTTTAAAATGTTTCTGGGCGAGATTATTCACAAAGAAAAATCGGAGCAGCGGCACAATGTGATCGTCAAGGGGATTCAATACTACATTGCGGACAACGAGTTCAATGAAGTGGAAACCGATTATCGCGGAAACCCTAAATTCAGCACGATGATCACAAAGCTGTGCAACTATGGCCGGCGCAGCGACTTCATTCTCGATGTGTTGAGTCGTGAGCTGGAACAAAACGACTCGCAGCAAGTAATGATTTTGGCCCACAACAAGTCATTGCTATCGTACATGCACGATGCGATACGGCATCGCAACATTGGCGGCGGAAGTGTTGGATTTTATATTGGCGGTATGAAAGAGGCCGATTTGAAAGCGAGCGAGAGTAAGAAAATCATCATTGCGACGTACGCCATGGCATCCGAGGGTCTCGATATTCCGACACTGACCACACTGCTGATGGCCACGCCCAAAACCGATGTGTGCCAGTCTGTCGGACGAATTTTGCGCACGAAACATACCAGCCCGCTCGTCATCGACATCATTGATTACCACGACATCTTCCGCAACCAGTGGATGAAGCGACAGGCGTACTATGCGAAGCAGGGGTACCATATAATGTACACGAACAATGCAAAATATTTTAAGGATGAGTGGAAAACGAGAGATGCGCCGCCGTCTATTTCGGTGGCACCTGCGCGACCGGGTCAACTAGCGCCCACCAAAGCCACGCCGAAATATTCAGTTCAGACAGTTCAGACAACCACACTATCTGCAAAGCATCCATTTGCAGCATTAATGACGGCGTCTAAGGCGCGAACGCCCGCCGCCGCATCGTTAACTGATTTCTTTGAATCTGCGCCCGCACCCCGAAAATGCTCAATCGAACTTTAACGAGCAGCAAAACTCACGCGCGTGCCGGCCTTGATACGCAAGCGCTTGCACTCGCCTCCAGGAAGTTCCATCACCAAATTTCCTATGCCCGGATAGGTTATGCACTCCGATGCTGTTGTGCACGGCGGGCAGTTATGGTGTATTTTTGTTATGACGCCATTATTAACGAATACCACGTCGAGCGGGACGATGCAATTCTTCATCCAAAAAATATTGTCGGCGCGAGACATTACAAAGAGAAGCGCGTCGAACGCGCCGTTGAACCGCTTGCCCATCATCCCCAACCGAATTTCGTTCGGAGTTTTTAACACTTTTGTTTTGAAATTAATGTTGGAAATGCGAGCAGTGACATACATTTTACTTTATATATTTTATTTTATAATATATTTTTTAGAGTTTTATGAATATTTTATTAATACGTTATTATTTATATTAATAAAATAAATTGATTTGAATTTAAAACGTTGACGTATTATAAACCACATAAAATAGTAAAGAAAGTATAAAAATGCACTTTTGCACGAAATGCGGCAACATGTATTACATACGAATTGGTCCAACTGCTGCTGTGCCGGGGGTCGGAAACGCAGAGACGGTGCAACAAGCATCCGCTTCGGATGCAATGGATGCAATGGATGCAATGGATGCAGCGAATGCAATGGATGCAATGGATGCAATGGATGCAATGGCGCTGTACCATTATTGCAGAAATTGTGGACACGAACTCAAGATTGAAAAAACGATTTGCGTATCCAAGCTGCAACTCAAGCACAATGCGCAAAGTTACAGCAATGTTATAAACAAGTATACGAAGTTGGACCCCACGCTACCGCGTATAAATAATATCAAGTGTCCAAACTCGCAATGCAGGAGCAATCCATCCGTTGCCGATGCGGCCGCGGTAATTAGAATGAAGCGGCGTCCGCGGGCGCACGTTAGGGGCGGATTAGAAGAAGCCGAGAATGAAGGTGTGGGTGAAGAGCAATATGAAGACTTCGACGAGGGCGTGCTTGGTGGCGCGGATAGCGCGGATGGCGCGAGCAAATTCACGTTTTCGACGCGTGAACCCGAACCCAGGGAAGTTATTTACATTCGATACGATGAGATGAATATGAAATACGTCTACATGTGCGCGGTGTGCGACACGGTATGGAATACCGCGCAGAGTAACATTTTGTGATTTTGCGAAAAGATATTAAACCGACCACGACATCTATATGTATATTTAGTTAGGTTTATAACTTATTACAATGGGTATTCCAAGCTATTTTGTGCGTGTGGTCAAAGAAATCAAACATTTATTGAAACCCATTTCATCTTTGGGAAAACCGGTCCACAATCTGTATATGGACTGTAACGGCATCATTTACGACGCGGTGCGCGTTCATAATATTTCCGATTTTAAATCGACCGGTGAATGCACTAAGCAAGACGCGTATGAAACCGCTATCTTGCAGCACGTGTGCGATAAAATATCGGAGTACGTCGCGCAAGTCAAGCCCATCGCCCGTGTTTTTTTAACGTTTGACGGCGTTGCGCCCGTGGCAAAAATGAATCAGCAACGCGAGCGTCGTTATAGAACGTGGTTCACGTCCGAGATGGAAAAGCAATTCGAGATTGTGTCGGAGTCATCCGCAACCAACGCAACCAACGCAACCAACGCAACCAACACAACCAAACCGATTTCTATTATAGAAAGTGAAGAAAGCTGGTCTACCGCGTGCATTACTCCGGGCACCGCGTTCATGAATAAACTGCACACGCGACTGTCCGAATACGTTGCGGATAAAAAACGAGATTCCTCCTGTTCGGCAACGATTTCGCACCCCCTGTACTTACTTTCATCCAGCAAAGAACCCGGCGAAGGCGAACATAAAATATTTGAATTCATTCGAGCGAACCCGGATTCGCATCGCGAGCACGTGACGCTTGTGTACGGCCTCGATGCGGACCTCATTATGCTTGCACTCAACCATTTACACATTTCAAACAACATTTACCTCTATCGCGAGACTCCCGAATTCATCCAGTCGGTTAATTCGCAGCTGAAGCCGAACGAACAGTACTATGTGGATATACCCTACATGTCCGACTGTATCGTGCGCTACATGACGGCATCGTCGGCATCAGCCCCCGTCCCCGATACTTCTTCACTATGTCCCGTCGTAAAAAAGCACCTGGTGTACGACTACATCTTCATGTTCTTTTTTATGGGAAATGATTTTATGCCGCACTTTCCCAGCATGAACATACGCACCACCGGACCAGATACCGTAATGCACGCGTATAATGTCACGTTTCAAAACACTCTCAACCCCGAGACCACAAACCGCAGCTTCATACATCGACAACAAGACTCCACAAGCACCGGCGCGGGCGCGGGCAGTACGGACGGCGCGGCTCCCCCACGCATTCATTGGGAAAACGTTCGAGCGTTTGTGCAATGTTTGGCCGAAGTTGAACATTCGCGACTGGTTGCGGAACACGCTCTGCGCGATAAACGCGACAGGATGTTCTCGTCTGGACACCAGTGCGAGCGGGTGACTGCTGGTGTGGCTGGTGTGGCGGGTGTGGCGGGTGACAACAAGCACCTGCACAGCACCGGGGCTTACGACAGCGTGAGCGAGCTACTACTCGCGAAATGCAAAAGCGCCACCGATATGCTGCACATCCCGACAAAGGAGCGCGGGATTGAACATTATATTGCGCCCCAAAAACAGGGATGGGAGCAGCGGTATTACGCGGCGCTGTTTGGCGAGCAAATTACGGACCGACTGTGTCACGCGTACTGTACAAATTATTTAGAAGGGCTTGAATGGACGTTTCAGTACTACACGCGCGGATGCGTTGACTGGCGTTGGCGCTACAAATACGCGTACGCCCCGCTTCTTGAGGATTTGGTTCGGTTCGTGCCCACCGCCACAACCGCGACAAGCGCTCCGCTAATTTCGCAAAAGCCCAAAGACCCGATCCAAGACACGGAGCAACTCGCATACGTTTTACCGCCTGCGTTCCAGGCCGCGCTGATCCCGTCGCGTCGCAACACGGTCGTCTCTCTAAAACTGTCCGACGTTCGGTTTACATGGGCATACTGCAAATACTTTTGGGAGGCGCACATTATTATTTAATTATTTAATTATTTAATCTGGGATGTTGAACGTGTCCGACAGTGGCGCCAGAGATATGTGTGATTCACTTATGGGTCTCGCATCATCAAACGGTTCTGCAGGTAGTTTGAACATATTGTTTAATATGTCTATGCGATGTTTAACATGGTGATTCCCGGGCGCCGTTAGATACCTAGCAAGTGCGGTAACGTCGTTTACCGGATACCCGAATCCGGCAACATTGTTATAAACTTTCTTCTCCATTTGCGCGCGCGACCGGCAGTTATAATGCACCAATACCAGATCGGTCATAAAATGCTCACACACGCTGAAATGATTACCATGATCATTTTGAATGCCGTCCTCGATAAATTTTTTCGAGCTGAAAAATGTTTTCGCCATGTTCCCATAATTTAAATATGCGCCGTGCGTGCTTTCCATCACCGCATTTTTATACCCGTCAAATTCGGATGACGCGCCATTGTTAATGATTTTACTCAGAACGTAATTCGTCTTAAAAAATGCATATTCGTTCGACGCTATCTTTGGAAGAACCGTTTGTTCGAAATACGCCAATATCGCGTGTTTGTCGCACGTTATGGTGTGCGTTTTAGCGTCATACATCGCTATAAATTCGTCAATATCAATGGGGTACGCGATTGGTGTTGTGTAGTTTCCAGACTCATTCTTATGGCTGCAATATTCCCGGATCAATTGCGTCATATACACGCCTTTCAGCGCATAATTTGGTTGCTGAAATACCGAGCAACCGTGTTTATCTTGCAGCTCTAACAGTTTTTCGTAGGTGCCGTCGGTTGACATGTTGTCTATAATGTAAAGATTCTCGTATCCGAACAGCCGGCCGTGGTAGTGCACCCATTCCGCCACGACATCGAGCTCGTCTTTTACAATCGTAAATAATCGTATCATCGTAATATGCTTTTTATTAATCATTATTATATAATATTTATTTAAATGTAAAATTTAAATAAACAATACCCGTTTTTTATTTGTGGTAGAAATAATAATATATTGATTTTGCCCGACCGCGGTAATATTCGTTTTTAATAAAATCATCAAACTCTGATTTATTTAATATGGGAAATCTGAAGACTCGAGAAGCTGAAACCTTAATTTCATCATGAAAACTATCGTGATACCATTCTGGGTCGGATAATATTAATATTTCATTCAATTCGCCGTTCGGTTTTTCTCGAAAGTACTTCCTTATTCTTTCCAAATTGGCCTCCTGCCATTTAATCCTCATGTCTTTCCAGTTTTTAAGTGCCGCTTTTACTTTAGCTGCTGGAATGCGAGTGTGGTCGCGTGGCAATTCGTCATTCTGTGTGAACTGAACGTGTTTTGGCTTTTGAATGCTTGGGGTTTTTACTGTTCTACCAGTAGACATGCTTCTAGTAACCGCCCTTGTTGGCGCGTTCGTGCCACCGCGCCTCACACGTCTAAATCTACCACATTTACGGCTCTTATTCGTCATATTATAATTATTGTGTTCGCGTTGATTATATAGTATTATTAGATAATATTCTGTTTTGATTTTTGCGTTTTATTTTTTTTAACGATTATTAAGTATTAATTATTTAACGGTTATTAAATATTTAAACAGTTGTATATTACAACAAGTACAACCAACAACAAATATGGAAAAGGTAGTACTCGATCGAGAAGAGTTTGAAAAAGTGATCAAGGAGAATGGCGGGAAGGGTTACGGCAGTATTTTTAAGTTTACGGCCCCCTGGTGCGGTCCCTGCAAAACCGTGAAGGGTTTGGTGGACGCGCAAGTTGCAGCAATTCCATCCACGTCGAAACTAGCGTGTTACGAGATCAATGTGGACGAATCATTTGACATCTACGCGCTGCTTAAACGAAACCGAATGGTGAACGGCATCCCAACGCTACTATTCTACGCACCCGGAACTACAACCGGACGTTCCGACGATTCGGTGAGCGGTACAAACGAAATCGGGATACAGGGATTTTTTAATCGCTGCATCGAAAAAACCAAATAACGTTACATCACGCCCGGTTACGTTTATCGCAAGTGCTATAAAAAAATAATTTATGAATGGAAAATTTGGAACCAAACGTGTTATACTGTCGTATCGCGTAGTGTATAAATCCGACAACGATTACAACAATAATGACATTATAAAGAATACTACGAATGTTTTCATAAAGAACTATGTTATTCGGTCTGTTCGCACGCGTATCAAACTCAATTTGAAACTTGATGGACTGATCAATTATAAGTAATACGAGTGTTGGGATAGAAAAATACCACTTTGACTTGATCATTAATAAAAATATAAAATATACAAAACACGTTTTAAGCCAAATATTAAGTACGTTTAAATCGTTGTCCTTATCTACGATTGTAAATAAAAGAAAGAATGAAACCAGCCCCACCATATGACGAAAAGGTACGCTGGTTGTAATGAATTTTTTAATATCACACCCTACCATATTTGATAGATACCCAAATAAAAGCCATAAATAAAGACCAACTATGGCGGTTCGAATATCGAACATTTTTATAGGTTTTATTATTATATTTATTATTATTATTATATTATTAATATTTTATTTTTTGTAATAAAAATAAAAAATTATAAAAAACTATAACTTCACGAACATGGATTTGAACATTGATAATTATGATCTGACCGATATTTTGAAACTGTTTCACATTCCAATCGCATTCAATGCGGATCATTTAAAATCTGCGAAGAAGGTGGTGTTGAAAATGCATCCTGATAAAAGTAATTTGGACAAGGAATATTTTTTATTTTTTACAAAAGCGTACCGTATTATTTATCAGATATACGCAATGCGTCACGAAAGCGCGCAGGGGTATCACGTTCAAGAATACTCGGAACTTATCGCACCCGGAGGATGTTCCGCTGACCGACTTAATGGCGAAAGCGTCAATGGTCCGAACGTGGCTGAGCAAAGCGAAAAACTGTCGCGTATGGCACCGTCCGAGTTCAATGCGTGGTTTAACACCGTGTTTGAAAAATACGTTCCACGTAACCACAACCCCGAAGATGAAGGGTATGACGCGTGGTTTCGCGGATCCGATGCCGACGATGCCGCCGACGATGCCGACGGCGTTGATGATGCCGACGGCGTTGATGATGCAGCAGAAGGAGGCGGAGGGTCGTGGACCCGCGAACAAGTCCGAAGTTTTGAGCGACACCGAAACCGGATTCGTGATCGGCTAGCGCTCGTTTCGGCGGATACGATTGAAGCCGCGCCGCCATCATCATCGGCCACGTCGGTACAGTTTGAGGATTTGAAACGCGCGCACACGGAAACGTTGATACCCGTCAATGCGGCGGATTATAACCAGACTCGACAATTTAAAACCGTACTTGAACTGCAAATGTTTCGCTCTTCCGCTGCCGCAAACGTTGCCCCGTTGTCCAAAGCGGACTCCATGGCGCAACTCGAACGCGAGCGTGTCGCATCCGCCGAACAAGCGACGCACCGGGCGTATCTTATGGCCAAACAAGACGAAGCCGCGCGAGACGTGAACCGTAAAGTAATGAGAGAATTTCAATCATTAAAATATTAAAATTTAAACCTTATATTACTAGACGTAAAATGTATTAAATAAATGCAAACATAAGATTTAATTATAAATGAATACATCGTTTAGAAAAACGCAGTCGCAACGAGCTGCGACCGAGGCCGCGGCTACCAAACAAACCAATATTTCGGACGTGCGCAAAGACGTCGCTGCATCGAAATTCGCAGTGGAGCGGGACGAGCGTCGAAGTATTCGCGATCAAGCAATGCTACTAGGCGGTGGTGGTGGTGGTGGTGGTGGTGGTGGTGGTGGCGCGGCTTCAAGCGGCATACAAACCGTTACTCTCGGTGGCCCGCGCCCCAACATGCACAACAATGCGCGCAAAAAAACGATTTGTTTAAACATGATTGTGAAAAATGAGGCGCACGTAATTGGGGAGACTCTGGCAAATTTGTACGAATACATAAAATTCGACTACTACGTCGTGTCCGATACGGGCTCCAGCGACAATACGAAAGCAATAATCGCCGACTTTTTTAACGAGCGCGGCGTGCCCGGTGAATTATACGACCACGAGTGGCGCGATTTCGGTCACAACCGGTCGCTTGCACTTTCAGCCGCTTTCAATAAAGCCGATTACTCGTTTATTTTTGACGCGGACGACAAGCTGTGTGGTGATTTTTATCTGCAGCAGCCGCTGCGCGCCGATTCGTACCAATTAAAATTCGGCAACGGGTTTAATTACCTAAGAACGCTCATCGTGAACAGCCGGCAACGCTGGTGTTTCAAGGGCGTGCTGCACGAGTTCATAACGTGTAATGACGAAACCGGTAAATCGGAGCTTGTTACCGGCAATTACTACGTGGAGTCGGGGCGCAGGGGGGCCAGAAATCAAGTTGCGAACAAGTATTTGAACGATGCGCGCATCCTGGAACGAGGGTTTGACGAAGAGTTGGCGCGCGGTGACCGCGGAATGGCCAGCCGGTACGCGTTTTACTGCGCACAAAGCTACAAGGACGGTGGAGCCGCGCACACCGACGACGCCATATCGTGGTACGAACGCGTGCTTACAATGGACAACTGGGCTCAAGAAAAGTATTACAGTTGCCTCATGTTGGCCGAGCTGTACGGCGGACACCCCGTACCCGAACGCAAGGACGTCGGGAAAAGCTTGAAATACCTTTTTATGGCGGGAACGCACGATTCCACTCGGATGGAGGGCATCGCCACAATTATGGAGCACTACCGAAATGAAGGGCTTAACGAACTGGTGAATTTGTTGTACCACAAGTACAAAAACTACAGTTCAAACCAAGTGGACAAGCTCTTTGTTAACCAATCCAAGTACGAGTGTTGCATCGAATACAACAATTCGGTTGCCGCGTTTTACGTGGGTGATCAAGCCAGTGGGTACGAATGCTGCAAAAAGATTCTCTCCGCTTCGCAAATCTCGACCGGCTATTTCGTGTCCACGATAAACAACATCATGTTTTACAAGGACGTTATGAAGCGGGATCGAAACACGATGCAAATGTTCGTTAATTTGGACGAGTACATGTGGAAAACGGCGCGAAGCGGGGGTCAAGTCGGCAAGGAATCGTGCGAGCTTTGGACGCTGCTGTTCGGTATGAATCGGTCGTATCTTACACGATACACTTCCTACAATTTTCGAAACCGGCGGCACAAGCAGCGCCGGATTATGATTACGTTCACCACGTGCAAGCGCTACGACTTGTTTCAGCAAACCATTAACTCGATTATTAACCAGTGGCGGGACGTGGGCCAAATCGATTACTGGTTTTGCGTGGACGATAATTCCAGCATCGAGGATCGAAATCGGATGCGCAAAAATTACGGGTGGATTCGATACCATATGAAAACGCCCGAGGAAAAAGGGCACCGCGAAAGCATGAACATTATTTACACCCAGCTGCAGCGCATAAAGCCCAAGTACTGGATTCATATGGAGGACGATTTCCTGTTCCACACGCGGATGGACTATGTCACGCCGGCCATCCAGTACCTGGAACGCCTGAAAGACACGCACGGCGTGCGCCAGGTGCTGTTCAATCGCGGATACGGCGAAACCATCGAAGATTATAAAATTGTGGGACACTCGTCGCCGGACTCGGCAACCGAAGAACGTTTGAAGGATGTGACCGGTGGTCGGGGCGTTGGTATTGGCGCCGTGATTCACGAGTACAGGGATGCGCCCGCTGCGTACAGCAACTGCCACTATTGGCCGCACTACAGCTTTCGCCCGTCGCTTATTGACGTGGAAGCAATACTTAATATCGGCAATTACAATACCGATAATCAGTTTTTCGAAATGGACTATGCGCGAAAATGGATGGACTGCGGGTATCGGTCCGCATTTTTCAACCGCATAACGAATCGCCACATCGGGCGGCTCACGTCCGAGCGCCACGATAAGACAAAGGCGAACGCGTATGAACTTAATAATGAGGGACAGTTTCAAAAGATTGAGGGCGTGGCGGCGTCGACGCCACTCGATTCCGTCGTCGTTCGACCGGCCGACGCAGGTGACGGTGACGGCGACAGCGACAGCGTAGATGATGTGGAGAATGGGGAGAATGGGGAGAACGAAATTGCCGTGGACCGACCCATTGCCATCAAGGTGGTGAATCTGGAACGACGAGATGACCGGCGCGCGGAATGCGTTTCGAAATTTTCCACCGCCGGGTTTGCAGGAGCGGAGTACGAATTTGTAAAGGCCGTGGACGGCGCGGAAATTGCCCCAACATTGGCACTAAAGCGCCTGTTCCAAGGTAACGATTTTGGCTCTAGACGCGGTGTCGTGGGCTGCGCAATGAGTCACTATACCCTGTGGAAGCAGCTTTTGAAAGACTCCGACAATGAGTTTTACGTGGTAATGGAAGATGATTTCGAATTGTGCGACGGGTTCAAACGAGCAATTCGCGGTTTGTACGACGAATTTATGAACCGGGACGTCATGTTTATGGGGTACCACATGTTCGAACAGAAGCGCGCCGCCGTTCGCCACATTTACAACCGACCGCTAAATGTCGCTAATAACGACGACGCTAATATGGGGATTGAAGTCGAGCCGCTCGATACGGAGCTCTACATTGGCGCAACGCACTGTTACAGCATAAACAAGCGCGGCGCACAGCTGCTGGTCGCTTATATTGAAATAAACGGTATCAAGCACGGCATTGATTACCTTATGAAAATCGCGGACAACGGGTTGGAATGCTATGAGACGCGGCCGCACCTGGCATTCGCGGAATGGAATGAAGCGGGTAAGTCAATCGACACCGACATTCAGTTCGATTACAACTCGGTAAACTTTGACACGGTCGACGATGACTACATTTTTTTCCCGGGAGTGGATTCGGCAAACGGCGACATTCAGTACGTGAGCGGCTTCAGCGAAAAATCCATTAATGAGTGGTTTGAACTCGCAAACGGTACCAGTGACTGTATCGCGTTCAACACGCTCGGGTTTTTCAAGCACTCGGTGCGATTGAGCCAGCTCGCCGAGACGCCCTACATCAACCAGTCAAACAAGCAAAAACACGGAATTTACGTGAAGTCGGCTCACGTGGCGTTTCAGCGAAAGTATGCGGACAGTTTATTAAAAGCAGAAACCCGTCTGTCGGTGGCGAACGTACGAGCCGCGAAAGAGGGGCGCAAACGGCGCATCGGATTCCATAATATGGCGCTGTGCGACCGCGGTTCCACCATTGCAATGTACGACTACGCGCATTATAACGAGACCCTGCTCGGGAATACGAGCTACGTCATTTATGACGCAACCAGTCCACGCAACCGCGCGGCGGTAGTTGAAAAATGCATAACCCGGTTCGGCAGCGAGCGCGTGTTTGGATACACGGATTTTCTCGACGTGGAACAGTTCATTCAAGATTTTGAGCTGGATGCAATGTACATTATTAAATTTGGAACGGTGGACAAGTACGTGTTTCAGGGTTGCCCAACGCTGGTGCATTCCGTTTTCAAGGTTGAACCGCACGGGTACCGCTATGCGACGGTATCGAAGTATTTGAAGGAGTATCATACGCCGCCCGATCTGAGTGCCGAGCAGCGGGCGCTCATAAACGTCGTACCACACATGATCGACATGCCGCGAATCGACGAACTGGCGGTAGTTGATAACGTCGGGTACCGCGAGAAGTTGGGCATACCGCGGGGCGCGTTCGTTATTGGTCGGTACGGGGGAGCAAAACAGTTTAATTTGCATCAAGTGCACGCGGCGATTTCAGAATTTTTAAATGAACCAACCCCGCCGAATTCGAATCTCCGCCCGGTGTACTTTCTGTTTGCAAACACGCTGCCATTTTACGCGCACGACCGCATCAAGTATGTGGGAACTTTGTACGACAAGCACGAGAAAGCCGCGTTCATTCTGTCTTGCGACGCAATGATACACGGCCGTTCTGACGGTGAGACGTTTGGGTTGTCGCTTGGCGAATTCGCATTTTACAATAAGCCGATTATTACAACCCGATCCGACGAATTCAATGCGCACCTTGATATTATGCAAGATCGCGCAATCGTGTACAGGACCGATAAACAAAGCCTTCTTTCACTGCTTCGCAATGTGGCGCAAATCGTCGGCAATTTTACCAATATGCACGGCGGTCAAGTAAATGGATATGCGGAATACACTCCGGAACTGGTTATGCGGCAATTTAAATCCGTGTTTTTAGACGACGACCGTGATGATGACGCGTGCAATGGTAATGGCGATGGTCGCGGAGCAATCGCCCCAATCGCGCCACTCACCCCAACCGCGCCACTCACCCCAACCGCGGCAACGTCGCCCGTTTTTACGAAACGATACAAGGTCAAAATGATTTGTAATTGGTGCAGTTGCGAGCAGCTGTGCAAGGAATGGTCGAACATGTGCGAGCGCGACTACACTTGGAAAAATATCGAAATGACTTGGGTGGATGCCGACGACATCGATTACTACGTCATTGTAAATTATCCGATGACCGAGTCCGAAAAATATGTGCCCGAGCGAACGCTGATATTTCAAATGGAACCAACCGTTTTTGATGAAACGAAGCGCTGGGGTAGTAAAACGTGGGGAAAATGGGCAAATCCCGACCCCTCCACATTTTTTCACGTGCACCGCCACTCCCGATTTTTAAACAACGTGCAGTGGCTATTTCGATATCCGCTGTCGCGGTTGCAGGACCCCGCAATGTTTGATGCGAGCGACAAGTTGAACCGCGTGTCCTGTGTGGCCAGCTCTAAATTATTCGATCAAGGTCACGCTTTGAGAAACGATCTTTTGAAACATATTGACGAGCATTATCTGGACAACAAGTCGACAAAAAATGCAACGGATGTGCTTCAGTCGTTCATTAATATTTTCGGTTCAAAAAATCACTTCAATTACAAGGCATACATTGGAAAACTGCCCGAGGACAACATCTTTTACGGGATTAAACCCTACAAGTACTACTTCATGTGCGAGAACAATTTGGAACACAATTACGCAACCGAAAAAATATGGGAGCCCATTCTGTGTGAGACGCTGTGTTTTTACTGGGGGTGCCCGAATTTAGAAGACTACATTGATTCGCGTGCATTTGTGAGATTGGATCTAAACGATTTGCAATCGGCAATGCAGACAATGGAGACCGCGATTCGTGAGGATTGGTGGTCCCAGCGCATCCCATACATCCGCGCCGCGAAACGCAAAATTTTGAACGAACTTGCGTTTTTCCCAACGCTGCAAGCCCTAATTACGTAATTGAATTGCGTAATTGCTCAAGCTCAACACCGGCAACAATCCAACAAAACAATAACGTAAATAATTATTTAAAACGAGATCCATTTTATTACATATTGACCGACCGAGTTAAAATGAATATTGACGGCAGTGATGGCAACGGTGGTGGTGGTGGTGGTGGTGGCAACGGTGGTGGTGGCAACGGTGGTGGTGGCGACAATTACGAACATTACAAATATTCGCAAACCTGGTTTATTCACTCTGAAATAAACAAACATCTTGATAACTTTTTTGAGAGAACAACTGCCAATAGAATATTAGAGATTGGGTGTTTTGAGGGATTGTCCAGCGTTTTTTTTGCCGATAACTTTATCAACCATCCCAGTTCGACGCTGACGTGCGTGGACCCGTTTTTAACAATAGACAATAACGATCACGGGCAGTTTTTACTCAACAATGAAGAGCTTAATTTTGACTACAATCTTTCGGTGTGTAAAAATTCGGATAAGATAGCCATACACAAGGTTACATCGGATGCATTTTTTGAAAGTATTAACAACAAGCCGTACACGTACAACATGATATACATTGACGGATGCCATGAGTCCGACGTTTTAATGAGGGATATGGAGAACTCGTTCGAGAGATTGGAACCCGGTGGCATAATGTGGATGGATGATTACGAGGGGGGTGATCGAATCAGAATCAAGGGGGTTATAGACGCGTTTCGGGAAAAGTATGCGAATTGTTGTGAAACAATTCATCGAAGTTATCAACTTGCCATAAAAAAAATGAATTAGACTAAATTATAAAATTGATTATATATTATATAAAAAATACAATATATACATACATATATAGATCGATATCAAACACGTAAATGAATCTGGGCGACGACTTAAAGGAATTCGACGCCACTGTGTCTGACTTCGATTCAGATGTCATTACATTAAACCCCAAATTTGGTGGTGGTAATGGTGATGGTGATGGTGATGGTGATGGTGATGGTGATGGTGATGGTGATGGTGATGGTGGTGGTAATAGCGATGGTGATAGCGATGATGATAGTGGTGATGATGGTGGTGGTGGTGGTGATGATGATGGTGATGATGATGGTGGTGGTGGTGATGATGATGGTGATGATGATGGTGATGGTGCTGACGACGAGGATGAAAATGACGACAATGACGACAATGACGACAATGGCGACAATGCAGATGGTCAAGGCGACGGTAACGAAGACGATGATGGTAGCGAAGGCGAAGCCGATGGCGGCGGAGAAGACGGTGACGAATGTGACGATATTGACGATGCTACCAGGTTTAAAAAGTTTAATAACGCGTTGCGAAATAACTATGTCACAGAAATTCACCCAGAATCGGCAAGTCACAATGATGACGAAATTCATTCACTCGCCCACGTTGTCCGCGATCAATCGGGTACCATTATTGACCCTCTGCATCGCACCATTCCCATTCTCACAAAGTACGAGAAAACGCGCATACTGGGTGTTCGAACGAAACAAATAAACGAGGGCGCTCCACCGTACATATCGGTTAAATCCACAATAATTGACGGCTATATTATTGCGATGCGCGAGCTGGAAGAGAAAAAAATACCGTTTATTGTGCGACGACCGCTTCCCAACGGTGGGTCCGAATACTGGTATTTACAAGACCTGGAAATCATTTGATATTCTACATTCTACATTCTACATCAAGCTCCAGGCGGAATGGTTGAACGGCGCGACCAGAATGTCCGAGATCTTGTTGCGCCAGTAATCCACCCGCTCCTGGTGCTTCAAATCATTCATATTCTTCGGGTAAATGGGTGTCTGCTGCATCAGTTTCGCGGCATCGGCGGTCATCGGTGGCTTGTTGCCATAGCAGTTCACGCCGTATTTGCTGTCCGATTTGTCAATGTAGCCGCCGTTCACCCCGGGACGCCCGCAATCGTTCTCGTGGCCTTTAACCTTTTGCAGCTTTCGCCACGTGTCTTTTTGCGTGGGAAACAGCGCCATCTGGTTGTCCGACCAGCCGTACGAGCACCATTCTGCTCCCTTGTTGTACGCCTCCTCCATTTCATTATACGACGCCAGCCGCGCGCCGTACGCATCGCAGATGGCTTTCGCGTCCTCGTAATTGTAGTAGTTGCCGGGAATATTGAAGACCTGTTTCTGCAGCTTGAGCACGGGAAGCGCGTTGCTGCCGTTCGGCTGCTCGACTGCAATATCGATCTCCGGGTTTTGCGAAAACAGGTTTCGAACTTCGGCGGTCAGGTTTACGTTGAACAAGTACTGCATCCCGTTGACGAAAATAAGCACGACGAATATGGACCACACCAGAATCTCAAACAAGCGCGTGAGCCGTGGGTTCGAGTCGGCTGTTCCGGACCCCGCCCCCGAAGAATCTGACGAAAAAACGCTAAATAGTCCGCCAGAATTGGACCCCGACGACCCATTTCCAGTTCCAGTTCCTGCTCCCATCGACGAAAACAGCAGGTAAAATACCACAATAATCACAATTAGAAAAACAACGATTGCCGGATTCCCCTTATTCGCAGCAGCGATGCCGAACGTCGGGTTTTCGATGCTGGTTACGGGATTATAATTTATGTTCATTTCGGTTTTGGTATAATTAAAACGTTAAAACTTACTATACTTGTATATTAATTATAAATATAAATATAAATAAATATAATTGAATGAATAAAATATTAATTTATTGATTTAATTAAAGATTCGCATTCCACTTTTATTTGCGTCGCCTATAAAACAGGCAATATGGCGCGCTACCGTCTAAATGCGTCATTTTCGGGACCATCTCATTGACGCGCTCGTCGTTGAAATTAAACCACCGACCGTCTGCGACACGCACGGTTGCAGTATAGTGCCCGCCATTGATCGAGCCGTGGTGGTTGCACACGCCGTACAAGTCGTACACGTACTTTTCGGGGCTGTACCCGCGAACATATTTCGCAAACGACGCGCCTTCGAGCGGAATCTCAATATGCGTGTTATTTTTTTTGTACCGGCCATAATTCGATGTAGGGATGAACCGTTTCAAATCAATCACCATTATTTCCGGCATACTCCAGAACACGATCGACTTATTCACCGGCTGTTTCTTACCGATGGCGTCGTTGAACCACGCGTTTTCGCCATCGAGCCGTTCGGATTCGCAGTACTTATTGAAACAGTCGTACAGCGTTATCTTTCCGCCATCTTCGGGAATACACATATTCAGAACCGAATATGGTTCCGGCTTGGCGCTCAAAATTCTGTTAGTGGACCCCGGGGTTTCGGTGGGTTCGGTAATCACCGACATTTGTACGCCGTACAGCAAGTCCAGGCATTCCGAATAGTCGCGCGTGTAGCGTTCTTTCAGCATATCGTAGCACCGCCGGGCAATAACGTCGGTTGGATTTTTTTCGGTTCCGTCGATGCGCATCACGACCGCGCGCGCGCACGCGTTGTGAAATGCGTCAAATATAAACAATAAAAACTCCGACGTATCGTTCTGGTCCCAGCCTTGAAATTCGACGGTACTGGTTTCGCGTGCTACGTGCTGGATGGCCGATATGAACCTGCCCGGGGACACGGTGCAGTTTTGTTTCCACAGGATTTTGCGCAAATCGTCCCATTCATCCATCAGGATGGCGTTTGCTTTCCGATTTGGAAGGGTTTTGCGACGGGCGGACAGCTGCGCGTTGTCCAACAAGTCGTTCAGCTCGTACGTGTGCGACAGCACGCTCAAACACGCGTTCATGTAGCACGTGTTGCCCCTGTTTACAATTCCAGACAGCCCCCTGCCGGCGTACTTGGGGTTGATGTGCGGTGACGACGGTAACAACAACGCTGTCATACTTTCGTTCTAAATATGAATAATGTATCACCGTGACATTTCTTTAAATTAAAACCGCAATAGCATAACACGCGCTAACGCATACGCATACGCTAACACAGCGCGTTTCCAAATGCGACCACCGCAATAATACCGAGAACGAGGCCAATGTGGTAATTGTACTGCATTGTCCGGTACACGTTGAGCCACGCGGCAGTCTCTTCGTCCGATTTCAAATGAAGCACCATCCAGTCGCTTTTCGGTGAGAGAATATAGTAGAAATAGTTCACACTAAACGTAACCGCTGCGATCATGCAAAGAAGCCCGCCGCGAGACCCGATGAAATATTTACGCATAGTTACCAGAAGAATCATTGAGAGAATAAATCCCAGTATCAGCCCGGTAAAGTATATTTTTTGTCGCTCCATTGTTATGCGGGCATAACGCGCTTGATTGTCCGGCGACAGCTTTGAAACGAACTCTTGGATGACTGCCCTCTTGTGGCTGAACACGCAGCAGTAAACGTTTGCAATTATGAAAACCAGCGCTACAGAGCAACTGATCGCGCAAACCATTTTGTTTTGAATTGTTGGTTGTTGGTTGTTGGTTGTTGAAATTTGATATACATTATCCGCTTATTTTATTTTTATTTTTTTTTACGAGTATTATTATTATTATTATTATTTTTAGCGCAATCTTGATGTTGCGGTCGATGCGCTCGACGTTGGGTTTTGGCATCGTTCGTCCAGTACCGCCGTTTGTCAGCATCGGGCGAAAGCATATTAAATAGGGTATCGTACAGGGTTTCGGGAACTACCGATGCCGATGATGCATTGTGACGCCGGCGACGATTTCCACTACGTCTGCTGCTGCTGTTGTCGCTCCCGCGGCTGCTCTCGCCATCGCTGCTGCTCTCGCCATCGCTGCTGCTGCTGCTACTGTCGCTACTATCATCGCTGCTACCATCCCCGCGAAGGAGTTCTTTAATTCGCGAATCGTCATAGGTTGACGACATTGGTTGCGAATTTGTCCCCTGATTCATAAGAAACAGCCCGGCAGGAACCGCCAGAGTATCGTTATGGTTGAACAGTAATGACGAGACGGATGACCCCGGGGTCGATTTTCTTCTACTTGGTTTATTGCCACCACCTGAGTTACTGACGTTAATTATGGGCGGCGCCCCGCCTTCCATAAATTCGGATCTTAATACATATCCTCCACCCACATAGTTGTTATTCTTGTCGCGCGTAAACACAAGATCCAAGTCTGTGAACATATCCAATCCACTCCCAGTTGTATAATTTATTTTGATTATGCTTAAACTTTCTAAATGTAAATACGGCAAATATAATAAAGGCAAACCGTGCGTATATTATATATTAATTATTTTATAATTTATTATTCACTTTATTTTTAAAGTTCAACGGACCCGCAATGTTAGCCACAACAGATTCAGAATCAAACGTAACTGGCACGGTTAAATTCAAGCGCCTCACCACCGACGCGGTCGTGCCGACGGCGTCCACGCGAGGCAGTGCTGGAATGGACATTGCGTCTCGCGTCTACGTCGTGGTGCCCGCAAAGGAGTGGGTCACCATTCCCACCGGCATTGCAATGGAAATTCCCCAGGATTGCTACGCGCGCATCGCGCCCAGAAGCGGGCTCGCGTTTCACCATGGCCTTATGATAAATGCTGGCGTCATTGACAGCGACTATCGCGGTGAAGTAAGAGTCATCATGTATAATCCCGGGTCCACGGCGTACCACATTTCAGCTGGGGATAAAATCGCCCAGATTATTTTTGAACGCATCTACGCGCCGTCAAGCTTGTTCGTTGTCGTGGTCGATCCAACCATTGACTCGGAACCCGAAACGCATCTCGCGCCCAGCGAACGCGGCGAGCAAGGGTTTGGAAGCACGGAACGACGCGTTTCCGAATCGCAACGACGCGTTTCCGAATCGCCAAAAACGGATTAGCTCGCGAAATTAGCGGCGACGCGTGAATTTCCTAAAGTTAGGAACCGACGCAGAATAAGAGCTGGATTTATTGCCGCGCTTTTTCATAGAATGCTGAAGCGCGTACAATCCGAACGGAACGAGCGCCTGCTGAATGATGCCGCCGAGACCGGGAAATAATCCACCGCGCTGTTGCCGTTGTTGCCGTTGTTGCCGTTGTCGTCGCGTACCGCGACTCCTTTTCGTATGCATTAGATATTAGTATAATGTATATAATATACAATTAATAAAATATATTTTTATTAAAATAATAAAACAATTCTTCCTAAAATATAAACAACCATTTAAAAATATAAATAGTAAACTGTGATTAATAAACGTTCAGGCTTTTGGTGTATGGGTTTTGCCGGAACGCGTCCAAAATCGCCGGGTCCATCCGCTCGATTGCAACGGCGCTGTCGTACGTCTGAGGCATACTCATCCTTCCATATTGCTCCATGCTGGGCGTCTGCGGCGGGGCGTTGGTCGGCACCCACAGCCGATTATTGTTTCGATCGTTATCGTTTTTAACAACCGAAATATTTGTAGTTGTGCCGAGCAGCGACATATTGCCCTGATTGGGTCGGTTCGGGTACGTTTTGTTCACGTTCAGTTGCTGGTTGTACGCCGCATTGTAGAGCGGGATTCCGGCGCGCGTGGATGCGCCGCCAGAAATGCCGGTGTATTCAGAACACGCCGTCTCGCGCTCCGTCTCGTAAATGGTTTGCGGGGTGTTTCCGTACGCGCCAACCGCGCTTCCCTGGCGGTCCACGTTCAAATGGTTCATTCCCACTAAGCCGAGCGTGGTTTCTTTCACGGTGGTCGGCAGACGGTCGGCCGGATTGAATACTGCGCCCGACGGCACCAGAGATTCCGCGTTGCCGTAGACGCGGGGGTTGCCGGTAACGTTTTCTTTTCGGGACGGACGCAGCACGTCCAAAACGGGCGCCATAATTGCGCGCACGATGCCGTAAGCACCTCCCAATTCGGGTCCGCGCACGGTGGTCCGATTATTGTGCGCGTACGTGTACGAATCGTGTCCGAAATCGCCCTTGGTTGCCGCGTTTTTTTGTGCGCTGTGCGCATTGATCACCGGCTTGCCGTCATATTCGGGTCGTTTGGCTTCCTCGTAATTGTTCGGCGCGTACGTGTTGTTGCCGCCCACGTTTGAGTTCACGCCGTAATATTCGGACGTGGTGGTCATTCGATTGCCGTCTTTTTCTATTTCCACCGCGCGCAGCGTCGGTGCCTTTTCCTGTCCGGTTGTGGTGAACCAGCGGTCCGGAGTGTTTGCGAAATACGTGTCCGGCAGATGTTTTTCAACCTTCCCGATGTGGCCGGTATTGGCGTACTCCTTGATGAACGAATTCGCGGGACCCTGGTGCCCGTCCAAACTGAATGTTTGTTTGGGGTTTGTGAGAACGCGCAATTCATCCACGCCGCGGTCCACCCATTTTTCGCGCGCTTCCAACCCGCTATTATATCCCGCACCGGCAGAGCCGTTGAAGCCCTTGTCCAGACCCGGTGCCACGCGTTCCTCTTCCCACGGTTTCACGTTGGCGATTTTCGTCGACGGCACCATTCTCGACTGAATAAAGTCGTTGCTATTCTGCATTCCGTTCACGTTGTGCATTCGGTCTTGCGGTGCAAACAGGGGTGCGCGCTCCTTTTTGCTAATGTGCTGCGACCCGGCACCCGTCTTGCTGTCAAACATCGTCTCGTACACGTTCGAGTCGGCCGTGAACCCGCGGATTTTGCCGCCAAAGAACGGCACCATGTTATTGTGGTTAAAGTCGGAGCTCCGTATTTGCGAGCCGGACAATGAAACGAAGTCGCCACTGGCGTACGGGTTTCCGAACTGATCCCCGCCCTTGGCCAGTTTGGCGGCGAGTTCGTCGTTATAATACCGATCCATTGCAAAGTTGGGGTCGGTGTACGCGTTAATGTCGCGCCCGACCGAGGACGATTTTTGCACGGGGTAGTTATTCGGAATAATGTCCATGTTGGGTAACCGCCCGGGGCGCGCGCCCATATTTTCATAGCCTTCGCTCTTAGTGTTGTCCTGCCCGTTTTCAATATTTTCACCGCGAGTTTTGTTTTTGTTCGATAAAATGTACATTGACCCCAATGCTAAAAGCGGGATTGCGATTTCCATTCCGGGGGTTAACTTTGTATTTTATATAATAGAATAAAATTATAGAATAAAATATAGATTATAACTATAAATAAATAAATAAATAAATAAATAAAAACCCGATGATACTAAATACATTTGTAGTTTTATTTATTTAGTCCGCGCGCATTTTTATCTATCGATCGTGATAAAATATGGGGCTCTATTAACGTTTACGAGTTTTAGACCCAGACCGACGACGGTGTTTGTGGGAATTATTGCGGTGATTGCGACGGCGTCGTTTTGTGCCACCTTGACTTTGTCGTACCCAAACGCCATCAGGGTATTGTATAAATTTATCTCTATTAACTTTGATTGTGGCTGGGTCGATGGCGGGATCCAAATAATATTCTCCGTCGGAATTATTCACGAAATATGGATAGGCTGTCTTATTTGCTAATGTATTACAATTGGCTAAGCATGGTTCCATTACAAATCCATCCGTATCACCCACCATCACCTTTTGAAAACGTGGAACGCCTCCTTCCGGTCGCGGTGTTGGTTTATAACTGTTATTACGACGATTTGATCGTTTAGGCATTTTATTTTATACTAAATACAAATAAAATAAAATAAAATAAAATAAAATAAAATAAAATAAAATTTATTAATATTTTCAAATTGTTTCCATTTCGTTTGCCGAATTTGCTACACTCTGTCTTAAATGTTGCCGAACGTCTTGCACCAGCATCGTATTCGGGCACGCCGGAACGAAATAATCCTTTTCCAAAATACGTGTGCTTAAATTATTTTGGAACGGGATGCATGTATTCTCCTGCGGATCAAATAACGGGAACGCTTGACGGTGCTGCTGTGCGTCGCGCAGCAGCCATGCGGGGTGCGTCGCGCGACTTTGGTCTGTGTATGCATTAACGGTTGATCCAGATAACAGTGTGTGACTGCCTGCGGGCGTCGAAGTGTGTTTTCCGCCGCGATACAGGTTGTCGAATGTGTCGCGATTCAAATTGCGCGTGAGTCCGCGAAGGTTGTTTTCAATGTCGGTCGCCATCGTCATGGCATTGCCACCCCATTTTTGGAGACGAATGTGGGGGTCCTGCATATACGCGGGATTTGTTCCATTTCCAGGAACGTTCAGCGCATAGCGCCCCGAGTACGTCGCAATATCCAGTTCTTTAATAATGCGCACGGGGTCATCATGAAAACGTGTAAATGCCATTATGTATATATGTATATGTATATATTATTATTAAATAATATTATTATCGTTAAAAATAGTATTATTGTTAAATTAATATTAATATTATTTATAAAATAGAGCAAATACCCTATTCTAAATTTTTGTGTCGAGACTTCGAGCTATAACCGCGCCGCCTAGTGCGCCGCCGTTTTTGCGCATACCGCAGTCGACCCCGACATTTGGCATTGGTTTTTTTACGTTTCGGGATTGACACTGTTTTTTTTAGTTTACCCCCTCTGCCTTGTTGTTGTTGTTGTTGTTGTTGTTGTTGTTGGTGTTTTTGTTGTTGTTGAGTTTGAAATTGGGTTATTGCAGCTAGTGCTGCTCTATGTAATGCGGCTAGTGGGACCTTGGTTTGAGGGGTTATACCACCCTTCGTCTTGGGGGCGTTTGTTTTCAATAGATGTGCTTCTAATCGCTGTGCTTCTTTTAATCGCTGTGCTTCTTGTTGTCGTTGCAGTTCTTCTAATCGCTGTGCTTCTAATCGCTGTGCTTCTAATCGCTGTGCTTCTTGTTGTCGTTGCAGTTCTTCTAATCGCTGTGCTTCTTCTAATAATCGCTGTGCTTCTAATTGCTGTGCTTCTAATCGCCGTTCTTCTTCTGCCTCCATCATCATGGCTCGCGCTTTTATGGCGTCTGGAGATAAAGGAGTGGTGACGATAGGGGGAAGTCTAAGCTGACCTGGCTGTATTGGTGCCCCCATTGCAGCGCACGGAACCAAAGCGTCTTGTAATGACGTAGCTATAGTATGCATATTCGCTGTTACATGTGGAAAAATTGTAAGGCCGCGGTTCTTACACACAGCTTCAAACCTGTCCAATGTGCTTGCGCACTGAGAAAAAAATGTAGTTAAATTCTCAAAGGTTGATCTGGTGAAAAATATAGGGGACATGTATCCATCACATTGAAATTCATATTTTTTGTGTTTGAAATGATTTGTCATACCATCTATCAATGCAAATAACGAAAGTAATTCAAAAATATTTGAATGAACTCGATGAATGTCTGTTTGTATCGCCACTTGATCTGCGCCGGCGTGTATCGCCGGATTGAATGTAAATAGTTTAGCAATTTGTGAGCGATCCTGATCCGTATATTTTCCGTATATGGCATCAAACTTTTTCTCAGCATCCGGTTTGTCGGTTGCACCAAAAAAATCCAATACATTCGATGGTAGTATTAATACCTTTTGAAACATATCTTTTATTTTCGGATAATGAGTCGAAATATGATATATGCGACCAAAATCTAGTAAAAATAAAAGTATCCCGTTCGTCATTATATTTCTGCGATGCGTATCGTATGACCAAAATGAGCTTTTAACAAATGTCGATATAATTGCTGTGGCAGCTTTGCATGCAACACGAATGGTCTCGGGTGGGAAATCGACACCGGGATTCGCACTCTCAATCTCATTACAAAAGTCTTCAAATGTTTTAAATCCAACCCCCCCAACCCCCCCAACCCCTGGACTCCCTATTAATTCCATACAAAATACGTGAATTCCATAATGAAACGTAATCGCCTTCTCTATAATCCATTTAAGCGCATTATCTGTTTTGGTGGGGGGGAAATACCTTGGGGGACCTGCAGGTAGTAGACGGTTTACCATATTAGAAAACGCATCGTGGGTCATAACACTATCCGCGATTACATCTGGTATAAAAACTCCGGGCATGCCTGCTCCACATACCGACGCTTCATACATTTGTTTTTGGTTGGCTGCCTCGCTCCTAGCTTCAAGAGGACTAACCGTACTTTTTTCAACGCCGTTATAATCTAAATAGTCAGTACCGCTACATTGCACGAGTGAAATCTTAACGCAACACTTTGATAAAAGTAGACCCTTACCCGGCGCGCGGTGCTTTGATTCTTTTTGGGATAATGGCGTAGTGGTGTCGCTGGCAACTACGCTACTCTCTAACCGTATCTTAGAATTTGCTGGTGAATTCAGAACGAATATAAAGCCGGTCGCTGAATCGGCCGATATTATCTCAAAATTATCGCAATCTGAAAATAATTTGCGTATAATTGTACTATCATCAATGATAGGCGCATACGTGCCCGAAGTTGTCAGTGCATAACTTTTTACTCCACCGCGCTGTCGCTGATGTTGCTGATGTTGCTGATGTTGATAATTTTTACTTTTGTTGCATTTTTTTTGCGACATTCGAGTTATATATATATATATATATATATTTTATTTTTTATTCATTTTTATTCATTTTTATTTATTTTTATTCATTTTTATTTTTATACCTTTGCGTTAAAAATGATATAGAATATAGTGGCTGACAATAATGTAAATATACCAAAACCTAAACCAAATGTTACACGTAAAAGTAATAACACCTCATCAGCTGCCACAAAAATGCTCCACTCAAAATGAGTTACTGCTGAACAATTTGGTAGAGTTTTATAGTCAGAACGATTTTGAAAGTGTGCGGAAAATGCTCGCAGTTATTAACGGCGAGTCGGCCATTTCACTTCGCATTATTGACTGGTTCTCTACAAATTACGCGAAAAAATATTACACGGTGTATATGATAGGCGGTGTCGGGGGAGGCGAATGCAACCGTTCCAATAAACCCGAGCGTCGATTCAAGGTGTACACGGATTACAAACTAAAACTGAAAGCGTATTCGAAAAAGCGGTTCGACCCGTTCTGCAGGTGGGACCGTATAATTTTCCCGTACAAGAACGGCAGTTCGATCCAGACGACCATAGGGCAACTCAACTTTTTCAAATGGGCAATTGAAAACGAAGTTATTCGGTACATTGAGGCAAATTATGCTACAATCGAATCGGATATGAATGCCAGAAACAGCATCTCAAAACGCAAAACGGTGTCCATTTCGGAAATTAATAGTATCGGAGTCGATAATTCTGACGCGTGCAGCGCGACTAGAAAAAAACGCGAAGAACTCTCGATTTTAGCAAGCAGCTGTATCAAGAAGGAAACTGTGGAAGTGATTGTTAAATTTGAATGAATGAATGAATAATTATAATGATAATAAAAACATATTAACAGTAATTAAAATAGTTAATTACTATTATGAATTATGGGTAATGTTGTATTTTCGTCAAATGCGTCTATATCAACGACCGCCGAATGGCATCTAAATTTTGAAGACGTTCAGTCCATTATACGCGGCAGCAATGGTGGTAGATACGTGCTGATAAACACACTGAGTAACGAATTTCAGAAATGCGTCATACGCGGGACGCTTCCGGCAAATGAAGAAGAGCGCCGCATTAATGACATTATATCGGGAAACGACGCCAATGGAGAGGCGATAACCATCGTTGTGTACGGAAAAAACGCAACCGATGTGTCCGCATACAAGAAATGCGAACAGCTTATTAAACACGGCATCGCAAACGTGCGCATATACGTGGGGGGAATGTTTGAATGGCTGCTGCTCCAAGACATTTACGGACAAGACTTGTTTCCAACGGTAGGCGCGTCCGGGGTTAATTTGGACCTATTGGCGTACCGGTCGTTGAGTGGCGGCGGCATCACGTAAATGTGAACTTCATCATTCCGGACACCTTTTCTGGAAGTGCGCCTACCGCCTTTGCAAGCATTTGCTGCGGTCCAATTTTCAATTCGGACAAGTAGTTGAACAAGTAAATGAGCAACAAAATGAGCAGCGCGGCGCTGATCATAAACGAGCCGCTTTCGTTTGATTCGCTATTTGCCATATTTCTGAATGTAACAACGATTATAAACAACATGAGCGATACCCACAACACGTAGTAACTGAGTTTTGATTTCACGTTTAGCGCCGAATCGCCAACCTTGCCGTCGTACGTTACCATATTTTGCTGCAGGTTATTGTATTCGTGCAAGTTGTTTGCGCCCGACGACGACGACGATGACGACGATGACGACGATGATGACGGTGGTTGAGGCGACGGGTTCCACCAATCAGTATTATATGTTGTAGATTTGTCTTTGGATTCTTCGGATTCATCGTCATCCGTATCATCTTTGTCGTGCGACCGACCTAAACGCAATTTGATGACCGCCGCATTCAACTGTTTTTCCAATTCGTAAACTTCGTCACGTAGTTTTATGACATTGGTCGGTAGTTCCGAACACACGAACGATGAAGAAACTATATGGTCGTTAGTAAACATTTTGTCGCCGATAGCACTGCGAGCCTGGTCTGTCGTTGACAGTGTGGTTGGAAATTTGGCAAGACACGATGAGTGGCAATTTCTATGTGATTCACTTAATATATCGGGGCGAAATGGGCGAGCGACACCTTCGATATCAACCCACATATACGTCGTGGTTGTGCCCTTAAATCCTATAATGGTGCCCGCAAGAGTTAAATCTTGACCGGTCACAGCAACATACTTGTCGGCCGGTAGCGTCGGTTTCCGAAACCCGGCGAGAACTGGAACTGATATTAAGGTTATGGTCGCTAGTTCTGGGACCGGAGGCATGATGGTAACGCCCGCAGGTACTTTGTAGAGATATCCGTACTTGTTAACGTAGTAAACGTCGTATGTTGCCTCCGTGAGCGGATTGGCGGTCGCCGCCGTTTTCACAACCTTGACGAACTTTTCGAAATATCTAGATTGATCGTATCCGCCGCCGAGTTTAAACGCCTTTAGCGCTGCGGCGTATTCGTCGCGCTTGGCGTTATACTTTTTGTAAATTGTGTTGTAAGCCTTGAGATTAGCTGCGTCTTTCTCATCCGACCCCGATAAACCTTCTTGCAGTTTTGACCCGCATTTAAAGCCCTCCATGACAGTTCCGTACTCTGGCCCGCTTGACCGTTCTATCAGTTCCAGGTCAGGTTTTTGAACCGTGAGGGTGGTTGTTTTACAGCTTCCGTCGATACTGCCGTCTGTACTCACGGACACCTTTCTCCCGGCGTAGTACCTGGACCGATCGTTCACGAATTTACCCTGCTCCAATGACGGGTTGTTCGTAAGAATGTCCGGGGCGGGCTGCAGCGTGTCTAAAAAATTATTCAAAGCGTCATCTAAATACATTCTCTCGTTTTCTTTGTTGTTGTTGTTGTTGTTGTTGTTGTTGTTGTTGTTGTTGTTGTTGTATAATAATATTATAAATAAAATAAATAGTTACGAATTATCGGCAAATATGGCGTATGCGGAATAATAAATCCCGCTGCCGGCGCATAAAAATGCGAGAATACTGAATACGTCCCGGCGATACATTCCAAGCTCGTTTTTATAGGACTGGTGAGACCCACTCGCTCGGTCGGACAGGGAATTCATTTTTTCAGAAACCCCTCCCAGCACTTTTTTACTTTGATTAATATTTGAATCCATCTTTTCCATTATATTCGAATTTTCGTTCATATTTTTGCTTATTTCGTTCTTCAGGGTTTCCAGTTGGGCCATTACACCCTTATAAACGGCATAGTTCGTATTTACGAATTTGGTTAAGTCGTCTCCTCTTACCGTAGGTTCCGTATTTAATACTTTATTCACACTTGTTTCGTAGTTTATGTATCGGGTAATAAAATTGCCTGAAAAATCTTCAATGCTTGATTCGATTGCATCCAGTTTTTTCTTATACTCGCACACGTACTTAAATTTTGCTTCACACGCCATAATGATGCTGCTGTTGTTGTTGTTGTTGTTGTTGTTGTTGTTGTTGTGGTTGTTGTGGTTGTTGTTGTTTATTATAATCGATTATTTTTATTATTTTATTATTTCTCGGAAAATAACATAAAAATAATAAAAAATAGTGTGGGCGTGCCCGTGTCTAAACTGTTTCCGCTGCATAATAATTAACGCGCTTGCGGCTGTCAGACAAGTCGATCGGCGGAGGTGGCGGGTGCGAGCGCTCGTTCCGCAGTCCGTAAAATGAATTGCACATCGTCATTGGCATGCACGTGTCATTGTCCGGACTCGGACGGTACCTCGAATTATTGGTTACGTCGGGATAATCGGACACGGTGATTCCGCTACCGGTTCCGCCGGTCGCCGAACAGGGTGTCACGGTTATTTCACTTCCCGGAGTTGGGTATTCGGGGCTGAGCAGGAGTGAGTCCAGCGTTGCGGGATAATTGCCCGGTGCCAAATTAAAATTCTGTCGTTGCATATTTTCGAGCCCTTCCGCGCGTGCCCCAAGTCGGTCAAAGCTCTGCTTAAATACGAATCCGCTCAACAGTATGATTCCAAACATGAGAATCAAAAATGAAGTGCCGTTATTGTTATTGCCGCTGATAAGCATTTATTGTGTATGTATGTATTTATATTTTTGTATTTATAGAAACAAAATATAATTTATTAAACTATATGTCACGAATTCAATCGCCAGAACCAAAAATGCAAGACCGGCCGTTTTTGTATTGTTACCAACCAACTTTATTTTTATTTTATTTCTAAACATTCTTTAAGCGAACTGCCTGGTAGCGGAAAATACGGCTTGGTTCGTGAACGACCAAACAAACGAAAACACGACCGCGTGCGTCATCGCAACAACGGTTTTGGATGCGCCGGGTGGGAGGTAAAGAAGAACCCCGGGGGTCAATACAAAAAACAGCAGAGCTGTGTATACAAACATAAAAACGTCCATTTTATTTTTTTTGTTATATCTGTATGTTAGATTTTAATTTTATGTTTATAAAAAAAGAAAATTAAAAAGCGGCCGCTGCGCTTAATTCGTATGTTACGTCGTCGCGTCACTTTTCGGGCTGCATCGATATTGTCGCGGTTGGGTGCATACTCGCCGACATTTGGCGCATCAGAATCTGGTCCTGCGTTACCGCGGGAGAAATCATTCGGCTCTGCAAGTCGTTGCGCGACAAGTAAATGTTTTTTAAATCGCTGTCTTCGTATCCGTACGGCCGACTTTTATCGGCGACGGTGGCGTATAAAAACGGGCTGTTCGTTACGCTTTGCCCGTACAGATTGGAATAACCCGACTGGTTGAAGCATTGCTCCAAGTTTGCGTCCATTACATTGGTTGAATTGTGCGTTAAGAACTGCCTATAGTCCCAATTGGACTCGATATTGTGCTGGGCGCGAAGTTGGTCGTTGATTGCCGAGCCCGGAATCCACGTGGAGTAGGTTCGACCGTCGTTCATTATCGGCGGAAAATTAAAGTGTAGGTTATTTGAACCTGAATACGCGGTTCGCCAGCTCATTTAACTAATTTATTTTTATTTTTATTCTTGTTCTTGTTAAATATTATTATTATTTTTATTATTTTTATTATTTTTATTATTTTTATTATTTTTATTATTTTTATTTTATTTTTATATTATTAATTTTACTTTATTCGGTTTGTTACACTTAGATTAACAATGCCAGCAGTTGGTCTCGTTTGAGTTTCGATATGTCCTTGTTCGCGTGTTCGCTGAGACGCTTCACTGATTGGCGCAATTGCTTGATCGACATTTCTGCGTAGGTTTTATGGGTTGCGGATGCGGATGCGGGCGCGGATGCATCATTTGGGTCTACCCCAGAGGACGTATTGCCCAGGGATAGATCAACCACATCTAAATCCAAGTCGATTACCATGTTGCGATTATTGTTGCGCGGTGTACGTACATCGTCTTCCGCCTCCGCGTCGTCGGGCACGACGTTATCGGTTTTGATTACTATCATTCGCTTAGGTTCGGTACTGTCAAGAGCGTCAGCGTCAGCGTCAGCGTCGGTGTCGGTGTTTCGGCCGCCGCGGTCATTGTCATCACTGTCACCGTCATCACTGTCACCGTCATCACTGTCATCACTGTCATCACTGTCATCACTGTAGTCGCTGTAGTTAATTGCGTTTCCGGCGTGCCGATTTTCATCATCCATTTCGCCATCCTTGCCACCGTGACAAATCTCTATAATTTTAATATCTGACATATCGTTGATGTGAATGTTCGTCGCGTCGTCATCGTCGTTGTCGCCGTCGTTGCAAAATACGATATCGTTGCTACCGCCATTCCGGCTACCAATTCTATACGCGTCCATTATATCGGTATCGCTCGAATCACTATCATTGTCGTCGTAGTCGCTATCACTGTCGTCGGAAATACTGACCCGGTCTTCATTACGATCCCGAAGATTATGGGGTGTGATTGTGGGAAACGCGGAGGAACCCGGCTCGTTTATTTGGTGTTCGCGACTCGCCAAAGCGCCGCCGCCATTCACACTATTCACACTATTCACACTATTCACACTATTCACACTACCCATTCGTTGAAATTGGTCGCTTATGGACGCGATAAAATTTCGCATAACCCCAATCTGTTCCTTGTGCGAAACTTCTAGTACCTCAAACCGTTGCTTAACATAATAAAATAGCGCGCCTACCAATATCGCGGTAATTCCTAAACTCACGAGCAAGAATGCGAAATTTTTATATTCGGCGCATTCTTCGCCGCCCATTGATGATGAGCATAGCCCATTACCACTTTCATTATTTGTCATTGTATGTATGAAATTATTATACAATAAAGCTATAAATAAAATATAAATCGAATACGTATTTATATTTAAGTCAAATCCTTCGAAATATTATTATTAATTATTATTATGATTATTATTATTATATGATTATTACTATTAAATGATTGCACGGGACTAAATTACAGGACCGATTTTGTGATACGTATGATTTCATCCGGGTACTGCAAGTCAATCAGCACTTTAATCCCGCCCCGTATTTTAGAAATGCCTGGAACGACTTTATAGTGATACGTGTACTCAAACGCGCTGCTCACGCTGGCCGACATGTGCAAATTGCGTATATTCGGATTCGCCTCGGGCTTCCGTTTATCGCCCTTTTTATCGCCCTTTTTATCGCCGTTCTTGTTTTTGCGCGGTTGAAACATTTCACACAGCTGGATGTAGTGCGTCGTCAGCATGAAGTCCACATTTCGCATATCCGAAATGTAGCTCACGTAGCCGTACGCGCTCGCAACCGCTTCGTAAGGGTTCGTGCCCGAATACAGTTCGTCAAAAATACAGAAATGCCGTTTTTCGGGATTAGTGGTAATGCAATCCAGAATCTCCTTGCACCGCCGGGATTCTGCTTGGAACAAGCTGTCGCGGCCGGACGTGTCCGGGATATTAAGGTAGCAGTGCAGAAAATGATACGGCGCAATCGTGGCGGACGCATACGCACCGTACCCAATTTGCTGCGATAAAATTATATTAAACAGCGTGGTTTTTATGAGCGTTGTTTTCCCGGCGGCATTCGGACCCGTAATGATGAGTTTTTTATCGAGCGTGATGTCATTCTTTACGATCGGCGCATTGTTGCTGCCGCTGCCGCCGTTGTCGCCCGTATCCGAGCCCGGCGTTGTGGTTGTATTCAAGAAGTACGCGTCCTTCATCGTCGTTGTCGCTGCCGAAGCTGCGGACGCGAACTTGCACGGATTCAGCGCGCCAGACTCAATGTGCTCGATAATTCCGGTGAGGTGCTCGTAGTACGCGTTGAACCCAAACGTGTACTGCATCATATGATTCACGTCTTCGTCATCGAAAAAAAGGTAGTAGTACTTCATCACGTGGCCAATGCGACCGACCCCGTTAAAACACAGCGAAAACGGTTCCAGATCGGCCAGTTCGTCGATAATGTGCTGCGCGCTGTGCATTTGTGCTTCCAGACACCCACAAAACGCGTGATACTGTGAGAGATCCGATGCGCAATCTAAAACGCGGCTCATTTTGTCGACCGTCTGCCGCAAATACGCGCGCACCATTATCAAGTGATCGTGAATCACGTAAATATTTTTATAGAACCGGTAGCACGACATCGTGTTCTGGTACACTTGAATGCAGTAAAACGCGACCGACATGAGTATGTACAACTTTTTTTCCATAGTGACGCCGTCAAATTCGGTAAACAGCTTTCCGACGGCGTGACTGGATGCCAGCATTTTAAGCACTTCCAGGTACTTGTCGGTGCTGATGTCAACCCCGCGCGCCTTAAGGATGAAGAAGGGTACGATGAGTACAAATACCGGCATCATCAGCGATATTAACGGGGACGACACGTTGTAAATAGATAGCGCTTGCAGAACCGCTGGCATCGTATTCAGTTTTTCGATGATTGGAAACGGGGGCGCGTCAATGTAGCCGAACTTGTCTTTAAACCCGACGCGGTTTGTTTTCATTGATTTCCAGAACGCTTCAATGGGGGCATGGTCGACGGGGTTGGATAATTTCGAGGACGGGCGGAGTCTGGAAATAAACTGCTGCGTGTTTTTGAGGTAGTCGACATTGGACGTGAATGTTTCGCTCCACAAGTGCAGAAACTGTTTTCCGTAGACGGAGTCGTCGGTCAAGTTCATAACGCGCGCATACAGCGGACGCGTGAGCGCGGAATCTTTCGCGCTGATGAGTTCTAAATCCGACACGATCGGTTTTGACAGAGCGTGCCGGTCTTCTTTGGGCAAATATTGAATCGGGAGACGAAACACGGATTCGGGTAGTGGCGACAGTGGCGACGACAGTGGCTGAGACGACGGTGCAATTGTGTCGGCGTTGGAATTGTTTAGAATGGAATACAATATGTCACGCGCGGACGTTGGTTGTTTGCTGCATTGACTCGACGGGTCGGGTGCCGGGGGTGACGCCGATAATGCTCCCGATTCTACAGCCAGGTTCAAACACGTTTCAATAATAGTTTGCATTGGTCGTTGCAAAAGTCTAGTGTAAGGAAGTATTGTTATATATTATTTGGTTGCAAATGGTGTTTAAATTATTAAATGATTAAATGAATAAAAATAGGTGGTTAAAAATAGTTAAGTATTAAAATTTTGATATGGGATTCGCAAAGCGGGACAGCGCGTGTTGCGACAACGTTAATGCCGACGCGGCCGCCGACGGCGAATGGTTGCTCTACCCTTGCCCCCTGAACGTGTATATTTGGCCAGCATTTCACGGTAGTCTTTTAATTTATTCTCCAAACGCAGTATATTACCTTCATCGGTTTCAATTTGTTTAGCCCGAAATTCTTTCCATCGCTTATCAGAATTTGCCGGTTCATAAACGTGCATCTGAGCGTGCGCGGCAAGTTTTTTTGGACGCACTCCTGCCTGGCGTAAGGGTTTGTACTTATGTGACTTGAACTTGTCAAAAATTCCAAAAAAAGACGATGCTGGTGGAAAAGAAGAAGAGTCGTCATCTTCGTCGGATGAATTTGCCACGTAAGCGCCTTCTCCGGCATATGGTGGATTTTCGCTGTTCCACAGTTCTAATAGTTGAGCATTTTCGCGAACCTTGTCCTCTTTTTTTGCTTGAAAATCGTGAAGTTTCTTATCGCGCTTGAACTTATCCAGTTGTTCTGTCGTTTCTTTTATCGCAGCTGCAATCTCATGGGCTTGTTGTTTGTCCCTGAATTTTTCTAGCTGTTCTGTTAATTTGGCGCTGCTTTGCTTATTTTGTTCCATCACGATGTCGTGCTGATCAGGCGGAATATTTCTATAATACTCGTGTAACGCGGTTTTTTTCATCAAATTTCTCTTGGATTTGTCGGGGTTTCTAAATAGTTTAACTCGATCGGCATCTGTAATCAGCAAGCCTACTTTCGGGAGGCTGATTAATGGATGGTAAGTAATTTTATCAGGCTTGCGATGTTTAACTGTTTTGGGCGACTTGGGCGATTTTGCAGTACCCATTAATTAAATATACAAAATGACGGTTATTTATTTGTATGTTTAAATATTTTAAAAATCAAAATGATTTTAATTTTTCGATTTTATGTTTTATTTTTAATGTTTTAATGTTTTAATGTTTTAAAACAGAGTACTTGTATATTATTTAATAATGACGGATGTGGTGGATGAAGTCGAAGCGGGTGCGGGCGTTGTTCGCCCAAATCCAATCGTCGCGTTGATGGCGCATATGATGAATTATTTGAACGCGTCGCTTTATGAAAGCCAATTCACCTATAGCCACGAGCAGTCTCGCGCGAGTTTGAATGAGATATACGACCGCGTTTCCAATGCGTCGGATATGGCGCCATCATTTAGTGACGTTGATGCGTTTTACAGGAATGTGGGCTATTTGCGACGCGTCACCGATACCGATGATCCCGATTACGCGAGGTATATGTGCGCGTTTCATCGGTATATTGTTGTCGCGAAACGCGCCGAAGAATCCACAAATACGTTGCCACTCGAATGAATTTTAACGTGATTGCGATTATTGTGATTTTTGTGATTTTCGAGTTCGTCTAAACCTCCGGTTTTTCTTTTGCGCCTTGCGCGACGGGCGCAGCTTACGAGACGGGCGCAGCTTACGAGACGGGCGTTTACGCTTCGCTCCACCACGACGAAGAAGATTCACTTGAGTCAATGGATGAGTCAATGGATGAGTCAATGGATGAGTCAATGGATGAGTCAATGGAGGGATATAATCAGCATCGTGCGGTTCGGGATAATGTTGGGGTCTCAAAATCGAGCTATACCTATCAGTATTTGTATAAGAAGCAGCAGAAGAAGCAGCAGCATCATCAGCAGCAGAAGAAGCAGCAGCAGAAGGAGCAGCAGCAGAAGAAGCCGCAACAGCGTTATCGGCTTCTGCAACCCATGCGAATATAGTGGCTTCTACGTTGAACGGTGTCAGACCCTGCGTATTTCCGAAAGCCTTGCGTAAAATATTATCTCTTACATTATCATATTTCTTTGGCTTAAGAAATTCTCCTAAAGAGAATTTAAAAAATTTCTCAGGCTCAGTCTCCGCCATATTTGCGATAGTTGTATATGTAATACTATTATATATTTTATTTAATTCACTAAATTAACGATAAATGAATTAAATACAATCGACTATACTACTTTATTATTCATACGCGTTTTTGATTGTAATGGCAGCCACTGCAGCCGATGCGTCAAGCAACAACAACAGTAACAACAGTAACAACAGTAACAGCAACGCGGTTATATCCATAAACATAACCAAGGAATCGATCCGGCGCATTTTAAGCGACGTCCGCGAAATAATGACGTGTCCATTAACCGATTCCGGTATTTATTACGTGCACGATGAAGACGACGTGCTGTTGGGCCATGCAATGCTGCACGGCCGACCCGGCACGGCGTATGCGGACGGCTACTATTTTTTCCGCATTAAATTCCCACCGGATTATCCTCACGCGCCGCTGTCCGTTACGTTTCTCACAAATGACGGCGAAACAAGAATGCATCCAAACTTCTATAAAACGGGTTACGTGTGCCTGTCCATTTTAAATAATTGGAAGGGCGAGCAATGGACGGGCTGTTTAACCCTGAAATCGGTGCTGCTTACAATGGTATCCATAATGGACGAAAAACCGCTGCTTCACGAACCCGGCATTCGCGAAAGCCACGCCGATTTTTCGCCGTACCACCGCATCATCGAATATAAAACGATTGAGTTTGCGTGCTGCCGTCTTTTAAACCGGACCGATTTCGACCGGTACATTATATTGCCGGCAGCGTGCAAGCCGTATTTTTATGAGCGGATGTGCGAATTGTTTACATCGGGTCGCGATCAAATTTTGGAGCGGGTTCGTGCACTGAAAGTTAAATATGCCGCGCCCGCTTCCAATTCGCACGTCTTGAACGTTGCCATATACAAAATGCAATGCGTTATAAATTATGACACATTAACCGATTTCATTGAATCGGTATCTGTATCTGTATAAATATAAAATTGATTTAAACATTTTTGTATTTATTGTATATTGTATAATAGCTATGCGAATTATTGAGAACCCGCAACAGTTTCGCGAACGCTTGCAGGCCAAGTTGAAGGATCAGATATCGGGTACTGGCTGCGACGGCGACAGCATCAGCGGTGGGGTGGCCGCAGACTCCTCTTCCTCTTCCTATTCCTCCTCCACCACGGCATCCAAAATCGCGATAAATATTGAGCGCGGCATCTATAATTTTATACTTCAAAAGGCGTCGCGGGAAAACATTGTCAAAAAATGGGACAACCCCTATTTCGTTCAGGTTTATTTGGATCACGCGCGAAGCGTGTTTTGTAATTTGAAGAATCCGCGAATATTGGATGCCGTTCGAACTGCTGCCATACAGGCGCAAGATTTGCCATTCATGACGCACCAAGAACTGTGTCCCGAAAAATGGGCGCAACTCATCGAAGAAAAACGAATTCGTGACAAAAACAAATACGAAATCAAACTGGAAGCGTCTACTGATAATTTCCAGTGCCGAAAATGCAAGTCGCGCGAATGCACGTACTACCAGCTGCAGACGCGCTCGGCAGACGAACCGATGACCACGTTCGTAACGTGTATAACGTGTGGAAGCAGATGGAAGTGTTGATTGAGTCCTTATTTATGGCGATGCGGGTTTGGAAGCGGTATCGCCGTGCGAATTTGCAACCGCTTGCGCGTTCAATGACAGGATTCCTTGCGTAATATTTCCGGCGCAATTGGGTTCGCCTGGGGTGCAGGAAGCGCCGTGTTGTGGCACGGTCGGCGTCGTTTCGGATTCGGGTTGTAGCGGTACGCCCGCCCCACCGGACCCCCCGTGTAACTGTAACCGCAACCGCAATGATTTGCGACGACGGGAACTACGTTTTTTAATTCGACGCTGCAGCATTAGCAGGCGCAGACGCCGGCTGACGCGCGCGTCGAATGCACTTGATTGTCGCCGTCTGGACTGCCGTCTGGACTGCCTGGACCGGCGCCCGGACCGGCGCCGACCGCCAACCTTGACCTTTTTACTTTTCACTACCTTGGTTTTGGCGTTGGGCATCCAGCCGCCAATCTTCATATTATTCAAAGTATTGGCTTGGATACTGTCAGCGGTGACGGCGTCAATGGCTGCCTTTGACGAAGCTGCACTTACTGGAACAATCATTGGATTCACAACGGCAACTGGAGGGTTACCGGCTACGGGGGTGTGTTTAATTTCACCCATTTAAATAATGAAAATATAAACCTACAAAAATAAACGTTGTTTAAAATATACCTATATAAATAAATAAATATAAATATAAAATTATAAATATAAAATTAAAATTAAAATATAAATATATGAATAAACTATAAACAATACAACAATAATTTAAAAATATGAACGACGATGAGCGCCTTAACCTTCGCAAAATGATAGCGGCAAATAGCACGGAAGACAACACGTCCAAAATTCGGAACTTGAAACACGGAGAACTGATTCGCGCGGATGTCGCAACCCTGCTTAAAGTGAAACACGACTACGCGCGTCTTGAAAAATCGAATCCGGCGCAATTTGACGCGATATGCGTGTCGCGGTGCGCGTTCCTGTTCAAGCACTATACCGACATTTTCAACAAAATCAAGAAAAACGAGATGGATTTAACGATTCTTATGAAGTTCGTGTCCGTTCTTAAACTGATCGAGGATGGGAAAATCGACCAGCACGAGGGGTCGTTCGAGGTGGGAAAATTGTTGAAACAAATTTACGTTGACAGTGCTCTGCGCGCATCCGAGCACTTGGATGCAAAATACGCGGCGATTGAGAAACGTGGCGCTTCTTCTTCTGCTGCTGCTTTTGCTGCTGCTGCTGCTGCTGCTGCTGCTGCTAATGCCGGCATTGAAACCGAGTGCGATCCGGAATCGGTGCGAACGCCGGGTTCTAGTGCCAACAATAAGAAGATAAAAAATGTATCGTGGACCCAATTCAAACAAAATCAATCGAATTCGCCACGGGAAGAATAATTTATTACATTTTTGATTAATTAATTAATTATAATGTTTTGCATAATATATAAGATTAAACATCGCCCAATGGGACTAAAACATTTGCTGCATACCCAAACGGGAGGATACATCATTTCGATCATATTGGGTCTTGGCCTCGCGTCGCTATTTAGAAAAGCGTGTCAAAACAGAAAGTGTATGAAATTCGAAGCCCCGTCATCGGCAGATATTGAAAAGTACGTGTACCACTACGACGACCCAGCCAAATGTTTCAAGTATGAACCACGCATTACAAAATGCGATGCGCAAAAGCAGGTAATCTCGATTAATTAACTAAATAATTGATTAATGCGTAATTATTTATTTACTTGTTTCTAGCAACAAGTATATAGATTTTAAAGTTCAAAATTCAGATTTCAAATTTCAGAAATGGATAACACTACGCGCCTTGACGATTTGCCAGTGCACAGTAACACAACCGCGTCATCCATTGGGCAACCAATGGGGCATAACGTCGTGATTCAGCAGTACGATCCAAATGTTGCAAGTATTGCAAACAATGCAAATGGTGCAAACGGTGGGTCGGGTGTAGGAGGCGCAGCGCCGATGGACCAGCGACTGCTTCAAGAGCTGGTAAGCGGCGTGCAGCGAGCTAGCAGTGCGGGAATGACGGCACTTCCGTCCCGCGATATACCGCGGGACAGTCTCGCGATGCAGCACGACGAGCAGATCAAGCCGAATTACATTCCGCAGTCTAATGGCGGTGGTAATGGCGGTGATGCATCCAACGACGACTACATCAAGCGGTATGAAACGAGCGACGACGTTCGCACAAATAATCGGCGCAGCCAGAATCGGATGGATTCGATCGAAGCCATTTATACCGAGTTTCAAATGCCCATTCTACTCGGAGTGCTGTACTTCATATTTCAAATGCCGGTTCTGCGAACGCACATGCTGAATTTTATTCCGGCACTGTTTAATAAAGATGCGAATCTGAACCTCATCGGACTCGTCGCAATGAGCAGCGCTTACGCTGTTGCGTACTACGTCATCACGAAACTGCTGTAGGTAGGGGGCGACGAGCGCCACTACGTTGTCCCCCTACGTTTTAAGCGCGTACAAGTCAACCAACACGTCGTACAATCCGTGCCCTGCTATTTTTACATTGTTCAGTTTATCAATGACGTTTAGCCCGATAATCGATCCCGCGTACAACCGGAACGGTTTGCCGAGGACGGTTATGAACGTAACCACTGTGCCAGTGACCAGCACGGCGCTGCCGTTGAACGTGTATGTCACGCCATTCACTTTCACCGTCTCGCCGCTGTTCATAGGGATGTACAGCGATGCATTGTTGGACACGTCCGTGCTAGTTACCGTCACGATCTTGATACCGCTAGCGTCAAGTGCCGGCGCCTTCACGACGAAAGTCGCGCCTACAATATCGGGGACGGGGGTGGTAATTGCCGCGTTGACTTCCGTACCGCTCAGCAGCGTCGTTATTTGGACCGCGCTGATCGCCACATTGTTCGCATTGCGCAGCAGCTGCAGTTTCTGCGTGGTGCTGAACGCGGGCAAGTTCGTCGCGCCGACAATATTGGCGTTTGCGAAATTGGCGCCTGCAACGGTCGCGCCCGAGAAGTTCACGTTGGTCAGTGTGGCGCCTGCAAGCGACACATTGGTGAGCACCGCGTTCGCGAACGACGCGCCTGTGAAATTTCGGTTTGCGAGACTTGTCGTGACGGTTTGCCCGGCGAGACTTTCCACGGCGCCTACAGTCACGACACACGTCACGCTGGTGGGCGCGCTATAAAACGCGGTGGATGCTTGCGCCGCGGTGATTGTCACCGACCCGGAAGCAACGAGCGTCACGAGTCCCGTGGTTGAACCGACAGTGGCTACCGCGGCGTTGCTGCTGGTATATGTGACCGCGCCGGAGCTGGCGCTGGACGCCGCCACCGTGAACGGTGCATCCGATGAATTTTTAGAGACGGTTGCAGCAACACCGACGAGCGCGAGGGTGGGCGCGATTTTATTCACGGTCAGCACATTGCTGGTCATTGTGGACGACGCGTAGCTGCCGTCCGCCGCCTGCGTCGCGATGAACGTCGCAGTTCCCGGGCTCACAATGGTGATCAAGTCCCCGGACGCGTCGATTGTCGCCACCGCGGTGTCGCTGCTCGTATACGTGATTGCGCCGCTGCTCGAGGTGGTGGGACGGGTCGTGATTGCAAACGGCGCGTCGCCGTATACTTTGGGGCTGGCAACCACGAACGTGTACGCGGAAACGAGCGCAATACCGCTACTGTTGACACCGTCGCCACCGTACATTGTGTAGCTGGCACCCGAGATGGTTTGCGCGGTCGTGAGTTTCGTGTACGTGTTGTTCGTCTCGCGTTTATACACGTACGACCCGTAGTTCACGTAGGTTGTGCCGGAGATAGTTACGGGCTCGCCTTCATCGCACGCGATAATCACGCTTCCCGCGCCGGATGGAATGGTCGCGGTTGATGTTATGGCGTGAGGCGATGCCACGTAGGTCGGAACAATGATGCGCAACACTTTATCGGTAGGCATTGTCGGATTGAATGATTGAATATCGCGCGCAGCCGATAAGGTAAACACATTATTGTTCAGGGTCGTCAAGTCCACACGACGGCGATTCTCTTTTTTTCGGAGAATGTCGTACCGGTCCATATTTGAATAGTATGAAAAGGAGAGATCGAATGTAGTGGCGGTGGTTTTTAGCGCCGCGAAGGCGTAATCGTTAGAATACACCGTGGCAACGCCGGAACTTATACCCGGATTTGCCCCGCCATAGTATGATTCTCCCCACACTTGGACGCTGCCGTCGCTTTTTAGCGCTGCGAAGGCCTGGGCGGTAGAATACACCGCGACGACGCCGGAACTTATCCACGGATTCGCCCCTCCATAACTCGAAAGTCCCCACGCGACAATGCTGCCGTCGCTTTTTAGCGCCGCGAAGGCGTAAAAGGTAGAATAGATTGAGACGACACCCGAATTCGCGTTAGTCACGCTACTCGGTGCCGTTGTCCCGCCAGCACTCGAATCTCCCCACGCAACAATGCTGCCGTCGGTCTTTAGCGCTGCAAAGGCGCCAAATGTAGAATACACCGCGACGACGCCACCAGTTATCCCAGGATTTGCCCCGCCATAATTTGAATCACCCCACACTTGGACGCTGCCGTCTGTTTTTAGCGCAGCGAAGGCGTAATGGGTAGAATAGATTGAGACGACGCCGGAACTTATACCCGGATTTGCCCCGCCATAATTGGAATCTCCCCACGCAATGACGCTGCCGTCGGTTTTTAGCGCCGCGAAGGCGCTACGGGTAGAATAGATTGAGACGACGCCGGAACTTATCCCCGGATTTGTCCCGCCATAATACGAATCACCCCACACTTGGACGCTGCCGTCGGTTTTTAGCGCCGCGAAGGCGTAACTGTTAGAATAGATTGAGACGACGCCGGAACTTATCCCCGGATTTGTCCCGCCAGCACTCGAATCTCCCCACGCAACAATGCTGCCGTCGGTCTTTAGCGCTGCAAAGGCGCCAAATGTAGAATACACCGCGACGACGCCGCCGGATATGTTCGGATTCGTCCCGCCATAATACGAATCCCCCCACGCTTGAACGCTGCCGTCAGTTTTTAGCGCCGCGAAGGCGTAACTGTTAGAATAGATTGAGACGACGCCGGAAGTTATGCCCGGATTTGTCCCGCTCCACGTAACGACACTGCCGTCGGTTTTTAGCGCCGCAAAGCGGGATAGCAAAGAATATACCGCGACGACACCGGAACTTACATTCGCAGGAGTCGTCCCGCCGTATTGTGAACCTCCCCACGCTTGAATACTTCCCGTCGCAAACCCTTTCGTCGGATATTCTCGAAGATTGTATGGATACGAATACAACACCCCCCGATACTCATCGATTAACTCCGTGAAATACACGGTTTTCAAGTTGACGCCTGTATGCGATTCCAAGAACCAATCACCACCCAGCGAGGCAGCTCCCGTGTCGTCCGTGGATGCGCGCACGGTGACTCCGGTCTGCGCAGTCAGCGTATCTATCACGTATTTCCAATTCGGGTCGGAATACAAGGCGCACGCCATCATATCGAAATGCGCGGCGCCGTGTTCGGTCTTGCACCACGTGATAAAGTCTCGGAACTGGGTCCACCGCGCCAACTCGGGGTCCTGCGCGGCAACCGATAAGACCGGCGCTACCTCCGCCGAGGCCAGCATGCTAAACATCGGTGTCCGGTATTTGTGCTGGATCAAGCCCACCGAGACACCACTTGTATTTGTACCGAGCGCACCTATGCGCGCTTTCACGGTGTCGAACGTGTCCTCAAAATAGTCAAACACAACACCCACCGCTAAAGCGGGATCGATCGCCGCAACAATTGCCTCATAGTCTTGAACCCGTTTATCGATCAGCAAAATGTTCATTTTTATCTATATTATTTATTTATTATTATTAACATTTATTTTATTAATAATTATATTATTTTTTTAGTAATTTTAATAATATTATTTTCATAACTATGAAAATAATTATAAAAATAATCTAACCGCCTACTCGATCTGCGACGGCACCGTTCCCGGGATGGCGATGCCGGGGTCGCAGTATGCGCCGACGCCAACTTGACTCACTGCGGCAACTCGCACATTGTATCGCACCCCGTTTGCCAACAAGCTGCTATCGTTTATCACCGCAATGTAGCCATTATAATTGGGCGGATTGGGAGTCAAGCTCGTGTCCGTAATTTGTTTGGGCAGGCCGGTGCCAGCATCGTTCAGAAACGCGTAACTTGCATCCGAATCGATCTCGCGCTTGTACTGCAAATAGTAGTATTCGACCGCGTTGGTACCCGCCGATATCGGCGCTTGCCAGTACGCGGTAATGCGATGCGGCCCAACCAAGAGAAACAAGCCGGCAGGCGGGGTTGCAACCGTCCCGGGTATGACAAATATGCTTGCGGTCGGCGCGCTGTACCCTATAGCGTTCTGACGTAAAACGCGTATCTCGTACGATACACCATTCACCAGATTTTCAATATACGCGCTTGTATTGTAAATTCCATCAACGTTGGACTCTCTCCAAACAAGGGTGCTCGAAACGGTAATAGACCGATATTGCACCCGGTACCCTATTACCGGGTACCCACCGTTATCTGCGTTTATACCGCCATCGGTTACCCAGGATATTCGGAGCGCGGAGTCATTTGACTGTGCGAAAACCGTCGTGGGTGGTAGCGGAACCGTTCGCGGAGTGCCGATAATCGTCTCCGAGAATTCCGAATATCCGAGCTGGTTTTGCGAAGCCACGCCGAACGCGTAATCCAAGCCGTTGGTCAGTCCCGTAAACGCGTAGTTGCGATACGGCAGCGTGTTTATAATGGACGACGGGTTCGGTATTTCAATCGCCGGAGTCTCGCTCCAGCCCATTCCACCGATTGCTTCCCTTATGCGGGCCTTGTACGCAAGTACGGGGTACCCGTTCGGTTCGGGTCGATTCCAAAATAGGGTAATCTTTTCTCCGGTGGAAGTATCCGCCGATACTCCCAGCTGCGGAAGCAGTAGGCGCGTCGGAGTGCTGCCGGGCACAACAGGCTCAAACAATACCGGCGACAACGGGGGTATGGGGGTAGAGTAAAGCCCTCTTCCCACCCCATTTAAAGCCGCAATTCGAAACCGGTAAGCGGTTCCATTTTTCAAATTTGGCACGATCGCATAAACTCCACCCGATCCGCCGACACCCGTATCCGGCAATACCGTGTACGAATTTCTCGGAACCACGTTCCAAGACGCGTCCGGTACACTTGCGTTTGTAGTTGCGGGGGGTAACTCGACAAGCTGAATGCTGTACGCATAAACCGGCAAATCACCGGTAAGGGGTGGCGGCCGCCACGCCAGTCGCGCTTTACCGCCACCGCGCGCTGTAACAATGTTCCACGAAACATCGGTCGTTGTCGCTGCGGAAATAATTCCCGGTACGACCCCAGCAAACGCGTACGCTGGATCGGGCGCGGACATCGCACCGTATTCACCCGCCCCTATGAAATTCACTGCCGCGATTTGCACGTCGTACGCAACGCCGTTCGGGATTGTTTCCGAACCTGAACCCGAACCCAGCGTGTACGATCGCCGCGTATTGCCACTGCCACCCGACCCCGACGCCGCGACCGTAATTGTGATAGTTGTGGCGACAACCGCGGTGACCGGGCGATATTTGATACGGTAGTTCGTAATGACGTACCCTTGGTTGTAGGGGTCGGTCCATTCCAACGTGAGCGTGCCGTTGCCGCCATTCACGAAGAGGTCGATCACCCTGTCGGGGACTGTACCGGGGACGTCGTGCACGACCGGAGAATACGGCCCGCGCCCAACAACGCTGTTCGCCGCAACCCGAAAGTAGTACGTGGTCCCGTTGATTAGTCCCGGAATGGTGACGTTCGTTAGCGCGTATTGCTCGGAGTACATTATCCACGGAACGTAGAAATCCGAAACCGGTTGCTGGGTGCTGTATTGTATGATGTACCCCAGCCGCGGTTTACCGTCCGCGAATGACGGGGCCCAGTTCAGCGATATTTGTCGGTCACCCACAACCGTATTCAGCGGATTCACTTGACTGGGTGGAACCAGATTTCGCACGCCGTAGTAGGCGTAATTTTTAAATATCGGTGGGAATCCGAGCGCGGTGTACACGTCATCAATAACTATTCCAAGCATTGACCCGCCAAACACCAGAAACGTTCGACCGTTTACGCCCACACTGCGAATCACATTTCCCGTCAGCGTTTCAATTATGGCGCCCCTACCCGCGTCGTAATAGTATTGGGGGTTTGACAGCGTAACCGGAAGCGGCGCCGACACATCCGACGTGGCGGCCGCGTCCACGTAGAACGATTCATTTTCGACGGACGGAATATAGAATATGCGACCCCTGTACGCCGACAACTTCGAGTTTCCGCTCGAGTCCAGTTCCAACACATCCACCGGCCGATCTCGAATGTAGTCGAAAATGGGGTCGTACGTGTACGTGTTGGGCGTGGTGGAAGTTGCCGCGATCATATCGATCTCTCCTCCCAAGCAGCCGGTCGTGCGCGCGCTTGAAATATTGCGATTGTGCACATTTTTCAACAGCTGGAGCCGCTGCGTGTTTGTAAACGGCACAATTCCCGATAAGTTGGTGTTGAATATATTGGTATTCGTGAAATTCGTGCTCGTAAATACCGCGTTTGTCAAATTCGCCCCCGATAAATCCATGTTCGTTAAATTGGTGCGACTTAGGACCGCGCCCGTTAAATTCGCGCGCGGACCAACAATGTACGCGTCCTGTGCTGCCGGCGGAACCGACGCTTGTACGTAATTATAATTGGTAGCCAGCGCGTCGGGCGGACCGATAAGGCCACCGGACCGCGTGTTCACAAACGTGGCGTTCGTGAGATCGGCGTGCAATATATTCACGCCCGTGATCGTCGTGTTATTCAGATTTGCACCTGACGCGTCGGCGTACGGTCCAATAATGTAGCCACCCGACGCGCTGACAATGTAGCTGTACGACGCTGGCAGCGATGCGGGAACGCCGGTCATTCCGCCGGATTTTATATACGGAATCGACGACCCCGCCAGCCGCGCGTTGGAAATGTTGACGTCGGTAAAGTACGCGCCGCTCAGTTCCGAGGACGTCAGATTCCTCAACGCCGCGCCCGTTAAATCCACTCCCGGGCCGATAAAATAGCCGCCCGTGCCGTCGGTTGCATCATCGACGTACCGGTACTTGGGCGGCAGCGTGTTCGTCGCGGGCGGGCCTATCATTCCCCCACCCGTCGCCACATTGATTAGCGTAGCGTTTGTAAATGTGGCACCGACAATATTCAGCCCGGTAAACTGGCAGTCGGTTAAATTCGCGCCGGTAAAGTCCACATAGGGTCCGACAATGTATGCACCAAACGAATTGTCCGTCATAAACACGTACGGTGGCGGCAATCGAAGCGGGGGGCCAATCGTCCCGCCGCTTTTCACGTTATTCAATCGCGTACCCGAGAAATCAACTCCCGTGACATTCACCCCGGAAAAATTGTAGCCCGATAAATCGGAACCCGATAAATTGGCACCCTCCACGTTTACGTCGGGTCCAATAATGAACCCACCGCTCGCATTCGTAACGAGGTAGTTGTACGCCGGCGTCGGAAACGCGGCGGGCGGTCCGATTAAATTGGGACCCAGTTTCGTATTCGTGGTTATCGCCCCGGTTAAATTTGCCCCGCTCACGTCCATTCCGGAAAGCACACAATTTGTGAGATCGGCGTCGGTTAAATTCACTCGACTGCCCACTATGTAGCCTCCGCTAGAATTGTCGTTAACAAACGTGTATCCGACGGGCAACGATGCGGGCGCGCCGCGTATGCCGCCACTTCTTGCATTCACTAGCGATGCGCCGTCGAGGCGCGCGTTCTGCATAACGGTGCCTGTAAATGTGACACCCGACAAATCGGTCCCGGTGAGAGCCGCGCCTGAAATGTCGGCTCCCGTGCCGATGAGGTATCCTCCGGATGCGGTGACGGCGCTCACGATGAAGTTGTACGTTGCAGGTAACGCCGCGGGATGACCGGTCGTCGACAATGCCCCCGAGCGCACATTGAGCAAACGCGCGTTCGTGAAATCCGCGCCGTCCAAGTCGGCGCCCGTAATCACCGATCCAGACAAGTTCGCGCCGCTCAAATCGGCGCGAGGGCCCACAATGTACGCGCCGCTCACATCATTGGGCACGAAGAGGTACGGACTAGGCAACACGGCGGGTGGGTTCGCGTTCACCATCCCGCCCGAGCGCACGTAGTCCAGGCGCGCGTTCGTGAAATCCGCGCCGTCCAGGTCGGCGCCCGTAATCACCGATCCGGACAAGTTTGCGCCGCTCAAATCGGCGCGAGGGCCCACAATGTACGCGCCGCTCGCGTCGTTTTCTATGAAGAGGTACGGACTAGGCAGCACTGCCGGCGGGTTCGCGTTCACCATCCCGCCCGAGCGCACGTAGTCCAGGCGCGCGTTCGTGAAATCCGCGCCATCCAAGTCGGCACCCGTAATCACCGATCCGGACAAGTTCGCGCCGCTCAAATCGGCGCGAGGGCCTACAATGTACGCGCCGCTGACATCATTGGGCACGAACAGGTACGAACTAGGCAGCACCGCCGGCGGGTTCGCGTTCACCATCCCGCCCGAGCGCACGTAGTCCAGCCGCGCGTTCGTGAAATCCGCGCCGTCCAGGTCGGCGCCCGTAATTACCGATCCGGACAAGTTCGCGCCGCTCAAATCGGCGCGAGGGCCCACAATGTACGCGCCGCTCGCGTCGTTTTCTATGAAGAGGTACGGACTAGGCAGCACTGCCGGCGGGTTCGCGTTCACCATCCCGCCCGAGCGCACGTAGTCCAGGCGCGCGTTCGTGAAATCCGCGCCATCCAAGTCGGCACCCGTAATCACCGATCCGGACAAGTTCGCGCCGCTCAAATCGGCGCGAGGGCCTACAATGTACGCGCCGCTGACATCATTGGGCACGAACAGGTACGAACTAGGCAGCACCGCCGGCGGGTTCGCGTTCACCATCCCGCCCGAGCGCACGTAGTCCAGCCGCGCGTTCGTGAAATCCGCGCCGTCCAGGTCGGCGCCCGTAATTACCGATCCGGACAAGTTCGCGCCGCTCAAATCGGCGCGAGGGCCCACAATGTACGCGCCGCTCGCGTCGTTTTCTATGAAGAGGTACGGACTAGGCAGCACTGCCGGCGGGTTCGCGTTCACCATCCCGCCCGAGCGCATAAATGATAAACGCGCGTTCGTGAAATCCGCGCCGTCCAGGTCGGCACCGGTTATCACCGATCCGGACAAGTTCGCACCGCTCAAATCAGCGCGAGGGCCCACAATGTACGCGCCGCTCGCGTCGTTGGTTACAAAGATGTATGGGTTAGGAAGCACGGCAGGCGGGTTCGCGTTCACCATCCCGCCCGAGCGCACATACGATAATTGCGCGTTCGTGAAATCCGCGCCGTCCAAGTCGGCACCCGTGATCACGGACCCCGTCAAGTTTGCTCCGCTCAAATCGGCGCGAGGCCCCACAATGTACGCGCCGCTCGCGTCGTTTTCTACGAACAGGTACGGACTAGGCAGCACCGCCGGTGGGTTCGCGTTCACCATCCCGCCCGAGCGCACGTAGTCCAGGCGCGCGTTCGTGAAATCCGCGCCGTCCAGGTCGGCGCCCGTAATCACCGATCCGGACAAGTTCGCGCCGCTCAAGTCCGAGTAAGGGCCCACGATGTACGCGCCGCTGACATCATTTGGCACGAATAGGTATGGGGCGGGCACTACGGCCGGAGTATTTCGCAGCATTCCAGACCGCACGTATGCCAGCGTCGGAGGTAGCTTTGTCATCGATACGTCGCATCCATATAAATCAACGCGTGAGATATCGGACCCGGTCAGGTTTGCGCCGGTTAAATTTAGTCCCGGGCCCACTATATAACCACCGGATGCGGTAGTCGTCACGTACCGGTATTTTGCTGGTAATGCGGGTATTGCAGACGCAGTTGTTAAAAGTCTGCCGGTACGCATATTCGTAAAGACGGCGCCACCGAGATTTACGCCCGAGAGCGTCGTGTTTGAAATGTCGGTATCCGTAAGATTCGCATCCTGCATATTCACGTAGGGTCCAACAATGTAGCCGCCACTGACCGATGACATTATTAACCGGTACGGCGACGAAAGTATGGGTGGCTGCGACGGCTGCGCCATCAACTCCCCCGATCGCGTATTCGTGAAATTCACGTTTGTAAAATTCGTCCCGTCGATTCGTGTAAAGGCCAAGTTCGTATTTGAAAGATTCGCACCGCTCGCATCAATGCGCGAACCGATTATGTATCCCCCGCTCGCCGTAGTTTGTACGTATCGGTAATCGGGCTCACTTGTTGCGGCGGGCGGACCAATGAGTCCGCCGCCACCCATTCGCACACCGTCAAACACGATCCGTTCCATTAGCGCCCCCGCAATGTTTCGATTTTGAAATTCGCTGTCCGTGAAATTTGCGTCGTTAAGATCCACGTTCGGTCCCACCAAATATCCCCCCGAAAGCGTGGTCGGCATAATCGAATAATTTGGCGTGAGGGCGCTCGGAACGCCGAGGGCGTTCATTTCACCGGAACGCGTGCGATAGAAAACGGCATTTCCCACGTTTGCGCCGGTAAAATCCGCGCGCGCGATACTGGCGTGCGAGAAATTCGCGGTGCCAAGATCAACGTACGGTCCAACCACGTACCCGCCCGACAGTTCCGTTTGCACGTAAATGTACGGCGCGCTAAGAATCCTCGGAGGTCCGACGTTGTTGCCGAATTTCGCATTTGCAAAACTCGCGTCCGTCATAATCGCATTATCCAGCGTCAATCCCTGCATGTCGATCGATGCCAAATTCGCCCCGTTCAAGTTCACGTTATTTCCCACAACGTACCCGTTCGAAGTAATGGCGTACGGCGCGGTCAGCGGCAATCGCGGCGTTCCCTGAACCCCACCGGATCGCACATTGTAAAAATTGGCGTTCGTCAGATCAGCGCCCTGGATATTGCATCCGCTGATGTTTCCGCCCGATAAATCCGCACCCGATAAATCGGTGCTTGGTCCCACGATAAATCCACTAATGAACGAAAACGTGGGCGGCAGCTGTTTCGGAACGCCGACAATGTACCCCGACCGCACGTTGTATAGGTTCGCCGCCCCGAAATTCACATTGGTCAAATTCAAGTACCGCAAATCGGCGCCGCTGAAATCAACCGTGCTTAAATTCACATCAGGGCCAACAATGTAGTCCCCGATAAACGCGTAGTTTGTCGGAAGCACCGTTTCCGCATTGTGCACCACTTTTCCGGATTGGGTGTTGTAAAAAACAACATTGCTCAAATTAATTCCGGAAACGTCCACGCCGCTCAAATCGCCGTCCGACAAATTAACCGACGGGCCTACAATGTACCCGCGCGACAGCCGGTACTTGATATTCGCGGGAATCGTAGTGGTCGTAAACGTGGTTGACGCGGAGCCGGACACGCCACCCGATTTCGTGTTTACGAAAACGGCGTTGGTTAAATCGCTGCCGGAAATATCGGCGCCGCTGAAATCACCGTTCGTAAAATCGTATCCGCTTAAATCCAGTTCCGGGCCGATAATGTGTCGGGCGGTCACTTTATACCCGCTCGTAATCGCGCTCGGCTGACCCGCGATATTGCTGGATTGGATGCGCGTAAAGAGAGAATTCGCGAGATTCGCACCGGAAACATCCACGCTCGAAATGTTCACTCCCGAAAAATCGGAGCCGCTCAAATCCACCCCCGGGCCGACAATGTAGCCGTTCAAATACACGTAGCCGTACTGCGACCCGCCGTAATACGCCGGATCGGGTGAAAACCGGATGGGCTGTGCTTCCAACATTTCAATGTTTCCGGATCGCACGTTTGTAAATACCGCGTTCGTTAGATTTGCGCCGCTTAAAAAGGTATTGCCCGCGTCCACTCCGGTAAGGTCGTCGCCAGAAAGGTCAACACCGGGCCCCACTATGTACGCTCCGCGTATGGTGTACTTGGCCGGCATGCTCGCAACCGTTGCCGCGTTGTACTGCATGGTTCCGCCGCTTCTCGCCGCCGTCAGCACGCTGTTCGTAAATACCGCGTTCACAATGTTCGCGTTTGTAAAATACGCGTTTGTCAGGTTCTGGCCCGACAAGTCGGCGCCGCTTAAGTCCACCCCCGTGCCGACGATGTACCCGTTTCGCTGCATATACGTCGGCCTCAGCAGCGGCGTGGTACCTTTGACGCCACCGCTCCGAATGTTCGTGAGCCCTGAATTCGACATATTTGCGTTGGTGATGGTGGTGTTGCGCAAATCAACGCCGCTCAAATCGCTATTGGACAGATCCACCCCGGGGCCAATAATGTAGCCGCCCCGTAACGAAAATGTCACGTCGGGGAATATGGGCAGCACCGGCGCAGCCACAATGTTCCCCGATTTCACGTTGAGAAGCACCGAATTCGTGAAATCGACGCCGGTAAGGTTGGTTCCGCTAAAATCTTGGTCCGTAAATATGATTCCCGTCAAATCGGCGTAGGGGCCAATAAGATAACCGGATAAAAACTTGAAACCCGACCCCGCGGTAAACGTGGGTTGAACCCCGTTGGTTATGGAGACGTTCCCGGACTTGATGCCCGAAAAGTTCGCACCGACAAGGTTTATTCCGGTCGCGTTTGAGTATGCGATATTCGCTCCGCGCAGGTCGGCGCCGCTCATATCGACGTACGGTCCGAAGATGCATCCGGTGTTGGCCGCGGCGCTGTACACGTACCGGTACGGCGCGGGAAATGTGGGGTCCTGCGTGGATAAATCGGTACCGTAATTATAGCCCTGATACGTGACGCGCGTGGTTTTTGCGCCGGTGAGGACGGTTCCAGACAAGTCGGCGCTCGTTATATCCACGCCCGTGAGGTTTGCGTTTGTAAAAATGGCGTTGGCGAATTTAGCGCCGATAAATACGGACTCGCTCAAATCCAGACCCGTGAAATCGCCGCCCGATAAATTAACCCTCGGGCCGAAAATATAGCCGCTCTTTATATAAAACGACGCGTTGGGCAGCGTTGCGGGGTTAATTTCCGAATTCGTAACTCCGCGCGAAGCCACGTTGATAAAATCGGCGTTTGTAAAATCGGCACCGGTTACATCGCAGTCCACGATTGACGCGTTTCTCAAGTAAGCGTTTCGCAGAATCGCGGTTGGACCCACGAAATAGAGCGCGTTGTTATAGCTCGGGTCTTGATACACGGGAAGTTGCGTGTTTAAACCCGACACCAGGGAAAATCCGGTCGGGAGGGTGGATAGCAGGGGTAGCCGGGGGGTATTCCGCATGATACCGGATGATACCCGCGTAAAATTGGCGCCCGTAAAATCAACGCCGCTCAAGTCCACTCGATCAAACACGGCACCGCTGAAATCCGCGCTCCTGCAATTCGCGCCAGGACCCACAATGTACCGCTGAAACCCGGAAGCCGGGTCGGATTCGGAGTACCCGTTCGTAACGAACTTATAGCTGGCGGATGGTAATATGGGCTGCGATTCAAATGCCAGCCTGCCGCCGGACTCGATGTTTATGAAATTCGCGCCCGAGAAATCGGCGTACGACAGCGTGGCGCCGTGCAAGTTCGCGCCCGATAAATCGGATTCGGTAAATTTCGCGTATGCGAGATTTGTGCCGCTCAAATCGACCCCCATTAATCCGCTGCCGTACGCCACGCCATTGGCTGCGGCCAATGTGTCGACCGTTATATTCGATAAGTCCACGCTGGGGCCGACCAAATACCCGCCGCGTATTTCGTACCCTGAACCCGACTGAAATATGGGTGGCTGGCCAGCCGTGAACGTTATTCCGCCCGACCGCGTTCCCGCGAACGTGGTGGCCGACCCCGCATTCACAAAAACGGTGTTTGTTAAATCCACGTCTGCGATTATGGCAGAATCCAGTGTCTTGCCGGCAAGCGAAATGTTCGGCCCGGCGATAAAGTTCGATCCACTCCGGTTGGTTATGAATTTATACCCCGCCGGCAAATTTGTCGATGCGTCGTACGCGACATTGTCGGATACGCTTCCGTTGAGTGCTGCGCCGCTCATATCCACATTATCAAAGTTCGTATTTACGAATGCGGCGCCGCGCAAATTCGTGCCGCTCAAATCGACATCCGGTCCGATAATGTAGCCACCCGATCCCGTTACGGCATCGGTCGCAACGTACCGGTAATTCGGTGTGGGCATGATCGGGGGAACCGTTGCGTACGATAACCCGCCGGTGCGGGTCCGATAAAATGTGGCGCCGGTGAAATTCGTTTCCGTTACAACCGATCCGTACATCGATACGCGCGTCAAGTTCGCGTTTGTGAAATTTGTGGCCGACAGCGCCGCGGTCGAACCTGCCGCCGTGGCTGCCGCGGCGGTTCCGAATACGAGGTCCGTCAAATCGGCTCCACTCACGTCCACCCCCGGGCCGAATATTCGGCCGGCGTACAGCACGTACCCCGATCCGCCGGTGAACGTGGGTCGATTACCGGCGGAAGCGACAATGGATCCCGATGTCTTGACCCCCGTGAGCGCCGCGTTCGTGAAATCCACGCCGGTGATATCGATCACGTTGCGCAAATCATAATTTGTGAGCGGGGCGCCATTCAGGCTGACCCCGGGCCCTATAATGAAGCCACCAGAAGCATTCGCCGAAACCAACCGGTTATAAACATACGGAAATGAGAGAATGGGTCCTGATGCATCGTTTCCAACGGAATCGATTGTGATCCATCCCGATTTCATATTCGTAAACACGGCATTCGTCAAATTCGCAAGCGACCAGTTGATCGAATTGGTCGAAGTGCTGAAATCGTACGCGGTAAGCTCAGCCCCGCTCAAATCCACGCGAGGGCCGTGCAAATATCCACCCACCACGTTATATTTCGGGGGCAGAATGGGCGGGGTTAATGCGTTGAACGTGATTCCGCCGGATCGTGTGCCCGTGAACGTGGCATTGGCGAGATTGGTGTTGGTGAGCACGGTATTGCTCAAATCCAGCCCCGTGAAATCTACGCTGGATAAATCGACATTGGCGCCGATGAGGTAGCCGCTTCTAATCACGTACCCACCCGCCGTGCCCGCCGTGAATGTGGGTGCGGACGAGGTTGTGAGTGATGGTTGCGGGATATTCCTGGATCGAGTGAGTGTAAACGTCGCGCCCGTAAAATTCGCGCCGTCAAGAATCGTGCCGGAAATATCCGCACCGGTGAAATTCGTGTTCACGAATATGGACCCGCTTAGAGACAAGCTGTAAAACTGCATTCCCGACAAGTCTTTTGCAGATAAGTCAACTTGCGGCCCGAGTAAATAATTGTTGAGGAATACGTGACTCGCGTCGGGCAGCACGGTGCTCTCGGATGACAGCGTGTTTCCTGATTTCACGTACGTTATATTCGCACCGGTAAAGTTCGTGCCCGACACATTCACGTTTGTAAAATCGAAACCCGATAAATCGGCGCCGGTGAAATTCATATTTGGGCCTATTATGTATCCACCCGTTAGCCCGTAGCCCGTCGGCAGGATGGGTGCGACGGTTGCGGTTACGCCGGAAATGGTCGCAGTGCTCGAAATTCCGCCACTCGTCACGCCGCTAAGTGCAGCGTTCGTGAAATTCGCACCCGTTACATTCGTATTGGCGAGTGACCGATAGGTGAAATTGGATCCCGATAAATCCACATACGGGCCCACAAAGTAGCCGCCGACGACCGAATAGTACGCGCTCGGCAGTGTCGGTGGAGTCGGGGTAGTTGTAAGTGATCCCGATACCACATTCTTGAAAACCGCATTTGTGAAATTGGCGCCGGATACGTTTGAACCCGTGAATACAACGCCGGTTGCGTCCACTCCACTCAAATCCGCGCCAGGACCGATAATGTAGGTTGGGTACGTGTTAATTTCATCCGAAATGGTGATTATCCCGCCCATACTGGAATGAAATTCGCACTTGTAGTAGAGTGTGGTTGGGGCATTGGCCGGGACAACAAACGTTGTAATTCCAATTCCGCTACTCACGCCGTTATTTGTAACACCCGACGTATACGCGTCGCCGGTTCCGGTAGTAGCTGCAGTTTTTATCCAAAACGGGTGCCCGGAAGCAGAAACGTTGAACGTGTAACTCGATCCCCTGGTTAACGTAATGGTCGGGTTGTTTTCACCGTTGATGACGTACGCGCCCGTACCCGAATTGGTCACCGTGTATTGTACGGACGTTGCATTTGACGATAACGCCGGCGTTACTATTTTATAATTGGACGGGAGCGTGGTCGTTAAAGACGAATGCACGAGTCGTCCGTTTGATACGCGCACTCCGGTCATCGTGGTATCCGATAACATCGTTCCATAAATATTCGACTCCGCGAGATTTGTTCCCACGAACGCGGCGTTACCGAGCGTAAAATTGCTCAAGTTTATGGCTGGGCCTGCAACGAATCGACCGATCAAGCTGTCGGTGAGGACCGCGTACTCGAGACCGCCGTATGCGTTTTTCATTCTGAGCGGAGAGCCGCCGCCTAAAAAAGACGTTTTTAGATCCTGAATCACACAGCCGCTGAAATCAAGGCCGCTCACATCCATTTGATTTGCCGCAACGGCGGCGTTGTTGTTATACCCCGCAATCGCAAGTCCGGAAATGGACGCGTTTGTGAATTTCGCGTTTCGAAGCGTGGCCGTATTCGGAACCGCCGAAACCGCGCTATCGTAGCTGATCGCGAATGACGCTGAATCGAGCATTGACCCGGAAAAATCGGTGGCGTTGCAAATACAATCCTGGAACCGAATATTTCGAAATGTTCCCGAATTAAGTTGCGTGCGCGTCAGATTCCAGCCGTTCAGCGTGATTTGGTTAATTTTCGTGCTGCTGGATAGCGTTAAATTAACAAACGATAAATCGGTTAAATCGGGTTTGGGATTAACGGTGTCGTCAAAATACACGCCATCCAGCGACATGTTCGGTCCGAATATATAGGATCCGAGTAGCCGGTACGGCGATACGGGCGCGGACACCAAGAATGACACAGCGAACGTTTGCGGGGCTATTGTTACGGGGTATGGCACAGGCAGTGCCACGATCGCATTCGTGGAGATGTTGCGCGCCTGCACATAAAAACTTGTGTTGCTCGTATTATAAAGTAAATAAAATTTATATGTGGGCGCGGGTGTAGTGCCCGTCTGGGTTAGCACGTAATTGGTGTCGGCTGCCTTAATTACGATATTTGAAGACAGTGAAGCGGCTCCCGGGGTTTCAGCTCGACCATTAATTTTAAGACTTCCCGGGGTAATATAGTAATAACCGGCTCCAGAACTGCCAACATTTTCGGTCGGTATTACGGCAGATGGCGATGCGAGAGTGAACGTCAGCGCAAACAAAATGGTCCCCGATGCGACAATTCTGCCGGATTGAATTGTCCACGTGTTAGAAATTAGGGCAGTTGTCCCTGAAATATTGCTACTGACCAAATTTTGGAAATTGGCGCTCGTTAAATTCGTGGTTGCATTGATGCGGTTATACTCGAACGTCGCGCCGGTGAAATTAGCGGACGACATATTGACCCCGTCCAAAATACAATTGACGATACTGGCATTTGTAAACACGACCCCGGATAAATTCGTACCCGTTAAATCGTAGTTCCGAATTACGGCGGAAGTGAGGTTTACGTTGGGGCCCACGATATATCCCGCTCGAACGGTAAGCAGTGCAAAATTGGCTGTAGCAACGTCAAGAAAGTTGGCAAGGTTTTGATTGGATGTTACCCTGAGATAGCACTGCCCCGTGTTTCGCACGGTGCACGTTGAAGAGGAAGGTGTTACAAATTCCGCAGTTTTTAGATTTGCATTTGCATATGCACTGTTTGTGAGATATTCAATACTATACGTGAAGGTTGGCGACACCAGATTGGGTGTGAATGCGCTGTTTGCGGGTGCGGTCGCTGAGAATGTCGACCCGATGTCCGAATAATATTTTGTAAGCGTCGATGCAGAACCCGTGAACACGGGGGTTCTTATCACAGTCAATGTTACTGATATGTCCGCTGGTGCGGCATAAAAACGCGCCGGGTCGGCAGCTTGCGATGCAGTTATTGTTGTTGTCCCGACGGCCACTAATGTGAGAACTCCTGCACTAATTGACGCTACACCCGGGTTGCTACTGTTGTATGTTATAATACCGCTACTCGCACTGGTTGCTGTAATAACATATGGTCCGGTAGCTATATTTGCAACACTCGGTGGTGTAGCAGAAGAAGTCCATGTCAAGGTTGGTGTTATAGTGGCAGCTGCAATACCGGCAGTAATTCCGTCTTGCTGGGCGGTTAGAGGGTATATATTGTTATTATAACCGGTAAACCTACCTTCGTAACTGTTCACCGGATTGTTTGAGGTGGGAATAAAATCGAATCTTCCTTGATCCTTGGCAACATTAGTTGTAAAGTATACCCGAACCGAATAGGTTGCACGGTCTTGTACTTTATTTCGATTTAACCAATATCCGGCGAAATAACTGAATTGTTCGGCTATTTGATTAATGCCGTTAAGGTATTCGTTAAATTGTGCGTCTGGTCCCCAAACCTGAAGGCTGGTCGTTATATCTGCGTTGGGATAATTTGGAATAAGTGCGCGCCAGCCTGACGGACCGGTTCTCACTACGAAATAGTCCGGAAAAATAGCCAGCACATATTTCCATTTGTATATTTCTTCGGTAAAATAAATGGTGGTTAGATTCACACCACTACCTGTTTCAAGAAACCAATTTCCGCCTAATTCTTCGGAGCCCGTATTATCGGTTGACGCGCGAATGTCGATTTGCAGATTCGTTGCAAGCGTGTCGATTACATACTTCCAGTTCGCATCGGAATACAGTGCGCACGCCATCAAATCAAGCGTGGTTACGCCGTACTGGCTTATTAGACCTCTAATAAAGTCTGAAAACGGCTTCCACGTTTCGAGCTGCGGATCTGCGGAGACCACATTCTCGAGTGTGCTCTCTGGCTCGGATGCCAGGAACCGAACCCCCGGCGTTTCGTAATTGTGCTGCAATATTCCTACCGCCTGCACGCGTGCACTTACCGTGGACTGCGGTGTTTGTGTTTGTGGAGTTGTTTCAGAATCCGGGTCATTTGTCGGTGTCGACGCCGCGTTTTGCAATTGTAATAGCTTACTTTTAATGTCATCGGTTATAATATCATACGTATCCGTATACTGAAATACGAGTCCAATTGTTTGCGCATTTAACGATTGCAATATGGTTTCAATATCCGAAATGCGAGAATCGATAAGTAATAAATTAAACGACGCCATACTATGCTATTAAAGGATGCGTATATTTTATTTCACACTATAATACTAAAATGAAATAATGATATTTTATTTTATAAGTAAAAAATAAAATATATCACTATAACATATTATTAATAGTATGCCGGATTCAATACCACCGAAATCAACGTCAAAATCAAAATCAAGGCGGCTGAATCACACATTCAAACGGCGCGATTACGCCAGCGGGGACGGCATGCTCACCAGCGTTTGGGGGCCTGGAATGTGGCACTTCCTGCACACGATGAGCTTCAATTACCCCGTCGCCCCCACCCCGCAGCAGAAGCGCCAGTACCGCGAATTTATTATCAGCTTGCAGCACATTTTGCCGTGCAAGTACTGCCGCATTAACCTGCGCAATAATTTTAAAACGTTTCCGCTCAACTTTTGTCACATGAAGAACCGCGACACATTCTCTCGTTACGTGTACCGCCTTCACGAAATAGTTAATAAAATGCTGGGCAAGACCAGCAAACTCACGTATTGCGACGTGCGCGAGCGCTACGAGCATTTCCGATCGCGGTGCACCGTCGCTGAAAGCAAGCCGGATGCCCGAGATATCGATAATTATAAACTTTTTAATTTTAAGGTATTTGATAAAAATAATACGAGTACCAGAAAAACGAGAAGGAATAAAAAGGGAACTAGAGAGAAAGAAAAGGGATGCACGGAACCGCTGTACGGAACGAATTCAAAGTGCATTATAAAAATCGTTCCCGAAAACGAGAAACAGCCAACATTTACGGTAGACGACAAGTGTGTAAAAAAACGAGTTTAAACTATAAAATAAAATAAACGTTAAACGCTGTCCATAAATTTATTAAAATCGCTGGGATTTTGTGTGGTTGCAAATAAATTGCGCGCGCGCAATCGTTCAGAAGAAGCGGTGGTTACGTGGGCCGGCATACGAGGCATTATAAAAATCATAAATAATACGCATAGCGCAAGCAGCAACGGACTGAATGTTTTGTACATGATTATAAAATATTATATTATAATATAACTTTATAATATAACTTTATAATATAACTTTATAATATAACTGCCCCTTATGAGAAAGTCTATTCGTAGAAGAACCCGAAAAAGGTCAATCCACAAAAAACATAATAAAAAAAGTAGAATCTCAAAAAAAAATAGAAATAAAAGATATGTAGGCGGGGGATGTGGTGCTCCGTCTAGGATGGCACCATCGTTTGATGGATTTGACCGATGGTGGCGGCAAAATGACGAGCCATTGAGCTCCGATCCAACGAGTGCTGACAATAGATATTATTCGTGGACCAAATATGATCCCGAAATGATAGATTGGCTTAATGCCAATCATGAGGCCTTCAAAATGAATAATCATGAGCGTCGTCCTCCACAACAGCGTTGTGTTGAAGCTGAGAAAAAAGATCGGAGGTTGTTGTTTAACTTTAAGCATCGTCTCGAAATAAACTTAATAGATAAAACAGCTAAAAAAATAATGAGAACTAATGATGATAACACTCCTCCTTCTTACCTGATGCCACTCGCTCACTCAATTGAAGCGAAGAATATCGAGGCGGTAATAAAGAGTTATTCTACTGTTGCTTCCCCCACCTTCTCCCCCGTTTTATATGCGCCCTCCTCTGTCCAAATGCCGTCTCCATCGCAGCAGCAGCAGCTGCAATTTGCCGAGGCAGAGATAAAGCGGCTGACTGCCCTCCTCCAGGCGGCGGAAGCATCAGCAGCAATGTCATCACGAACTTACGCCCCACCCCCACCCCCACCCCCTGCTGATTACTTTAAATTATATTAGAATTAAAATTTAAAAAGTAATATACGTGTTTATCTAAGCAAATACGCATAATAATAATAATAATAATATTAATAAATGCCGCATACTCATACATATATTACCGATTTCGTGTGCACGTACCATTTGATTGGTGGCGGACCCGGCGATGATGCCGACGCCGACGAGTACAGCATTGATTGCCTGTACCGAATGCAGTTCCTGCAAGCGTTTGGAATCCCCGATTTTGACAATGTGATCATCGATGAAATTTTGGCCGAAATTGCCGATAAAATAAAAGATAACGACGAGCTGATTCGCGTTATAATGCAGCACCCACTGCTTGCGTCGCCCGATACGATTAACTCGTCGTACGTCGACATTCTGCCGTTTTTATTCGCGTACTCGTCGTTTTACGCATTTCATAAATGTTTGATCGATGTTTATAATGCAGGTCTCGGATCTTCGCGCGTATCCGACGAGAATTTGGCGGCGCTCGCCGGGACGTTTGCAAATACGATGGCATAGTTAATGATTGACGATGTTAGCGATGTTAAATATAATAATTAGAAGTATCCCTCACAAATACCACATTGGCGTGTGATTCGGCGGTGCGGGTCTCTCAGAATAAACAGCACTATTCCCCGCTGTGTTTTGTTTGAGTTGAGTTATTAATGCGTCACGATTGGCCACCATTCTCTCAAATCTTGGGTCTTTTTGTTGTTCGCGATTGACTAATATTAAGTTGTTTAATCTGGCTATTTCTAATTGTATTTTTTGTTTTTCTTGCAGTTGGTCAATAGCAGCGCGATTAGTAGCTGCATTGTGTGTAGCAGCTTGGACGGCGGCGCGCTGTCTGGCTATTTCGACGGCAAGATTACGCGTTTTCCGTTCTTCATTCCAGCGTCGCGGTGACAACCAAAATTTCGCAGGTACATTACTACGTCGTCTAGTCTCTGACGCTTCGTGCAAGTTCCGAAACGGTGACCATCCACCATTCCGAGCGGTCCGATTTCTTCGTCGCTCATCCTGGCTCCGGCTTCGAATTCGGCGCTTACACGCCGTTTTATTTTTATTGGGCATTATATTAATTATATTATATAATAAAATAATAAAATAATAAAATAAACAAAATTAACTAAATTCGGTGGAAAGCAGATATTTCGCAATCATCGTGTTTGATTCGAGTACCTCACGCGGATACAGCGCCGCGAACCACTGGTACGCGGTACGTTTTAATATCTCGTCGGCGGGAATATAAAGCCCTACCGCATCAGGCGATAACGCGAAATCTTCTTCGCTCAAAAGGTGCTCGATCAGTATTGGTTTCGATGTGCGCACGTTCTTGCACCCCAGATCACACGCCGGGATCTGGCCAATACGCAGCGCGTTTTCTCCAGTCACCTGCATCTGTCCGAAAAACCACCGACCGTACTCTCCTGCGAAATCAAGCTCGCTCGTGCAATCTTTCGACACCGCGCGTTCCAGGTGCGCGATGTACGCCTTCATTGCGGGACTGTCGCGCTTGCATCCCAGTACCCGCGTGTTCGGGAAAAACCGAACCTGTGCCGTCGCGCTGGTTCGCGCCGGCATCTCGCCGATAAACGCGTCATACTTGTCACTGTACTCCTTGTACATCGGGTACAAGTTCTGAAAACAAATGAACGATGCCGGCATCAGCAGCCCGCCGTACAGCGACAGCAGGTTCGCAATCGCCAGTTCTCTCAAGTGTGTGCTCAGCGGCGACGGCAAATTGTTCACTTTTGTGGCCCATCCCGGGATGATTTTATGGAACGACGAGTCGTCGATCAGGCACACGTTGAACGCGTCGCCGCATTTCTGGATCAGGCTTCGAATTGTGAGGAACAGGTACGGCTGGTTCATTTCAAACGAGGTGCGCGACCCGAACGATTCCCAGTTGCGCGCATTTTTCTCGAACTCCACGTGAATCCACAAAATCGGTTTTTTGCTGGACGCTAAAGATGCGTCGTTCAGCAAGTACTTTTGAATCAAGTCGTAATCGGTCATCCGGTCCTGCTTCTCCTCTTTTTTCTTGTATTTATCGTATAGAACACCAATCGTCATTAAAATCCCGTAGGCTACAAACAGTTTTATCAAATCCTCGCTCTGAATCATTGTTTCGTTCGTGGGTTGTTTGTTTATATTTGGTTTATATATATTTAAATATATGTATATATATAATAATTTTGAAAGAATGCGTATTTTGATTGGAATATTTTACTTCATTTTTCTTATATGGGTTCTATGGGATTTTTACCTTTATTAGCACAAGAATAATTATGAGTAAACAACGAAGTATCAGTTGGATTTTTTGGTGCAGCTGTTCCAGTTATAGAACCGCAAAGTGGACATTTATATATTTTCTCACTGGTTTCGTTATATAAAACTTCAACAATAAATTGTTCCGTTGGGCCAGGGCGAACGGGGCGAGCGGCAGAGGCGAGGCGGGCAAAAGCGACAGGGCGAGCGGGGGGAACGGGAGCGGCGAAGCCCGAGAAGTCGAGAGCCAAGGGTAAGTCAGGTAAGTCATATGGTAGTTCAATTTTTAATAAATCAATAACTGATGGATGCTTTTCAGTTATCTCTGGAATTAACGGTGTTAATTGTCTGTTTGATACGGTATTAACAATTATAATTCTTATATCTGGTCGAATAGATCCAATAAATCCTTTTAATTCTGGTATATGTAATAAGCCTATTGCTACAATAATACAATTTATGTTTGAATTGTCATTAAAAATGGATAATATATCACGTGAGTATTCTTCATTACAACCACCATGCACCCTATGACATGCTGTAATACTTGAAAGTTTTATAGGAATTTGGGTTTCTTTTGCATATTGAACAATAACACACGAAGAATAATTATCTGTTTTTAAAACTAGTTCTCTAGCATCTTGTGGTGCTTCTGAATAAAAATATGTTTTATCTAGACCAAATTTATCTACAACTAAATTAACTATTTCTTTTTGTTTTCTTATAATATTACGATATTCTGACATATTTTTTTTGTCTGTATGGCATTCACCCATTAATATAATTGTTTTTATAGAAACATCTAAACTATCTAGTTCAGATAAAATTCCACCAATCATTTTTATATTTTTTCTTGTTTTATTTTTTTTATTATATTCTTTTTGCGATACCCTTTTTTTTTTACCATTTTTTTTAAATTTGTAAAAATACCCCTTTTTAGTTTTTAAGTATTCAACCATTTTATAAGCAAGTAATTAAATTATTTTTATATTTTATATATATAATATTATAAAAAATGGCGGGTTCGGCAGCGGCAAAAGTAGAAGAAGAAGAAGAAGAAGAAGAAGAAGAAGAAGAAGAAGAAGAAGAGGAAGAAGAAGAAGTGGAAGAAGAATACGGAATTCTTAGACGGTCTACGACGTGCGGTGGATATAATTTAAAACCCAGACAGGATTTAGCTTATCACCGGTTTACGCAGTTTTGTAGTAATGATGGTAATAAGGGCATGTTTCTTTTACATAACGTTGGAACGGGAAAAACCCTAACCTCTCTACAAATTGCATTAACTACGATTTCTAAAAATTACGCGAACCTTGGCTATAATTTTGGCCGAGTAGGAAAAATAGTGGTTGTTACGCCAACAGGAGTATTTGATTCTGCGTTTGTGACCGAGTTTCGATTAAATATCACAGGTGTTGAAAGTGTCAATATAAAAAAAATAGCCAGTCCGAAGAATATGTGTACTTTTTTACAGGACGGCGACGAATGCCTCACGATCAAATATTTTGGCAGAACCTACAACTTGTACAATTTAATATACAAGCACATATACAAGGAAGTTGAGAATGCTAATATACGGATGAGTTCTTCTAATCTGCGATATAGCTATAACGATTTTAAGACCTTTGTAGAAGACGGTATCGTTATTTTTGATGAAGCGCATCGATTGCTACGACCGACCGTAACCCTTCCATCTTTATGCAGTGACATGATTCATCACGACGCCATGAGTAGTTGTATGAAATATATAGTAATGACTGGAACCCCGATTAACAATGATATATCGGATGTAAAAACTATGATTGCATTTTGTGTAACCAATCCCCACGCCAGGAACAACATACTGGATATAACCGGGCGCAATTACGGCAACGTTAAAGGATTAATTACTAGACAAGATATTAAAATCATTTTATTATCGTTTATGCCAATAGTGATCACAGCTGTGTACGTTATTGCAACCGAATACATATTTCCCGTAGACCCCCTCATACTTTCGGTGTATTCGATCATTGCATCGTGTATAATTAATTGGTTTACACGAACTGGAATAATTGGCGGCGGCAAGCGACAGCGGGGGGGTAGTTTACGAACCGAATCCAGCAACGTAAAAGTGCAAATTTCAAGATTGCGCGAATTATTGATTGAAAAATATGGACAGCGGGGTAATATCGGTCTCATTTTGAAAATGGCGAATATTGACAAGAACGCATTGAAAACGTATATGATTAGGATGCTGGGTTTATTCGCATCATTGGTAACCACTTCAGGCGCTATCGATGAGAAAAAATTAATGATGTTTTTGGATTTTCTAAATGAGAATCGCAATGACGCAACGGCGCTTATTTCAACGGTATTGACAGGACCCACAATTTGTGCTGCCAGTGTTTTAAAGTCGTGCGGCAGTGTCGTGCAACTAATTAACTCTGCGCACATTCAACCGTTGCTATTATCGTTAATTTCGTCGCGAAATTCGCCATTAAAATCGAATCGCGTTACTATTGGCACTAGACGACGACGAAATCGATTTAGAACGCGCGGTGGCAGTTTATTGACCAACCCGCATACGATACGATTTGTGACTAGAACTGCCGGTGTCGTGGCCGAAATGCCCCTTCATTTATTCGTACCATATTTTACTAAAAATGTAAAGAATCTTATTAATTTAATTCCACCTATTAATATTGAAGCACTTGCATCAGATGCCAAAAAATATACATCATTGTATGATATCGCTACTCAGATAGAGTTTGATACCGTAGAGTATAAAAAAGATTATGATATTACAGCATTAGACTCTAATCTGAAGACTAAAGTTCAAAAAGATGCGCTTTTGCCTACCGCAAGACAAGCAAGGTCAATCTCCGTTTTTTACCCAAAGCGTCTAAACTGCAAAATAATATGCACCTACGACGAGTTCCAGATTGCGCTTGGTACGTTGATATCCGGTATTTCACCCGATCCATCTTTGAGAGTTCAAACCGTAGGAGGAATAGATTTGACCAAACTGAATGAAATTTTTTCCGATGCTGTTAATCCTACCAAATACATTGGAAATTTTTCACCGGATGTAGTAAATTATAAATGCATTCAGCTCGAAATGAATGGGGTCGATTTCAGCTATATTGCAGCATCGGCAGCATCGGCAGCATCGGCAAGCATCAATCCGCCGGATTTACCATACATGTATGAGTGTATGAAGTTTAAAAGTATACTCGTTGAATTATTATTTATGCGAACCGGCTATATGAAATGCGGTGGGGATACGGTTACGCAACCGCATTTTACGTCGCACGAGTTCAATGAAGATCGCAATGAAAGGTCATTTGTACCTATGACATATAGCACCGGTAAACCGTACATATTATCTGATTTCAAGACTGGCCTGCAGGGCTATAGATATTTGCCGATAGTATATAGCACATCCGACGTACTGGGTCTTGGATTATTCGCCGGATACTTAAAAAGCATAGGGTTTGAGTATATATTGTTGCATGACAATATGTCAAAAGATTATAAGGAAATGCAGCGATTATCTGGATACAGCCCGAAACAGATGGATACTTTGTTGAGTGATCCCGAAGTGGCCTATAATAAAATAATGAACGACGTGCAAACTCGAAATTTACAGTCTTATTCGAAAGAAACCCCGCTGTGCGTTTTAATTAGCGAAGGACAAACCGAGGGAATTGATTTTAAATACAATCCCGCTATTTTTTTAATGGAGGTTCCCAAAAATTGCTGCGACGCCGAACAATTGGCGGGTCGAGTGCTACGGTCCTATCCTTCTAAATTGAAATTATATAATAACCCGCCAACCGACCAAGACCACCGAGACAAAGTGCCTGAAAAAATAATATGTCAGCTGTTGTGCGGGACTTGGAGCGCAAGCACGTTAGTATCGCGGGCATTATCATCATCGTCGGTACTAGCAGGACTCAATGCGGCAACCTCTGCAGCATTTTTTTTGAACCGCCATGGCGACGCAACGGAATCATACAATGGGGCATCAAGAGAAGAATTGGCGACGGCGGCAGCAGCAGCAGCAGCAGCACTAGCATCAGTTGTATATATGCCCCGAACGAGGAAAAACACTAAAATATCTAAAAATAACCCCACAAAACAAAGTCGTGCTGCAATAAAATCGGTACAGATTCACAATCCAAATTTTCAAGATCGACTTTATACAATTGTAAACCAAATTAGAGCTGTTATGGACTGGGACTTGGACGAATATAAAAAACAGGAAACGGAATTAACTATATTTAGAAAGTTTTTAAAGGAATTGGATGAACCGTACGATCGCAGAAACCAACATTTACGTGGGTTGGGTGATTTGGAACAGAGTTTAATTTGTCATAAAACCCAACCCCAATCCCAAAACGCGAAAATGTGCAAAGAGGTCAATACTGACGAGTTTGATAAAATTTTTATGAACCCTGGTGATGATCGTGTACGCAAAGAATTAGCCGAATATTGTATGAACGGCGATATGATCAGGCAAGATGTACGAACATTGCGTAGAGAATTTAATCCGGATATATGTAATCTTAACAAGAATTATGAAAACAAAATGAAATTAGCCACAACCGCCGCGGAGAAAACCAAAATTAAACGTGATTGGGTCGTTGAAAAAGCACTGCTCGAAAAAATGATTGATAAACGCCTTTCCACTGTTAGAAGTGAGAATGCACCTAGCGCTGCCGCAAAAGCGCGACACGTGCAACCAAACCCATAAACACATAAACCCGTAAACCCGTCAATCAAACTCGTAAACCGTTGAAATTAATTAGTTGTAAGTAAGTAATTAATTTATTTTTATATTTTTAAATCAATGAAGCATAAAAATAGTAGCAGCGTCGGCATAAATAAAACCACGTACGGTGAGGTATTCACCCCGCCCGATTTCGCGCGCAATATGTTGCTCGAAACGCTGTCCCAGCACATATTCAAGAACCCGGCGCTAAAATGGCTGGATATCGGTGCCGGTCGCGGATGTTTCGGTGTAGCGCTGCGGTGTATTTTAAACGATACACTCGCGGACGCAATCCCCGATGCTGCAGCGCGCGACCGCCACATTATAACGCAGATGCTGCACATGGTGGAAATAAATCCGGACAATGTGGCCGGGTATTTGCGCCCGCTGTTTGGCCCGGACGCCAACATTCACCAAGCCGATTATTTGACCTGGGACCCACCGCCGGCGGTACACTATGACGTGATTATTGGAAACCCGCCGTTCAACTGCGACGGCGCAATTAAAGTGCCGACCAATTCAACCACCGACAAGCGGGATGACGGGCGCACCGTGTGGCCGCATTTCGTGCGGAAAACTCTGGTGTTAATGCGCCGGTGCGGCGAACAAGGTAACTCCTCTGCCACAATGTGCATTTTAATACCGTCAATATGGATGAAACCCGCCGACAAGTCTGGCATATTCGACGAACTGATTACTTCCGAATTCGGCACGGTGTCCCGGCTTCGATGCTTTACGAGTCTGGAATCCAACCGGATATTTCGGTCGGGCGGCGGCGCGCAAACGCCGTGCTGCTATTTCGCGTATAAGGCGAATACGAATAAGAATAGCAAAAATACGTGCATTGAACTTAGAGACGATAATGCCGAGACGGGGAACACGCTGTACTCGGTGATTCCTCCACGCCCGATCCCGCTGTGCGGTGCGTCCATTATAAATAAACTGCTGGCACTTATGTCTCGCACTACAGGTCAGCACGTCCGAGTTTTTAAAACGAATATGCCGGGAAAGGGTGTCACGCTGTCGTCACCAGGTGCGACGGCGACGGAGGAGCACACGCACCTCTGCATACACAGCTGCACGATCTGCACGGATAATGATGGTATGAAAAATCTGCCGCAATTGAGCATCCGGTATTCGAGTCACCCGTGCGCGTATGCCGGCGTCCCAAAAATCGTGCTGGCGCATAAAATGTACGGATACCCGTACCTGGACCTCGCGGGCGAATACGGTATTTCGAACCGCGACAGTTACGTGATTGAGTTGGTGTGCGGCGCAGATGGTCTGCCGGACACGGCCTGGGCGGTCCAAATGATGGCGTATCTCTCGTCACCCATCGCGCTCATGGTATATGACGCAACTCGGTACAGAATGCAGTACTTGGAACGCTACGCGTTCGAGCTGCTTCCGATGCCGCCGTTCCCGTTCTCGAATGCCGCGCACATTCTCGGACTTACCGCTTCCGAAATTGCGTTTCTGTCTCAGCGACGGTACCGACCATTGCCGATGTTTCCGCTTCCGGCATCGACTTCAACTTCAACGTCGTAGTTTGGCTTGTAAAAGCGATACCGTTTTAGATTCTACTGGATCGTTGGTGACTTTGGTAACTTTTTTCAACGCTGTCAATGCCTCCCCTATTAATTGTTTCGTGTTGGGATCAGGAGCGGGAGCAGGAGCGGGAGTGGGAGCAGGAGCGGGAGTGGGAGCAGGAGTGGGAGCAGGAGCGGGAGCGGGAGCGGGAGCGGGAGCAGAAGGAGCAGAAGGAGCAGAAGGAGCAGAAGGAGCAGAAGGAGCATCAGACGCGTCACTCATTTCTGAGTCGGACTCGGTCTGAGAAAACACACCATCATCGCCCGTATCGCTTGAATCCGCCGCCGAAATGAATACGGAGTCGGTACTTGATTCCATAGCATTGTCTGAGTCGACCGCTGTTGTTATTGCCGGCCCATTTGCCGAGAGCTGCAGCACGTTATCTAAAAACTCCACGGGAGTCGAATACGGCAGTTCATCGATTGGTTGCAATGCCGAAATCGGAATTGCGTGCGTGGGACCCGATCCGTCCGCGGCGGTATACGTTAGGACTCCGTAAACGGGAAACTCTTGATCCGGTTGCATGCTTACAATTACGTAGCACGTGTCGTTCGGCTGGTGGGCGGCATATAACGTTCGTCCCCCGGTTCCAAAAAATATCTCGTGGAATAATACTGCGCCGTCGCCGGCGCCGGTGCCACTGGAAGCATCACCACTCATTATGACGATCGGTATCGCATAGTATTCTGCCAATAACCACATATCAAACGGTGTCAACACGTACCGGTTGCTACGGATGAGCATTTCATCACTGTACAGTTTCTTTAAAACTGCGCGGGCATTTTCCGGCATTCCAAACCGTTTAAATATCCGGCATATCTTATTCAGCGGAGAGCTTATTCCCGAAACCTCAAACCGTTTTAAATCGGCATATATGTCGCACAATACCGACTTAATCTTATTGACGTGCTCGTCCGCATCAATGCGATTCTCTAGGTGCAGTATATTTGCCATAACGGCGAACGTAATCGCACCATTCACCGTTTCTTCAATATTGTCGGCGCTTGAACCACCGTCCTGTTTTCCCGCCCCTGCTTCTGCTTCTGCTTCCGCTTCTGCTTTCTTCTGCTGCGGCGGCAGCGTTTGGCGCGGAAACGTCCCCGTAAATATATCCATTTTGAATTTTGATGGATCCAGCAATCGTTCGCCAATGTGCGGCGAAACGGGCTCATTCACTACCCGCGGCGGCGATTCGACGACGCCGTTTGCTTCGGTATCACTGCTATTGCTGGCATATTCTCTCGCCGGACGCACCTCGCGCATAAACGATTCGTCATATTTTGGCGGAACGTTATCCGACACCTTTGCGTTAAAAAATGACGTGTTCGGTATAGGATTTACTTTCCCCCTTTGTTGACCTATTGCATCGGGCATATTCTTAGCCTGTTTAAAAAATTTATTATCTATATCGCTCTGCATCAAAATAATTTCATCCTCGCACACGCGATACCTCGTCCGACCGGTGAATAGGCCGGCGTTATCGGTCAATAAAAACAGTCTGGCGCGCTCGTGCCGAACCAGCTCGTCGGCCAATCTGGAATAATAAATGGGCTCGTTTTCATTTTCTCCGGCACCACTCGACGATGATGACGACGCCGACATCTTGTATCTCGGTATGTGCAGACAGCATTTTTTTGTGGCCGGATCGTACGCGCAATATGTTGATGATGCCGATGCCGATGCCGATGCCGATGCCGGCTCTCTGCCACCACTTGCATCGGACGCGTTGCACGACTTGTTTGTAATGCAACTGAATACTTCGGATATTGCACCGGTGTCGTATTCGATAAATGCAACGTACCCGCTCATGAGGGGGCGTAGCTGCGCCCCAATCGACCGCATCTTATCTGCGTACGACATCGACGCATCCGAAAGCGCGCGCTCAATGTTCCTGCGATGCTTTCTCGTCTCGGGAGTCAGGTAGCGGTTTAACGCGAATCGCGCGGTGATTCGAAACGCGTTGTAAAAGTTGGAATCCAGCTGAAGATTGCGTATGGCCACGTTCTGCCTGGGTTTCTGGACTTGATTCAGCATGATTTTCTTGTCGATCATAAAGTGGTCGCCCCTCACACCAATTGCGGAAGCGGATGCCACCTGCCGACGGTCGTCATATTCGTCGAGTCGGTTTTCTTCTCGGTTGGTACGAATGAACTGGTTCGTTTCGGTGATTACCCCAATTGTCATTTTACCCGAATCGTCCAGAACTTTAACCCTTGGCAGGCACGATATTTTTCCCTCCGTATCGTCGCTCACGTATTTTAAAAACGCGGTTGTTGCAACAAGCCCTTGCCAAGATACGGTTGGGTCGTCCGTATACACGGGATCGTACTTTGGTATGTGCCGGGGTCCAGCCGCTTCGTCCCGGCCAAATTGTCCAAGCCGTTTGAAATCTACAATCAGTTCGGACGATTCGGTCGGTATGTAGCCCGGACCAATGACGCTTCTGCCGCCGTCGCCCCGGTCCCGTTTTATAACAATAAAGCCAATAACGCGGTTGTCGTAGTTTAATACCTGGGATTGAATCGTATAGCCGTGACGATGTAAAACGCGCTCAATGTATTTTGCGGGATGGTTCATTTTATATTGCGTATGAAATTTCGTATCCGGGGGAGCGCAATACTTATTTTGAACGCGTTTCGCAAAGTTGATCGCGTATTTAATGTTCGGCATCAACTTCGATTTCTTGTCGGACAACATCGCCGAATCAAACCGGTAGCGAACCGTCGTGGCGATTCTGCTGCTGTGGTGCAAGCAAATGGGCTCGTACACGTCCCGCTTAATCAAGAAAAAAGTCGGTTTTCGACGATCAAAAAAATGAACGGAGTAGTGATTGGACGGGCACACGATGCGAACATTGTGCGTATCGTCGTTGTCGGGTAGCTCCAACACAATCATGTTATTCCCTTCGGCGAATAGTTTCGGATTGGGCGTACTCACAATGTCCCACATGAGCGAACTGTCAATCACGGATTCGTCGTCATTAAAATACGTTTTAAAATTATCAAACGCGACGCACTTTTTATGAAGCAGTGCGGTTTTCTGCAGGGAAGCCGTCGCGTCACTTTCGCGGTCATTCTCTGCAGCTTTCTTAAGCTGTGCGTATACGGTGGACGTCTTGTACTCGTCGGGAATAACGTAGTTTGCAATGCCGTCGTCTCCGCCGTCCCCGGGCTGATTCTGAAATTGGGTCACCAGCGACCCGTTATGGTAGGCTATAAAATCGTCGAGCGTTATTGCGTCCAAAATAACGCGCCGCATGTCCCGGTTGGAAGGTCGCTCGATCGTTTGGCGCAAACCGTCGCGCAGGGTGCAGTATTCGGCGTACACATACGCAATTGCTCCGATTATGGATTGCGCGGACCGTTTTCCCTTTTCTACGCCGCGCCTCAAAATGCATTCGCGACCGGTGGTTTCGCATTCTTCGCCGTTAAAATAAAAGAATTTCTGTGCGGCGACCGGCAAATGCCCCAACTGGTGCGGCTTCAACGATCGCTTGCTTGCGTCGAGTATGGTGGTGGTGGTGGCGGCGGCGGCGGCGGTGGCTACGGCGGCTGCGGAGGAGGCGGCGGCTGCACTTGCCACCGATCCGTCGTAGTTTTTGCCGTTTATTTCATCAAGCGATGGAATCAAGCCCGTTTCGAACGCCTTCACCTTCCAGTCAGGAATTGCATCAATGTCGCTGGCCTTTTTTGCTTTTTTAACGAGGGCTTCCTCCGCGGAGGTATAGCGAATGTTGTGAAGCGACGTTGTGAAACAGCACGGCATTCGTATGAGTTCGTCGTTGTGCATTTGCTCCGCGAAACCTGGATACAAATGAACGTACGGATCGACGCCGGATTCGAATTCATAGATGTTGTCGGGCAACTCGTATTTATGCGTGGCGTTATTATAGTATCTAGCGGCCTCGGCTTCTGAAACAAACGTGTTGTCAACAAAGTTCCAGAAGCGGGGGCAAATGTACCATCTAGCATTTTGGGTTGTGCTGCCGAATCGATACGCGTTTACAACAACGACGGTTTTGCCGTTTTTTTCGAGTTTCTCGCTGTACCGATAAAAACTGGTTTTACTCATATCTTCGGCGTGCAACGGATATTCGTCGGGCCTTGTTGCAAAAACGGCGTCTTGCCGTATCATTTCTTCGTCGGTTAGCATAACCGGTTGAGAATGATTGTGCGCCTTCGACCTTTTTTGGCAGCATCTAGCATACCCCTTTTCGTTGCGGGCGGTTGATAAAAAAAACAGCACCTTATCGTGTGATTGCAATCTGTCCAAAACCCAGTTTTTCTTTTCATCTCTACCCTTATGTTTGGCCATTGCTTTGGCGCCGCCGCGGCGGGTTGTTCCAGTCTTGAAACCGGTCCCCGACCCAGACCCAGACCCAGACTCGGACCCAGACTCGGACCCAGACTCGGACCCAGACTCGGACCCAGACTCGGAGTCGGAGTCGGAACCAGACTCAGAGTCGGATTTGGAACCCTTCAAAAAACTGCTCAGGAAAAATGAGGGCTCGTCGGATTCGGGCTTATCCGCCGCATCTGGATCGACATCGGCGGGAGCGGCGGGAGTGGCGGTGGCAGTGGCGGCGGCGGCAGCAGCAGCAGCGGCGGGAGTGGCGGTGGCAGTGGCGGCGGCGGCAGCAGCAGCAGCGGCGGGAGCAACAATGGCACCGGGGCGCGGTTCATTTGCAAAACACATTCGCTGAATGATGTCCCGCGGTATGTTCGTGTTTTCATCGTGAAAAATGCGAAGTAGCGCATCTATGTAAATTGGGAATGTGGCCAAGTAATAAATATTATTTATGTGGTCAATTGTCATTGTCAAGTTTCCACCATTACTAAGTTTGGTGTTGTGATTTATAATGATGCGAATGCGGTCCTTAACCGCGTCGCCAATCGACCGATCCCTGTCAAAATTCGAAACCCGCTTGACGTGCATAATGGTTTCGTTTTTGGTTTGGTGCGGCGTTTCGGATGGTGCGAATATACTGCTGCTGCAACCCAGTATGGCCCCCATATTTATTTTATGATCCGTCTTGGCCTGTATTTCGTATTTCAGTCGCACGGTGCGCACGTTATCGGTATCATACATCGATGTAAACGAGGGTAGCTCGATCCCGCTCTGTTCAAGCGCGTAGTTCATTTTTTTTATCACCGGATTAAGCGTGGTTTTTATAATTTCATCAATCTCGCCAACATTGCACAAAGTGCGCAAATCGAGCGTTATAAACACTTGCCCCGACGTGTCGATTTCGCAAATGAGGTAATTGCAATGCCTTTTCAATGGCGCGCTGCCACCGCCTTCAAAATTTGAGAAAAATAAACTAACACAGTTCGCCCGTTTACACAGGTCGCCATTTACATGGCTAAACTTCGACGCATCCAAAAATGGAACCTTGTTTCCATACCGGTTAATTCGCGGAGCGTGCGTTTTGAACATATTGTCGCGCCGCGCGTAGTTGAGTTTGACGAATAACAGCTCGCTGGTAGTGCACACCGTTTTGAACACCGCGTCGATCGGAAACGATGCCGCGCGTTTGGTCGGAATAACCGCACATAATGAGCGAATACCTTGCTCCGCGTATGAAAACGTCCGTGCTTCGCCCGACGGGTTCGTAACGCTGGCAACTCGATTGTCGTATACGTCGTAAAAAAAATTTACATTCGCGCATTCTCGCGTGAACGCCTTGTCGTTTACATCGGCGTGCGCACTTTCGGCAAGCGCTTTTGTTAATGTCGAACTCCGATACGTTTCGATTGACACGCCACTGCCGCTCGGAGACGCGTTCATTTGCTTGACAAGACGCGGAAAATAGATGTGCAATGCGTACACCCCGGTGACATCGGTTTTATGCGACACCGAAGCCGAAAAATCAAGCACGTCGCGCGCGGTGCACACAAATATAGTATTAAATAAAAATAGCCCGCAATCCATTAGCAGCAATTCCCCGTTGTCTACCGCAGTGACGCCGCCTTGCAGCAGCGCGGGGTCGTACGAGGTTGATTGCACAAATGGGTTGGTTGAGAACACGTGCGCGCTTTTATCTTCTACGAATTCGTGACCAATGCACACGTTTACAATTTGCATTTTACGCTCCAAATTAAGATCACGAAGGTCGTTAAACGTGTACAGCGTTTCATCCTTGTCGATTTGGTCGGCGGTGGCAGCGGCGCCCTCGTCGGAATCCGGCGCGACGGGGTTGTCGTCATCGTCGCCCGCATCACCATCATCATCCAATAACGACGATCCGCTCTTGTATTTTCTGTAGCAGTCGTCTTTAAACGCCGTTATGTCCACGCTTGGACTATTTATGTTGTCAATATTCGAAACAAAATTATCCAGCTTTACTTTAGTAATCGCGTCTTTTCCGGAACGGGATAGCTCGTCATACGCCATCTGCGTTGTAAAATGCGGCACGCAGCGTTTTCCAAACAAATACAGCTCGCTTGTCGACAAATCATTAACGGACTGGTCTGAATCCGGATTCGATGGATCGTCACTCTGGTGCGAATGAATCGCGCGTATTATCTTGCGTTTTATTGTGTCTATAGTGTCGTCCAAATGTATGCGGTGCTCGCGTACAAATACAACATTGATTCTGTGACGGGTGATATTTTCCAATTCGTGCATACTAAAAAATGGGAGCATCTTTTTAACATTGGGGTTGTCGCGTGACAGTGTGGATTCTGTAGACGAATCATTAAAAAATGTCGGTTTAAATACACTTTCAAAAAAAATGGTATGGTCTTCATAATCGCGTCCGCAAAAAACATATATGTTAAGAATGGCGTCTCCCGTCAAATGCGAAACTTTGAATATTTTGACTTCTTTATACAGATCACATACCTCAATTTCACCCGTTACGTTAGCCATCTCGCGTCACTTATATGTGTATGTGTTGTGTATATGGTTGTTATTATTATTATTATTTAATATATTAAATAAAATAAAACATTTGCATTTATTTTATTTATTTTATTTATTTATTTATTTATTTATTTATTTATTTATTTATTTATTTATTGTCCACGATGTTTTCACTTTTCCATTGGTATTAAGTGCGCGCCGCATAATGCGTTCAGCTGATTTATTGTGCGCAAGTGCGCTGCCGCACGCGCAACGCCGTCATCATCATCGGATCCGGCAATGGCGCGTATGCACGCGTCGGCAAGTTCGTCTACATTATACGCGTCGCTGCCAATTTCATTACAAAACCTTATTTGTGGAAACGATTCATAAATGGGTAGCAACGCGTCGCGCTGCGTGGGATATTCGCTGATCACGGTTACGTTGTCAAATTGCAGCGCCGTGTGTATGCGGTCCGTTTCAAGAATGCTGTTTGCATAAAAGTGAATGTTTAACACTATTCGCGCGCCCGATATGTAGTCCATCAGTTCATCTCCAAAAGATCGGGTCAATACTCGTATGTTATATTTATAACCGCGCCGAATCAAATTCTGCGCGAGCTGATCGACTATTCTCTCGCGACGCGCATTAAATGACCCGTAAAATAATATATCACTGCGCCGCGTGTCGGAAAAATGAATACGATTGGATGGAATGGCGGGAGTAATGTAGATTGGAGGCGGAAGCAGTGTAATCTTGGATCGCAGCGACTCCGGATAATAGTCCAAATTCACGGAACTGTAATCGAATGCAGCGACGCTGTTGCGTATTAAAGAGGTAAGTATGGAATTGAAATGCGTTTTAATAAGCGTTTCACTGGCGACGTTTTTATCGTTCATCTGTTCGAGCTGGTAAATGCAATACTTTCCGGCGTCCGGCACAGCATTACTATCGGTAACCAGCAGTTGCGGAATTAAAATAAATAGCAGCTCTGTGGGATTCGTTCGATTTCGTTGCACTGTTTCAGATGTAACAAGGGCGTCGAAAACGATATCGGCCGTAAGTATTTTGAGTTCTCGCAATAGCATTTGGCTGAGTGCTCGGGTTAAATTCAAAACATATTTGGTGGTGTAGAAACGAACTGTTTTAAAATTACGCCATTTTAATGATGATGGATTTGCGGTAGTCGACATGATAAAATACTAAAATAAATGTTTTTAATATTTATTTAATTGTGAAAATAATAGTTATAAAATAATTGTCAACTCTCTCACAAATAATAAAAAGCATAATTCTGCCTTTAGCATAATTATGCTTTTTAGCATAATTATGCTTTTTTAAATTTAAAAAGAAAAAATAATATAATTAATATATATCAAGATGGTTATGCATATATGCGAATTGTGTAATAAAATATTTACGAAAAAATCGACATATAATTATCACATAAATAAAAAAAAGAGATCATGCGAATTAAAAGCCGAAATTTTACCTAAAATATCCTCAAATTTCCCTCAAATCTCCTCAATTTTACCTAAAATCTCCTCAAATTTCCCTCAAATCTCCTCAAATTTCCCTCAAATCTCCTCAAATTTCCCTCAAAAACCATCAAAAGAACCGAGAGAAATTATGTGTAATTATTGTGGATATAAGACAGAACGAATCGATAATTACAATAGGCATAAATCATCATGTAAAGTAAAGAAGCAAGAAATAAGTGAAAAAGAGGAGATATTAAACAAATTATTAGAACAAAACAATAAATTAGCATTCACAATAGAAGAATTAAATAAAAAGATAGAAAAATTAGAAAACAATAATAAAATAAACAACCATACACAAAACAATAAGAATATAAAAAATCAAAACAATGGGATAAGCAACACCATCAATATCATAGGATTTGGTAAAGAAGACCTTTCAAAAATAGACAACACATCGTTTTTTGAAGCGTTGATGCAGATGGGGTACAATATTCCTACCAAAATGTTGGAGAAAATCCATATCAATGAAAAGTATCCAGAGTACAAAAATATCTATATATCAGACATCAATCGAGGAAATGCGATGATATACGACGGTAAAAAATGGAAATTAGATAAATACGATAATATTAGTGATAAGTTATTGGACAAAGTATTACATTTTATAGAGGAACGATATGATGAAATCAAAGACGATGCATCAATATCGGACAAAAAGAAGACAAATATGGAAAACCGATTGAAGATATTGAAGATCATGAAGGATTACGAAGAAGAAAAGGAGAGAAAAAGGCACGAATATTTAAGGAATCAGTGCAAAGATAAGATCAAGATAGATTTATATAACAATAGAGAAAGCATTGCTGAAGAAAATCCTAAAATAGAAGATGAATAATATTCAAGCCATTAATTACATAGGCGTAAATATTACAAGCGGGATTTTGCGGGGTTTTGCGGGGGCGGCAGCCCCAATATTTACTGAAACAGCTCCAATATGTCGGTGTGCTTAAAAATGGTCTTATTTGTGATACTTGGATAACTCTTCACCTTTAGCAGGCTCACGTACGTGACGCTATTGAGAACGTTGGCCCATTCTTCCAGCTTGGTCAACTCCTCGTGACTATTTTTAATAATTATAAAAATGTTTTCGGATATCTCGTCCAACTCGTTTGATTTGCCCGGCGTTTTTATGTACTCGCGTATCAGCTTTTGCAAATTAATAACAATTTCAATCACTTGTTCCGACGAAACAATGCCCTGTTTCATAAGGTTAACTATAAATAGCGACATCGCTTTTCGGCGATCGTTGTTTTTATTCATTGTGCAAAATTTGTCGTAATCTTTTTTAGGGTCGCAGTACTCGATTGAGTTAAAAAGCCCCAAAAATTCTCCCAAATTCGATTCGAAAATGGTTTCGAACAGCGGATACGATTTTATCAAATCGTGATACAGCCTGGCATACACTTCGGAATAGAATTGGTTCGAGCTCGCGGTATTAAAAATCGAGGTTCCGATTCTGAGCATGTGTTCGGTGTTGGCATTGTCGGCGGTAAGATCGCTGATCTCCTTTAAAATCGTGTTGAGAGTTTCCAAATAGCTGTCGTTGGTAAGCCTGTTCAAACACGCGCGAATGGTGTTAATATGCGATTCAATTCCTTGCACTCGAATGAGTTCGGTTGCCTGGAAGGCGCGTATTGACTCCCAGTCGTCATCCGTTATTTGTTGATCGAGGCGTTTCACACCGCGCTTATCAGAAGCGGTTGACAACCCACCATTAATGCCACCCGCACTTCCCGAACCGGTCGAAGTTTTACCCTTTGGAAAGATGGGGGTCTTCACATACGTGGGTGCGCCAACCTGGTCCGCTAAACTAGAGATCAGTGCTATGATATAAGGTGGTGCCAAATAATCAAACCCGTTGCATATAATTCTATCAAAATCCGACAAGGTGTATTGATACGCAATCGTGGGTCTCCGCGCGTTGTCTTCTTTGACTTGCATTGGCTGTGTTAATACGCTTACTGTTAGCATATATTTATATGATAATAATAATAATAATAATAATAATAATAATAATAATAATAATAATTAATGCACGTAATCAATTGTTATTATATCCACTAAACTGATAAAATAAAATATTAAAGATTTTCCTTATTCATACTCGTATGGAGCACATTGTCGATATGGACCAACACCGTGTGGAATTCGTATTTGTGTACGACGAAGCCAGATCATTTGCGAAAGTATGCATTTTTTTGAAGTTAATGGGACTCGTGTTTTATACCAGCACTCTACCCACATGTTCTGTAAATACAGTCAATATTTGCATGCTCGTCGCTATGTTGGGATCACTTGTCAACAGCGCGCGTTACGAGTACGCGCATTTCAAAAAATACGGGCAAGTGTTTTCAATATACGAGTTTGAAATGTGGAAAAATTCACATTGGCCGAGATCGAGGCTGTTTTTTTCAATAGTCGAAATCCTTATAAAAGTAGCTTGTTTTATTGAAACGTATCCACCAAGGTTTGAATTATATAACGCGTGTTGTGTAGGGCAATCTGTTTTGAAAATACACACTTTAGTGTTGTCACTATTGTACACGTTATTTGGGATTTTATACGCGTCCGTTTTTATACCGCTTTATTGTTGCAGAGGCAATAGCAATATTGTCGCGAATACACAACATCTTAATGCAACAGTTGTTGATATTCAATCCGAATGTTGTATTTGTTTGGATAAAACATCCCAGCCCTGGAAAATCCTCCCGTGCGGTCACGCATTTCATCAAACGTGCATTTTAAACTGGATAAAGTACCACCAAACTTGTCCAGTATGTAGATTTGTATTAACACCCCACGTAACTGCATAGAGATAATATAAATGTTATCATCTTGAGTATTTTATCGTCGGCTGCGGCGGCGTCATTGACCGTATCCTTGTCGGCGTCGATTATCAGCTTGCTGCGCGGATCGGTCATAATCCAGTCTTCGTGATACGCGTTGCATTCTGAAATGTATGTCGGTGAAATGACCTCACCTTCTCTGGCGCGATGGCTGATTCGAGTAATGCATGTTTCCGCTGAGGCACGAATGTATATAATGCCCGTCACGCACACGTCGCGATTGAATTCATCAAACCACATGTTGTAAATGGTGTGCTCGATCAAGTCGATTTGCCCCTGTTTGTAAAGCATTTTCTCAAACACGTTGCGGTCGGTTTCGACGCACCGTTCAGTGACGATGATATCGTTCTCCGGGTTTCGGACCGCGTCAAGCAGTATGGACAGTCTCGAAATGTACGCCATCATTTGAAACTTGAACGCGTGTTCTTTGGGGTTCTTGTAAAAATTGGCAAGTACGGTTTCGCCGTTTTCATCCACGACCCGATTCCATACGGAATCCACGGGTTCTTGAATAAAGCACACGTTGGGCATATTTTTGAACGCGGTCTTGAGTTGATCAACCGATGTTGATTTGCCGGACCCAATTCCGCCATCAATTGATACAATTACGGGTTTCGCGCGCACGGTTCGGTTACTACGAGCGTCGGTTAATATTGTTAACATTTTCGCCAGAATACCGTTCACGCCAGCGTCCACACTTATCCTATCATCACCGTTCATATTGGTCTGAATATCTATAGTTATATATTACCCAACATTTTTATATCGTTTGGACAATTATCTCAACAAATGTAAAACGAAGTATACTCAAAAAAAATAAAATTTTATTAATGTACTTCGTTCATTCTAAATCCCACACCAACCAATACTAGTCGCTTGCGGGCGCGTCAGACGGCTTTGCCTTTCGCGTGTATTTTCGTTTTTTTGCAGCCTCCATCTTTGGTTCTTCTGCTACTTCTGCTACTTCTGCTACTTCTGCTACTTCTGCTATTTCTGCTACTTCTGCTACTTCTGCTACTTCTGCTACCTTTTTGGCGACAGGCTTCTTGTTCTTATTCGGGTTCGGGTTCGGGTTCGGGTTCGGTTTAATGGCCGGCTTTGGCTTTGGCTTTGGCTTGGCATTCACTTTAACGCCCGGATTTACTCCGGCAGTGGCGGCGGCGGCGGCGGTAGCAGGTACTACGTGTGACGCGGATACGGCCAGATGCTCTTGAAGCGCCTCGTGCACTCCCTGGTTTTTTATGAACGCCTCCGATATGCTTTTGGCATCCACTTGCCGGTCCTTTTTAAATATGAAATAGTTATTCAGGAACGAAACGCGGCTGTGATACGAGTCGTTCATTTTTGGGGCCAGGCCGTAGTTACTCGCACTTTCCGACGACGCTTCGCCTTCGCTCTTCATTAGTCGAAACAGTTCCTGGAATGACCCCATGCTGTTCGGCAAATGGTATGCTTGTTCGGCTTCCGCCTTTGGCGCCAACACGAATCCGTAATTCTCCATCAGCCGCGTGAGATACGTCATATTCACTAAATATTCGCGATGCGTCTTATTTATGGACTCCTGGTACACGTCTATCGCGTACCCGACGGATGTTTCATCGTCCAGGTACCCACCAGAACCGCCCTGTTTGTCGCGTTTGTCGTACGCGTACTGTCGAGTTATTGACCAAACGCACCGACACGCGTCGTCGTACACCGCAACCGGGTCGTCAATGCGCTCGGTCAGCAACATCTTGTACACGCGCTTTCCGTCATAGCACGTCCCGATAAAGTGTCCGCCAACCTTGGTGGTTTCGCTGACATTGCGCAGGAACGCGTGCAGCGTGGGGACGTCCTTCCAGAAGTAGTGCAGCGCAAACTGAACCGAACACACGTCGAACCCGTCCTTTCCAACCGCGTAGTGTTGTGCCACGGCGCGCCCAACCACCGTCGAGTCCGCGCGCTCCACCGCGCCAAATACCGTATCTGCAATGGCCTTGTACAAACTTGCGCTGGCGCGCCCGTTTCCACCGTGTTCGCCCTGATACGCATCCGTCTCGCTTGCCCGAATCGGTTTTCCGCTGTCGGCCCGAATAAACACCATGTACGGCAGCGACTTCATCAAATTGGTTTTGCGAAGATTCAGGTACCGCGCGTACGTCCCGTCTTGCCGGTTTCGTATGTTGTCTTCCGCAACGTCGATTCCGAGGACAAATGACAGTTCAGCGTGTGCCCATTTGTGCAGGTCGCCGGCTTTGCCAACCGCCAAATCAATCAGCGTGCTTCCAGGTCGGGCCACCGCCGAAATGAGCGCCCGTTTCACAAACAAGTTGTGAAAATCGCGCAGCGGCTGCATCGACGACGCGTCTCGCAATCGTTCTCCGTCACGAACAACGGGCGCGCGGTTGTAGTACGCGTCAATTTCGATCACGCTTTCTACAAATATGTTTGCACCGGTTCGCAGCATTGGTTCGGTAAGCGGGTTATGAATCGAAAACCAGTTATCGTTTGCGACGTGAAACGCGTTTCCCAATTCTCTCGCCAGCGTTTTGTCGTGGCGAACTTTGATCGGTACCCACCTCCATCCAGCAGCACGACCGGCATCGTACCGAAACTCTACCACGGCGCGATCAGCAAACGGCTCCCCGGTTTCGGTCAGCATCTGATACAACCCGCCGCTGTTTTGCAGACGTATGTTGCATATGTGGGCCGTATCGTCGGGTGGCACGGTGGGGTAGAACGGTGCCGCGACTTGCTTGTTGGCGTATTTTGTACCGATGCCCGCCGCAACGGTCGACGAATCAATTGCAACGGTAGAAGACGCATCCAATTCTGCAAACGCGGTGATGTCGTCCGAACCTACCGCCGCAGCACCCGCCGCGGATGCGTCGTTTTTAGGCAACAGATCGATGACCGCGTTCATCGGGTTCAAATACCCGTCGCGCTCCACCGAATACCCGACCCTGAGTGTGAGCGTCTTGTACTCGATGATTTCGCCGGTACTGTACATTTTTTTCACAATGTCGCTCTGGTCGTGATGTTTTTCGGTAGTCACCATGAAATCAATCGTGTTATGCTCGACGGGTTTCCACTTGAAGGACCGCGGCCACGTGAGCTTTTTCAACGGGGCGTGTTTACCCACCGTAGATGCGCAAACCCCGGTGTTGGCCGGCGTAAAAATGAGACCGTCGGTATTGTATTCAAACCCGCCGTCGTTGATCCAATTCAGCACCCTCGAACAGCAATGAAATATGTCGCTCGGTCCGCCGTTTTTACCGGCAACCTCAAAGCGCTTGACTGAAAGGCGTATGGGCGCTGCTGCAAACCCTCCTCCCGCTCCCTTCACCGACGCGTTGGTGCCGCTCAGGGGCACCGCGGACCGAAACGTGCCCTCCGTATCTCTCATAAATTCGCTCAAATGATACAATCGAAAATTGGATTCTGTGGAGGTTTGATCGGTCGTTGCAAACGCCAAATGACGAATGTCGATTTTGTGAATGTAGTAAATATCAAATGCGGCGTACAAATTAATGAACCGACCGGCCTTGTCGTGAAGAATATGTTCGCCGTCGATCAGCGTGTAATGCAGCCGATCGTCGATGCAGACCGCACCCGTAAATTGCACGTTCATCGCCGTATCAATGAGATACATTCGACCAATCCGGTTCACAAATAGCATTTTTCGCTGCCCGTCGGCTTTTTCGGTCACCGTATAATTAAACCGGATATTCGGTTTACTCGTTTCGTCGTAAGGTGCGGCGTCGATATCGGCCACGTTGAATTTTTGCAGCGTAACCGACGACGGACCTATGAAATCGCTTGGAAACAATCGCGCATTATCCCCCCCATCGTTTTTTAGTTTTCCGTCGTCGTCGTGGTCGGAATCCGACCCCGAACCCAATCCGCGACCCCTCCGCCGGTCTCCGGTTTTCTTATTTTCGGCGTAATGCAGCAGGTGGTAATAGTCGTTGTATACGCTCTGCATTTCGGGGTACGAAATCGGGAAATTCGTTCCTTGAATCCCCGATAAAATAATTTTTATCGCCCCGCGCAAAGCGTGGGTCAGTACGGGCGCACTATTTACGAACTTTCCCGGTCCCACGCGGGAATTCAAAACCTCGATTTCAATTTCGTATTTTAGCGCCGACTCGGTTACTTTGGATGTAGCGAAATTGTATTCGGCTTCCATTCGCCACGAGCCCTCTTTGCGGTACGATTCTTTTATCACGCTCAAATCAATTCGTAGCGGCAGGTCGGGGTGTTCGAACGACGTTCGGTTAATGTACCGAAACGTTTTTCTCATTTTGGACCACTCGGAATCCGCAGAAAATGCCCGTATTTCGGCACTTTCATATCGCATACGGTGTTCCTTTTGAAGGCTTACCCTGAAATTAAAATCATCGAAGTTTATGGGAGGTACAATGACGTCGTTTATGTACGCGCCGGATTTCTTGTTAAATACGGTGTGGGTCGGATTCAACGTGTTGGTCTTGCAGTATTCCTGTATATTGGCACGCCCGTTAATCTCGACTCGAATGCCCGAGACCTTGGGATTGGGTGGTTCGGGCACGCATTGAATGCGTAAATGGTAATCGCCCGCTCGACTGCATTTATATCCTTCGGACAACAATTTCCCAATGACGTTTTCGTGATCGCGGCGCATAATGGGTTTGATGCCCCTAATACCGCGCGTTCCAAATCGAACTTCCATTTCGTAGGCATCCTTCGCAGACATTGCATTCTCTAAATACGTCTGAGCCAGATGATTGAGATGCTGTTGCCTCGATGCATTGTCGGCTAGTTCGGCCTTCGTAGGGTCTCGGCGTTGGTGCTGGTGCTGGTGCTGTCGCATTCAATCCTATATATTATTATACTTTCATTTAAAAATTCATTTTAAAATCAATTTTATAATTATTTATTTATAAATAAATAATAATTAAAATACAATAATAACATAACATTCTATCTAAATTTTACACATATCAACGTCGTCCGAAAAACAAATATATAGATGCTGTCTTGAAATTTCAGATTCCAAATACGCCTCCCGGTGCAGTTTATTTTTTATTTCGGTCAGAACATCCGACACTTTAATATCGAGATCGTCGTCGGAACCAACGTCTTTATTTTCATCATGCTCGTCCGCGGTAGCGCGTTTGGCATTTACAGCCGCAGACTTTGCGCGCTTTATTGATTTTTTATTTTGTTTTGTGCCCTGGGTCCATTTACCAATGATGGTTACGGCATTATCGTCGGCATTATACGTTATATTCGATTGATCGAACGCAAATGTCAAATAAACGGCGGCACCGTCCGCGTCGTTTACCGAAACTTTAGTTATTTTAGTAACTGCAGTTTTAAACCCGTTTCCGGAAATGTATGAGGATATCTTCTCAGCATTGTGATCGTCGGATATTTCAACGTGCGTGTCCGTTTCGGTTTTATTGTCGTACGTGAAAAGTGACGGTTTTAATTTCAACTCATACGTTGACGCAAATGAAAGTGTTTGACCCATAGTAGTATTTTTTTATTTTATACGTAATTAAATAGTATAATTTATATTGTTTTTATGAAATTATATTAATTATTTATTTTTTATATAATATAGTTTACATACATACAAAATAAAATGCACGGAAAACAATACCCCAATGCCAGTCGCCGTAAAGGTAAACCCGCCATCATACCTAAAACATTCCGACCCCAACCACAACTCCAACTCCAACACCAACCCCAACCCATCCACCTTCAACCCATCCACCACCAAAACGACATGCGAAACTTGTTTCACAACATATCGGCGAAGGTACAAAATCCGAATGTTAGCGCTAAGGACCTTGCAACGTTGACATTAATGTTATTGGCGGGGGGTATTTCATATAAACTATTAGCCGAAGCCGATGCCGGAGTAACCAGCGATGCTGTATCGCAATACCATCTAACTGGTAGAACTGATACAACTTGGGGGGATAAAATGATGGATCTTAACGCGAGTATACCGAAAACCCGCGGCGGCAAAACGCGACGCCGCTCTCGTAAATAAAAATAATTTTTAAATGCACTGTTTTTTTATTAGAGTTTTTTATTAATAAAAAAATACATATTAACTTGCTTGCACTTTGGGTTCTAATTAACTAGCACCGCTTCTTCTCGAAAATACGCATCACCTGTTTCACGAGCAAATCAAATTCTTCTCGCTGTGAAACAGAGAAAGATAGCGTCATTTTAAGTTTCGAGAGAATGTCTTGAAGACGTGCACGGTCCTTTTCAATATCGGCATTTTTCTGAAATTGCACTTTATACTCGTTTGATAACGCCGTCAAGCGTTTCATTTCCGACAAGTATTCGACATTCTCATTTTGAATCAGGGCTTTGTACTTATTGTAATGATTCACAAATGCGGTGGCGACGTATCCGGAAATATTGCGCATATTGAAATGAATGTCGGAGAGGAGACCAATCATTTCGTCCTTGTACTCGTCCTTGATCAGATTTTTATCCACAACCGTTTTTACAGAACGAATGTGCGATGCCAATTCTCCGAGAGATTTTAAAAACGCGGGGCGTATTGCGTCAAGGGTATGAAGGTACCTCGTATCGGCAATTAGTTTGTTATAATGCGTACGAATGGTTGCGTTCAAGTGTTGGGATTCTGAATAGAGTTTTTGTATGATATTGTGGGTCGCCTCTAGGCGTAAACGTTCGGCGTGAAGGGTTGTGCTAACCCCGTTATAGTTATTACGATCCTCGTTCTCAATCCTTGTTTGTTCGTCGCTGGTGTCCTTCATTATGACGACGAGATTTTTCTGGAATTTGGTGAGCTTTGAATCGGTCTTCGCGCCGGCTGCAATAATTTCATCAATTGCGCGTTGCTTGACCTCTGTGGGACTAGTTGCCGCTGCAGGAGCAGGAGCAGGCGCCGCTGCAACAACATTGGATGCAGAGACAACCACTGTTTTGGGCGCGGTGATAACCTTGGGCGCGGCGATAACCTTGGGCGCGGGGACAACCTTGGGTGCGGTGATAACCTTGGGCGCAGGAACAACCTTGGGTGCGGTGATAACCTTGGGCGCAGGAACAACCTTGGGCGCAGGAACAACCTTGGGTGCGGTGATAACCTTGGGTGCGGAGACAACCTTGGGAGCGGTGATAACCTTGGGCGCGGTGATAACCTTGGGCGCGGATGCGGAGACAACCTTGGGTGCGGGCATCGGGATATACCGGCAATATACGCGGTTGTGATTATTATTATCGCTCGTCCACAACCATTCGGCATCAGCGGGAATATTTGGACGAGAACCGCCTCCGACAGACCGCCAAATATTATTATCTTGATTTCGCCCATAACTTACCGGCTTGGTCCATGCCGAATCGTCAAACGTATTTCTATTCCACCCAGCGCTTTCCTTTGTAGAACAGCGCCAATCTGACGGTTTTGTAACCTTTCCACCAAACACACCAATAAATGCTGCGGGTCCTCCTTGGTCTACACCGTCAATAGCGATAACGTCACCTGGTTTAACAATGGGTGAAAAGTTATATGTCGTCGTCCAGCTTGTCCCGCGACCGATTTTATTGCCGTTGACATACAAATCAAATTCGTTATCGCAAGTCATATAAATAGGCAGAACTGTCGCAGGGACGGGAGTCGTAACCGGAGTCGTCTTTATCGCAACCGGTTTACTAGAAGGCTTGCCAAACACTTTACCACACACTTTGTTTTTGAGTCTGGAAAAGGTTTCCTTCATAACCGCCTGCGCGACATTACACGCAACCCCGTGACACTTGACGTTCTTCAGGCACGACAAAATCTCCTGATTACAACGCACGCTACGAGTGCTCGGTGTACCACAGCAACTATCGTGAAGTTTACAGCACGAATCAAGCGAGTCTTTTGGTGTGACTCCCCACCGACACGTCGGTCCTTCGGCCCCCTTGAACTTTTGGCCTCCGCAGTAATTGGGACCGCAGAAGTTTCCATATACTTTGAATCCGTTTATTTTGGGAAGAACCGATTTTACATTGGATATCACGTTCTTTACCTTGGAACCAAACGCCCTCTTTACTTTAGCTGCGACCTTCTTGACTCCTGTGGCGACCTTGGGCGCCAGCTTAGGTGCGGCTTTGAACACTACTGGTGCAGGCTTAGGTGCCGGCTTAGGTGCAAGCTTAGGCACGGCTTTGAACACTACTGGTGCCGGCTTAGGTGCAGGCTTAGGCGCGGCTTTGAACACTACTGGTGCAGGCTTAGGCGCGGCTTTGAACACTACTGGTGCCGGCTTAGGTGCAAGCTTAGGTGCGGCTTTGAACACTACTGGTGCAGGCTTAGGTGCAGGCTTAGGCGCGGCTTTGAACACTACTGGTGCAGGCTTAGGTGCAGGCTTAGGAGCGGCTTTGAACACTACTGGTGCAGGCCTAGGCGCGGGTGCTGGCGCAGGCCTAGGCGCGGGTGCTGGCGCAGGCCTAGGCGCAGGTGCTGGTGCAGGCCTAGAAAATATGCGGTGTATTACCCTCGGAATAAACCGACGAAGTAATTTTCGACCATAAACAGTGGTTGCTGGTTCTGGGTGGTCGTGGTGGACGTCGCGTTTGTTGTCACTATTAACATTGTTGACATTGTCGCTGCTGCTGCTGCCGCTCTTGTTGATAACATCAACGAAATTGGCATTTTCAACACCAGTATCCAGAACTTCTTCAGATACTTGCACAATCATTTCGGGGATTGGAATCGCTAAACAATTCATTCCAATACCACATAGAAAAATCACTGCGCCAATATGCGCGAGTTTCATTGTATGTGTATATGTATGTGTGTGTGTGTGTGTTTGATATTTTATAATATAAGATGTGAAAATATCTTTAATTCCAAATCTAAATATAATTTACATTAATTTTGGTTCGGGTTTCGTTGTTGTGAGATTATGAGAGAACTTCGATATCGTCCAGAATATTGATATCGGCGGCAGCTGACGACCCCGAATCCATCATTTCTATTCCTAAATCCATATTAGAGACGCTGTCACCGATTTGCAGTGTGTCGCTCTCATACCCGTCATTGTTATCGTCGGCGCCCGCTTCGCGAAACGTGCTGTCTTCGCCATTATCACCAATCGATTCATCCGATTTTATCGCCACTTGGTCATTAAACGTAACGCCACGCGGCGATACGGCGGTTTCCGAATCCGACGCCAAAATCGCCCGCATTTGTTCGAGTTCCTTGGTCTCGGCGGTTTTTAATGCCTCTTTCTCTCGGTTTTCCATAATCGACACCGCTTCCGCATCAGAATCTAAATTTGTAGTTTTACTGCCGTCATCGCCACGTACGGTTCGCGATGGCGCGAGCTCGGGCATCCCTCGATCGTCGTTGGCGTCAACGGTTACATCAACTCCGCTCGTGTTGGAACTATCGACAAGCGTCTCCCGATTTATCACGCTCGTGGTTTCACTTATCTCAACGTCTTCTTCAATCGTTGGATCCATATAACTTTTCAGTAGCTTTTCGATGGGGATCGTGTCTCGCATGGCGTTCATTATGCACTCCTGCACAATGACTTCAATGTCGCGGCGATTTCGCTGCATTTGCAGCGAATGCACGTTTCTCTCGTATAAATACACGTTGGAATAGAGCTTTCGCGCGGCGTTGATGTAAACCCGATGTATGAAGTCGTTTTCCTTCGGCACGTCCACGTTTACTTTTTTGTTTTTCATTCCAACGCGCATGCACGTCAAGCTCTTCAGTTGCACCACGTGGACGCACGCGATCAAGTCTCCGATGTAGCCGCACGAGCTGCGTTCCTTGATGCGCTCGCACTCTTGATCAATTATAGCGGGGTTCCATTTTGGCACGCGTGACAGGAAATTTTGAAACGTCATTAAATATTTGGAATCTTCTTCATTGGTCGAACAAAGCTTCCACGCTTCATCAAATATCGACCGCAACCCGTCAATAATATGCGGCGTCAACAAATTTACAAGTCGCGCTGTAAATTCGTTGCGAGACTCGTACAAATTAGAAAGCGAATAATCGTCCATTTTGAGTTTGAATTTATTTTTAAATGAATGTAATATTTTTTAATTCCAATTCGGAACGAAATTTCATAAAATATAAAATGAATAACATTAATAATTTTTCATTTCGAATTTCTTTTTTAACTCGGCTAAATGCAATCAATAGTTCGTATTTTTTAAGCACGCGGTCGTCAACTCCGACCCCTGCCCCTGCCCCTGCCCCTGCCCCACCCTCATTCGTTTCCGATTCAACCACTTCGATTAGATCCAAAGCACTGTACCCCAATTCATACAACCTCTCTGCCAGTTTTACAAGTTTAAAATATTCAACACGGTCGAGCACTGTAACGGCACCGGCGTTGTGGTTACAATTTTCTAGCAACGCATTTAATTTTAAGCGCCTGGCTTGTTTTATTTCGATTAAGCCGCTCGCAGCCCGTTCTAAATTGTAGTTGTGCAGGTTAATTATAGTTCTGGGCGTTGCTTCGGATTCAACCGTGTTGGAAATGTATATATCACAGAAACGAGAGAGAATCGGTTTCAACAGTTTATTTTTATCATCAACCACTATAAAAAAACGGGTCGAGTGACAAAAAAGTTCAATGCATCGGCGCAGAGCAGACTGCGCATCAATGGTCAGTTTGTCCGCATTCAACAATACGATGGATTTAAACCGCTCTCCGTCCAATAAATCCACATTGGTTTTTGCAAAAAACTTGAGTTCGTCTCGTATAAACCGAATACCGCGGCCGTGCGCGCAGTTTACGGTCATTGTGTACTGTTTCATAACACTTTGATTTTTTTGATAAATGTTGCTCAAAAATTCGGAGAGAATTGTGTTTTTACCGCACCCACTGCTTCCGTGAAATATGATGTTCGGTATTTTTTTAATTGCGATGAAGTGGTTCAGACGACAAATTATGTCCTCGTGAAGTTTTAATGCGTGATCCAAACAATCGGATGGCGCTGGTTTCGGCATCTTTTACTTTTAATTTTTATTCGTACGATAATAATCGGACGTATCTCTATGTTATTATTGGGTTGAAATAAATACCCAACCGAGCTCCTTGCAGATGTTTTTCCAGATTTCATCTTGTTCGATGCGCTTCTCTCGGTCCTTCAGCATTGGAAAATAGGAGAGAAACTGAATTTGCCCCAGCAATTCGCACAGCTTATAAATCGTATAGTAATAATTCAGGAAATTAACGCGCTCGTCCGGGCAAAATTTCGCGTACGGCCGCTGTATTTCCATAAACAGGTTACACAGCGTTTCCTCTAATTCGGGGGACATTACGGGCGGCTTGATGCCAAGCTTGTCTTTAATAAATGGAATGTGTTCGTAATATTTATTATATCCGAGTTTTTTAAGTATCTCTTTGGCTTTGGAATCCGTGAATTGGTCTAGCGTAAGTCGCTCCTTTCGTAATTGGTGCGAAATTGCCGAAATAATCGATTCATCTATTTGTGTAGTTTCTTTCGCTTGAAACTGTGCAAGAATCTCGCGAAAATGGTTGATGCGCTTGTACGCATAAAAACACGCCTCTTTGGGCGGTTCCTTGTACGACGGTTTATCGTTATCCACGAAATACACTATAAAATTTGAACATTTATTGCACACCAATATACCTTCGCTGTCAATGGGAACCATCTCTCCGTGGTGGCAATGCGTGCAGACATCCGTGCGATACGTATATAAATCCATGTCTATATTGGAATAATCGTTGTTATAAAGGTATTGTTGCACGGCCGTGAAATTCATTTGTTGTCGCTGGTCGGGCCTTTCTTGTTTTTGGTCGCGGGTTCTAACATCTTGCGCGTTTTTGTGCTCTTGGTTGTGCTCTTGGTTGTGCTCTTGGTTGTGCTCTTGGTTGTGCTCTTGGTTGTGCTCTTGGTTGTGCTCTTGGTTGTGCTCTTGGTTGTGCGCAGGTTCTGTAATTTTAAAAAACGATTTTATGAGTTGCGCCTTATTCGTCCGGGTGGATGCGTGCGATTCTGCAGCGGTCTTTGTATTTTTAGAATCGGCTGCTGCGGTGTTGGTAGAAATTTCTTGCTTATTTTCAAAATACGAAAATATGTATTTGTTGTTATTTAAATAATAGTCCTTTATTTTTTTTTTGTAACCGGTAATGGATTTCGCAATTTCTAATACGCGGTCCTTTTTTTCTAACTGGGACTCTATACTCATCGTCTCGTGTTTTAATTGCTTGGTTATCTCTTCGTGCTCTATTTTAAGCTTGGGAATGATGACCGTTTTTATATAATTAAATTCCGTTTGCTTTTCATTGTGCACGCTATCCAAGGTAGTTATGTTCTTATCATTCATCAGTATTTGTTTAGGTGTTTTATGCTTGAACGCGGAAGACGTCATAGTGTCAATATTTTAATTTATTGCGATTTAATTTAATTTAAATTAATTATAATTTTTTATTTAATATTTAATTTATGAAATATGTAACTTAATAACGAACTATTTGCGTAATGTTTTCTTAGTAGGAAGTAAAATGTCGTCAACAAGCGGTGGAATTAAAATTATGGAATGCATCTACGTCATGTTGGAATCCGGGTGCATTATAACCGGATTGGCTTATGTAGGAAATCGGTTTACAATCGATTTTACTATGAACAATTCCGCGTGGACTGTACGGTCTAGAGGCAAAATAACCGAAACCGCGGTGAACGGCCTGTGCGAACAATTAAAATCATTCAACATCATTTCGCGCGACGACTGGCATTATCATACAATGCGATTCTATTGCCATAAAGCATCATCTAATGCAAACGATCGCGATGGTCGTGGCGCTGGAGTTGATGACGTTGATGACGTTCGCCCCACGCATAATAAAAATATAGCCATAATGACATTTATTTTAAACGCGATATTAAAAGGGTGGCGGGTTAAAAAATCATTTTCAAGGATAAGCGAGTACCGGTTTAACAAATCGCACAAGAGCAAACGTAAATATTTAAACGCCGATTTTTTATCGCGATTTTTGGAACATAACATCCAACCATAATAACAAGAACAACAAGAACAACAAGAACAACAAGAACAACATAATACGTTAAAAATACAACATAAAAATATTAATCAATACAAAAATACAAAAAAACGGTCGTTATGGAATTTTATTACCGCAAGGCGAATTCGAACGTTATACGCAGTTTAGAATGCGATACGCTATTGAATGTTACAAATGTTCAGAACTATATACCTATTTATCAGAATTTCTTCAAGTTAAATGCAAATAATTTTAATGGCGTCGTTTTAAACAGTCAATACGAACTGACTAAAATTTTATGCAATGACGATGGCGACGAAACTGATCCGCACTATGTAACCGGACAAGTTAAGACGAGTGGAAACGGCAAACGCGAATCGGCCGACGCCGTGACCGAAAAGGCCATTTTTATAAAGTTTTCACCTTTGCTTGATCCGTTAAACTACCTTTCGGGAAAGTATGACATAACCGACGCGACGCTAATGACGCTGCCGCAATACGGGTCTGATAAAAGTGCCTGTCACTCAAAGATATTGGATTGTAACAATTCGGCATACGTTGACGGATTTTTCACGTACCTAAGCAGCAAGGCGATGCATGCTCACAAGTTTTGCCACGGCATCGAGTACTACGGCGCATTCATAGGCTACAAACAAAATTTTGAAATTAACATTACTGATGATATTGAATGCTTTCACGATTGCGGGTTCTTCAAGGCCAATAATGACGTTATTTACAGTATGGACTCGAATAGCAGAGCCGCATATGAAAAAACTGTACAATACTTGTACAGCGACGCTTGCAGTGCGGGCGTTAACGCGTCAATGCGAACCTATAAACCGCGACTCGTGTGTAAATCCATTAGTGCGGATGATGCCGACCTTGTAATAACAACGGATACGTTGGACGAGACAATTCACACATTTTTTGAATCGGGATCGGAGACGCCAAATGACAATGGCGTCGGTGTAGTCATGACCGCTAACCCCAATACCCCGGCATGCGTCGATACGCCGCCCATCCACTCTAATGCGTCTGCAAATTCGTCTCGGTCGTCAAATTCGACCAATACCAATACCATCGGCGCCGATCGTGCCGACGTCGATTCCGATGCGGATGCGGATGACGATGGTGACGATGGCGACGATGGTGACGATGGCGACGATGGTGACGATGGTGACGATGGTGACGATGGCGACGATGGCGACGATGGCGACGATGGCGACGATGGTGACGATGGTGACGATGGCGACGATGGTGACGATGGTGACGATGGTGAGGACGATGAAGTGTACGTCAACATTAAAAAGTTTCCCGTGAATATGATACTCATGGAAGAATGCGACGACACACTCGATTCGCTGTTGGAAGACGGGGTCGTATTAACCGTGGACGAATGGAGTTCGATTTTAATGCAAATAATTATGACTCTCGTCGCATACCAAAAAATGTTCTGGTTCACGCATAATGATTTACACACGAATAATGTGATGTTTGTCGAGACCGATAAACCATTCGTGCATTATTTATACAACGGCACGTACTATCGCGTCCCGACATATGGTAAACTATTTAAAATTATTGATTTTGGCCGCGCGATTTATAAATATAAGAGCTTAACCATATGCAGTGACAGTTTCCACCCCAAAGGCGATGCGGCCACGCAATATAATTTCGAACCATACGTTAACAAAAAAAAGCCGGTGTTGGAACCAAATCCCAGTTTTGATTTGTGTCGGCTGGCGTGCTCGCTGTTTGATTATTTCATACCCAATGTAACATCCGTCGCCAGACTTTCGAATTCCGACCCCATCATTGCACTGATCGTGCAATGGGTGAAGGACGACAAGGGTCGAAACGTGCTTTATAAGTCGAGTGGCGTGGAGCGGTATCCGAATTTCAAATTATATAAAATGATTGCGCGAACCGTACACAACCACGTTCCTTCTGCACAATTATCGAACCCCCTGTTTTCGAAATACGTGGTGCCGGCAAATGAGGTAAGCCAGAAGGTAAAAAAAACGGCACTAATGTCGATCGACGACATGCCGGAATATTATGTCTGAGGGTTATTTCCATTTTTGTTTTGTTTAAACGTCTATTTCTAATTCTAAATGTTCGGTGTTTTCGATATCGTCGTCGCTTTCGTAATCGTCTTCATCGTCACCAAAAATTACCTGCTTCTTTTTTTTCTTCGCGTGCCCCAATCCCGTTGAAACCATCTTGGCGCCGCAATTCAAATTTGCGGCGCTGCCCAAACCAGACTCTGAAAATTTATCAATATAGCGGTACATTCGATCAATGTCCAGTTTCGTGATTTCACATTGTTCAAATAATGCCACCATTGCGTCATTGCATTTTCCTTTATCGGTATCGGCGCCGTTTTTTAGTTCTTTAAAAAATTCAACCAAATCTTTCTGGTCCATTAACATTTGATTGCATAAGCGCTGAATAAAAATGGAGTTGTTATACTCCGTGCTGTACTTTGTAAGCACCTTTGTGAATCGAACGTCTGCGGAGGTTATGTGGGGTTGGGGTTGGGGTTGAGGTTGAGGGTGCGAGTATTGATGATAAAGCGCATTATTATAAAAGGTTTTAATCAAGGAGCTCATTTCGTTAAATATCCATATCTGTTTCTGAAAGGTTATTCGATCAATGTAGTCCGCGAAACAAATATTCTTCAGCACCGCTTCGTAGAATAATAAATCGGACCGGCCGGTGCTAATCATGTTTATTACGTTCTCGTGCCACAACAAACCGATAATGGTTCGATCCGTCTCACTAATCAGCGCCGTGTGCTCGCATATACCGCGATGCCCGTTGAACAACTGCGACGTTATCGCTTTACTGTTCTCGGAACACTCCTTCGCCTTGAAAATAGTGTCAAGTACGGCTTCGTCAATGATCGCGCTGTTTTTTACGCGAATGTTATATATCGTCATAAGTTTGCGAATGTCGGACTGCACAAATGCCGCAATCTTTTCGCCGAGCGCCGCGTTCGTGACCAAGTCCGGCATTATGGCGCCAACCAGTCGGTGTATTTGCTGGTGCGTGGGTGCGACAAGCTCGATCGTGTGACAAACCTTCATAATTTCTTTTATTTTTTTGTCCATTTCATAATTTCCGATGCATATGATCGGATTTGTGGTGTAAACTTCCAGTTTCTGTTTTTTTGTTTTTTTGGGACGAATGAGCTTAATGAGTGACGTAATACCGCCCTTATCCCCCGTGGTCATACCATCGATTTCGTCCATAACAATAACCAGCTTCCTCGGCATTTGTTCGAAGATCGACATCACGCTTTGATCCGACATATTGTGTTTTGTAATCGTGTCAATCACGCTCTTATTTCGAATGTCGCCGGCATCGTACCGTATAATGTCGTATTTCATCTCGTTCAGAATTCGCGTAACGAATTCGGTTTTTCCGCACCCCGAGTGTCCGTACACGTATATCCCGCGCTTAACGGACAAATCCGATTTGTTCTTGTTAAAATCTAGCAGTATTTGTTTGAACGCGCCGGCGACAGATTCCCGATTCAAAATGCCATTGAAATTCATATGCGCGTTGGTGCTCATAATCGCTCGTTCCGTTTTTGTAGTATTGTAAATGTATTTAATATTATTATAGTTAATTACTAATTATTAATTACTAATTATTTATTATTAATTAGTAATTGTTTGCGTATACAGAAATGACTACAAAAAATTATTTGCGCGTATAAAATCAATAATGTATCGGCTGTCGCGAATGTGCACGGTTTGATCGGACAAGTCCCGATTCAGCATCCCGTTCTCATCCGTGTACGCGTCGTGCACGTCAAAAAACCCGTACGCGTACAGCTTGCAAAACTCCGCTATTCGGGAGTTGAAATAGGTAACGTACATCCGTCGATCCTCGTCGGACGCGCTCACCGGAAATTTATCCTGGTCTAAAATCGCATCAAAATACGCGGGGGGCGGGATGCTGTAGACCCATATTCTAAGCGGGTTTTCGGGGTCGTAGCGATCGGCGTTTAGTTTGATGCATTCGAAATATTTGCCAACAATTTCATCAATAATCGTTTGATAGGTTCGGTCCGGTGAAATATGGCGGCTGATATGCGTCCGGCAATCAATCTCGCCGAATGAAAACACGGCGACGTCGCCACTTTTTATGGTGCTGTGATCCTTCAAATTCATTCGGTCGATTCCTTTGGCACCAACCGTATACGCCAGAACGGGGCCCATATGATAAATAATCACTCGGGACGGCTCAATGTGCCAGGCCGGCCATTCGGCCCAACCGTTCCACGAATGGCTGTCGCCAAACACATAAACGTCGGTCATGCTATTATTGGTTATATTGTTTAATAATGCTATAATAAATACACACCCCAGGTGTATTTAATATTTTTTAGTCTGTTTAATAATCTATTTAATAATCAATAGTCTCAATAGTCATCGTCCCGAGAGAAAACGACCGCGGGTCCCCCTGAGTCCTTCAACATTACGGTATGCTCGAACTGCGCCGTGTACCCGTTCGACGCCGCGTGTAGCGGCGGGTAACTGTAGAGCACGTCGTGCTTTACAAGCAGCGTCAGCGGCGTGCGTTCAACCCGTTGAGGCGATAAAATGTAGCGATCTGCAAAGGGAAGCGTTTTAAATCGGGACTTTATTTGAGAGAATAATTTTTGCACGGAATTGATTTTAAAAATTGGGGAATGAAACTGCGTCGCCAGCTGCGCGGCGCTGTATCGCGTGAACCCGGGATTTAGACGAAATATTGCGCTGTCCCCCCTTTCCGTAACGGCAACCGACCCCGTTTTTTCTGGTTCTGGGCCGGTAGATTCGCAGCCGAACGTTTCAATCGCGTAGACCCCCGCGCCAAACCGTTCGCTCGGGTTCCGCACGCTGCCCGCGCACGCGGGGAGAAACACGTCGCCGTGAATGATTTCGTGCAGAATGTTGTGTCCTCCCAAATTGGACACCGGTCGGACGCCGTACGACCGCATAACTTCCTCAATTGATTGCGACCATTCCACAATGGGCGCATCAATGCCGATATTTTTTATTCCCGTATTTGTGGCGTCGCGCACGCACGCGGTCAAGTTCTCAAATGTGGTGCTCAGCTCTTTCGATAAACCGTTCTCTCCAAATCCGTATTCGGTAAATGCCGAATCAATGATCCAACCGTTTATTTCCGTCCCGAAGTCCACCTTTATAATATCATTTTTTGAGAGAATCGCTGTATCGTTTAAATAGGGATGGTAATGCGCCGCGCACGAATTTATAGACAGCCCGACCGGAAACCCGATCCCGCCGTTGATGCTGGTAGCGGACGGGTTCGATATCATTACATCCGACGTGTGCCGTTTTGTGGCCGCTTCTATAAAGTCGGCAATATCCACGAGCTTCGCACCCGGGCGAATTACGCGCTGCGCCTTTAAATCGCGGCGAACCTGTTTATGAACTTCGGCAGCCAAGCGCAGGGACGCTTCTGCGTCGGCGACGCCACCATCGACGCCGCCGTTTCTCTCATTTTTAGCCGATGCCATTTGGGAAATATGTATTGTATTGTATATTGTATTGTGTTTATTGTGTTTAGACAAACGGGAACACGCAATAAGATAATACAAGTATACGTTTGAATGCTTTTATTCAATAAAACCGTTAATATATATAATTTTTATTTACACAATTTACACAATTTACACAATCATTAATAATAATAATAATTTAATAATAATAGATTAATAATAATAATTTAATAATTTAATAATTTAATAATAAGAATATTACAATTAGAAAACAAAACAATGAAACCGCAAGAGTTCTGGTTGTCGAACCCAACCGTTCTGCTGCATAAAGACCACATAAGCGAATTATGGCCGAAACCAGGAACCCCCCTGGAAACAAAACTCAATTCCGGATCGCGTCTCATCATTGTTCTATCCATTTTGGGATATTTAATCACGCTGAATCTGAGTTTTATCATCATAGGATTCATTACTTTAGCTATTATCGCGGTTCTCTACAACATTAACAACTCGCAGACAAATATCGGTAGCGCGGCGGCAGCGCTGTTCGGGGTCGGAGGCAAGGGGAAAGAAGGGTTTGAAGACTTGACTGCAGAAGACGCCAGGCGATCGGAAAGCGAAATATTGACAACCGCCAATCGGGGAATGGCCCGCAGGGGGCGCGAGTACGGAATTAATAAAAACGGCGGCGGCGTTCGGATTCACGGCAATTTTACCAATTCCAGTCCCGTAAATCCGCTAATGAACGTGTTGATTCCCGAAATAAAGTACGCGCCGACTCGGGAGAACGCAATGCCGGCATTTGTTCGGGCAGTTGAATCTCAGATTAATGAAAATGCGAAATCGTACATCAGCACCAATTTTGATGCCAGTGTGCGCGATTCGGTTCCGACGAACGACATTGGTGCCAATCAAGGCCAGGTACCGACTCAAAGCAACGACGAATCGCGCGACATTTATACCAAGCTTTTTTCTAATTTGGGGGACAGTTGCGAATTTGAGCACTCCATGAGGAATTTTTACGCCACGCCAAACACCCGCGTGGAAAACGATCAAGCGGCATTTGCCAAATTCTGTTACGGCGATATGCGATCGTGTAAGGAGGGGGATGAATTTGCGTGCAGCCGAAACAGTTCGCGCATCGGGCAAATCGTAGGTGCTTAGTTAATTAAGCCAACCCTACTCAATAAAATAATTCAAAACCTTAAAAAAATTGAATTATTTTTAAAAAAAAAGGAATTGCTTGTAGCGAATTCATCATCCGTCCACGCAAACGAAATGGCCCACAGAAAACAGACTCAACAGACCCGCCCGCGCGAATGCAATGTCTGCATAGACGCCGGAAAAACGCCAGAAGAATACACGTCGCACCGGGTGAGGGATCGATCGGGCAATGTGGTGTGTCCAACTCTACTCAATCAAAAATGCTTGATGTGTGGAAATTTTGGTCACACGTCGAGCTACTGCAAGAATACGAATACGATGAAGGCGGTGCCAACGACGGCGACAAAGGCGACAACGGCGACAATCGTCTCAGTTCCAAGGGTGATACCAAGACCGGCCAGTTCAAACAAATATGCAATTCTTGCGCTTATGAATCAAGAGTGCTCGAACGTTGTTGACTTGTCCGACTTGTCCGACGCGCCATTCCCGCCACTTGAGAAAAAACCTGAGATTACGCGTCCTGCCACTGCCACTGCCGCCGCCACTACAGCTGCTACAAGCGCCAGTCTCGGCAGTTGGGCGAGTAGAATCAACTCACGCCCCCCTCAGCCACCAAGATGCGATGGTTATCTGCATCGGGAGCAAATTGTTCAACAAAAAACACGCAGACCAGCCCAAGCTAGTGTCGCAGTTTCTTGGGCAGACCAGTGTTAAATGATTTGATTGTTTGATTGTTTGATTGTTTGATTGTTTGATTGTTTGATTGAGAAATAAAAAACGTTTTTCTCTCGTTCAACATTTTAATAATAAAATATAATATAACAACAAATAAATAAACTACAAAACAAACAATGTCTTTTGCTTTTGACAATCTCTCCAGAATTGGAAATGACAATATCGATCTCAGCCAGCGCAATGTTCAAAATTTGAATTTAGCAAATTACAACCTGTTGAACTTCTTCGCGTCGGACTGCACGATGGCACGTCCCATTGACTTTGCAACCACCCAGCCTAATGTATTTTACAACGGATCGCACCAAGTCGGAATTGGCGGTTGCAATATTGATATCAACTCGAAGCTTACGATTGGCAGCGAAAACACGTATAACAAGGACAAGCTGAGCTTGAACGAGCGCCCATTTAAAACCGTGCCCTATTTAGGCAAGGGTAAAGTCAATCCGGTGCTTGAATCGCAGATTATGCAGGGCGATAACTACACCAATCGCAAGAGCGTGAACATGCTGAGCGAGCAGAGCTATATGGGGTATTCAAACACGCCGCTGCTTCCGTCGCTGGAAGCGACGCTGAACAATTCCGCAAATTTCGTGGAGGGTGCGGCGGTTGAAGGTTGGGTGCGCGGTGGAGTGCCTGTCAGACAGCTCGTGCGCGATGTGAACCAAAATCAGTAATTGTTTTTGGCTATTATGGCTATTATTTGGGCGTGTGTTGGATGGGTATGTCCTTAATAAGTGATTTATCGCTGGGACATTTAACTTCTTTGGGGTCGTATTCAAAGCAGTTATTTGCGGAATCTTTGAACTGAAATTCGTGCGAATTGTCGGGAGTTGGATACACCACAATCACGTGAGGGGACGGAACGACCACGTAGACGTAAAACAATCCGATGGCCAAGCTAATTAGAAATATGGGAAAAGAAACATATTCGAACATCATTCATTTATTTTATTTATTTTTATTTTATATTATGCGCGAATAAAATAAAAGTTGCTAATGCTTAACCAATTAACTTAACCAATTAAGTACTCAACATTTTGCATCTTTTAATTGCACGCGCGTCGAATTTTCAAAAATACCCCGTCCTAAATTCATCGTGTTCGGATTGTGCGGCGCGAGTGCCGCGCTATAATCGTCCGCGAGATGCGGGTGCGGCATCACGACCGGTTTGTAATCGATCGCCGTATTGTACAAGTCGCTCGTGGTAGAGGGCACATACACGGACTGCTGCGCGTTTTGGAGCGCGAACCATTGATTGCGCAGCGTGGATTCCACATTCACTTTTGACGCAAAGCCGTTGAAATGGGGGCGGCTGGTGCCGGGGTTGTACACATTGCTGGGGCTGTACACTGGATACGACCGCATTGTCTCCGTTGCGGGCTTGTACTGGTCGAAAATCGGCAGCACGGTGTACTTGGTCGCCACGGGGCGCATATCATAATTCGGCTGAAGGTCGTGTGACGGAACGTTGCGCGCAAACATGCGGTTGCTTAACTCGTCCACCCGGTCCGCCGATGCCACGAATACGCCGTCAATAACGCCGTATAAGCGACCACCGGCTCCATCGTCCGTGCCGAAGTTTGCGCCGCAGCTATTCGGGTTATGGTTGTTGTTGTGGTTGTGGTTGTTGTTGTTGTGGTTGTTGTGGTTGTGGTTGTTGCTGTTCATAATAGTAGTGCAATAGTGTGCCGTACAATAAATAGAAACGAAATATATATAAAAGTATAAATATTATAAAGTTAGTTATTGTTTATTTATATTATAAAATGTGCGGTATATTTTATTATCAGCGCTGTCGCGTCAATGGTCGCGCGTCCAAGATTTCAGTCGAAAAATACGGGGAATTATTTACCGATTTCGCTAAATTATCGCATCGCGGACCGGACGATGCTCGATTTCAACGAAATGATGCGCACAACGTGCAATCCGTGTTCGGATTTCACCGACTTGCGGTGAATGGCTTGACCGCTGCAGCAAATCAACCTTTTGACGCCCTGCGTTGCAAGCTAATCTGCAACGGCGAAATATACAATTACAAGGAGCTCATTGCGCGATACGATTTGGACGACCAGTGCGTATCCAACTCGGACTGTGAAGTTATCATTCACTTGTACAAGCGCCTGGGAATGGAGGCCATGCTGAACGAGCTGGACGGTGTGTTCTCAATGGTGCTGTATGACAAAACCGCGAATCGTACGTACGTTGCGCGCGACCCGATGGGCGTGCGTTCGCTCTTTATCGGAACGGACAGCCCCCCCTCCACAGAAATTCCCCCATATTCGTTTTCGGTTGCAAGCGAAATGAAGGCTCTGTCGCATTGCGCACCCAACTGCGTAACCCAGTTCCCCGCCGGGTGTTATTATGAATACGATAATTCAACCGCGCGCGGTAATTATTTCGCATACTACAAATACGCCACGGTCGACGCAATCAACATCATCAACGTTGGCACAAAATTAACGTTTTCTCGGGACGGCGCCAACAGCGCCAACAGCGGCAACAGCGGCAACAGCGGCAACATCGCCAACAGCGTCAAAATAGCAACGCGCACTACACGAGCGCTGCTTATCGATGCCGTTCAGAAACGGCTAATGAGCGATCGACCCATTGGCGCGCTACTTTCGGGCGGGTTGGATAGCTCATTGATCACTGCCATTATTTGCAAGCACGGCGTGCCCGCCGAGCGGCTCAGGACGTACAGCATTGGACTTAAGGGATCGATCGATCTTATTTGGGCGAAACGGGTGGCCGACTTTCTCGGCACGACGCATCACGAAGTTTGTCTTACCGAATCCGAGTTTTTGGCAGCCATCGAGCCGACCATTGCGCAAACCGAGAGTTATGATACCACCACCGTGCGCGCGTCGGTTGGCAATTACTTGGTTTCTAAATACATAAGCAGTGTCACGAACGACGTGGTGATTTATTGCGGGGACATGTCGGATGAGATATTCGGATCGTACCGCGGGTTTATAAATGCTGCTGACGACGAAGGCTTCGCAGCTGAAAACACACGCATGGTGCAGGACGTGCATTTTTTTGACTTGCTGCGGTCGGATAAGAGTATCAGCGGATGCGGCCTGGAGGCGCGCGTCCCGTTCGCGGATAAAGCGTTTGTCGAACACGTAATGACGTCGATTTGCCCGAGCCACAAGCGGTTTAATGATGGAGCCGTTATAGAAAAGTCGTTGCTGCGAACGGCGTTCGAGGTGCTGGACCCGGAAAACGCGTATCTTCCGTTGGCCGCGCTGTGGCGACGCAAGGAAGCGTTCAGCGATGGTGTGAGCGCGCACCCCGAAACATCCGATATCGGCAAAGAAGCCGAAACAAAAACGTGGATCGATATGATTCGCGAATACGTGGATTCGAAAGTGAGCGATACAGAATATTTGCGTGAGTGCGAAAAGTATCATCATAATACGCCGTACGATAAAGAGAGTTATTACTACCGGAAAATATTTGAACAGTATTACCCGGATAGATCGGGGGTTATTCCGTATTTTTGGAGGCAGCCATTTTGCACCGAACTGGATCCTTCTGCGCGTTTACTGGTTAATCGAAAAATGGCGAAAACCGATTATTGTGTGTGATTTTTATAATTTTCTAAAACTTTTTTAAAAATTAATGTATTGAAGCTTTCCCAGTCGTCATATATAATAGCATTACTCAGTTCTACCCAATTCCGCAAAGCAATTCCCTTTAATTCGGGAGGCCTACTTTTTATATTTGATTCGTGTAGGGATATAGAGGGTTTCATTTGAATTAATAATTCAACGCCAATCCATTCAGAATATATTGGATCGTGGCCCAAAATTATTTTAGGTTGTGTCTGTAAATAATGACGATTGTTTACCATAATTGTTTTATATATGTTACTTATTGTATTCATATTTTCTACTGCGATTGCGTCCCGTAGTTGATCGTGATAGTTAGTATTGTAAGATGACCATATAAAGTCATCGATGTCTAAAAATAAATGTGGATATTTTTGCATTAGTGTGGTTTTACCCCCGCCTCCGCAAATAACTATTAGTTTCATTGTATTTTTTTATTTTTATAATAACATAATATCATAATATCATAATATTCTTTCAAAACAAATATGTGTCAAGTTCCGTTGTTGGCATTTTTGAGTGCAAGATCTAAACCTAAATTTGAAAGCGCGTCGGCGCGGGTATTGTGCGCTCTATACACGTGCTTGAATTGAATGCTCGCGAATTGTTTGGCCAGCGATCCCGCCATATCGTAATACGCTTTAATGTTTGCCGATTTTACGGCGTATTGTTTGTTCATTTGTTTAATAATGAGTTCGCTGTCACCCATTATGGTGATGCGGGTAATATTTCGTCGCAGCGCTTCGTGCAGTCCCATAATTAGCCCCGAGTATTCCGCCACATTATTGGTTTCTTTCGCGCCCACGAATTTGGAGTCGGCCCATATTTCAACATCGTTGCGATAAATAACGGCACCCGCGCCTGCGGGGCCCGGATTTCCTTTACTGCATCCATCAAACGCCATCGTGTGGGTGTGTTCGGATTCCAGGTCGGATGCGTGACAGTTACCGCCACCCGTAGTGGGCTTGGCGGCAGTTTTTGAAACGGTGCTCATAAAACAGGCGAACGGATTTGCCGATGACGCGGGGAGCGTCACCGATGTCGGTGTCGGTGGTAATCCTCTATCGGCGGGGTCGGCCATGGACCGCATGTGTTTATTATAAGCCAAATGGTAATTTATAAACGGTGTATTACTTATTGCCGCCTTGAAATGCGTTTTTGGTGTAAAGAAATGGTTGATAATGAACTGTTTTTTAGCGAGTTGGGGCGTAAGTTTCATACTTTATTCAATTTTCAAATTTAAATATTTACTATAAAAAATAAAAAATATATAAACAAATATATATTTTTCCATTTTGATTTCTCCAAGTTATTATTTAATAATTAATAATTAATCAAGATCTTCTACATCGGGGCCATTTGCACCATTGGTGTTGTTAGTGAATTCGGCGCCGCCGCCGCCGCCGCCAAAGCCAGCGCCACCAGCGCCACCGGCGCTATACAGTTTCGAAATAATCGGACCAACTACTCCCTCCAGCCGTTTTTGCTGCGCTGCGTATTCTTCGGCGCTGGTCGTCTCACTGGTTGACGCTTCCAGCCATTCGTTGGCCCGATTGCACGCCTCCTCAATTGTTGCCTTATCGTCATCGGATAACTTTCCACCACCCTCCTTTTCGGAGTCGGGTGCCGACGCCGCACTCTTCACAGAATAAATGTAGTTTTCCAATCCGTTTCGGGCATCGATGCGTTCCTTTTGGCGCCGGTCGTCCTCCCGGTATTTTTCCGCCTCGGCAACCATTCGGTCAATATCGTCTTTGGATAACCGGCCCTTGTCATTCGTAATCGTGATTTTATTCGATTTTCCTCCAGCTTTGTCAGTGGCATTCACGTTCAGCACGCCGTTTGCGTCTAAATCAAACCCGACCTCGATTTGCGGGGTTCCGCGCGGAGCGGGTGGAATACCGTCAAGTTGGAATTTACCCAGTATGTTGTTGTCCTTGGTGAGCTGGCGCTCGCCTTCGTACACTTGGATCAGCACTCCGGGCTGGTTGTCCGCATACGTTGAGAACGTCTGGCTCTTCTTGCACGGAATGGTGGAGTTTCGTTCGATGAGTTTGGTCATTACCCCGCCAGCAGTTTCGATTCCCAGCGACAGTGGCGTCACGTCCAGCAGCAGAATGTCTTGCGTAATTTTAGACTGGTCTCCGGTAAGAATTGCCGCTTGCACTGCCGCGCCGTACGCAACCGCTTCGTCCGGGTTAATAGATCGATTCAGTTCTTTTCCGTTGAAGTATTCGGTCAAGAGGCTGCACACTTTCGGGATGCGGGTGGATCCACCCACCAGCACAATCTCGTGAATGCTGCCCTTCGACATTTTCGAGTCGCGGATGACGCGCTCCACGGGATCGATTGTGCTTCGAAACAAGTCCATACACAGCTCCTCGAATTTCGCGCGCGTTATTTTCGTGTTGAAATCGGTGCCGTCGAACAGCGCGTCCACCTCAATTGTGGTTTCGGCGGAAGAAGACAGGGTGCGCTTTGCGCGCTCGCACGCGGTTCGCAGTCGGCGCAGTGCCCGGTTATTTCCTGTGGGATCCTTTTTGTGCTTGCGCTTGAATTCTTGCACGCACCACGCGACCAACCGGTTATCGAAATCCTCTCCACCCAAGTGCGTGTCGCCTGCGGTGGCCTTTACCTCGAAAATGCCGTCATCGATTGTGAGCAGCGACACGTCAAACGTCCCGCCACCCAAGTCAAAAATCAGAATGTTTTGTTCGCCGTCGCCTTTGGTTTTCTTATCCAGTCCGTACGCAATGGCGGCGGCCGTGGGTTCGTTGATGATGCGCAATACGTTTAGACCGGCGATTGCGCCGGCGTCCTTGGTGGCCTGGCGCTGACCGTCATTGAAATACGCTGGAACCGTGATAACCGCGTCAGCGACGTTGGAACCCAAATAACTTTCCGCAATTTCTTTCATTTTCACCAGAATCATCGCCGATATTTCTTCGGGTGAAAACACCTTTTGCTCACCTTTGAAATCTACCTGAATGTGCGGTTTTCCGCCGTCTTTTGCAACAATCACAAACGGCCAATGCTTCATATCGGTTTGCACGCTGACATCGTCAACTTTTCGACCGATCAGGCGCTTCGCGTCAAAAATTGTATTTTCGGGATTCATTGAAACTTGGTTTTTTGCGGCGTCACCAATAAGCCGTTCCGAATCGGTGAATGCCACGTAGGACGGGGTGGTGCGATTACCTTGGTCATTCGCGATGATTTCCACCCGTTCGTTCTGCCATACACCCACACAAGAATATGTAGTTCCAAGGTCAATACCAATGGCTTTTGATTTCGTTGATGTCATTGTGCCTCGAGTTAATTTACTGCGTTACTGCGTTACTGCTATTGATTGATATGATGCATCTTTTAAATGATTTTCTTACAATAATTATGCAATAATCCAACAATAACTAAAACACGGTAAAAAAAGTCGATACTTGGTTCGAACCAAGACATCAAGGAGATATCGATTCCCCTTGGTCGTATCGACACCGGAACTGGTGTTTTCATTCACCTTCACCGCTCCCCTGCAGCATTCCAGTTGATACAGTTAACGTCGGCATCTCGACGAGTTGATCTGTGCAACATCTTTTTTGTTATGGCGCTACCCTACCTACTCTACCTACCCTACCTACCCTACCTACCCTACCTACCCTGTTTTCGAAGCAAACCTGTAAAATCTTATTCGCGAACAGCTGATCGTGTGCGAGTAACAATAGACGGCATCTCGTCGGCACAGCACGACTGCGAATTCGTTTGCGCGGACGAGGAGCTCCCCCCTTCGGACATCATGATGTCGCCATCGTTGAATTCCGGGGTTTGCGTCTCACCGGTTACGCAGCGAGCAATCGTGTTTGTGCACGCACGCATCGCACTTGGAGTGTTGTCAGATGACGGATTCAGCGATTTGGTTCGTATCGCGCCGATCGCATCCGCATTTGCAGCTGATGACAGAGGGTCTGAACCGATAAACAGCATCGTGTGAATCGCCGGATTCAGTCGCGAAACCAGATCGCGCACGGCGTTGCGATGTGTCATTTTGGAGTTGTTGTCATCACCGTCAGTGAAGACGTACATTGCCGCGGTACATCCTTCACAATCGCGACCCAACTTCTCGAGTCCAACTCCGCACGCGTCCCAAAGTGGTGTTGATCCGCCACACACGAAACTGTTGGCGTCGAATACGGGCACAGTGTGAACGTTGGTCCATTCGCCGACCACGATCTTGTCTCCAGCGAATGTCATCAGACAAAACAACGCGGTAAAATCGCACGGCAATTCGTATCGCGCCTGTAGATCTTGCACGAATTCGTTTGTACCGTTTGCGATCATCTTTCGGCTTCCATCCATTGATCCACTCAAGTCGTGTGCGAAAATCACGCGAATGTCTTTGCACGCCTTCACGCTTTGGTCGGGTCTTTCTTCGGCTTGAACGGGTCTTTCTTCGGCTTGAATGGGGCTTTCTTCGGCTTGAATGGGGCTTTCTTCGGCTTGAACGGGGTCGTCGCTCGCGACAGACGAGACATTGTCGTCATAAGAGCATCTGGAATAAACTTCGTCGCTCATTTGCTGTTGTTCTGGGTGTATGTTCTACTACTTGTAATTATAGTTTGTCTCATTTTTAATTCAATTTTTTTAGCACCGTACAAAATCCTAAAATAAAATATTTATAAATGTAAATAACAATTAATAAATAGAATGGGGTCCGTCTATAACGCTCAAGAACCATTAAAACGGGTTTATCGCTGCATTGTAAACACGAAACCGCTAGATATAAGCTCCACCAATAATTTAGCAGGTCTGTCGAAAAAAATGGCATACGCTAAAAAACTGCAAATATCATCTCAGCGCGGCACCCGATTTTGGGGCCTCATTAAAATGAACGCGTTTGGCAGTTATAATGGTGCGCCAGGTGGTGCGGGAGCCCCACCTAAAAATACGTTTTAATCGCCATATTTGCGACTCTTGCGATTGCGATTTACTTGCGACTCTTGCGACTCTTGCGACTCTTCTTGGTCTTACTCTTGCTCCCATCGAGCAAGACGTACCCGAATTTACCCTTTTGCGTACCGTAACCCGCTTTAACAAGGCGATTCTCTCGTTTTGCGCTCGCGTGCTTCTTTGCAGAAACAATGCGCCCGTTCTTATTCATTATAAAATCGGACCGAACGAGTTGGCCGTCGGTTTTGTACGCGGACCCCATCCACACCTGCTTTCTGGATCCGATCAAGTGTTTGTACGTTTTACCGTTCACGTGATACAATCCGTCGGAACTCCTATCTATGCGCTTCATTTTTATTGTTTTGTTTGGCTATTATAATCCTTAACAATAAAATAATATTTTACTAAATTTAAATTAAATAATTAAATGGGTCGAAAATATTTCGTGTACCGCTAAATTATCAAATATTCGTAGGCATGCTGCCGATTGCGCGCTTTCGGGTTTTAGACATTTTGGTCCTGCGATTGTCGCGCGTCCTGGTGCTGCGCTCCATCAGTGGTACGTACCGCAGAAACCATCGCTCGTACTCCGCACTAGTTTTGTTGCCTTTCAGCTCTTCATATTTCTTCGCCTTCTCTTTTCGGATCGTTTCGAGCGTTTCTTGCGCGCCGTAGCACAGTCGACCGAACCGTTTCAACAACCCCTTCTGCTTCAGTCGGTTATAATTTTGTATGTGAAACAGAAGGCTGGTCAAACACATAATTCGGCCTTCGTCGTAGTACTCTCGTTCCGCAAACGAAAACGCCAAATAAAACATGAGCATCGTGTCTATGCTGGCAACTTTAATTACATGGTTGTTTAGTTTTATGGTATTGTAGCTGTGACACGCCGTGGGCTTGTATATTAAAACGATGATTTCCTTTCCCACCGAAATTTTGTAGTGGTCCGAGACAATTTCACCAATTCCGGGCATTTTTTCGATAACCGTATTATCGACGCCGTTTGCAATAAGCGACATTTTGATAAGTTCAGCTACTTCTTTGGGTGCGTTCGATAAAATGTCAAATTCGGGGTTGTTTTTCAGATGGCGCCGTTCCTTTCGGGGCAAGTATTTGGAATACAGAACGTCGGCAAACCCGCCGATGAAAACGACGTCACTGTTCATAAGCACGCGTTCCACCACATCGTAAATTGTTTTCTGGGTGGTCCGATTTTTCTTGTCATCGCGTGCGCCGGGACGATCGTTCATCGGGCGTTGTAATTCAATGTTGGCGCATTTGTGTATTTTTATTGGGTACGCCTTATTCAGCAGCGTAAGCCGTTTCAGCACCTTTTCCCACCGCGACACGTCGCCGTCGGGCCGCGACAGTTCCAAGTACATTGCCATTCGCAAAAAATCCGGTGGCGCGTAATGGATGCCATCCTCTACAAATGCGCGCCGTTTTAGAGTATTAAACAGCGTCTTCTCCATTTGCGTTATGTCCGCGATTGCCATAAAATTTACAAACACCTTGTACGTTCCGGGATGGACGCCCGATTTCGCCTCCACTTCATTGTACCCCATTTTAAAAAGGGTTGTGGCCAATTCTTTGGCATCTTCCAGCGCGTGCGAAGAATAAAAATCATAATCCGGTAATTCGACGTCAGTATCGTAAAAGCGGTACTGCTCGGGCATTATGTTATTAATAGCGGTTCCGCCATAGCATACCAATTTTTTAAGCGAAATGAATCGCTCCACCGCGGTTATTACGGCCTGAACTTCGGGTTCGCGCACCAGTCGCTTCCCCTTGCGCGCGTCTATTTCGTCAACTGCGGCCTTTACAATTTCCAATTCCCGTTCCTCCAGTCTTTTAGAATCCATTCTTGGTTTTAACGGCATTGTGATTATTTCGGGAAACTCGCCTATATAATCTATAAAATAAATAAATAAATAAATAAATAAATGAATGAATAAATAAGTAAATGAATAAATAAATAAATGAATAAATAAATAAATAAATAAATAAATAAATAAATAAATAAATAAATAAGTAAGTAAATAAGTTCAGACTAATTTGATCTGCTGTTTTATTTTATTTATTTTACCCGTCAAGGGGTCTACCATAAACGTCGTCGGCGGACATTTTCGAGCTCAATGTCTTATTTGGATCCACCGGTGTCGGCGCATCGACGGTTAGCGGCGTGTAACGCATCTTCGGCAGTTTCAATATGAACGCGTGGCGAGCCTCGTCGAATTTGGTATTATACGCAATCATTGCAGCGTCGTTGCTTTGAAACGACATTGCAACGAGCTGGTGCCCCTGATTGTGAGCAGCCACGGCATCCTGATTTTCTGCCTTCGTTGATCGTTCGGGCAATACGAAGACAATGTTTTTCTTGGAATATTCAACTACCTCCGATTGCGATGACGGGGTCGTAACATCCTTAAACGTTTTCTTCGAGGTGGGGCCTCGAATTATAATATTCGCAAATTCATACAGGGACGTTTTTCGATGTATTTCGTTCACTGTTATGTTTGTTCCCGGTGTTTCGTCAATAATGATTATGATTTTACCCATAAAATTCGAAAGTGGAACCCTGCCCAAGTTGTCGCCGTTGTACGCGTACCCGTATCGCGAATCTAGCAATCGCGACGCAAGTTTCTTCTCCAGCAGTTTGGCAATCTCGTTAAATACCACAATGTTATTGCTCTTGACGCGCAAACACAGTAAGAGGGGGTCATCCTTGTTCGGACACTTGTCTGATGCAAACGCGTGAACGATTATAATGTCGAACGCTTCGGACAGCGAGACGTAATTAAGCGTCTCTTTCATCGTATATTCCGACTGCGATGATGATGATATAACGGGTATGCCATCCAGTGAATAAATTTCAAAATCGAGGCAGCGCGCGCCCTGCGATATAACGGTTGTAAGCGCGTTTGTAGAGACCCAGTCGTTCGTAAAGTTTCCGGAACAGCAGCAATTGTAGGCGGTTTTGATGTGATAGTCCCGCAGTAAATAAGAAAACTGTTCATCGTAGTTGTTTATGGACATAAGTTTTCTGTTGACGGGGGTATTATCTTTATATATTTCCTTCATATTGTCATCGTTGGTATCTTTTAGCCTGGTTTTGACAACTAAAAGAACTGCAGACGCGATAATAAGGGACACAAACAACGCCGCGCCAATTAAATGGGCCGATATCGGAGTTAAACTCATGGTTTTCACCCTTCCCCACATAATTAGCGCCTTGTCCGAAATCTCTGTTAACTTACTTCCTATGGAAACATCAGCAGCAGTAGGACCAGCAACAGCACTCATTGCGGTTTTCGTTATTTATATATTTAATAATAATAATAATATTTATAATGGCTATACTGTTTTAATATTTTATTTTTATTTTATTCAATAATATGCACATTAATAAATGAATAAACGAATATAGAAATAAATAATTAAATAATCTTAACGAATAGTAACGACAACATTAACGACTCAGCGTCCGGATCACGGAACCCAGAACCTCGAAAATGCCAGGCGGATTACTAAATCTCGTTTCATATGGAAACCAAAATACAATCTTGAACGGGAATCCCAAAAAATCATTTTTTAAAACCACATTTAAGAAGTACACGAATTTCGGACTTCAGAAATTTCGCATCGATTTCGACGGTCAGCGCAAACTCCGAATGACTGAAGAGTCGAAATTCACGTTCTACGTGCCGCGGTACGCGGAACTGCTCATGGACACGTACGTGTGCATCACGCTGCCCACAATTTGGAGCCCCATTATGCCACCGGCCACGTCCGCCGATAAATGGGCGCCGTACGAGTTCAAATGGATAAAGAACCTGGGCACGCACATGATCAAAGACATAACCATTTCCGTGGGCGGGCAGATTCTGCAGAAATTCTCGGGCAAGTACTTGCTGGCAATGATTCAGCGCGACTACCCCGCGGCGAAGCACCAGCTCTACGATGAAATGACGGGCAACGTGCCCGAGCTGAACAATCCGGGCTGCTGCGGCGCGCGTGTGAATCAGTATCCCAACGCGTATTACACGCCGGACCAACGCGGCGCGGAGCCGTCCATTCGCGGGCGCAAGCTTTATATTCCCATCAACGCGTGGTTCACGATGAGCAGCCAGATGGCGTTTCCTCTGGTGTGCTTGCAGTACAACACGCTGCAAATCGACGTAACGATTCGTCCGGTGCGCGAGCTGTACACCATTCGCGACGTGACCGACAGCGCGAACGGGTGGCCGTACGTGCAGTCCAACTACATCCTTCCCGAGCACCAGTTTTACCGGTTTCTGCAAACACCGCCCGATGTGGAACTCGCCACAGATTCGTACGGTGACAAGCGCACCGACTGGAATGCGGACGTTCATCTCATTGCCACCTACGGGTTTCTGTCCGCGGAAGAGACGGCCGCATTCGCCGCCAACGAGCAAAAGTATTTGATAAAAGCAGTCTACGAGTGGGAGTACAAAAACGTGACCGGAAACTCGCGCGTCAAGCTGGAAAATTCGCTCGGAATGGTTGCCAACTGGATGTTTTTTTTCCAGCGCAGCGACGTGTCGATGCGCAACGAGTGGAGCAACTACTCGAACTGGCCGTACGAGTACCTGCCGTACGACATTATGCCCGGCCAGGACACGTTCGAAGATGCGCGTTCGACGGAAGGGTGGCCGATGCCCCTATCGGCGCAGGACACCATTTATTTGGGTCCGGGGCGAAACCCGCATTTAATGAACGCGCAAAACCAAGTCGAGCAAAAATCGAACCGCCGTACCGGGTTGCACATTACCGGCCCGTTCGAGTCTCAGAATCAGCGCGACATTTTGAACACGATGGGTATAATGCTGAACGGAAAGTACCGCGAAAATATTATGGATTCGGGTATTTACAACTACGTTGAAAAGTACGTGCGGACCAACGGCAACCCTCCGCCGGGACTGTACTGCTACAATTTCTGCATCAACACGGACCCGCAGGACTTGCAACCGTCGGGCGCCATCAATATGAGCAAGTTCACGCAGATCGAGCTCGAAATATCCACGATTTATCCCACGTTGGACCCGAACGCGTCGTTCAACACCATTTGCGATCCAACCACCGGGCTCCCAATTGGCGTGAACAAAACAAACTGGCGCATATACAATTACACGTTTGACTTTACGGTCCTGGAGGAGCGCTACAACGTGCTGACGTTTGCGTCCGGGAACTGCGGGCTGATGTATGCTCGGTAGTTCGATATACATTTATAAATAATCTAACTAAACGATTTAAACAAAATGCGCTGATTAAATGTAGCACAGCTATATTTAATTAATAATAGTATGACAAGTATGACAACATCCGCGCAATCCGATGTCGACACGGGGGAGACCGTGATTGGAGACACGACGAAAGATTCGAAAGATTCGAAATACGAATTCGTCGCGTGGGAGGACGTCGAAGAATTGAATTCTCAACTGCTTCGCGGAATTTACGCCTATAATTTTGAAAAACCGAGCCACATACAGCAGCGCGCAATTCTGCCAATGATGGGCGGTCGCGACGTGATCGCGCAGGCGCAGTCGGGAACCGGTAAAACCGGGGCATTCGGAGTCGGCACCCTGCAAATTGTGAATTCCGCAAAACGCGAAGTGCAGGCGCTTATCATGGCGCCCACGCGCGAGCTTGCGAAACAAACGTACGAGGTGCTGACGAATTTGGGCAGCCAGATGCCGGGACTGGTTGTGCAGCTGCTCGTCGGCGGAACGTCGACTGACGACGACGCGCGCATTCTTAAACAAACCCCGCCGCAGATTATCGTGGGGTGTCCGGGCCGGGTGCACGACATGATTCGTCGCCGGTACATAAACACACGCACGATCCGCTTGTTCATTCTGGACGAAGCCGATGAAATGCTTTCGTACGGGTTCAAGGACCAAATCTACAACATAATGCAGTTCTTGAACAAGGACGTTCAGGTGTGCTTGTTCAGCGCGACGATGCCGCAGGAGTTGCACGCGCTGTCCGAGAAATTTATGCGCGACCCCGTGAAGATTTTAGTGCACGCCGAGCAACTCACGCTGGAAGGCATATGTCAATATTACGTCGCGCTGGACGACGACGACGGCAAGTTTGCAACGCTGCAGGACTTGTTTAAGACGATTTCCATGTCGCAGTCCATTATTTATTGCAACAACGTGAAACGCGTGGCGGATTTAACCGATGCGATGATTTTAAAGGGGTACCCCGCGTGCTGCATCCACAGCGGAATGGAAAAAGATAAGCGCGACGAAGCGTACACCAATTTCAAGGCCGGTAAATACCGAGTGCTCATTTCATCTGACGTGACCGCTCGCGGAATCGACATTCAGCAAGTGAGCACCGTTATCAACTTTGACTTGCCCAAGAGCGTGCACACGTACCTGCACCGAATCGGGCGATCCGGACGTTGGGGGCGCAAGGGGACGGGTATCAGTTTCATCACGCGCCGTGACATGAAGCAGTTGCGCGACCTGGAAATATTTTATAGTACCACCATCAACGAGCTTCCCTCGTCGTTCAAGGCGGAATAACTGAACCGCGTCGATTATCCGCGCATCGATTGAATTCGTCTAGAATAATGCATTTTCATTTTGTGGCACCGGTTGTCGCGGCACTTGTGCGACCCAACGCGACACTTACGACCCGTGGTTGTCTTGTACGTACGAGACGATTTTCGAACGCAGTTGTCGTTATAGCACCTGCGTGATCCAACCCTGCACACCTTGAGATGCCTGCGGCGCCAACCGCCGCTCATCGCTTGATTCAACATTTTTATTTTGTAGTGGTGTAATTTATTATATAAAATACAAATATTATATAATTTCTAAATATAATGCACATTTGGATTCGGGCATTTAAAACGTCGATTGTTATTTTTTTATTTTTATAATTTTCGCTTCGCTTTATTTTTCACTAAAAGAGGTATTTTGGCGACGGAGTTACGAGGTAGAGAACCGTTAAATAGCACACAATTGCAAGCACAATGGATAGCAGCCAAATTGGAATCACGGTTTTGCGCTTGTACCCGATTCCAAACTCCCTTAAACTGCCGTCCGAGTTGTACAAAAATCCGGGTTTCAGTTGCTGAATCGAAAAAAACGTAACCAAATACAGCAATACCGCAAACGTTGTTAAATATTTGCGAACGATAAATATATTCATCGCGATTAAACTATTAAACTATTATATATACTTACTTAAACTATTTTATTATTTTAATGCAACCGTGCACGCATTTGAGTTGTTTGATATCCCATCCCAATTCACGCCACACGAATGCGCCCATTTGTATTTTTCACACAGTCCCGACTGGCCTAAATATGCCGGGGCCGAGAAATCGACGCTGCTACCGCACGACGATGCAATTGCGCCCCCGTTCGCATTTTTACAAGTTTTCCCATCAGAGTCCATTACCCATCCATCCGGGCAATTGGAGATTACGGGAGGCCAGTCTCCGATTGTGTTTGCCTTCAGCATGGAATATATGACCACCCCTAAAAATCCAAGAAGCAAAATACCGGCTATCATTAGCACGATTCGCTGAAAATTCATATTTTCGAACATTGTTTTGGTTGTATGTATGTATATATAATTATTTTTTATCCTCGTGAGTTTTTATTAGGTGGCTATTTTGGGATTATTTTGGGATTTTATCGTTTTTATCGATTTTATTTCTTTTGCTAAATTTAAATTCTACATTCATCGCCGCCGCCGAGTATATATTCTACTTCTATTTCTATTTCTATTCAAACGGCAATGCGCGCGCAATCGTTTACTGCATTTATGATTACGATTATGCCGCATTCTACGCGTTTTTTGCAGATTGCGCCCGCCGCCGGCGTCGGCGTCGGCGTGGCCTAATAAACTAGCACCTTCAGGAGACTTTCGTCCGAATTGTGCTTTTATGGTTTTACCAAACGCAGTTAACCTTTTGCGAATTCCTGATGGTGGTGGCTGTGGTTGCTGTAGCTGCGGTGGCGGTAGCTGCGGTAGCTGTAGCTGTGATACCTGGGATGGCTGTAGTAACGGCTGTTGTTGCTGCTGCACTGCTCTCGCAGCGTCAGCTATCGATACTTGTTGTGGTGACATGTTTGCTTCTCCTGATGCCACCGATTCTGAATCAGCCCCTTTCACTCCAATCGATATGTCAACCATTTGCCTAATACTAATTGGTATATCTCTATCAAACAATAAAACTATTTGGTTAAGTGAACGCGTGGGATCGTGGGTCTTTATAATGCCTATAAGGGCCTTGCATTTTTCGCATATAGTGGTAATGTCTTTTTTGGACAACACCACCGCTCCAACGTTGGCTCGTTCTATTAATAATATGCATCCAGCCAACCATCTTCCGCGCTTTTCTAATATTTGTTTCTCTTTGGACTTTGGATCAAATTCCATTACGAACTTGTAGAGCGCATTATACGCCATTTGAAAATTCATCAGCACCGGTATATAGCCAACCGCCGCATCGGCGGCGGCAGCAGCGATCGCTGCAGCGGCTGCATTGGTGGTTATTACAGGGCGATTCATTTTGCGTAATCTATTTGCAATCGTACTTTCCGACTCTGTTGAGTGTGCCCCCACATCATACGAGCGCTTGTCCAACGCAGACGCATTGGAGCTAATCGCTTCACACATACCGGTTACAATTCTACCAACCTCATCGATGTTTGAAAACAAGTCTTCGGTGTACGAAAAATCGCGCAGCTGTATATGCGCCATCGCTTCTAACGTGAGCGCGTGTTCGGTTTCGGTGTAGTGCATCCGCGAATTCGTGAAATGATCCGAATGAAACTGCCGAGTTAAATCCATAAAATTGTTCTGATTTGTGCGCCCGCAAGCCAGCACTATCTTATATATTTCATCCAATCGATTAAGCACCTTCATAAATAGCGCGTGATCCTTGGAAATATTCGGGTTTGCTAAAAGTGTTGAAATATCATGTACAATAGTGCGCGTAACCTCGGTCGAGTCAAGGCTCCTGAAATAGCAATTATTTTCTACGTCTTTTACCGCATTCCGCAATATGTTTAAAAATAGATCAATGTCGATGGTTTTAGCTTCTTCAATGGTATACAATCGAAATAATCGTTTGAAATACGCCCCTAGTGCTTTTCGGGTCCACCCATTCGCTTCATCGATGGCTTGCATCTCTTTGTTTGCAGTTAAACGGCAAAGCTCGGTATTGGTGCTTAGCGCGCACGAGAACAAAATATTTCGGACGCGAAGGAACGGCGCGAGCATAATTTGCACTTTTATGCACCATAGCGGGTTTTGCTTGTCTCCAATGGTTACTTCATTCATCATCATATGTGCAAATCCCTCATTTTTATCTCGGGGCGACCGCATTTGGTAAATATTCGCCAACATGAAAAACTCGCTGGTTAACAGCGTAAAATGCATATTCAGTTCGATCATAATACCGTTAAACCGGTTGTACCACTCGGTAACATTTGTCATAAGCTTATGAATTACGGCGCCGGTGCTATTCCATATAGCTCTTCCTCTATTAGTAAAAAATGATTTAAACGGGGATCCTTGCGTCGGAGACGCAATAACTTGATCATGATTGGGTCCAGCTGAATTAAGAGTAAACGTTCTACCCTCTTTTACGTTTGTGTAGACCTTTCTAATGTCGTCCTGCGTTGTTATTTCGTCCAATATCCTAAACACGTTCAATAAATCGTCCTGAATTTCAATAGAATCTATTTGAAAATCGTAAGTCTTGCAATATACTTCTGCGGCCTTTAAAAAGTTTTCTATTCTTAATAGCATTCCGTAGCATTTGTACAAACTAACAACCGCGTTGTGGTGGGCTTCCAGGCGCCGATGCAACGTCACGTAAAGGTTTCCAATAATATAAATAGACAGTCCCACGACACCGGTGAGCGCCCATCCACCACTCAGTGCGGCGGCGGACAAAAAATTGCTGGGGGCTGCCTGAATCGCAACCCCCGCGGGTGTAACAGGCATACCCATCAAATGGTCACCCCTATGTGCCGCAATGGCAGTGACCCCGACATTGACTATATCGGCCAATGACATCGACGATGCAAAATTTGCAGATCGGGCCCCCACTATACCAACCGCGCCGACAATATCGCCCGCAAGGGTTGATGAATCGGGAACATATTTGTCGCTAAGCACGAATCCATCTACCGCTTTCGTTTTGTTTACTTGCATTGCTAATGGCGCTATATTATAATATAATATAATATATTCATAAAATAAAGAATAAAATACAATGCCAGAAACAACGACTGAAAAAAATGACAGAGAAAATCACGAGCGGTATATGAAGGCGTTCTCATTCATGGGCACATTCACTGGTGTTGTTTGTATTATTATTGTGGCGGCCAGTCTTCTCTATAAAAAAGCTAAAACATTTGGTACCGATTCCCCTAAACCGGCCTATTTAGAAGCAGCCTATAAGATTATTGGGTCCGATTCCACCAACACTGACGCAGAACCGAGAACCTGGATAATGTTTTTAGTATTTTTGGCGCTGTTTGGATGGTTTGTAACGGTCAGCTTGTACGTGTTAACAACGCGGGTTATGCTGGACGCGTTTACAGCCACGCCGACGCTGGAAAAAATTAAACTGTACGGGGTATACCCGGCGCTCTTCGTAATCGGAATTGTTCTGTTGCTGGGAATTGTGATGTTCAGTCCGTGGTTTCCGCTGCAAGCGTTTAAGGACGTGTCGCAAGATCGCTCCGACATTGAATCGGAGCGCTATCGCGACACATTTGTGTACAAGTACGCCCAAAAAATGGGAATGGAGAACACGTACAAGACCATTCTGCAGAATATTTCAAACTTTTTACGATTCGCGTCCTTCATCGGGTTTGGCAGCGTCATCATCGCCGCACTGGCACTCGTCGTGGCGACTATAATGTTCGTGTCTATGAATTATCCGGGCGGGGTAGTGGGCGCATTTAAAATCGTGCTGCTCGTTATAGCGGTGCTAATCGCAATCACCGCGGTTCTGGCCGCGTACAACTCGATCGCAAAGAAAAACGAGACGTACGAGTCAAAACGGGTGACCAGCATCCCGCTGTTCCTTTTGAAAGTGTTGAAATACATTCCGTGCTTCATCCTGGACATGGTTGAGATAGTAAAACGAGAATTTAAGTTAACCACGAAACCGGTGTGGATCCTTCTGGCGTGCGAAGCGGTCGTCGTCGGCCTCTATTTCCTGCTGCCGATAATTTCGCAAGCAACCACGTACAGCAGCAGCAAGGTCGTGCTGCCGGAAATAGCCGATTTACGCAGATCCAAGGACCTCGGAACGTTGGAGAATGCGGGCATTGTTCGCACGTCCGAGTGTTCGCACAAAACCAAGCGCAAATACGATTACGCGTTCAGCGCGTGGCTGTTTTTCATTCCGCACCCACCCAATGTTATGAAGAACGGCGGCGGGTTCGTTCCCGTGCTGGACATAAACGGCATTCCGACGCTTCTCTACAAGTCAACCACAAACGAACTGCAATTTAGACTGAACGTGCACGAACAGCCCGAGGGGGGCGGCGCAGACGCCACAGACGCCACAGCCGCAACCGCATCCGCGACGTTTGACCCGTCGCAGGATGCGATACGAAAAATGGAGGAGCAACAAGAGCGGCAGATGATTTATGATGATAGCGTGGATCCGGATGCACTGGACATCGCGCCACAAGAGCCGCCGCGGTTACGTGGCACAAACACGTCCGCGGCGCTACCCGTGACCCGTTCCGTGATCGTGTACACCATACAAAACGTACCACTTCAGCGATGGAACCACGTATTTTATAACTACGACGGGTCGAATATCGACATATTTTTAAATGACGAGCTTCTCGTGACGTTGACGGATTACGTGCCCGCCATAGAGCACGGCAGCATTAAAGCCGGCGGTGGCGGGGTTATAGGCAATATTGCAAACGTTGTATTTTTTAACCACCATGTTACAAGGGACGCAATAGCGAGCATATACGACGCGCACAAGGACGCCGACGTTCCAATTTAAATAACGTACTTTAGCAAAGTAAAGGTAATTTACAAATAAAATTTAATAAATAAATAAATAAATAATATTAATAATAAATAATAATAATTAATAATAATATTAATAATAACTAATAATAAGTATCACAACAAATCAACATGGTAGAAGCAACCACAATTTTAATGGGCGTAGCCGTCTTACTTTTATTGTTCGTGATATTCCAGTATTTAACCGATTCGTACACGCAAATCGCAAACATGCAAAAAGCGAGTGTTAAAACGACGCTGCCTGCAAATACCCTGCCCCCAAACAATAACTCCGCCAATTTTTCGATTTCTCTCTGGTTTTACATCACGTCTTGGTCGTGCTCCAATGGCCAAGCCCCCAATAAAAACCTGTTTTCCATTCTTGGGAGCGACCCAGCCATTCCGAAACGGTTCTACGCCAGTCTGGGTGCTTGTCAGAACGATTTAGACGTCGGAATCAGCTGCGTTGGGGCAGGGGCAGCATCAGTTATGAGCGTGTGCCACGTGAAGAACGTCCCACTCCAACGATGGGTCTGTCTCATTGTCAGTGTGTACGGCCGAACCCTCGACATTTACCTGGACGGAAAACTGGTTCGGACGTGTGTTCTACCCGGTACGACGGACGCGCTCACAAAGCAGTCATCCCTCACCAATCTCGAAATCGGCGGCGGTTTCGACGGGTTCATTACCAGCGTAAAGTACAAGTCGACCCCCGTCAACCCACAAGAGGCGTGGAACACGTACAGCGACGGGTACGGCGGCAGTATGATGCAGGACATGCTGAACAAATACAAGATCAAACTCAGTTTCTTGGTGGACGATGTCGAGAAACAGAGCGTTTCTGTATAAATAAAATAAAATAAAATAAAATAAAATAAAATAAAATAAAATAAAATAAATAATTTGGATACAATTATTTACTTTAATATTTTGTTTTGAAATTAGGTTTTAAATTTAAGTTTTAAACTCAAACAGGTCGAATATCACATCGTACAATCCGTACCCTGCGATTTTTACATTGTTCAGTTTGTCCACCACGTTTAGCCCGATAATCGACCCCGCGTACAACCGGAACGGTTTGCCGAGGACGCTTATGAACGTAACCGCTGTGCCGGTGGAGTCCAGCACGGCACTGCCGTTGAACGTGTATGTCACGCCATTCACTTTCACCGTCTCGCCGCTGTTCATAGGGATGTACAGCGATGCATTGTTGGACACGTCCGTGCTAGTTACCGTGACGATCTTGATACCGCTGGCGTCAAGTGCCGGCGCCTTCACGACGAAAGTCGCGCCCACAATGTCGGGGACGGGGGTGGTAATTGCCGCGTTGACTTCCGTACCGCTCAGCAGCGTCGTTATTTGGACCGCGCTGATCGCCACATTGTTCGCATTGCGCAGCAGCTGCAGCTTCTGCGTGGTGCTGAACGCGGGCAAGTTCGTCGCGCCGACAATATTGGCGTTTGTGAAATTGGCGCCTGCGACGGTCGCGCCTGAGAAGTTCACGTTGGTCAGTGTGGCGCCTGCAAGCGACACGTTGGTGAGCACCGCGTTCGCGAACGACGCGCCTGTGAAATTTCGGTTTGCGAGGCTCGTCGTGACGGTTTGCCCGGCGAGACTTTCCACGGCGCCTACAGTGACGACACACGTCACGCTGGTGGGCGCGCTGTAAAATGCGGTAGCCGCTTGCGCCGCAGTGATTGTCGCCGACCCCGAAGCAACGAGCGTCACGAGTCCCGTGGTTGAACCGACAGTGGCTACCGCGGCGTTGCTGCTGGTATATGTCACTGCGCCGGGACTGGCGCTGGACGCAGCCACCGTGAACGGCGCGTCCGATGAATTTTTCGAGACGGTTGCAGCAATACCGACGAGCGCGAGGGTGGGCGCGATTTTATTTACGGTGAGTGCGTTGCTGGTCATTGTGGACGACGCGTAGCTGCCGTCCGCCGCCTGCGTCGCGATGAACGTCGCGGTTCCCGGGCTCACAATGGTGATCAAGTCCCCGGACGCGTCGATTGTCGCCACCGCGGTGTCGCTGCTCGTATACGTGATTGCGCCGCTGCTCGAGGTGGTGGGACGGGTCGTGATTGCAAACGGCGCATCGCCGTATACTTTGGGGCTGGCAACCACGAACGTGTACGCGGAAACGAGCGCAATACCGCTCGAATTAATGCCGTCGCCACCGTACATTGTGTAGCTGGCGCCCGAGATGGTTTGCGCGGTCGTGAGTTTCGTGTACGTGTTGTTCGTCTCGCGTTTATAAACGTAGGAACCGAAATTCACGTAGGTTGTGCCGGAGATAGTTACAGGTTCGCCTTGATCGCACGCGATAATCACGCTTCCCGCGCCGGATGGAATGGTCGCGGTTGATGTTATGGCGTGAGGCGATGCCACGTAGGTCGGAACAATGATGCGTAGGGTTTTACCTGAAGGAATGGTCGGGTTAAAACTTTGAATGTCGCGCGCAGCCGATAAGGTAAACACGTTATTGTTCAGAGTTGTCAAGTTCACGCGACGCCTAATTTCCCTTTTTCTAAGAATGTCGTATCGGTCCATATTTGAATAGTATGAAAATGAGAGGTTGAATGTCGTGGCGGTCGTTATTAGCGCCGCGAAAGCGCCTTGGGTAGAATAGATTGATACGACGCCGGAAGTTATCCCCGGATTTGCCCCGCCAAAATTTGAATCTCCCCACACGACAACGCTGCCGTCGGTTTTTAGCGCCGCGAAGGCGTATTGTGTAGAATAGATTGAGACGACGCCCGAATTCGCAGTAGTTACGCTACTCGGCGCTGTCCCGCCGCTATAATACGAATCCCCCCACGCTCGGACGCTGCCGTCGGTTTTTAGCGCCGCGAAGGCGAAATTGGTAGAATAGATTGATACGACGCCGCCAGTTATCCCGGGATTTGTCCCACCATAAAATGGATCCCCCCACACGTCAACGCTGCCGTCGCTTTTTAGCGCCGCGAAGGCGCGTTCGGTAGAATAGATTGAGACGACGCCGGAACTTATACCCGGATTTGCCCCGCCAAAACTGGTATTCCCCCACACGACAACGCTGCCGTCGGTTTTTAGCGCCGTGAAGGCCTGGGTGTTAGAATAGATTGAGACGACGCCGGAATTCGCGGCAGTCACGCTACTCGGCGCCGTCCCGCCACTACCCGAACTCCCCCACGCAACGACGCTGCCGTTGGTTTTTAGCGCTGCGAAGGCTAAATTGGTAGAATAGATTGAGACGACGCTGGAACTTATATTCGGATTTGCCCCGCCAATACTTGAATCTCCCCACACGACAACGCTGCCGTCGGTTTTTAGCGCCGCGAAGGCGCCACCGTTAGAATAGATTGAGACGACGCCGGAATTCGCGGCAGTCACGCTACTCGGCGCCGTCCCGCCATAACTTGAATCCCCCCACGCAACGACGCTGCCGTCGGTTTTTAGCGCCGCGAAGGCGCCTTGGGTAGAATAGATTGAGACGACGCTGGAACTTATATTCGGATTTGCCCCGCCATAATACGAACTACCCCACGCAACGACGCTGCCGTCGCTTTTTAGCGCCGCGAAGGCGCGTTGTGTAGAATAGATTGAGACGACGCCGGAAGTTAAATTACTTTCTACCGACGTATAAATCCATCCTCCTTGATAATATACAATAGATAAAGTGCCGCCATAAGTGGATTCCCCCCACGCAACAACGCTGCCATCGGTTTTAAGCGCTGCGAAAGCGTTAGTGTTTGAATATACCGCGACGACGCTGCCAGTTATCACGGGTGTTGTCCCACCATAATAATAATGCCCCCACGCTTGAATACTTCCTGTCGCAAACCCTTTCGTGGAATATTCCCGAATATCGAATGGTGGTAAATACAATATTCCTTTGTATTCCTCAATTGCTTCAGTGAAATACACAGTTTTCAGGTTGACGCCGGTATGCGATTCCAAGAACCAGTCTCCTCCCAGCGAGGCAGCACCCGTGTCGTCCGTTGAAGCGCGTACGGTGACTCCGGTCTGCGCAGTCAGCGTATCTATCACGTATTTCCAATCCGGGTCAGAATACAGGGCACACGCCAGCATGTCGAAATGCGCGGCACTGTGTTCGGTCTTGCACCACACGATAAAGTCTCGGAACTGGGCCCACCGCGCAAGGTCGGGGTCCTGCGCGGCAACCGATAAGACGGGCGCTACCTCCGCCGAGGCCAGCATGCTAAACATCGGTCTCCGGTAATTGTGCTGAAGTAGACCCACAGAGACACCAGTTGTATTTGTACCGAGCGCACCTATGCGCGCTTTCACGGTGTCGAACGTGTCCTCGAAATAATCAAACACTACACCCACCGCTAAAGTGGGGTCGATCGCCGCAACAATTGCCTCATAGTCTTGGACCCGTTTATCGATCAGCAAAATGTTCATTTTATTATTTTGATAATGATAAGTTGATAGATATAATTTAATATATGATAATATTAATTAATATTATAATATTATTAACTGATATTTTATTTAATAACTAACTAACTAACTAACTAACTAACTAACTAACTAACTAACTAACTAACTAACTAACTAACTAACCGTAATATGTATGACGCGTTTTAATTTCAATGACACGTTGTAGTAATTCCAAATTCGTTGCGCATGAGTTGATCATTGTCGTAATCGTCGCCGTCGCAAGCGGGCAGCGCGTTTTGCCCGTCGGTTTCACCACCGAGCTGCATCTGCATCGCGGCTGCGGCAGCGGTCGCCGACATTGCGCTTTCATATTGCTCGGGGTCGAAATTTCTCGACGCCGATACCGACGCAGATGCATCAATATCGTCCCGGCGACTCCTTGAAATAATCCCCGCAGCAACCGCGGTTTCCGTCGCGTCCAGATCATCGTCATCATTATCATTAACATTAGCATTATCAATATATGCATCGATGTCTAGGCCGGAACCAGCACCACCACCAGCACCACCACCAGCACCGTCAGGGCCACCGACATCAATAACAACTCCAACCCCCGTGTCGTACGTCTTTTTATCATACTGCGTCAACTGTTTCTGATTCACATTCCATTCTCCGATGCGGTTCTTCTTTAAAATATCAACCACGTTGCGCTTTTCAACATCCATCGACCTAAGCTTGTGACGGATTTGCTCGGTCTCCTTTCGCTTACTAATCGCAGTGGATTGCATAACCGCGGCAACCGTTTTATTTGATTCCGCTTTGAACGACATTACAACCCGGAGCAATTCAACCAGCAACCGGCGCATTTGCGTTTTGGAATCCTGCACCATTTGGAACGCTTCAAGCGGCTGCAGTACCGGCGGCACCGTCGCATTCCGACGAGCCTCTTGCACCGACATTAGCTGAGCGGGGTCAAGAAAATCGGAAACTGCGCCGGAAACTGCGCCAGAACCGGGGTCGAGCGCAGCCGCTGACGATACACTCGCGCTCATTTTTTTCATCGAGCGCGAAAAATCCACATTGATTTTACCGGTCGGATTATCTATAAAATACGTGTATATTTTAATAACGCGTAAAAATAAATACTTGTACAGCTGGCGCACAACCTTCGCGCTTAAAATGGCTCGATTATTGGCCGTGAACGGAATTGCGTCTACCATTTGCATAATTATGCCGCACAAGCTCGCATCATCGTCCAGCGTTAATAGCTGACTCACGCAACGCGCTATTTGACCCTTGTTAAAAAATTCTTCAAGCTGCGCGCATTGTTTGCCAATGACGTCGGTTATATCCGACCCGTGCTTGGAGCTAAAATTCCAGTGTTTGGGAATAATAACGCCCGTGGCGGACTCGAACGACGATTGCGACAATAAACCCGGGACCGTTATCATCATAAATCGAATGCCGCGCTTTACAAACTGAATGTATTTTACGGTGGCGGCATCATCGTTACTGGAATAGCGCAACGACTGTCGTTCACTTTTAGCTTCCTCGTCAAATTCGTCCAGCGTTTTGATGAAATGAACAATTTCAATGGGGGTGGCCCCTTTACCCCCTTGCCTTTTTTGCTTTTGCGCGGCTGCCGCCGTTGTCGTGGATAAATCTTGTGCCGACACAACCGTTTTTCGGATGCTTTCCAACATTAGTTCGTTTGCCGCGTGCAGGCTGTCGTAACACCGGTCTTCCAGCCCGGAATCACGCACCGCCGCGCTTCCCGCGTCCGCAGGAACGACGTCGTACGTGTCCAAAAATGCAATCAGTTCGCCCTGCAGTTCCTCCGAAATAAATTCAACGTGCTCTTGTAGCTGCAACCCTTGAACCTCGATACCGCTCAACAATCGGCGCAACGGTTCGAATCGCGATATGCCGCGACTGTTGCCGCCGTTGCCGCCGTTGCCGCCGTTGCCGCCGTTGCTGCTTAAGCCCACAATCGCCCCCGCGTTCACGATATTCAGCAGTTTGTCGAATGTTTCCGGCGTATACGTCCCCGAGTGCTCGGATTTAAGTTTTCGAAATTTATCCCGCCATTCGTCGCGTTCGCTGTAGTCGTCCGGCTTCTTCCCGGCCAGTTTTAAAATGCCGGGATCAATGACCGGAATGTTTCGGTCCAGTTTACAAAACGCCACAAACCCCCTATACACGGTGTCTTCCGAAAAATCGGACGAAATCGCCCCGGCCGTCGTGCGCGGTTTTTTCGTGTTGCAAAACATTACCGCGCGGCTAAGGTGCGCTATATCCACCAATATGTTATTCAGGCACGATACGACAACGTTGTATTCGCGGATTAAGTCCGACTCGCGAATGAAGTACTCAAGCGTGTTGCTGCTGCTCGCACGCATTTCGTCGCAGCACGCGTTTTCGATGGACGGCGTTTCACCCGAGAACAATAGCAGCGACGTCCCCCCTTTTTTCCGAACGACGTCCTGCACGCATTTCTGAATGTAGAGCGAATACTGCATAATCTTACTGCGCAGCGTTTCTTGCGTTTCAAATTGGCTGGAGCGGCACGTTCGCAGCTCCTTCAAATACATTGACTTTACTTGCGGCGGCAGCGCCTCCACCGGTTTGATGCCGTCAAGCGAATGCAGCAGCGGGAAGAAGTGCTTCCATTTTAACGTGGACAGCGATCTCGGCAGTACAAACGTCGACGCGGTAGGGCCGACAAGCAACCCCGACGAAGACGAAGAAGCCTGCCGATTCTGCAGTTCGATAATGCTCTGGCGTCTGGCAGCCAGTTCATCGCGGACGCTCGAATTTTTGTTTCGGAGTATAACTTGTTCTATTAAATTTATAATGTCCGGCTCGATATTCTTTAGTTTCGACCCCTTAAAATTCGCCCATATGCTGGTTGATTCGCTTTTTATTCTGGTGGCTACGCACGCAATGTAACGAATGCAGTGCGTGTCTTCTTTGCCGTCCAGCGGGAACCCGCTAAACGGATTTTTGGCGTTGTAATACTCTTCGCATTTCGGTAGCGCGGTGGACGGGCGTATGCTCGGCACGTTGCACTGCAGCGCAATAACAATGTGCGCGAGTGTGAGCGTGATAATAAGTTTGTCCATGTACTCGTCGTACAGTTTACGGTACTCTTTTTCGGACAAGTTGGCCGTCTTTGTTTTGTATTTCGCTATAATTTCCAATCTTGCCTCGTCTGAAAACATCCTGGGCGTGCCCGCCATCGTATCTATGACCCGGCCTATGATGCGCATTCGCAATTTATGCCGGTCGGGCGAAATACCGAGCCCTTCAACAAGAACGCGTTGAACGACGTCGTTTATTTTGTGCGCGTTCGGGCTTTTCAAATGCTCCGAGATGGACATGGCGATCGCGTCCGCCATACCCGGGGGCGGAGAATCCCCCACCGCAGCGGTTTCAATAACCGACCGCGATACTTGTTTGAAACCGTCTTCGTCATACCCTTCGTCGTGGCTGAAACCGACGTTTTTAATCACCATCCCGCTTCCCGTGACGCGGTCAACCCACACGTCCCCGTCTTGCGTGCCGTACTCCCTGCACAGCTGGTCAAGAACGTCGCTATACGACACCGATCCCGACGATCCCGATACGTTGCCCGGGTTCGGAGCCAACATAGCACCGACGTTACCGCCGTTACCGCCGACGGCGCTTCCGAGGTTGGGTCGAATAAATGCCGCAGCCCGCACGTGCACCCATCTCGGCAATAAACGAACGCCGGTCTCTTTACAAACGAGCCAGTGCTTATCGGTTTCGGATTCACCGATTGACGTGTATTTGTTAACAAAGTTAACAATCAGCGCTTGCTTTCGGGAAAAGGAATCGTCGGCCATTATATTGGCCAATATACCCGTTGCGGCCGAAATTAGCATTGACCTGCCGGATTTCGTATCCGCCGATACAGCCGCCGCAGCAGCGGCCGTTTCATTCAAGCCTTGCACGAATTCGCGATCATTCTGCGCGGTCTGAGCCAGCCGTGCCAGAAACCGACTTTTCGCCATTCGGTACGCGTCGTAACTTTCTTTCTGGGACATGTATTCTGTGAAATTCGTGCTGCCGATATCATACTGCGACTCGAACTCCTTCTGGGTTTTGGATATTAGGTCCGCTTTGGACATTGACGTCAGAAGCTTGCTGTCGACGTGCCCGGCCGCCGTGTCCAGCGAAAGACACTGCGCCTTCATTTGAATGCATTTGGGCTGCACGTTGCAAAAATACGACGCGTCGTCGGAGCGAACGGTTTCTGGTATGGTGTGGTCGCGCACCCACAACCCGGCGCCGTTCAGCTTATAGTACCAATACTCCACGCCACTGTCGGCGTCCTCAATGCTTAACGCCGCCGATTCCGCAAGTTCGATTTTGCGCGTAACCGCAACAACTACCGCGTGTTCATTTTTTTGGACCCGCCGCACGCCGTTAATGAGCGTTTCGGCTTCGATGTCGGCGTCGTACTCTCGCAGCTTCTTTTTACGCATAAGCTCGCTTATCAAATACGTTTTAAACACGTCTCGCGGCATCGACCGCTCCTTGAGCCGGTACGACTCCGCAAACTCGTAATCCGTCGGGTCGCGCTTAATGTCGTACAGAATATCAATCCCCTGCTGCTCCTTCATTTCGTTGTCGGTCATCAGTTCGTCGAGAGAATGGTACTCCTTTGCCAGAACAAGGTTTCGGCATTTATCGCCCGCCTTTTTCTCGGACCGCTCTTTTTCGGCCACGAATTCGCCGGCATCGTCCGCGAATTTCGCAATAACGCGATCCACATTCTGTCCGAATAGCGAGTACGTGGAACTGTGATTCATTTGCACGATTTCGTTCATAAAACAGCGACCGAAATCCACTGCCATCATTTTCGAGAGAAGTTCGCTGTTGGATAGAATTCGGGCGCGGGATCCGCGCTTAGAAGCGGCCGCCGTATGCGCGTTCACGTTCACCAGCCACTCCTTCACCCCGTAATTGGAAACAACCGTGGCGTCGAACACGCTACTGCCGCTATTACCGCTTTTGCCCCGCATTGACGGGGCGTTCGGCGTCTGATGGCGTCGCATAACCATCTCGTAGATGGAGTTAACTCCGGCGGGTTCCACACCATAATCGCGATTCGTGAACGCGGCATTCAGCACGCGCATTTGCTGCAGCCGGTCATTGTAATCGGCAATGCGTTCCATTATAAATGCGGCAAATTCGCTAAAAAGGGGTTGGGTTATATGGCGCTCCCGAATTAAAAACGGGTTGAGCGCCGACGCGAGCACGCGGGGCGATAGCGACACGGAGCGGTTCGCCAGCTCCTTCTTTGTAATATCGAACAGCGCGCTGGTTGGAGGTATCATGTTGTATATCGCGCCGTCGGTGAAAATCCGGGATTCGGACGCAGTGTCCGGAATGAAAATTTCTCTGGACGTCGCAAACAGGAACTTGTTGGTTTTGGTTTTATTAGCGGTCGATTCCCCCGCGGCACCGTCGTCGATGCGGCGCGTTTTAAATAGCGCGCGGTCGTCGGCGCCAAGGTTCCACAAACACAGTGCCAAATACGCGGGGTCGTTGGACATCAAGTATCCGGCTTGCGCTCGATCCAGGACTGACGCCGACGGTCGCTTGAGCGCGGACAGCGCGACAAACGGCAGCGGTCGCGTCATATACGCGGCAGCCCGTTTCGGTATTTCGTCGTGCGCAACGTACCGCGCCGTGTTGCCGTACTCGGAACACGAAAACTCGCTCTTGTATTTTTTCGAGTACGCCGGACTTGTCAGCGCCTCCGAATTTGCAATGCTGGTTACGATGGAATCGAACGCGTTGTTGCTGGCGCCGGTGTACTCGCCCGATGCGACAAATACGGCGGTCGAAATCGATTGTGACGGTCGAACAAACGGCGTAAATTGCATTTTAATGTCGGTCATGTACTCCGAAAACGATTTATGCTGCCGCTTGACGTATTTCTCGCATTCGTCGCTTTCTTGTTGCAGCTGCTTGTCCATTATTGTCACGACGGCATCACCCGCGTGATTACGGCCTTCGAGGCAGTCTTCGAAATCGCCCATTTCTTCGGCGTCCCTCGCGTACAGTTTTCGTTTTTGAACGTAGATCGGAATCAGCCAGTCGCCGAAGGGCATACCGGCGTCGCCATCCCTGTCCGTATCGTCCAGGTGTCGATTGGGAAACGCGGTAAGAAATTCCGACAGCGGCTTGTAAGCGTCCGTATAATAGTCTCGGCGCTGGGTTCTGCCCTGCGCGTCGACCCTGGAACACGCTTTTCGAAGTTCCGTAAACCGGTCAACCTCTTTTTGAATTGCTTTCTGTGCACCAAGTGTGCGGCGGTCCGTGCGCAAATCCGAAAACAAGCTTTCCATCAAATCGTTTTGCTGGACGTCTAAATCGTGTCGGACCATGTGTTCCGGCACATCCACGTCAAATTCCATTTGTTCGCGATCGGTTATGAACCCGACAAACAGCACGTCGCCGGCTTGAATGGCGCGATCCTGTGCCTCGGCGTTAACCGCTACGGGCGGCGGTGATAGCATCACGGCTCCCGCTTCGTCGTCGCCTCGACCTTCACCCCGGGCCTCGTCCTCGTCCTCGTCCTCGGCCTCTTCCTCAGCATCGTCATCGTCCTCGTCCTCGGCCTCGTCTTCGCCCCGGGCCTCGTCTTCGCTCCCAGCCGATTCGCCCATTTCGCCGCGTAAAGCTTGTTCCAACTGGTCGCTCTTTGCGGATTCCGGTTCGTCGCACAGGCGTATTTCGGTAATGTAATCGTGTGACAGCCCCTTGAATTCAAAATCGATATAGATGCGGTTGATTTCGTGCGGTGAATTGAAAATCGACACGCCGATACAATCGCTCCCTTCTGCGAGACTGATGATTTTGCCGATGATTATTCCGTTTGCATTTCCGTCTTTGAAATGAATTTCAAGCCAGGTGCCTTGTTTAAATCCGCGCTGACGAGCGTAGCCGTGCTCGGGCGCGCGCGCAATCAGTTCCACCATCTTGATCGCGCTGTCCGCGTCTTTAAAATGCCCGTGCTCGTCCAGGTGTAAAATTACAACCGCGGCATCTTCCGATTGTGGCTGGCTCTGGTCCAACAATAGTCGGACGATGTCGTCGTCAATATAGTCGATAAAAAATGTTTTTAAATCATAGTCACGCGTGGTACCCGGCGCGTGCAGCGTTATGATATCGCCGCGCATGAGTTTAATTATGCCCTCCCTCGACGGTCGGTCGCGCGCGTTGGGTGACCCCGATGCCGGCACCGATGTCATTTATTTATGATATCTACGTATTTTATCTAAATAATGTTATTAATTATATATTCTTATCGTATATTATTAATATTATATTAGTTATTGCGATTACTATTACTATTACAAAACGGTCAAAATCGTCGGAAGAAACAAACTAAACCATAAAATCGTCGCGGATTTGCTGCAGTTTATATGCGTTGGTGAATGCGCGCAATCGCGGAATGTCGGACGAGTCGTCCCCGTACTGCCCCCTCGAATCCGAATGCAGAAAAAAATATTCGAGCTTTTCGGTTATCTTGTTGTTACGCGCATACCACGCGCACCCCATTCCGCCGTAGAACGTGATATAATGCCCCGGCAACACGTTCTGAGATTCCGCGTTGGGTCGCGGATCAAACCCGATTGACAAGGGGTCGTCGGTTATAGATATATGATTAGAACCGGAACTATTGTTGGGACACCGCTTCAAATGCAAGTTGTTATGACAATCGCAAAAGGCGCACGCGTGCCCCTCGCTCGTATGCGTGGCACTGTTGGGGCAACACGCCACCACGCATCTATCGCCCAGTGCAACCGTCTCCCCAAAATAAAAACTGAGATGCTTAATCGCCGCCAAATCACTGCACTCGATTTGTCCGTGACCGTACCCCCCGCATTTACCGCACTTGTGTGCGACTGTCGTGTGCGTTGCCGCGTACCTGCAATTGCTGACCTTACAATATGCCATTTATTATTTTATTATTTTATTATTTTATTATTTTATTATAGAGTATGCGTATGCTCAGGTCTTTAAATCTATTGTCTATTGTCTATTGTCTATTGTATTTATTAATTTAGAAAATGTGGTGGTGGCGTCGGGGCAGCCGTCGTTGTCCCTCCTCGCCCAAAAGGCGCTCGCCCAAAAGGCAGCAAAAGATCACGGCATCGTCGAAGAAATCGCACCCGAAAGTCGGTGCGATGAATATCAGAGTTGTGTGTATGGACCTTCCCCAACATTTATCTAATTATTTTAATCTATTCTTGCAGCTGAATTTTGGTGCGGGCGATATTCGTTTTTTGGTGTACACGCTATTCTTGCAAATCGCGACGGCGCGCGAATACGCCGCAGCCGAATCGTCGCTCGTGCCCAATGCGCTGCGTTTTTTATATAGCGCATTAACGCACCGGCACATTTTGTCGCGAAGAACTTCAGTCGTTCGGCGCCGAAGGGTGGGCAAACTCACGCCCCTCGTGTTTTTCTTATAAAATTTTAAAATTTTTACGCATTTACGCCGAGTTAGATTCATCGATTTCGGGGTGCGATGTATTTACTTATTTAATTAAAAAGTTAATGGAATAAAATTAAATGCCTAAATTATAATAATATTATAATTAAACACGGTTGGTTTATTGATTTTTATTTTATTTAGATGTTGTCACCGCCACCGCAAACGACCGCGTCAATGATTCAACAAATGGTGCTGTTTGATATAGATGAGACGCTTGGAAGGTTCGCCGGATTTGGCGCATTTATGAGCGCGTTACATCAAGTGTATGATTCGAACGCGTTTTCAATCTATAACCATTTCAACGAAATATTGGATTTGTACCCCGAATTACTGCGCCCTAAAATACTGGACATCATGCGATTTCTGGCTCAGATGAAACGCATCGGAAAGTGCGCCAACGTTATGATTTACACGAACAACACGGGCCCCATTTCGTGGTCGAACCACATAAAAAGCTACTTCAATGCAAAGGCGGGCCACCCGGTGTTCGATAAAGTGATTGGCGCATTCAAACGTCCGAATGGTGAAGTTGTGGAAGTGCGACGGACATCGCACAATAAGACGTACGCCGATTTTGTTAGTTGCTCGGAAATGGTGGGAAAATTCGAGGTGTTTTTCATAGACGATCGAGAACATCCCGGCATGCACGCGGAAAACGTGTACGTGATCAACGTGAAACCGTACACGCGCGAACTGTCGATGCACGTTTTTATCGAGCGATTCAAAACCAGCGCGCTTTTCAAACGGTTAGGTTTAAACCCCAATGCCATTTATTCGCGACGAACTTCGGTGGCCGCGTATTCCGACAAGGAATACGAAGTTGATAAACTGGTGGGCGAAACCATCCTGGAAAAACTCCACGAATTTTTTGAAGTCGGCGATTCAAGTAAAATGTGGACCGCCAACGAGACCAACGGGACCAACGGGAACACGCATGGCGTAAAGGCGCGTTCGATGCGACGCAAAAAAAACAAACAACCAAAACGGTTTACAATAAAAAAATATTAAATCAATGTTTTTATTTTATTTTGTTTCGCTGGAAAATATGCCATCGAGAGAAATATTTTTCTTGAACGGAGAATTCGGATTCGTCGGATTTGCGATGTGTTCGGTAGCGTACGTTGTTATAATAGACGTGAGCGACGTGGTTAGCAGCAAAAATATCGCCGATGAAAACACGATATTCGCGTCAAATTGCGTGAATTCGGAATGCGGTGTGAACGGGTTGAACCGAATGATCAGGAAAAAACACACGTAGTACTTTAGCGCGTTTTGCAGGATGGTCAAATATTCGGGTATTTTATGCGAGAGCTCCAGATTCGGCAGCCCGCCTAAAATTGCGATCAACAGTATGCCATAGAAAAAATACGAACCGTACAGAAAACAATAATACAGGATTTTGTGCCAACTAGTTTTAGAGAAATCGAACATTCTGTCTAACATTTTATTATATATACATATTAAATAAATATGTCATTTCCGAACGGATCTTTTTTTCTTGCTGATGATGATCACGATGACAATCCCATTAAACAAAAATATACTTTGACCGAGATGACATTGCCAGATCTGAAATTATGGAATGATGCAGCAGATCCTCCACCTGCGGTATATAACGAAGAATTCAAATCTGAACCCGATAATACTATTTTTGTCCGGTTCCCTAGGGAGGGTAATTTAAGTGGTGGATATTTATCTGTTTTAGCTAAAGATCTAGATTCAGTGGCAACATCCGCGGGTGAAATAGCAATAACGTTTTTTAAAGGCGAAAAATTTATACACGACGAGGCACGTGATAAAACAAATGCAGAAAGGGCACAATTTGAATTTGCCGAAAAAATCGAACCAGAAAGAAAACAATTATTAGACAATATCGAACGTCTTGAAAAAATGAATGATGTAATAGGATATAGGATGATAGACCCCCGAACACTAGAAAGAAGGGAATTAATTAATTGGTGTAATATGGAAAAAGACGCTCCAGAATTGTTCAAGGACAATGTTTTTACGGAGAGTGTCATGGAATTCCCCGTCATTGCCGAAGATGGATATACCTACGAACGGGATGAAATCTTAAAATGGTTAAAAAAAAGCGACAAAAGTCCCACCACTGGAGCCTTTTTAAAAAACACCAATTTGACCGAGAACAACACCCTCAGGAGTCAAATCAACCAATGGATGGAATTCAAGGTCAAGCAGCATGCTAACGACAAACTTTCCCTTAATGCGTTAAGGCTAGATTTTTTTAATAATACTCACGAATTAGCATCCATTAGAGCCCGTTTAAAGGAACTGGAAACAGAAAAAAAAGGTATTTTTCAAAAATACGAAACTCCAACTCCAGAACTCTACAATCACTGGTCTTATTTTGACGCACCCCCCATGTCTAAAGCAAGATTTAAAAAAATTAGAGATGGTTTGTTCCATAAAGATGATGTTGTGTTTAAAGAAGATGTTAAAGTTAGAAAGGGTGGTAAATCGTCTAGAACTAGACCCACTAGGAAGACTAGGAAACGAAATGTTCGAGGTCGACGCGTCAGTCGCCGTGACATTCATCGCAGCAATGCGAAAAAATGAAATTAGTAACCAGCGACCTACAACCTACAACCTACAACCTACAACCTACAAACCATAAACATTTGACATTTCAAAATTTAAATTTCAAATTTCAAATAAGCACATAATTGTCGCGCACCACCTCGTCTGTGAGCAAATGCGCATCATCCAGCGATATCAAATTGGGATCGACGTACGTCTCCATCACGTTCAGCCATTCGGCTTTGATGTCTACACCGTACGCGATCCAGCAATATACTCGCAGGCACATTACCACATCCACCCGCGAATTGTGCAAGAAGTCGCCGCTATTCGCCACCTCGCAATCACTGTCGCCGTTTCCAAACAGCTTTGCAAACACTTCGCTCAGTTTGCTGAACCGAACATAGGACCCTCCGTACATGCTCTGCGCCCGGTTGTTGCAAATATCCTTGCTGTGCTCCATTGTGCAAAACAGCGGAATTGGTACTGCCGAATCCCATAGCGCAGCAATGTTGTTGCTGTTGTCGTTGTTCTTGTTGTCGCTTCGAAACAGCCCCGATAACCCCAACCGCCTGCACTCAATATCCACCATTTGCGCGTCGAAGCTAATATTGTGTCCGACGATGAGCTGCACATTGTATTTAATCAACGCGGACCGCATATTGAAGAGCGCCACCACAATTGGAACCCCACTCATCCGCGATTTCTCGCGAGTGATTTTGTGTATTTCAATGCTTCGCTCGCTGATTTCAACCCCGTCGTCAAGTTTGACGATGGCATCATAGTCTTCCAGCACCGTGAAGTGCGCTGTGTTGAAAACCATATAACTCAATTGAATAATGTGGGGACATTTTGTTATATCGCGCGACGCGACCCCCTTCGGAATAAGCCCTGTTGTCTCGGTATCAATAACGATAATGTGCATCTCATACACTTTACGTATTATTAAAACTGCGATAACAATAAATCAATTTTTGATTAAAAACAAAAACAAACTCGTCAGTGTTATAAATGACGCTATTTGTATAACCAATCAATGGTGCCGCTTTGTGCATATGGATTGTACCAACCCATAATGCTGCGTGTCTCAACGTCAAATAGCACCCCATTGGCATTTCGTATGAATAAGTTATTGTTTTCAAGTACGTACACGGCGTCGTCGAGTCTGTGGCTGTTTTCCGAGTTGTTTATAGCATCTCTTTGCGGTTGCATGTTAGATGTCAGAATCATATTTTTCTTGGGGCGACCGCGACCGCGTTTTTTCTCCGTGGAAACAGTTGCGTCCTTTGCGTCATTTGACTTCTCGTTTGACTCACCCCCCCTTGTTGCATCCCTTGCATCCCTTGCATCCCTTGCATCCCTTGGCTCATCCATTGATGCGTCCGATGAAATTCCAACTACTCTCTGTCCTACTATTCTGCGCTTCAGTGCTAAAATTTTCTGCGCCAATAATTCATACTGGCTCGTAAGAGCATTTATGGTGCTCAATATCTCCAAAACATCGATTTTCTCTGAGGTTTTCTCTGAGGTATCGATCATGATGGAACCCGCGTCGACGTCTACTATTCTAATGTACGTTTTTGAAAATATTATAGATCAATTTTTTTACCGATCGACTATGCGGCTACGTCGCTGCGGCCACTACTGCCGCCACTGTCGGCGGCGAAAATTTCATAATCACCTTTGGATTGATTTTGTTGAGCAAGATATCTTCGGGATCATATACGTTATTGTCACCGTCAATGTAGTATACGATTCCCTTGATTTCCTTGATCCATACGTCAACCTTTTTATTGGTGACCACGTTCTCAGGGGTTTCATTCACACTTCCGTGAGGACGACCTTTGGTGTGAGTACCGCAATACCCCTCGCCCTCTTTTTTTCGCCGGGTGCACTGCTCACCATTCGCGCGTTTTGCAACGCATCGATCAAATAGTGGGACAACATTCTTCACGCGCTTGCGTTTCATTAAATCTTCGCTACACAATTTAAATTTTTCATACCCCATCACCATTTTCATTAAATCGGCGTGATAATTGCCAATCACGTCATTGGGGTTGAATGACGATGCCGCAGTTGTCGTCAACCTCTCGGCATTGCATTTTTTGTAATCTTCCAAATGCCCGTTAATCGCGACTTTCATTGCGTAGAAATAGGCATCGATTTTTTTTGCAGCATCGGTTGTTGAGCTGGATGTGGCTGTGGCGGCAGATGTGGACATATGCGTTTCATTGTACCTATCTTTCTATTATTTTTATTTCAATTTTAATTTTTAAATAAAAATAACAGCATTTACATTGCACCATCATCCTCGCCGTTGTTGTAATTATTTACGTTTAAATAAAGATTAGGTGACGGAATGGTGGTCTGGTTCTGGTTCTGGCTAGGTGACGGAGGAACGGGCTGGTTCTGGTTCTGACTAGGTGACGGAGGAACGGGCTGGTTCTGGTTCTGGCTAGGTGACGGAGGAACGGGCTGGTTCTGGTTCTGGCTCTGGCTCTGGCTAGGTGACGGAGGAACGGGCTGGTTCTGGTTCGAATTAGTAGAAGGTGGGCGAGAAATTAGTTTAGTATCAAAAACCCCATTGGGTATAATATCAATTGCAATATGCGGTGGGTCGGAACCGCGCGAAATCGGCTTTATACTGTACGGCAGCGCAGTTTCGTTAAATGGACGTACATCATTCATTCCGAAATCCCCCGTTAATCTACCGCCACCACCACCACCACCACCACCGCCACCTCCACCTCCACCGCCACCACCACCCACAATCATATCGCCCTCGCTATCACTGTTCGAATTCGACCCGGCTAAAGAACGGGGTCGGGAATGCAACACGTCCGAACCAACAGCACCGTGTTCATCGGTGTCGTTAATGGCAACTTCGGTGAGCCCATTCACGAAATTTGGTTTTTTAACGTTGGTGTATCGGTTGTACTTTTCATTGTAGCCGTCAATTATGTCTTGATCAACTAAGGGGCTGATGTCCTGCAGATTCTTTATGTCCGTTTTAATTACGGACAACATGTCTTTGGCGGTTTGCCTCTGGTTTCGCGTAAGCGCGAGCTCAATCTGGATTTTTTTATGGATTTGCTGGTACTGCAACGAACACAGTCGGTGCGACTCTGAACGTTTTCCAAGTTGAAAGTATGTGTCAATTGATTTTATAATGCCTACAAAAATACTGCCAACACCGAGTATGATGTTCATGTTGCTGTACCCGATATCAATTCCCGTGGCGAACCCAATGGCGCTCGATAAAATAATCACGGGAATGTTTATGTAATTGGATAACCGATTGTATTTTTCGTAGGATGCGCGATGCAAAATACCGAGAGATTCGCATTCCTCTGCATTTTCCTTCAACAGCATCTCTAAATCCTTGTTATAATCTATGTTATCTCTCGACCGGTGATGAATTTGTGCCGCTGCGGCCATTGTCGCGGCCGTCGGGTTAACTGCGTCCGGTAGTCGATTCAAGACGGAATCTCTCCTTATGCGCCCGCCTGCCACGTCTAGTAGCGACTGCGTAACTTTAATTGGCGTTGCGGTTCGCGACGAGCTCATGCTATTTTCCGTATGCCTGTACTTGTACTTATATCACTTATGTTTTACCGTTATATAATAATTTTTTATCCAGTGGGTAGCGACGATGGGAGCATTATCATAAAAATTCCGAGAGAAACCATCCATAATAAATAACTTAGGTATACGCCTATATCCACTCCAGCGAAGCTGAGAATAGCGTTAGCTGCGAGTGCCGACGATATAACAATAATAATACTGAGAAACGAGTGCATAGTTTTATAAATTACCTATTTTTTTATTATTGTTATTTTAATATTTTTATTTTTAGTTTTATTTTATTATTTTTATTTTATTTATTTTTAGTTTTACTAGAGTATTGTTAATAAATTTCATAAGCCGTATTAGGTTCGTCGTCATTGTATTTCGCAGGAACCGTTTCGAAGTTGATTTTATAGTGACTGAGCGTGACGATTCTCTCAATATTGCACACGCAAAATACCGGCGTTATGCGCGAAGATCTGTTATTAACTCGTTTGTGACTGCTTATAGCGTATTCTCCGTGATGGGCCGAGTTGTGCCCACTCGTACTCCAAGACGTGTTGAAATATTCGCGGAACCCGTCGATTGACGGGTTGGTGGTCGAATTAGTTGTGTCAAACACGGTGGTGCTGGTATTTCCTAAAAATACGGCATAACGGAATACGTGCGGTGGGGCAACGGATCGTTTTACGTATTCGGATTTCTTCCTTGCGTTTGTTGCGTTTGTTGCGTTTGTTGCGTTTGTGTCATCCACCATCGCGTAACACGCGCTTCGAAAAACGTTTTCGTACTCGTACAAATAATACTGGGACCCGTATATCCTCAGCTCGTTGGGGTCAATAATCGAATGCTTGTCGCTGTCGTCGCTCATAAACGCGTTGTCGAGTAATTTTCTGGGGCCTAACAGCTTCATCTCCTCCGGCGAACTGCCTTCGGTTATTCCAGAATACAGCACGTGAGGGGTTTCCATCACCTCCCCAGTGACCCCGTCGTATAGAAACATAATGGACGGTACGTGTTCAAATAAATCGACGACCGCCGCGTGAATGTCGATGGACAGAATTTTGTTGCGGTTCATTATTTCGTGGACGCACGCCCACCACCATTCGTCTTTCATCGACCCCGAATTGGGTTGCGTTTCCGCGATTGCGAGTGTTTCCTCGTACACGGCGTACGTGTGCCCGGTTACGGGGTCGGTGCGCCTGCAGATAAATTTAATACCATTTTTCTCAAAAGCGTCCGGAAAAAGCGTTTTTACGGCTTGATCCGCAGCGATTTTATAGTTTGAATCGTCCGATGACGCGCGTTGGCGGGGTTCAAACGTCGGGAATTTAAGAGTTGCATCGTCTGGCCGACGCTGTAATTTGAACTGCAAGAATTGGTCGAACTGACCGTTATTATCAAAAACGCGGAACACGCAAATGTGGTGGTCCTTGGACGTTTCCGCTGTTTCTGCCGTTTCCACTGTTTCCGCTGTTTCCATTATAAATGGGTAAACATATTTTTTACGCGACGCATTCGATTTGTCGAGCGCAATCGATGACGTCACGCGACCGGTGGCGGGGTTCGAATGCTGAGTGAATATTTCCTCTAATTCCTGCAGTTTTTTAGCGGAGCTTGTCGCATTTTTTGTCGCGTGGTCCACCTTTACTTTACTATATAGCATGCGCGTCACTTGTTTCGAATTGGTTTTTGTATTGGGGAGCATTGAACGGTTGGTTGGTTGGTTGGTTGGTTGGATGTATGGAGTATTGGGTTGGTTGGATGTTTGATGCAATATATACTATAATAAAATAATATTTTATATCTATAATCTATAATATAAAATATAAACAAATATAGAATAAATGAATGGCGCATTAATTACGGCATAATTTACTCATTCGATTTCGATCCAACCCAATCCATCCTCGATTCATCCTCGCCCGCCCTCGCCCCGAAGCATTGTATTTTGAACGACGATATCGGTCAAATACGTATTTCCACTCAAAAACGGGTTCATACCTATATGCGGTTGCAGGATTCTCTCGAATGGGTCGTTACGCGAGTCATTATTATTTTCGGCGTGGTACTTTTTAATATCTACTACAGTTTCGGCTATACATTTTAAATGGGGATCCAGACTGAGCTGCAGTTGAGGTGTTGACATTAAATCGTGGTGAGGCGGCTTATGGTGGGGTGTCGCTGCAGTTTTTGCGAGCGCTGTTGTGGTTGTCGATGACAATCGTTTCGGCCATTTAATTGTTTCATTCATTTTTATTTATTCTAGTAAATTATATTTTATTTTTATATATAAAATATATATTATTATGGGTTTAGAGTTGTGTAAATATAAATCGGTTTTTGGAGAACCCGGAAAGGGTCCGCATTCTTATCGAATTTTCAATATCGCGTACGTCGACGTTCTATTCACTGTGCTGTTCGCGTGGCTCATATCTCTCGTTTCTAATTCGAGTTTCGCGTACACGTTAATCATTTTATTCTTGCTGGGAATTGTAATGCACCGAATGTTCTGCGTTCGCACCACGATCGATAAACTGATATTCGGCTAAATAATTAAATATTCAAGCTAATGACGTTGCGCTCGGAACGAGGTCGGCGTTTGCTTTTTGCCGGAATACCCGACGATGAAGATACCGACGCGAAGTCGTTACCGAACGCGCTGTCGTCGTCGGCTGAAAATAGGGACTTCATATCTTGCTGTTGCTGTTGCTGTTGCTGTTGCTGTTGCTGTTGCTGCTGTTGCTGTTGAATATTAATAGTTTTGGTTTTAAGTCCTGATAAAATGCTGTCAATGTCTGTATCCGCGCTGGGGCCGCGCATTTCTGCCCGAGCAGTGCCTCCACTTCTCATAGCGTCGCTGTACTCCGAATGAGAGTCTATATTTATTCCCGAATTCATTTGACCTCGTCCCAGATTAATGTCGGGGCGGTTTCCAATGGGCATAGCTGCACCGGGCCGAGTGGGGGGAGGAGGCGCGTTTGCGCTTTTTGTAGCGATGGGGGGAGGTGGTGGGCGCTGTATGAATGAACCGCCACCACCGCCACCGCCACCGCCACCCATGATATCACTCAATCCACTCATAAGTCCTCCTCCACCGCCTCCACCGCCTCCACCGCCACCATTCCCGACAATATCGTTCATAAAATTACCGAACCCGGACCGCGGTTGAGCCGATGCACCAGAAGAGCCGGACATCGAATTAACCGCCGCTTGCGTGAACTGCTGCATCAGTTCCGGGTTCTGTCTCATAATATCGTCCATTCCGGGCAGCGCCGACTTGAACATCGTGTTCGTCATGTGCAACATTATGGCACTCCCTCCCAGTTGGAATAGCAGCTTGAGTTCGGGAGCCATTTGCGCCTTTGATTTATACTTCTCGTGCAGTTCGCTGAAAATATCGTCATATTCATCAATATTTTCATTGACTTGTTCTGACCACCCGTCCAATTTCAAATCGAATGGGTCAAATTTATTGTTCAAGAATTCCAGCCCGGTAATGCACGCCAGTAGCATTTTAGATTGAAATTTCTTGCTGTTGCCGCGCTCGCGCTCTTCCACGTGCGTCTCGTACTCGCCCTTCATTTCAAGTATGGACGACTCCATCGTGTATTTTTTGGTGAGATTGATCCCTTTTGACTCGAGTTCTTCCAGTTTACGCAACAATTTAAATTTTTCGCGCAGCAGCTCTTCTTTTGACATTTGTGGTTGCGCCTCCACCGGCACGTCGGGGTTCATTGGAACGTTATTGAACTTGCCGTACCCGTCCCACGTTGGTTTGTCTGTATCGGAAGATGCGGTGGCTGCGCCGATATTGCTGCTGTTGCTGTTGCTGTTGCCACCGCCACCGCCACCGCCACCGCCACCGCCGTCATCGGCGTGCTTGTCTTTTTCATTCCCACCAAAGCTCACGCTGAATATGTCGGATTTCATATCGCGGTTTATTCTTCTGGCGCCGGATCCCGACCCCGACACATTGCCAGTTAAGTCATTGAGTTCATTTTCCAATACGGCCAGGTCACTGAGGTTAATATCGGTGGCTCCGTCGTTTCCGCCTGCCCGCCCGCCGCCGCCGCTACTCTCGTTTTTAAATCGGTCATTCATTAACAATTCAATACCGCCTCCGAAGTTAGAAGACGACTTTCCACCAATCGATAGCGTGTCTAGATCAATAATCTCCGGGTCGCTCATTATATTGTACTGGTATGTATTTTTAGTATGAAATATAATTTACAATTATATTTAAATAAAAAACGTAGATTATTATATTATATATTCACAAAATACGTAATATAAAATTAGTTTAAGTATATATTTAGTTTAAGTTTGTAAATGGCTGAGGCTGAACAACCTATCACCGTTCCATGCAAAATTCATTTCATTGAGAATAATCGTGATGAATCTACCATTAGATTTTTGTTTGAAGATATTCCGTTTGTATTAAATTTTATTGCACTTTATAATTTTGGTATTTTAGAAAATGGTAATGATAAATTGAGCTTAGCCAATTTATATGTAAATGATGACAGAACCATATGCTCATTACTTGATATCCGTAATTACTGTCAAACTGGCAGATTCGCCCCTCCGAATGACAGACGCGAGGTTACTCGTGAAGATCAGGCTGATTATGAGGAACCCTCACGTCGAACAGAAAGGATTATTAATATAATATCAGCTGGCTCGGAAACTTCTTACGCAATTGTGCCACCACCAAACGCTGTTGGCGATCTTGCGCCCCAAGTACCTCTTTATGGCGATCTTGCGCCCCAAGCACCTCTTTATGGCGAGTTCGGGCCCCAAGTTCTTGCTAGCGGTCTTGTGGTCACGCCCGTATTTTGGGGAAAACTTAAACTTGCGGTCACCCTTACTAATTTTATCTATATTATTACAGAATCGGATGCTATGGCAGACCGTGATTTATTGCAACGTTTATATCCAATACCATATGAGGATTACTATAATAATCCTGAACAAGCCAATCCTGAAAACATAATATTTCAAATTTTTCAAAAACTGTACCAGACATTTCCTAATTCAGTCGATGGTAGGATATTTAGACATGTTAGGGTTGGGGGGAAGAAGAAAAATGGTCGTCGTTCTTGCCGTACTCGCTACAAAGCTAAGCACGCGAAACACTCCAAATCAAAGAAAAGGTATCGCAAAAGCAAAAAACGGATGCTTCGAAGTTGAACTGGCTGTCGACGAACAAATTATCAACCGTGTTCAATAAACGCCCGTAACCCCCCATGCCGTATATAATAAGGCGCTATAAAAAATCTTCAACATTTCGGGTATGCAAACGCGGCACGCGCAAGTGTTTCTCAAAACGCGGTATGTCGATGAAGACTGCAAAGCGGCAACGTGCCGCAATAATCGTACATACTCGAGATATGGCAATGGCGCGCTACAGGTAAAATAGTAAATTGCCGAAAAGTAATTTAAACCGTGTGCGATAAATTAAAATACAAATGTCGTTATGCGTGTGTTTGTGCATATATAACAGCGAAAACGGGCTTCCGTACGTAGTGACCAACTTGTATACTATCCACAAATCAAAAATATTTAGTCGAATAAAGGTAATTGCGGTACACGAAAAATACGACATCGATGCCAATGCCGGTACTAGTGCTAATGCGACCACAGCATACTCAATGCTTACGAGTTTCGCCAACCATTTACCGCCCAACAGTGTGGAACTAATTCAGAACCAGTACCCCCAAACACCCGTTCGTCAACGCAATATCGGCAATGCGCGCAACACGTTCTTAAACCGGATGCGCTCGTTGCGCGACGAAGCCAACGAATCCTACGATTATTTTGCAATGATGGACGCGAACGACTATGCGTGTATCGGACCCGTATGCACCGACGTGCTTCGAGACGCGATGGCGTGTTCGGACAAGTGGGACGCGCTTTCGTTTTTGCGCGAGGCGCAGTATTACGACATTTGGGCGCTTTCGTTCAATCCATTTATCCACAGCTTTTTCCACTTTAAACGAAATTGCTACGACGCTCGAGAGGAAATGATCGCGGCGTTTAACGCGTACGTCGCCAGTTGCATCGAAGACGAAAAAATGCTAATTTCAGTGTATTCGGCCTTCAACGGGTTTGCACTCTACCGGTCAAGCACGTACTTGCCTTCGATGTCTTCGGGGTCGCCGGAACTGCGATACAGCGATGAAATTGATGTGAGTTTTTATCCGAGCGAAATACTACAAAAACAAATGCAGATACTCGGGAGCGATACTGATGGACGCACAAACGACGATTGCGAACATCGATATTTTCATATGGCGTCAATGCAGCCGCCCCACAATGCGCGTATTTTTATTTACGCAAAATCGCTTTTTGGTAAAATGCCGGAACGCGACCGACCGAGTCGGTTCGATTCGAGAGCATTGATTTGATTTGTTTTGTTTTGTTTTATTTTGTTTTATTTTGTTTTGATTGTTAGTTTGCACTTCGCAACACACTCAATGGCTCCCATTTCAACGAAACGGTGTTGTAGAATTTGAAATGCGGGTTTGTCCAAACGTTGGGGGTGTTGCATTCGCGATATTCTTGCACCCCCTTGTGTTCCTGGCACATTTGCCACATCTCGCGATCATGCTCCTGTGCGAACTGCTTGAGCGTTTCATACTCAATCTGGCCGCTGGGCACCTCATCATTTTCGTTGTCGGGGAAGCGGATGATGATATTGGATTTTCGATCGTATCGTCCAAGCCATTCGCGCGAAACGGTACATTTATTGTTAGTACCATTGTCGGCATCGTCGGCATCGTCGGCGTCTGTGCTTACGGTATGAGAAAGAAGAACGTCGTGTGGTATGTAAAATTCTTGATTTCGTTTTCCAATCGCACGCCCGCCAGCACCTCCCCCTCCGCCGCGACCATAACTGCGATTATTGCTGCTGCAACCGCTGCGTGGACTATCCACCACATTCGATGTCGCGCTTTCGTCGGCGTGAACATCGGCGTGAACAGCTGATAAAGCTGAATCGGTATTCGGAGTGTTTATAGAACCGCCGCGCGAGAGTAGCGCGGACGTACTGTGATTTGCAATCGCGGTCCAGTACTCCGACGAAGCATCGTACAGATTTCGAATATTCTGAATATTCGAGCGCACGTCGATCATCTTCGATACGGAGCGATCCAATTCGCGCGACGTGGTTCGAATATGTTCATCAACTTCTCGGGCGGAATAGTATCGTTCACCGTACCAAAATATGGTGTGAAACGATGGTGATGACTGCGACTGCTGCGACTGCGGATTTATTGATTTCGCTGCCATTGATTGAAACGAGGTAGTATGATGATTACGATAATAGATTGCGCATATGGCCGTAAATTCAATTTTTTATAAAAATTATTAATTAATAATGGCTTAGAACATAATGAATTAATAGTTTAAAAGTTTAAAAGTTTAAATAAATTTATAATGGAAAAGTGCGCGCACTACAATCGTGGCTGCAAATTCGTGGCACCTTGCTGCGGCAATGTGGTTGAATGCCGGTTCTGTCATGACGAAAAATACGACCATCCAATTGACCGATTTAAAGTGGCCCGAATTCAGTGCAACAAATGCGGGCTGCAACAAGATGTTTCCAACCGGTGCGTCGACGAAGAATGTGGGCTGCAGTTCGCCGAATATTTTTGCGAGGTGTGTCGATTATACGACACACACGAGACAAACCACTATTATCATTGCGATAAATGCGGCATATGCCGAGTTGGATCGTCGGATGAGGTGTTCCACTGCGATGAATGCAACATGTGTCTTTCTGTAAAAATGAGGGATAACCATAAATGTCGCAAGGAAATGTTCAATGCCGATTGCTGCATTTGCTTGAATGATTTGTTCACATCGCGCGAAGCGACGACCGCCCTTCCATGCAGTCACGCAATCCACATTTCGTGCCGGAACGAATGGATCAAGAAAAATATAGGGTGCCCAATCTGCAGGAAAACAATGCTGGACGACGCGTCGCTGAAAATGTATAATGAATGCATGGATGCGCTGATGCGCGAAATCGCTGGCGCTGGCGCTGGCGCTGATGCCGATGCCGATGCCGATGCCGATGCCGACACTCAGGATGTCGATCCAGTTCCGATTGTCGACCTGATTGTCATAAAATGCAATGACTGTGGTGGATCAAACCGCGCGCGCCATCACCCCTTGGCAATAAAATGTCCCGATTGCGGGTCTTACAATACCAATTAATATTATTTTACTTTTCGGTTTCGGTTTCAATCGTATGCAGATTTAGTTTTTTTCTTATGTTGGCAATTAATTTACTGAAATATCCCCGCCCCTGTATAAACGTTTTTGATTGTACGGCACAACACAAATCCGTGTCAGCATCGCCGGAGTCGAAATGTTCGGCTTGCAATTCATTAATAACCTTGTCTAAATAAACGTTTGATAAATGAATGCATTCGCCATAATTCGTCGAACTCGGTTTGGCAAAAAAAACATTTTCCAATCACATATTTTTTCTGGTTCATGTCGTCGACAAGTAATGATTTAATGTGCTCTATTTCCAATGGTCTTTTCCCTTTTTCGTGCGGTTCATTTCCGGCAACAACATCCCCCAATCTTAAATGTATTAATGTGCTATCCGCAATATCTTTTGGTAAAACATCCGATTTTTGTTTTATACATTCCAAAACAAGTTTCGTAATTATATCAATGTTGTTATTAGACCCACCCCCCCTTCTTTTTTCTAAAATATATTTACTACCAATCGATTTAGGATAATCCCTTACTAGTTCGTCCTTTTCATAATCATTCAAATTTAGTAATACTAAATCCCCAAGCCTATATGATGAAATCATTTTGTAATTTAAAATTTATTTATATACTATATATTATATCTATATAAAATTACGAAATGAGGAGTAGTTATGACTTACCCCCACAGCCTAACGACACTGCAAGTGATTATGAATTAAAACAGTCGTGGCCGCCTAAATATTACAGGGGGTTCGAAGTGTCGCTGAACGACGACAACGAGTATGGCATATACTATATGCGGTTGCTTTCGGGCAATGACAGCGTTTATGCGTTTGATAAAATAACGGATGAAGATGTTAAAAAATTTAAGAATAATAGTAAGAATAATAGTGAGGCGATGCAGAAAGCATATGAATTATATTATCAAAACCGTGGTGGTGGTGGTGGTGGTGGTGGTGGCAGACGAAAGCGTAAATCACAATACAAGAAAAGAACAATAAAACATAAGCGCAATAATACGAAAAAATACCGCCGTAGAACAATCAAAAATAAAAAAATGATTGGCGGATTTAAATCAAAAGAAGATATCCCTGATCCTTAGCACATAATCGCGACTTGTGCACGAACAGTTTCTCATTTTTGTATTCTTCGGTTTTGGGGGCCGTCGCATCATCACTGCACTTAAACCGCGTTTTCACGCTCTGGCACGCGCTTCGGTACCGCTGCATGCTCCACACTTCCACGAAGTCTTCAGGTGCCGACATCTCGCTTATCAGAACCGTGTGTCGCGTGCTCCATTCGCGCATTCGTTCCCAGAACTCGTCGCTGTCGAAGTCGTCGTAATGCTTCACGTCGCGCCGGTACTTGATGGGGAATTTGGTGCTGCGGTAGGGCGGGTCACAGTATACCAAATACGAATGCGGTTGCGTAGTAGTTGCGGCGGCGGCGGCGGTGGCAGCGGGTAGAGTGTTTCGATAATCCAGACACTGGAATGTAACGTTTGACGCAGATTTATGCAAAATGGCTTGCACGGCCTTTACACTGTGCGTCATTTCACCCAAAAAGTCCTCCTTTTTTCCGTTGGCGTACTTTGGCGCAAACGATGCGAAATAGCGTCCGCCAAACCCGAGTCCAAATCCGATAAACGCTTTTAGGGCAATCGGATCACCATTTGGCAGTTTCGTCGCCTTGATTCGCAGATAGTCTTCTTCGGTGGCGCAGACGGTTCCAGCAGGGTACTCGAACGCTCCGGCCTGGACTTCGCGCCACATCTGGATGAGGTCGGGGTGATAGTCGGACGCAACGATGGTAGTGGATGGGGGGAATGTATCGGCTACGACACGCAACACTCCGAGCGAACCGCAAAACGGTTCGACGTATGCATTATGTGTATGCGTATGTGCGTGCGGTAGAAGTGTGTGCAATAGGGCCGCGGATTGTCCCGTCGTCCAAATGTCGCGCAAAATCGGACCAATCACTTTACCGAGTCGCTGTTTTCCGCCCAAATATTTCATAGCTATCTCTTTAGTATTCTTATTATTACTATTATGTGATTATATTGTTATTGGTATTATTATTGTTATTGTTGTTATTGTTGTTGTTGTTGTTGTTATTGCTGTTATTGCTGTTATTGCTGTTATTGCTGTTATTGCTGTTATTGTTATTGTTAATATTGCTATTGCTATTGCTATTGCTATTTATATTGAACCGACAAATAGGGCACGTGCTGTGCGATACAAGCCATCGGGTTAACCCGGTCTCTGAAAAGTAGTGATTGCACTGCAACATAAGCACGCGGTCATCATTCGCAAACGGTTCACGAGTTATGGGACACGCATCATACGTTCTATGAATGTTGGCGATATCCGAATACCTCATCGCGATTGTGGCGCCGTTGCTGTTGCTGTTGCTGTTGCTGTTGCTGCCACCGGTTGCATTTCTGGACGCCGCCGTATTAACACCGGCACCGGCACCGGCACCAGAAACAGAAGATCCGGCTACATACGCCGACAACAAATTAAAAATATTTGTCGGGTCGTTATCATTTATCGGTATATTAAACGTAACGCCGGAAATATAGTCGATGTCGTCGGATCTTGGCGGTGCCGACGGCGTCACTGTCTCGTATTGGCGCGGGTCACGCGTCGGTATGCGACTTACGGGTCTTGTGGTTGATGTGGATGATGTGGAAGGCGTGGACGGTGCGGCGTGCAATGTATCGTGTATTGTTCGAAACAATGCATTTGTGGTTCGAACGTGTTCAAAATACGATTCCAAGTAAGATGCGTACGCAGCACTGCCACTATTACTATTACTATTACTATTGTTATACAAACGAGAGCGATGCATTTTAATGTTTACTATACTATTATTATAACAAGTTGAATTGTATTGTTTTTATTATTAAATATTATTATTATTTTAATAATGAGATCAATCAACCCCACGTTTTTCATTTTTTTGATTTTGCCAGTATTGGCAGCACCAAATCATTCATTCCAAATCCAGCCGGCGTTTGAACCAGTCGGTACTGTTTGTTGTTATCGTAATCAACCATAACTTCATTGCACGCGAATTTGTCCTTGGAATATTGCGCTATCAGCGGCGCGAGCACGGTATTCGCATAATTCACGGTATCGTGTACAACAGACTGGCTCACGCCCGCGCCCGACCCGGGTGGCGACAACGTGTTTTTTATTTTCTTCTGAATCACCGCGTCAATTTCATTCTTTGCGTCCGTCATTCGTTTGGAATGGTCGGCGTTGGCCGTTGTGTCGTAGTACCTCGACCTGAAATAATCGTACTTTGAAAACGCGTCCGTCATTCGTTTTTGCATTTTTCCGAATTCGGCGACGGTTTTATCTTCGGTTGAATAATTAAAAAGCAAATCCAGCTTTAATCGGATGATTTTATCCTTCAGTATTTCAACGTCGGCGTATCTCTCGTTCATCAGTGTTTCTAAATGACCATATTTAGGTTTTGCCTTTACGATAACGCGATTGCACGGGTTGGCCGGCGCATCACACATAATGCGCAATTCGCCATTTTCAGTTGAAAACGTCATGCCATAAGGTCTTCGGCATAACTCGCAGGCGCGCAACAGTTTCAAGCGACTTCGTTTTTCGGCCATTGTCAGTCCACGGTTTTGTTCCTTTGAGAGAAACTGTTCCTTGCGTTCTCTCGTTTTCTTATCGTACTGTTCCTTTATTTTATAGAACTCGCTTATACCGGCTTCAATGTGCCGTATGTTTGCTTGTTCGGTCGGGTCTGCGGCCGCCGATGATGAGGATGTGGATGACATTGGATTGGGATTGTCTGAGTATAAGTATTTAGTTATTCTTATTATAATAAATTATAAATTATATTATTATTAAATAATATAATATACTGTATAATATATACAACAACACAACCCAAATAATGAGGCAGTATCATCATACTCGCAGACTAAACCGGCGACGTAACCGAATCGGTAGAGCTGCCAACAATGAAAGTGCAAGCAATCGAAGCAATAGAAGCACTAGAAGCAATCAAAGGCGCGATAGCGGTAGCAACAGTAGCAGCAACAGCAACAACAGCAGCAACAGCAGCGGCGGTCGCCGTTTGAAATTTAAAATGCAAGGTGGTTGAGGCCAAGCCATGGTATAAATAAATAAAACATCGAATACTATGCGGTGCGCTTGAAAAATAAATATTTATTTATTTTCATTTATGACGGTGCAATACAAAAGTTGTGCGCGCGCTCGCGCCACAGCCGTATGCAACCCGACCACCGCCACCTGCATATATCATACGATACGTGACTTATACGACTATGAATGATAGATACTATGATACAAACAGTTTGTTCATATTCGTAACTTCCATTTTTTCACCAGCGGGTACCGCCAGAAATAGCTTTTTGATATTGGCATCGTCGCGGAATCGCACAGTGTAATCCTGCTGTAACGCGTTTCGCCCGATTCGCCCCATCGCTTGAATCGTTTTCTCTTGCGTAATCGCTGCCAAATCTTTCCCAATATACCCGTGGCAGAACTGGTAATTGGTTCCGTAAATATAATCCGACGACGCGATAATCAAATACAGCTTCTGAGTTTGCGCCAGACTTTTGATAATATCGCTGTACTGCGTATTTTGAGCGTTGGCGCTGAGTTGGGACGAGATCGCGCCAATCCCCATTAACAGCAGCAACTTCCAAATATTGTCAACGGGAAGCAACATGATTCGCTCCACCGTTTCGGGATCTACGTCACTGCTGCACTGGTTTGTTTTCTCTATTTTACCCCCGGTCCATTCATTAAGGTGCTCGTCACTATTTGGAATAAAAAGCTCGTTTAGGGTGACCGTCTTAACCATTGACCGCAATTCACCCAATTGCGCGTGCAACTGAATCAATTCGTCGCATTTTTTCATCGCCTTTTCGGATTTGTCGTTAATACACATCTTGGAATCTTGCTCCTTTTTACTTACGGCTCGCCCCCCGCGTACACCACCACCACCAGCGTCTCCGCCACCACCCCCACCCCCACCCCCACCGCCGTTACTGCCTTCGCGCTTGATTCGTTCATCCTCAATGCGCTGTTCAATCTCGTCTATGCGCTCGGTAAGTTTCTCGTTGTACTCGATGTCTTCCATAATGTCGTCAAACACGGTAACGGGAATGTTGGCGGTCTGCAGCGCAAATTTCGCCACCTTTTCAACATCGTCGGTAAGGTATATCGTGGGTCCATCCGTCAACGTGTGCGCATCCGCAGTTGCGAGATAAATGCTGGACTCGTAAAACCGGGTACGGCTCGAAACCAGCGCCTCGATCAAGATCGGCCAACTGCCCGTGGTTATGTTCTCCAGCATCTCCAAATAATACATTTTTATACTCGTCATTGTAATGTCCGTTATTTTACCCGCAAAGTACCGAAAAATGGAGTACTTGGAAGAACTTACCGCCCCCATTTTGTGAGCGGTGCAAATGAACCGCACAACTTCGCGCAAATCGAAGTAGCGCATAATCGTTCGGTACTGCTTGCAGTGCGCCACACTTTCTTTGACTCGATCGTAACCGCTCCCCGCAAACACGTAGTGCGGCAATTCCACGAACCCGTCCTTGTTTACAATGGGGACCGACTTTTTACAGTCGTGGCTCACGATGCTGTGCGTTTCGCCCCCCGGAAACCGTTTGCGAAAATCGTTCAACGTGCTACAGATCTCGGTTTCTTGCGGAAGTGTGGCGGACGACAGCACAATATTTGGAATAATATTTTTTGCCCACGTGTTGTGTATAATCGGGTGATACGCGTGGTCCGCGTAATCCAGCATAATCGTGGGTTCGTCCCAGTACATTACGAGGCGGTCCAGCGGGTTGAACGCGTTCATGTAGTGCATCGCGTACAAATACGATTTCACGTCGCATATCATAAGCTCCACGTTGTCGCCCACGCTGTTGTCCACTTTACGAATGCCGCCCGTGCGCCAATCGCGGGTGGCTTCCTTCGCCGCAAAGTAGTGCAGTCGGATGTCGTCAATGTTATTGCAACCGAACGCAAATGCGACCTTCTTCTTCATAGTGATGGCCGACTTTGCCAAAGCAATGCCCACGTGCCGCGCGGCGCAAATGAAAATAACGCGAAAGTGCTCAGTTATGCCGAGCGGAGACAGCGTTTTTCCGGTACCGGTGGGTGCAATGTAGAGCACCAGCTTCGGTTCGGGGCGTTTAATCAGGGTGAACAGCTGCTTCTGATGGTCGTATAATTGCAAATTGGCGTACTTGTGAACGAATTCGTTGCGTTCCACGTAAGCGTACGCGTTTTCTAGAAAGTGCAGCGTATTTTCGGTCGTGTAAGCTTCAGGTTCGTAGTATTCGATCGCGTGCGCGATGAACGATCCGACATTGGCATTCAAATGGAGAATGTCGTTATTGAACAGGATGGACAAGCTGTAATAGTAGTACGTCCACTTCAAACGAGTTGCCGGTAGTTTGCTGTATTTATGGTCCAGCATTTTGTCCAACACGTCAAACAACACATTTTCGTAAATATTGGCCATTTGAACCGGATCGGTTTTTATATTATCAATACGCATTTTGTCTATCTTTTTTATTTCTTTTGAAGTTCCGCGGATGCCCTTCCAAGACGCGAACACGTCCTTTACTGGCGGGTCTCTGGGTCCCGAGAGCGCAATGAATTCGCATTCGGTTTTGCGATACCGCTTGACCAAAACTTCGATGGATTGTTTGTAGAACACGGAATACAAATGAAAGTGCATTTCGTCGGACGGCGTTATTTTTAAATAGCTGAGTAGCGAGAGCTGGCTCGACTTGTTTATTAGCACGTTGTTATAGCCGTCAATAATGAGTCGCATTATATCTTGCTCCGACTGCGGTTCGGGGATTTCGGTGTAGTCCCATTCACTCTTCGTGAGCTTTACTTGTTTTGTTATATCGTCGTCCTGGGTAGTAGTTGGGGCGATTGGGGCGATTGGGGCAATTGCTGGTAACGGTAGTGGTCCCGCATCGGGGCTGGCGCGAATTGCGTCGATTGCGTCGGAATGAGTAATGGCAATAACACCAACATTATCATAATCGCCACAATTATTAGCGATATTATGGTTACACCCAGTATCATTGTTGTCGCTTGCCGGGGGATTGTTCATAAACCCGATTATGTGTCGCGTTACGCTTATTAAAAATAACACGGTTTCTATTTAATTGTATTTTGTTATATATTTTGTTATGGGTAGTGTGTACATTAAAAAAATTGAATAAAAATAATTCAAATAATGAAATACATTAGCGACCGACAACCGACGACAACCGACGACAACCGACGACAACCGACGACAACCGACAATCGACCAAAAATGCGCGACTTATTCGACAGCTATGATACCGGATTGAGAGAATGGACTTACACTCGCAGACGGTTTGATGAACCCGGATTTCACACAACGTTTGATACCGTACTCCCCAATGAGTACCTTCACGCTGGAGCCGCAGCATTTCTCGCTGTTACGCACATCGACGTGCTACGCTTTTCGGTTCCGATGAATGGGGCGCACCCCTATTTGAGACGCGATGTTCTCTTCATTGAAATTCCGAATTCACAATACTGTAAAATGTTCAGTTTCATGCACACTCGAAACACTGATGTGGATGGAGCATTCGACGACAACGCGTATTCGGGTGCATTGTGCGAATACGACATTCTCGATCTCATTGAACCCAGCAATGAATCTCACCAGCGAGCGCTCATTGACACGTGGTTTGACATTGACAATTGGTTTGAAATTCTCCGCACGTATGCACTTGAAAATGCCGGCGAAATCGAGGATGTTATCAACGGCCGTGCTCCTGAACCTCTGAATGCAGCAGCCGATGTTTTCATTCCCGAACTCATCCCAATGCATTTACAAATGCACCAGCACCAACCAGCAGCGGTCGCCTTTTGGGATGTGCGAGATCTTATTTGAGCGAGGGAATCATTAGTCCCAAGTCCCGTGTCCCGTGTGTATCATCAATAACCTGTGCGTGTATCATCAATAAACCAACCTTTTTTTATTGTTATCCCCAAATTTGATGTTCCTTTGTCAAACTTGCATCGCGAAGAAGAGAGAATGTTTTATTCTCAGTGGAAAAGAAACTCGGATACAGAATACTCCAATCCAACCCGGCATCAAATAACCCCAGTTTGGTATAAATATATCCAATCAACGCGCTGCAAAAGAACCGGCCAGTTTTCTGTGGATTCGGGTCTTTTTTACAATAGGCTTCAATCCAATCCGCGACAACTACGTCGTACGGTTTATCGTAAACCACGCGGTGTATTTCTCTCAATCGCTCTGTATCAAATATTGTACGGTACTCCTCATCGGTTTTAAACGCGATTCTCCGCGAATATATCTTTCCACCATACGTCTGAACGAAGTGATCAAAGGGTATGAACTGAACACCGAACTTTTTCACACCATCTTCTGGATCGGGTACATCAGATATACCGGACGTCCATACGAACGTTCCTTTTAATGGCGTATCCGTGAAATCCGGATCAACCACGATCATTCCCACGTGAGAGAAATCGCTCTGGGTCATAAATTTGATAACCCAGCTAAATATCCCCCACGAATTGTATTGCAAATCGTCGCATAAAAGCAGGTCCCCTGTTTTTAACGTTTTTTTTAGTTCTGCAAATACGGGAACCAAATTCATTTCCATAATATTTTTTTTTCGATAGATATTATAGTACACATAATAAAATAAAATAAAATAAAATAAAATAACGATTTTTGTTTATAGTACAATGCGTCGTTTTCTAGTTTTGGATGTTGTTTTGATGTTTCGCCCACCACCTTCGTGAAAGAGTCTATGCTCCACTTTATACCAGTCCCACCATTCTTTAAAATGGGGATAAGGGGTAAACGTAGTATTACGTAAAAATCCTACAATCGTGTACTTCTTTCCAAACACTTCTTGATGCGATGCTTCTTTTGCGTTGCGTATTTCTTGTATCATATTATCGCTATTTATTTCGATTTTAAATTTATCGAGATATTCGAAAGCCAAATTCTCATGATAGAAACAAGGGATGCCGCCATGGTGGTGGGCATATTTCAGTGATGGCACCGTCCATAGACGGTTCAGTTTATTATAAAGTGCTATATATGTATCGGGTACGTCAGTCGTTAACGGAAATGCAGTTCGTAGCGCCTGCATCCGTGATGGACGCACACTGAAAGTAATTTTATTCTCGCGCAGATAGTTGCCCAATTGCCTTATTGATTCTAGCGTTATGTCTTGAAGGGGGACAACAAGATCGCGAAATTGACAAACCTCGTCCGGGCGCAGGGCTTCTTCTTTACCATCGACTTCTTTTTTGATTACAAGATTTGCCCGTTCTTTATCACAAGTTTCGTCGTCCCTGTCGATAACTCCACATAGACGTCTAACGTAATCGTATAGACCGATATATGATGCAGTCTCATTTGAAGAAAATTCGCGCTCTCTTCGCGATACTAGACGACCTCTAGGGTGAATCGATTCCAAAACCTGGGGGATTGTAGATGCCTCTTTTATTTCGTTCAAAAATTTGTTTAATTGGGTCGAAACATGCAAAAAATGTGGCAAAAGGTCATACGTTGGATCCAGTCTAGCCGAACGCATCCTTGCATTTCCAACATTTTGAAAGAATGATTCCTGATACTGTAAATTTTTCATAATTAGGTCATATGTTAACAACGGCCACGCACCATTTTCCGTGCCAGGAACATTGCAAGTCATATCAACACCTACTACAAGTTCTATACCCAGCATTTTCAGCAAGTTCATATAATCCTGGGTTGTTGTCATTGTTAATCCGCCCACAGCGTACGCACTCATCAGGGGGGCGTAACTTAATATATGCCATAAGTCAAATACTACACAGGGTATACCCGATAGTTTACGAAAACGGTACGGAAGCATATAATAAGACACCGCTCTACGTGATTTAGTTCCAACTTGTCTTTGCACCGGTATTAAGATAATCCCTTTCCAGAATTTTAAAATTTCCGAATCTTGTCCTAAAATGAGACCAACATACCGACCGCCTACCACATCTCCGATTACATCTTGGTGATATTGCAAATTATCTCTCGTTACGTGTCTTATTTCGCCTCTTGTGTGCAGCATTTCAATATACCTTTGAAACAACGCGTTGCTGTTGCTACCGGTGTCGCGAACGGCGCTTGGTTGTGTTTGAAATTGTTGAATCGTGGATAATCCAGCGGCAGCGGTTCTTCTGCTGTCATAGGTAGCACTAGTTATACCACTGATACCGGTTCGTTTTTTTTTATAGAACGGATTTTGGATAAACAAACTTATTTTATATTCAAAGTTTCCCTTCGCAATTTCAGGAATTGTATCATCATCTGCACGCAACGTATATCGCTTATTTGGATGATTGATCGATCTCAATGGAATAAGGCCACCTCGGTCATCTATCATTTTTGTCACTGGATACGACTGCGAGAATAATCGACTTTTACGAGAGTCGTTTACTTGACTCGGTGCAACCGTTCTTATTCTACTTATACTGTTGCTGTGTTGAATGTCGCCGCGTTTTATTGCGGACGCCAATGATACTAGTTCTTTATGTATGGAATCCGGATTGCCCGGATCTAATGCAATTATTTTTTTAAAATGATTGGGGTTATGTATACGAGACTGGGATGCCCTATGTTCGGGCGCAAATGCCACGACGGCGGACCCCTTTCGTCTAGTAAAAGACATTCTTCGTAAAGACGAATGCATATTATCATCTAGAATTTGTAAAACGCGTTTGTTTTCATCTTCGTCGGAATAGTTAACGGTTATTGGGGGTCCTGAATAACACATTGCTAAAACGGGGTCATTCGGGATAGGGTGTGCATGGTATATAATTTCACCGTGAGGGGCTATAAGCAAGAACGCATTTCCAAACCCCATCGGATTTATTATAGTACGAAGTATTTCCCGTGATACTATTGTATATCCGGCGACATCCATTGCGAAACGTCTACTATATATATGTAATATGTAATATATTTTTATTATTTTATTTTATTAATTTTTTTATATTTCTTTAATTTATAATGAGCCTCACACCACAATGCGAACGATGCGAATGAACCATTTAAAACCTCGAAAAAAAATAACGGAAAAGGCAAGAGGAATGACAAAGCGTCGGCATAGACTATGTGGCGCCGGATCTGCTAAAGAAGAAGAAAAAAATGTCAAACCGTCCGAAGATTCACTTTCATTGGTAAGAAAAATAAAAAGACTGAGAGATCCCGATTATGAACCTCCTATGCCGCAACACCTGTTTGGAATGACACAAAGACAGCGAATGTTTAGACGAAAAGATCTTATTCAAAGCGCGTTGGGTCGCACACTAGTACGCAAATTTTTACTTAATATGACCCGGAATGCCAAACAATCGTCGGAATTGATACGCAATAAAATAAAACGACGCAAGTTGTGCATGAGCATGGCGTGCGCGCCGTACGCGTTTCATCGTTCGGTTGGAAGTAAACAGTTACTGTTTCCCGAGTGCGTGGTAATAGGCCCAGATGGCAATATCGTGGTGAGTGATACGGGTAATGGCCGCATTCAGGTTTTTAGGTACGTCGATGGTGTACATTTAAGAACGATTAGAATCAAGCAGATTTATTCACCTGGCGATATAACATTTGACCGCGAAGGAAATCTCCTCGTGGTTGACAGGTATAATAATTGCTTTCACGTGGTTAATTATGCCGACGGCACTCTCACACGCACTGTGAGAGTGATTCAGCAGAACCCTTGTGCAATAGCCGTTGCGCCTGACGGTGATATTCTCGTGCATTGTACTGAGGTACTTCCGCCCCGAGGACACCCCGCATCCATCGATCGATATAGTCCTGCTGGCAATCGAACGGATTCAATCGGGGGGTGGTCGTATACTGGTGTTGGGGCCTGGTTACGCGGTAATGGCGGAATCGCGTTCGACCCCAATGGTGGTCTGGTGCTTGCCTGTACTGACGCTAACCTGGTTCAAGGTTTCGATTACACTCCCCGTGCAGTTTCGGGCGAAGACGGTGACGCGGAATGGGCGCGACTCACAAAGCAGCGTACGGCGGGGAAGTATTTTGCTAGTGTATCAAGAACTTTGGGTGTACGAAATGGTAACCCCGGGGATGCTCCTGGAAAATTCAGTTACCCGCGAAGTGTAGCATTTGATGCCGAGGGTCGTTTGGTTGTAGCCGATCTAGGAAATAAGCGCGTGCAAGTGATGAAATACCCCGAAGGGACTGACGTCAATATCATCGATTGTTGCGTTGAAGGCGACAAAACCGATGCATCGGGTGCTAAATTATGTGCCCCTTACAGCGTTGCAATTGCGCCTAATGGCGATATCGTTGTATGCGATAGAACAAATGGGTGCATAAAAATATTCAAGTAAGAAATTCGGTCGCGAACTTACGTCGTACTCACTCGTCACCTGGTTGCAAACACTGAATCGGATGGGTTCAACTCGACGCGTGTGGTTGTTGGACCTTTCTGGAATTCGTAGTGATATCGGTACAAATTTGAAAATGCCAACACGCTCATCATTTGCCAAGCCGCGTGCGAAATACCGCACAATGTTTCAAAATGGCCGGAAATGGTGTGCGACGATGCGTGAATTGCGGAAAACAGCGCCGAATCCGTATCTGCATCGCATTTATCCAGATCACGCGTTTCGCGAATACCTAGTGTTGCACATAGTGTAACAAACCTACAATGCAAATCATTTGCCGACATCAAAAGTCGGGCGGAATGATTTTGTTCGGATGTGCATTCTTCGTCTTCTTCCATTTTCGTTTCTTCGGCTTTTTCGGCTTTTTCGGCTTTTTCGGCCTTTTCGACTTTTTGTGATTCCAGATCGCGCGCGGTCTTGTCCGCATTATCAAATGCATCATTGTAAAACTTTGTCGTGACACACACAATGAATGAGATTGTGCGACGACAAAATCGCATTTCTTTGAGCAAGATTTCAGCAAGTGACGCAATATTGGCGGCGTCATCCGCGGTTGTTTCAAGATCCGAAAGTGGCCGTTTTCCGCTTTTCGTGTTTGTGCGAATTTTGACAGCGGTTGAAAGCAGCAATGCTCGAATCTCGTCGATACGACTTCTCAGTTCCGGATTTTGACTGATGGATGCGGGATAAAGATTTGAACGGAGAAATGCGAACATTGATCACACTCGCGGCGTAACGTAAGCAAGCGTAAATGACGTTCACATTGTCACAGACTATTTTATATCAATTTTTACAATAATTCAAAAAATTGAATAGACCACATAACTGCATCACTTGATGACTAAGGAGCCTCCCCCCCCCCACCCAATGCAAAACGGGCAAGCGCCAGGGAATATACGCAAGAAATTTTGCAAATACTGTTGGGATCGAGGCCTTCCAACCGCGATGTGCTTCTCCCATTACGTGAAGGACCGAAAAGGTCCTGGCGGAGTTATTATTTGTCCGACACTCTTGAACGAGGATTGTATGCGATGTGGTCTACGCGGCCACACTCCCCGATACTGCACTTCGACTACCCCGCTTTTAACCACAAATTGTCCGGATCCATCAAATATTGATATACGTAGGTTGGGGATTCTACGTCTTGTTTCCTGGGATACTTGGATTGAACCCATTCCCCCACACTTGCGCGCGGTTCACACCGAATGGATTGTGTCACGAGCGCTAGAGCGTCGCCGGGTCGAAATGCTTACATCGCGACACGGATTAGGTCTCGAGTACGATGAGGATGCCAAAATGGAAATGATTATATTTTCCGGACGCTGGGTGGAAGGTCGTGCCAACAAACCATACAGTGATTATGAACTTGAAGTTTTGGCAAAATGTGATGTCACTCGGGATCTTTTGCGCGAGTATTGTCCGAAAGGGTATGCGAAACTCACCAATTCGGGACGGGCGATACTCCAAAGCATCGTACGTTGCAACGATATCAAGTTTTACAGTTTGCCCCCGACGTCGTCGGATGCGAATGATGGCGCCACAATGAATACGTTTCACGCTTACGATTTACCCCCGACCCCGACCCCGACCCCGACCCCGACTTCAAACACAAGCTCAACCGCGGCCTTCGCTGCCAATGTCCTGCGCGGAATCTACAAATCGCGCGTATTGCATATACTGAACGATTCGGCTCACCGCCGTCGGAGTTACTGCAAATAGATATTTTAGTAAGTAAATAACCGTGTAAGTAAGTTTAGCATAAAATGAAAAAATAAAAACTGCCATTATTAAAATGGTATTTTTATTTATTTTTGATGTTATTGCGAGTACGGCAATGCATATTGTTCTGCATTGCGGGTATTGGATCGTTTGCAAATCGGCAAACGGCGCGTATTACGCGTACAATAAGATTACGAATAAACAGCCGGACACTAGCACCAGCACCAGCACCAGCACCAGCCCCAGCACAAAAAATGATGATGAGTATATTGTAATCACGCGCGAAGAATATAATAGACTCAAATCTGAATGCAGGTTGGACTTTTAAGCATTACAATCTTGCCGGGTACGTCGGTTCGGCGCACGTGTTTTGCGATGAGGTAATTTACGCCGACTCCGCGCAGATTGCGAACTCCAGGTGCAGCGCGGTCTTTCACTAGCGTTGCTGCGCGACGAATTACGTCGGCATCGAAAACGCCAGGTTTCACGGTATTCACGACAATCGCGTGCGCGCTGGGGAAATCTTTCAAATGGAACCACAAAGCGTGCTGCGGTGCGCGTTTGACAAGTGCGTCGTTTTCGGCTTGATTTGATCCTACCCGAATTACATAATCGATGTTGAATACCTCGGTTACTACTCCGCCGCGCAGGCGCAACACCAGGTGAAGTGTGGAATCTGTTTGAATATTATAATCGAGCAGGGTGCGCCCGTCTTCCAGCTGTTTTCCAGCGTAGATAAGGCGCTGTTGTTCCGGGGGAATGCCCTCCTTGTCCTGAATTTTCGCCTTAATTGCGTCGATCGTGTCAGTTAATTCGGCTTCCAGTGTAATTGTTTTTCCAGTGAGCGTTTTAATAAAAATTTGCATTTTATAATTATTCTATACGATACGTTTATATTATTTATTTTATATTATGAAAAATTATGAAAAAGTGTTAATTGCACAGACTTAGACTTACTTACCTCCTACATTTTTAATAGTCGACGATTTCTAGTCATCTCTAGTTACTAGTCATATGATGGACAATCGTCCTCTGGGTATTGCTGGGTCTGCTGGGTCTGCTGGGTCTGCTGGGTCATTTGCACCGCCATCGCATCTTCAACCATCGCTGTCGTAGTCGCATCTGACGGAAATCGCATCACCGCCACCGCGGTTTCACGTAAATGAATCTTGTTAGCAATATGGTAATCGCGTCCCTGGGTGAATATTGCATCGTTTGGCTGGTACCTCGCGAATTCACTTCTTTCGGCAAATCGAAACAGGTCCGAGAACGCGAACATCGACAATATTTTCCAAGCGACAACAGAGATGTCACGCAAGTCCATGAACGCCGTGACAATCGGGTCGCGGTATTCGGCGTCGACCTTGCAGAAATGGTGGAAGCTGTCCGAAATTACACATCGCTCAGCAAGTTTCTGTTTCTCGCGATTCTCGTCATTGTCCGGATGATCCATTGTCGTCATTCTATTGACAAGAACCGGGTTTGTGCCTGCAAGAACGCACAATGCGCTGAAATTTTGACGAAGTTGACCACTTGCGATGAGGAATTTTGTCGAAAGTCGGTGGTTCATTCCCAGTTCAGATCCTTCTTTTCTTTCTCTATGTACAGTGTCATCTTCATAGTAACCGCCATCGCCATCACGACGACCCCACGATACTTGTTCTTCTTGGTCTTCTTGGTCTTCTTGGTCTTCTTGGTCTTCTTGGTCTTCTTGTTCTTCTTGTTCTTCTTGTTCTTCTTGATACCTTGCCGCGATGAGTGAAATCATTTGTGTGGTTCGGTTGAGAAACGCGAGCTCTTTCGCCATAATGACGGACAATGCGGCATTGTCGATACGAAGATCGGTTTCGACAAATGGCGAAACATTCGACGCGGTAACAGCATCGGCGGTAGCGGCGGCAGTCGATGGCAAGGCGCGTCGCTCAAGTTCCGCTCGCTCAAATTCTGCGTCTCGTGTCCGGATATTGGTGAAGATGGGAGCGCCATCCACGAGGTTTCTGCGCATCGCCGTTGAATAGTTCAGGAGCGCATATTTGATTTTGTCGCCGTCCGAAGTAAAGAGTCCTGGGAGATTGGTAATCTTGTCGATGGTATATGGTATATTTCCAGATTTCAGAAATGAGAACATTTTTCGTTTCGCCGTGAGTATATGGTGCTCGACTGCCGTTACTATGAATATGCGAAAAATATTTCAATTTTTTTGTCGTCGTTACTGTCGCATTTCATATAAAAAATGTTTGGCCGCATACTTACTTACCTTTACCTACCTACATTTGCTTATTATTTATTCGTCGGAATCGGACTCGGTAGACGGAGACGACGGCGAGTTTGACCCGGCATCAGGATTAATCAGCGCGAACAGGTCATGTCGATAATCTTCGAATGATCCTTCAGTATACGCCGCAATAACTGCCGAGATTCGCGCATTGATCGCCGACGGTGTAGTGTTTCGCACAACTCCGTCTGTCAAACCGGCAAAGATGCGGCGCTCGAAGTGCTCTCGCGAATTTTGGATTTTGATATACTCACGCCACATCCCGTCGTGGTTAGGGTACTGAATTTGATTTTGATTTTGGCGTTGCTGTATCCAGTCACACGCCATCATTCCGCAAATTCCCGACAAGCGACCGTATATGCGCTTGGGGCGAGTAACATTGCGCAGTGCTTGATCCAGTATTCCAAAATACCACCTCAAGAAATTGGCGACATCGCGTTCCTCCTGTTCGCCAATGACTGTGCGGTTAAGTACCGGGCCGTTCTGGGCATACGATGTGGTGAGGCACTGCACAACTCCCGTTGCCAATGATAGGATGAGTCCGACGAACTCTTTGAGGTTGCCGCGCGTCTTGCCTTCGCCAACCGTGGCCCAGCAATATTTGCGAATTTGGTCGCCAAATTCGGTCGATGTTTTCAATCGGGTCAGAAACTGCATCGTCGAGGTCGTTTGACGATTATGAAATTTGTCATTGTCCGTCAGCGGCTTTGAACTGTTCAGACGCTCGTACATGTCCGCGATGTGCGATTTGTATTCGATATCCGACATACCAAGTCCCGGGCCAATGACGTCGACGCGAACCGTGTACGAGTTGAATTCCGCGCGCTCGTCGGGGGTAAGTTCACTGTACAGTCGCCCACCCCATTTGAATTTGTCGAGAACGTACTCTTGCAGAACCGTCATTCGGGTTTGGCCGTCTTCAATGTCGTAATATGGTTGGTGGTCGGCATCCTGATCCTGATGCGTGCTCAGAATAATTGCACCGATGGGGTAGTCTTTGAAAATCGTGTCGACAAGCGCGACCTTGTAATGAAGTGGCCAGGCCGGAAACCGCTGATGCTCTGGAACGCGATAGCGCTTCGTTCCAAGCGAACGATCGGCATTTGGGTCAAATACGTCTTGTCCGACGATACTAATAAGGCGTCGGTTGGTTTGGTCTCTGTGGGTGCGCGGAGTGATTGAGGCGTTTGATGACATTCTCTCGGTTCTATTGGTTCCGGTTATCTTGTGGTTCTCTCGGTTCTGTTTGTATCAACGTACATACGGCACTTCATACAAACATAATATATATCTTCAATTTTTTTAGTTGATTACTTTACTTGCTGGACTTCCGGCGGATGGACTCGGTGATTTTTTCTTGTCGGGCAGCCATCAAGTGGTCGCCCAGTTCGCGCACCTGATCTTCATCGTGCTTATAGTAATTGGACAACGCTTGCATTAGCTGCCCTTTACTCAGCGGCGCCTTCACCTTTGTTTTGGTGTACAGAAGCTTCCCGTTATTTATATCAAAACAGTCAATCTCGTTTGATTTCATAATATCGACGAGTCGAAGCGTGTGCTGCTTTCGCTCATCTTTTCGCGCCTTTAATTCATCCTGCGCTTTTTTAATTTCATTGTCCAGCTGGATCCACCGCTTAATGTGCGTAACCATTTGCTCTTTTGAAACGGGGGCGGTCACAACCGGATCTGTGGCATTATCATTATCATCGTTTTTGGAATGATGCGGATGATGCGGATGCGACGATTCACTTTTATGCATATTGTCGCTATTAATGATTAACGATTACTACAACTTACTGGTTTAATTTTAATATGTTTACATTTATATTATTATTATTATTATTATTATTATTCATTTATTTATATATGGTATAGTCATTACACTCATTACACTACGATATGTGGAAACCACCAACCTGTACTCGTCCACCTACTGCTCCAGGAAAAACTGAAGAAGAACTCACGTTGGAAGCGAAAGCTTTAGTATCAGTGATAGAGTTTGAGAAACATTACAACGATACCCTTACCGGGTTAGGCGATGCAATAGTAAATGAATGTATCAAGGTTGTCGCTCTAAAATGGAGGATTAAACGAGAATACCCATTTGTAGCTAGAGTGAAGATGTTGGTCGAATTATTCAATGTATACCTTACCAGACACAAAGATCACCCAATTACAAGTAAGATATTGAACCCCAGCACTGGTATGAATCTCTCGGGATTACCGGATACATTAAAAATAATGATAGATTATCTCGATTCTTCGGATGCACGTGGCGAACCTGCGACTATTGTAAACATCTTAGTGGGCAAAAATAAATTACCAGCCCAAACCGGCGGCAAAAAAATACGAAAATATCGGAAAATGCGTAGTAGCGTAAAAACTCGGCATTTTAATCGTTACAACCATCACCCTCATCGTCGTCGCTCTCGATCGTACCGTCGGCGACACAATTCTTCAAATTAATTTTTATTTTTTATTGGGCGTCGTTTACTATATTTTTTATATTTTATATTGTTTTTTTGTTTTGGTTTTATTGTTTTTTTTAATTTTGTTTTTATACGTCTTGAACTGCCACCGGCTGGTTTTCTGCTGGCGGCCGTCTTTAGACGGGCTTCCATTAGACAGGCTTTCACCATAGCTAATAATTCTGGATTAGTCATTTGTACTACTGTGGAGGCAGTACGCCTGCTTAGTGGCGGTGCTAATTTGTTCATAATTGTTTTTCTAGTGTCAGCCGAATGATGCTTGGATGGATCGGTTCCAAGCCTCGTTACTAGCGTGGTTGGCAATCCGCCAAGTACTCGCAATGCTTTGGTACGCTGCCCCATATCAGACAGCTGTCTACAATCCCACATCTTAATACTATTCGTGGAGCATGTTGCCATAACGAACTTCGTTGGATGAAACGCAGAATGAATCGGTTCCCCAAGAGTTTGGTGAATCAGAGTTGTTAAATGAGCAGTCAAGCCATCGGGTGAAACATACCACATTTTAATGGTACCATCATACGATACAAGTGCCAGAACGGGTGCCATTGGATGGAACGCAATATAATTAAGGTGCATTCCGACATCATCCAAAATATGTACCCGACGACGACCACTGCGGGGTGAAAGGCTCCACAGTTCGACCCGATTCCCTTGGCAGCCGGCTGCCAAAATGGGTGCAGTTGGGTGAAATGCAACAGAAGTAGCCGGAGTTACACACACCAAAGGTAAGAACTCTTCTGCTGTCGAACCACTGGATGAAAGGCGCCATAGTTTAATCTCGTTCTGCTCATAGCAACATGCCAAAAGGGGGATCGTCGAATGAAACGCAATAGATGTAACCCTAACACTGGGTGCGATAGGTAGATCCTTCGGATTTTGTTCAAACTTACAGCGTTTCCACACTGACATCATTGGAGATATATCTTTAGGCTGTAGATTGAACCAAGAAGAGGTTTCTAATCCAGTCAACACGGGTGTCCCTGCAGTCAATCCAGGTATTGTCTCTTTACAGATTCCTTCACCAGGTCGCATGATAATTAACGGGCTCGCCAAGTCCCATATTCTAACTGGAACATCATAGCCACCCCTTGCCATAAAGCCGTTCGTTGGATGAAACACGACAGTATTAACGACAGTATTACCCAGCAAATCAAACCGGCGCACCATCATTCCGGACAAAAGGCCGGTCTCTAAAGAAGTTGAAACTCTCCACAGCTCAATACATCCAATACAGTCGATTGCTAAAATGGGTGGGTCTGCAGTTGGGTGGAACGCGATAGAACTTCCACTAGATAGGGTCGGACCCAGTGTTCCGACCAGAGTCCTTGATGAGCCGTCAGATGAAAAGCGCCAAAAATCGACCGGTTTATTCCAGAAACCGACTGCCAAAATGGGTGGATTTGCAGTTGGGTGAAATGCAACACATTTAAGATACGTGTTCCTCTCTCGCGGGTCAATATCGCATAATAATGGAAATTCCATAACAAATGTTTAATTTTATTATAATATTTATAATATATATAATATATATAATGCCAAAACAAAATAAAACTGCGTGTAAGCGCCGAAAATGTCAGAGAAGTCGAAGCCAGGGACGACGACGAAATAATAACCGACGAACCAGGACTATTCGGGGCGGCCGACTTTCACCATTTAGGAAATTTTCAGAGTGGAACACAGCAAGACGAACCAATGCAGAAGCTAGAAGGGCCGTTGGTACAGAAACATACCAACCTGCGAGATGGTACTCGCCGGTACGTATGTTGCGAGAGCGGAATAATAATAGAGTTGTGCCAGAGTCACAAATACAACAACCGTCGTATAATCTACGGTCCGTTACGAATGCATTGTACGAAGAGGCGTCAGCAGCAAGGAGATCAATAATTAATGATAATAAAGAAATACTTAGACTATTACAATACGATGTATCAACTGCTACTACTAAAAAAGATCAAGATATAAAGTTACAAGCGGTGAGTAAACAGCAAGGGATCATTCGTGGGCTTGAACGAGAAGACGCCAGGTTAAGAGACCGAGTCAGGCTTCCGGCATTGCCGCCCGACTATAGTCCTAATGCAGCTCTTGAAATAGATCGCCTATCCAGTGAAGTAGATAATAGATATGCCCGTGAAGACGCCGCACATCGAACAGCAAGATCTGCGTTAACAAACCAAGCCAGAAAGGTTGATGATAAAATGAATGCATTATTTAATGGGATTGATGAATAAAATCTAAATTCAAAGTTTATATTCCAAAATCCAAAAAACCAATAAATCCATATTTTTAAAACTTTTTTGAGGATCGTGAAAATGGACAAGAAAACCATGTCCAAAATTGCAATCCTCAAAAAAGTTTGCCGAAAAAGTGATTTTTTCTTATGC